GTAAGCCCTCCAACGACGCCGACATCTTCATCAGTACCGACGCATCACTGCGGGAGATGGTTCCCGAGTCACGCACGCTGTGGTAAACGTTACGCAGCGATTCCAGCGCTGGGGTCAGGATGGTGACATCCTCATCGCTCAGGGCTTCGTTCACCACGAACTTGTTGAATTCGTCACACAGCTGTTCGAGAGACATCGCGTTGATCTCTTCCGCATCCTGAGCAGGAATGCCCAGAGTAGCGGCGATCTCAGAGATGTCAGTCACTGCGCCAGAATCGGAAATCATGTCCATGCAATTAACCTCATAAGGCGAGAGGGGCCGAAGCCCCTCCCGACGGTGATCAGACGATGAAACGGCGCAGGTACTCAGCCAGGTCATCGCGCATCAGGCGACCCAGCATGTTGGTTTGCAGCACTTCTGCATGGACCGGATCGACCGAGGCCTGGAAGGACGGACGACGCAGTTCGGAGCAGATGTCCTCGATGGTCATCAGGCGCGGCTCGTGGCAGATGGTGTACCGGTTGCGGTAGATGTCGACGACCATGTTGTAGGTCACGTTCACCGAGAACGGGTACATCTCGTTCAGGTTGCCAATGATGCGCTTGGTGACGTCAGCATGGAACTGCTCGAAGTGCACCACGACCGAGTCGACCTTGGTCGATGGCAGTGGGAAGGCGTAGCCCAGCTCGACGGCCAGGGCGGTCTCGAGGAACGCTTTGCGCATCTCGGGACGCTCGACGGCGGCAAGCAGTTGGTTCAGGCGGGTAATGTTCATCGTCACACCGTTTTGGCTTGAAGTTGGTTGGAGAGTTCGAACAGGCGGTTGTTCGCCAAGTTCTCGAGCATGCGCTGGAATTTCTGCTGAGCAGGAATGCCATTCAGGATACCGGTCAGGTATTCGAAGACCACATCAGGACCCCAGTAGCCTTTGGAGTTGGCAGCCACATCAGCCAGGATCGCGTCGATGGCGTTGATCTGGTTGATGATCTCCTGACGCTGCTTGGTGCTGAGGTTGGTGTCTTTCGCCGACGCAATCAGCTCACGGCGCATGGCCTCGTAGCGTTTCGGGATCGGGTCGTAGACCCCATCGTCCGAGCTGGCGAACAGCGACATGAAGACCAGCACCACACCCACGATCACCAGTGGCACCGCACCAGTCATGATCGAGGCACCCATGATGAGCACACCGGCCAACAGCTTGCCGTAGCCGATCAGGGAAGCGAAGATGTTGGACAGACGGCCACGGTACTCCTTGAAGTACTGTGGGAAGTCCTTGTACATCAGGTCCAGCGCTTCGACGATCAGCTGAGCACCGCCGTGACGGGCCACGAACTGGTCAGCGGAGAACTCGAATGCACGGAGGTCGTAGAACTTGGTGTTCAGCTCCGAGCGGATGCTCTCGACCATGCCGGCCATGACGATCTGTTGGATCAGCAGCGGCTCGGTGGAACGGTTGATCTCGCCCAGGTCGCGCATGCGCCAGCCAGTCTTCTGCTCGGCGACCTTGACGATGTCCTGAATGATCTTGTCATCAGCGCCTTCGTGCTGGCGACGGGTGATCTCGGAGATGACCACGTTGGACAGCACCATACGGCCCAGGTAGCGCAGGTAGGTGAAGCCATGACCCATCTCGTGCGCAGCAATGGCCGCGACGTGATCGCCGGTGTGACGACCGTGCGGGTTGGTGAAGAACTCGACGGCGGTGAAGATGTCGATCGGGATGTCGCAGTAGATACCCGAGACCTTACCGGTCTTGACGTCGACGGTGCCCTTCATCAGCTCCTGCTCGGAGACAGGACGACCAAAGCGCTTGACCTTGGTGGCAATCTCGTCAGGACGCATCGGGGAAGCGATGTCAGCCTGTGGCGGGATCACGAATGCGTTGGGGCCACCACAGCGAACGAAGTGGAAGTTGAAGTGCATGCCGGTGTGTTTCTTGGCGATCGCATGGAGCGCCGCACTGGCCTTGTTGAAGGTGTCTTTCGACGGATCGCGCATGCAAGCATCGAACTGCATGCCCAACTCTTTGATGAGAGTGGAATTGCGCTGGAAGTCGATGGCCTCCAACGACGCTACGAGGGCTGGATTCATGACAAAGTCTCTAGAAGGTGGCTTGGTGTGAGTACCCAATCATAGAGATTGGCGTTATTTCTTACAAAGAGGGGGTATTGATTTGTATAACATCCACCAACCAGTTTCAGGATTAGCTCATGACAGCCGTTAAGAAAGCTCCTCTCTTCAACAAAGAGGATGTGATCGGTCTTGAGTGTAAGCACGCGGTTTACACTGAGCACCAACGAAACGATACCGACGACCTGCTGACTGTCAAGGAGCTGGTCCACCTCAAAGACGGGACCAAGGTCCCTCGTATGCGGTTCTACCCCAACCGTAAACGCACTTTCGGCATCACCAAAGAGAAGTATCGCAACCACACCGACAAGAAGGAAGTGGAGGACCTCGACAAGCTGATCATCTGTGAGACCACCCAGCGTGAGTTGAACCAGCAGATCGTCCGGCGATTAGGGTATGGCAACCCCAAGCAACAGTTAAAGACCTTATGCCGTAACCAATACATCTACGGTGCTGACATCTCTCCAGCGACTCTGCTCAAGCGGCAGTATCAGGAGAAGTGGCCGGGTCTGTTCCATTCCAACCAAGTGGCGGTGCTCGATACCGAGACCGACATGTGGAACGGGGATGGCAAGGACATCATCATCTCGACGGTGACGTTCAAGAACAAGGCAATCGTGACCATCCTCGACACATGGATCGAGGGTATCCCGGATGCCGTGAACCAGATCAAAGAAGCACTGGACACGCACTTGGGCCACATCACCAAGCCGCGTGGGATTGAGTTTGAGATCCGCATCATGTCCTCCCCGGGGCAGATGGTGAAAGCCTGTGTGGACCGTTGCCATGACTGGATGCCGGACTTCGTGTCCTTCTGGAACATGGACTTCGACATGACCGTAATGCTGCGGGCTTTGGAGAAGGAAGGCTACAACTTCGCTGAAGTGTTCAGTGATCCACAGGTGCCGCAAGACTACAAATACTTCCGCTACAAGCGTGGTCCTGACCAGAAGGTGAAAGCTGACGGCAAGTCGGAGAACCTGGCCTGGTACGACCGCTGGCACGTGGTGGAAACCCCGTCCAGTCACTTCTGGATTGACTCGGCAGCTGTTTACCGGAACATCCGTCGGGCCAAGGGTAAGGAGCCTAGCTACGCCTTGGACAAGATCTTGAAGAAGGTCTTGGGTGAGGACTTCGGCAAGCTCTACTTCCCCACTGGTGACTCCACAGCGTATCCTGGCAGTGTCGAATGGCACATGCAGATGCAGAAACACTTCAAGATCCCGTATGTCGTGTATAACGTCTACGACTGCTTGGGTGTGGAACTGCTGGATGAGAAGGTCACAGACCTGAACACCCAGATCGGGATTCTGTCGGCCTCGTCAGAATACAGCATCTTCAACTCGAACCCGAAGCGTAACATCAACGAGTTCTACTTTGACATGCTCAAAGATGGCTTGATGGCCGGTACGCTATCGGATCGGATGGAGGATGACCTCGATAAGCTGCTGCTAGGTAAAGACGACTGGATCGTCACGTTGCCAACCAGCTTGGTAGAAGCCAATGGCGTCTACATGATCAAAGACCTGCCCAGCGTGCGAAGTTTCGTGCGACGGTATACGTCTGACGCTGACATCGGTTCCACGTATCCGAACGGCGAGATCATCATGAACCTGTCGAAGATGACGACCATGTATGAGGTCTGTCGAATCGCTGGGGTCACGGCAAGCAAGCAACGACTGGTGGGGATCAACCTGACAGGCGGGCCGGTGAACTCGATCGAGATCATGACGGAGACCATGAAGGCCCCTGATCCGTTCGAGCTGCTGGAAGCATTCGAAGAAGAACTGCGCATGACTGCCTAAGCAAAAGAAAAAAAGACAAAAAATAAAGCCCGGGCCATTAGGCCTGGGTTCTATTTCGTTTGGCCGGATTGTTATTCCGGCTTGGCTTCCTCCTTCTTGATGATGTTGATTTCTACATTCTGGTGGATCTCTACACCATTCTTGACTGCGTAGGCCGTAACTCCTGAGTGGATGATCCAAGCAAATGCGATCGCCATCATTCCGTATCCTACTACCTTCATGTCACCAGCCTCGATATTGACAAGCTTGAAATCTTTGATCTTCCAGCACTTGTCGATTCTATTGGTTATCCAGTTCATTACTTTCTTCATCTTGCCTCTCTTATTGTTGTTTACATTCATGTGGTCCTCCCTGTGGCCCTTATTGATAGTGTAACATTTCCCCGTTACATGTCAATGACCGTTCGTCGGCTTTGACGGGGGTGAGTGGGGAGGCCTATCCTCCCCACTATCACGCTTTACTTCACCAGCCGGCTGTCGAAGATCAGCTTGCTGTTGTGGTGAAGTGGAAGTTGGTTCTTGACCATCGCAATTGCACCCAAGTCTACTGCACCCTTGGCTTGACGACGGATCTTGCGAACTTTGTTCTTCTTCGCCATCGACATGTTGTTGAAGTCACGACGCAGTTGCTGACGCATGGTCAGACGCGCTTGACGATCCATGGCCATGTAGTGCGGGGAATCTCCGTCGAAGTCGACGTTGAAACCCTTGTGAATGGGACGCTCGAAGATCGTGGAGTCAATGTCACGAACCCCACGGCCAGTCTCTCGTTCGAGCTTTATGGCGCCTTCTTGCAGCAGGGTGTCGACGTGTTTCATTCTTCACCCTCCTCTTTTGGCTTGGTTGTGATCACGTCACGGAACGCTCCTTCCTCACGGATCTCCCGGCAAGCCGCCAGACCCACTGCGATTGCATCCACAGAATGATCTTCAGGCTCCATGTGCCCGCCCGGGCCCGCGGTGCAACGAGCCGTCAGGCTCTCGTTTACCAGAGCGCGATCCAATGCGGCCAAACGCTCCTTGTAGATCACTTTGACCTTCAGAGATGCGTTGTTGTAGCGACGGCGGTTGTTGACCGGGTCGTCGTTGAACTTCATCCGATCTTCGGAGCACTTGACCAGACTGTTGCGGTATTCGCTGGCCGAGAACTTGCCACGTTTCCAGCGCTGTGGCTCGCCATACTGCGATTCGCTCAGCGGCGGCTGCTGGAGCAAGGCCTTCGATGCGGAACGGCTTTCCAGCGAGTCTGCAATGAACGCGTCTACCAGCGTTTCACCGCCCAGGTAATCGCCGACGACATCGGCTACGTCCCGATTGCGGGCATCCAGAATCAGGCCGGGTTTGTCGCTGCTTGGGTTCTTTGGTTGATCGCTCATGATGAACATCCTGGTGTTAGGTTAGGAAATAAAAAGAGGAGCCCGAAGGCTCCTCTCTATGTCGCGTTACAGCAGGCCGTTAAGGCCCAGTGCGCCTTTGCCTTGCGTGGTGAACCAACGCTGCTTGACGCCGTACATGTCCAGCATGGTAGGGCCCACGTTGAGCACGTCGCACACCGATTCAATCAGGTCCATCAGGTGGATCTCAGGGTCGATGATTTCCACACTCATGAAGCCTACGTCTGTGCGCTTGGCCTTGGCTACGACGTAGCCGTGTTGGTCAAAGCGCACTTCCCCATTTTCCAGATCGTTCTCGATATGGAAGTATTGCCCACAGGTGTCGCACCCGGTATCGTCGATGATCTTGGATGCCACCAGCTGATCAAGACGCTCGATCAGTTTCTGGTTCAGTTGACGCTCAGTGAGTTTAACGGTCATCGGTGTAGTTCCTTTTACTTAGGTTAGTGTTGTTTCTTGTTATTGGGGATTGTAGTCCCATAACGATTTTAGTGCAAGCGTTTATTCTTCTTCGTCGTAACGATCGTGATCGTCATCTTCGAACTCCTCATCGTCACCGCCAGCGTCGTTGCGCTCTACGTTGACGAGGGTGCCTAGGGTCAGCAAGTGACGTGCTTCGCTGTCAGTGAACTCAGTGTCGCCGATGTTCACGGTAACGGCGGAACTGCCAGAGTAACCTTCGGCTACACTTTTACCGTCCTTGGTTTCAAAATACACTTCCTTGTCACCGAACGCATGGTCACGCAACTCGGAACGGTTGCACTCACCCAACAGTTCGATGGCTTGCTCGTAAGTAACCGACATGCCCTACTCCTTCAGTGGTGGTTATTCACCGCAATCATGTATTGCTGAAATAAATTCGAATCAAAAAGAAAGGGAGGGCCGAAGCCCTCCGATTTATTTGGTATCTTCCTCACCCACGGTCAGGGAGGCGTTGTCGGAAAGGTTGTGCCACACATGCTCCTTACCCTTCTCCTTCAAGGCCGCCACCAGTTTATCCACGTCCAGCTTGTCCACATCCGCAGCGTAGAACGCCAAAGCCTGCACGACCGCGTGAGACTTCGAGATGGCCTCTAGACGACCTGCTGTGTCCAACTCCTTGAACTGCAAGTAGCAGGCCGTGTTGAACATGGTGTTGATCAGCTCGGTGTCAGTGTATTTGGTGACCAGATACTGCAAGACCAGTGCGGCAATCTTCAGGCGTTGACGGGCGATCATCATCTCGCCCGAATCCCCCATCTTGCGCAACTCTCGGGTCGGGATGTTCTCCAGTGCCTTGTGCTTTTTCATGAGCTGTAGGAAGAGACGTGCCGACTTGCGACCGGCAAGGTAGCCAACGATGTAGCCCTTAGCGGCACCGATGTAGAACATAGGACTTTTCATTTCTTGTCTCCTTTGTAATACATGAAGGCAGCGCGAATGGTCTCGCTGGTGAAGTTCAGGAAGCGTGGGTCCAACTTGAAGGTCATCAAGACTTGACCCTCAGCGTAAGTCGTGGTGTCTTTGATCTTGCCCTCACGGGTAAACCAGCACTTGTCGTTGCGGAACTCGATCCGTCCGAAGTAGGAGTGCTGGGTGTAGAGTTGTTTGTTGCACAGGACATTGCGCTTGGCGCTCAGCGGGGCTTCAGCGCCCACAACGATCACCTGAATGTTCTTTGGCCCGTGGATCTTGACGATGTAGTAGCAACGCCCAAGTCGCGACAGGAGGTTCTTGTCGACCTTGAGCTGGGTATTGATCTTGCGGTTGATGTCGTTAAGCAGCATGTTACGGACAGCTTGTGCTTCTTCACGGGTGTGCTTCAGATGTTTGATCACTGGTGTCTTTCCTAATGGTGGTTAGTGTGGTGCAGCATAGAGGGCGGCCTAAGCCACCCCCTTACTTTTCAAGCACTGAATTCGCTAGCCCGCATTGGGACTGGCATCAAGACTTGATCAATGATGTCCAGGCGCTCTCGGTGCAAGAGCAGGGCCACCATCGACAGCTTGGATTTGTCAGCAGGATCTTTCAGACTCAGGTCCTTGCCAAACCGTTCGATGATCTTCTCCACGATCCCCGAATAGCTTTTGCTGACACCCGTCACGCGGAACCCAGAAATCAGGTTCAGCAACGGTTTCTCAGTCGGACTCCCCTCCAACTCTTTAATTTTCAGTGCCCCTGTTGCCATGGCGTCCCCGTACGATTCCCCAATCGCCATGAACCTTTTCATTAGTTCGGCGCTATCGTCGTGGGTGCCACTGAAAACAGGATGGAAAAGATGGTAGTGCATTGGCTAGTTTCCTTTATAGGTATCCATCCCAACTACTGGGTACAGCGCTCCGATACTGCGGGTGAAACGGCATACTTGTCCGCCTGACCTAAGGAAGGGCAAGCGGACAGGCAGAGGCACTGGTTTGGTCACTGTTCGACCAAGTCACAGACTGCGGGCGATCTATGTCGCATCGTACAGCCGTCCATCCGGTAACACTCAAGACCTTATCCAGACGGACCTCAGATAAGGGCTAGCTCCATGGGTGTGCACCCCCAGGAGATGTGTAAGGTGACGTCAGGAGGAATTTAACCACCCGCCTGCAAGGTGCACGACCGTGCTCTACCACTGAGCTAACGAGTGTGGTCTTAGCACACCCGTCCGGGAATCGAACCCGAGTCTCGTCTTTACCCTCACCGCTCTATCACTGAGCTATGACGTCATTGTTCGTACCCCTCAGCCGGATTCCGCCGACTGTTTAACGGACGGGTCGTCCGGACCATTTGTCTCACCAGAGTTACTTACCAGTTATTGCCGGTAAGACTTATCATGGGGAATCGAACCCCACTCCCGTCGCAGATGCCCTCGGTCAGCGATTCGACTATCAGTCGACCTTCTCTGTCAGCAGCCGTAGCCGCTTGTTCGTGTTGTCTGAGTGGCAAACTATTCACCAACTCCGTGTATAAAAACTGTAGGGCAGCGTTCCTCTCGTGACCAGGCTTTTTCCGGCATCCATACCGTCTATCCCAGGGTTTCACCTTACGAGGGCTACTTAGGTTCGGCAAACGAGTACCGCCCTACAGGCGCGCTCTTAGCCCTGATCGAGTTTGACTCGACACCGAGGGCAACGATCGTGATGCTCGACCTCCTGACGACCACTGACCACTCCGTAGAACCTATGGATGGTCTTGTACTTGTGTCCGAAGATCCAGCAAATGAAGCGAGGGATCATGGAGTGACTGCCGGTTGGGTCTGGTAGCGAGTACCGAACACTTCAACCGAAGTCTTCTCCTTGCTGCGCTGGATCTCGATGCCAGCAGGCAGCCGCGGAATGATGGTGGTCTGCATCAGGTGATGCAGGTTATCGTCCAGGTGACGCAACAGACCTTCGACATAAAAGCTACGACTCATTCCACGCATGATGAACATCCTCTAATGACCCGACTAAGGGAATAAAAAGGCCCGCCAGCGACACCACCCGCGTGAGCAGAGAAGTGACGCTGACAGACCTAGTATGGCAGTGAAGAAGGGACTCGAACCCTTGGGGCAGTTATTCACCACCCACCTCCTTAGCAGGGAGGTACCTTAACCCGACTCAGACACTTCACTGTAAAACTGGCTCCGAGACCTGGATTCGAACCAGGGACCAACAAGTTAACAGCCTGCTGCTCTACCGACTGAGCTATCCCGGAACAACTGGAAGGGGCATCTGGATTCGAACCAGAGAATGACAGGATCAAAACCTGTTGCCTTAGGCCAGACTTGGCTACACCCCTGAAACTGTGGGACGTCACTCCCGTGTTACTGTACTGCGATGTATGGCGACTCCAAGGGGACTCGAACCCCTGACCACTTGCGTGACAGGCAAGTATTCTAACCGACTGAACTATGGAGCCAATGGTGGCAGGCACTGTTGATTCATTGCACCGTCAAAGCCCGTATTGCTACGGCCGCCATGAAATGGTGGAGAGAGCAGGATTCGAACCTGCGAAGAATTAACGCCGGATTTACAGTCCGGTCCCTTTGAGCCGCTCGGGAATCTCTCCAGATAGGTGGAAGGCCCGCCGCACCGCACTCCGCCAATGGCTGCTCAAGGCTGCCTACGCCGTATACGCTTGCTCAAAGGCTGCGACGGCAACGGGGCGGAGAGGATGAAGCGGGCCTTCCGAACTGCGTGAAACACCTTCGACGTTTTTTCGCTCACGACCAAAGTCTAAGGGAAACGAAGGTTTTCCACATAGTAGTAAGTCATCGTGTTATTTTTTACACGATTTACAGCACGCGGCGGTTGGTATCGGCCAACTGAACCACCATCTCGATCTGGTAGTCTTCGGTGAACGACGAGGTCACCTGAGTACGGCCAGTCTCGGAACCGATGCCGATGTCGAACATGATGTCCGAGTTGGCATTGCCGGAGATGGAGAAGCCACGGGTCAGCTTCTCGGTGCGGATACGGGCCGCTTCGAGTTGCTTGCCTTCTGGGTCGTACAGCTTGACCGAGTCAGCCGGGATGTTGTAGATAGTGCCGGTGTAGAACGACAGGTCGACACCTTGGTCACCCAGCGACTTCAGGGTCTGAGCCATGATATCGAAGTGAGTGCCGTTGGCGACGGAGAAGCGCACGGTGGCCGAGTGCTGAACCATGGCTTCGGGATGCAGGTCTTCGTAACGCGCCGTCAGCACGTTCTCGAGGGCTTGCATCAGTTTGTGTTGCTCTTGTTGCAGGGCCAGCTGGCGCAGGCTCAGGCGAGGCAGGTTGGCGACAGCGGCGGCTTGCGCTTCGGTCAACTCTTCGGCTGGCTTGTTCAGCAGCTCTTGCTTGTAGAGGAAGTCGCCCAGCTTCTGGAGGCGATCGTAGTTCTCGGCGCGCTCGCCTTTGAGGCGCAGCAGGAAGGCCGGCAGACCATCACCATTACCGATGGCGATGTAGGCTTTCTCGAATACCTCGGCAGGCGACCAGCTGGTATAGCCGTCTTCGTATTCGACGACGTAACCTTTCTGATCGTAAGCACCTTCGCCGCCGGGGACGCCAGCGCGAGATTCCTGGAACTCGCCGCGGGTCATCGGTTTGGCTTTGATGATCTTGTTGCCGGTGTAGTGTTGATAGGACATTCGGTAGATCCTTACCGTTGGTTGGAATTAGGCGGGGGCCTCGTAGCCAGTCCGTTGGATGCGGACAGGGGAACGCCAGACTGGAGCGGGCTAGAAACCCTCTACAGGCCCCCTAAACTTTTTTACGGCTTACTTCATATCCTAATTTCCAACCGGACTTTTTTACTCGTCTTCGGCACCTGCTTCAAGTGCTCTTTGGTAAACGTCCATGCGATCACCCAGGATGTTGCGAGTGTAGCGGTCCATGATGCCGGACTTGATGCAGCACTGATCGGTGTCACGGATGAACCCATCCAGTTCTTCGAGGATGGTCACGATGGTGTACGAACGGATACGGCCTTCCCCGCATTGCACGTACAAGACCTTGTGACCCGCCTCACGTTGTTCGACAGCGAACTTGATGATCGAGTCAGCCATCTCTGGCGTCATGCAGCGGTCTTCTGCGATCTCCGGTGCATGGTCACGTGGGAAGAATTCCACTTGCAGTAGAGGACGCTGGTCCTTGCCGGGAATGGCCACGCCGTTGCTGTAACGGTCAGTGATGGAGATCACTGGGGCCTTGGGGTCGACGTTCTGCAAACGGCCTTTGCTGATGTTGATGAGACGGGTCATTTCAGTGGACATGTAACGCTCCTATTTGACAGTGTAGTCTTTGACGATCTTCCCGCCGACACCGGCGTTGATGACCATGGGGTTGATCCATATCTTCTTCCCAGACCGTTTATAAGTCCGGTCGTGGCCACGACGGGTGTGCTCACGGGCCGCACGGCGTTCACCACAGGGTCCGGTCTCGCTACGTCCAGCACTGATGACCTTCTCGCCCTTGTTGACAACCAGCATCTTGTAACTGTCATACGGCAGAGCTTTCTTGCGCTGCTCGGTGAAGGTCATCTTCTTGGCAGGGATCTCCGTTTCGGCGATATTGCTGAACGACAATGCCTCGAGCAGTTCCAGAAGAGCCGTGATGGGACCGGTCATCATGGAGGTACACATTGCCTCGAACCACACCCGGTCAATGTCGGTGGTGTTGACAACCTCTTTGAACAGGGTGCCGTTCTCCAGACTTTCGACAATAACCGTACCGTCAGTTGGCATGGTGACTACACCCGGCCCATTTGTCCAAGCGCGGAGGTCAGCCGTGTGGTGCATGAGCGTTACTTCAATCCTGCCATTGTCAACCTGACTGGCAAGAACAATGATCTTGTCGCGGTAGGCATGGCCCTTGGAAAACAGCTGGAGGATTCTGTCGTCAACGTGGCGCTGTGCGGCTAACTCAGCGATGCCCTGCAAATGCGCTTCCTTGTGGTAATACTCAAGGACGACTACCGGGTAGGGGAGACGGAGTGTAGCTGGCAGGCACTTGAGGCCATTGTCCAGAATCTTGCCACCGTCAGGCAAAACGAACTTCGGCGCCAGTGGGCCGGCTTCGATAAAGAATTTCGTTTCATCATCGAGCTTCTTGCCTTTGTTTGTTCGCAGGATGTATTCCATCGCTGCACGGAAATAGTTAGGGCCTTCCATTGTTTCTCCTTGAGTCGCCTAGGGCTACCGTAAAGTCCGCTTCACAGAACGGGTAGATAGCTTTGTAGACGTAACTGATGTCATCCTCCCAACTCAACCCACCGTGTCCACAACCCAGAGGCGGCAACACGATCCTTCCCAACCGATGACGTGCGGCTAACACGGCCAGACGGTTGATGTGATGGATCACCAGACCACGAGGAGACGCGTCGCGCCAGTCGAGTTTGGTGGGGACAAGCAGGTAACGGATGTCTTGGTGTTTGTAGGTGATGATCTGGCCCGGCTCAATGGTCGGGTACATCTTGCGATAGTGCTTCATCAGCCCTGGGACGGTGTTACGAGCGGTTCTGGCTACGCCTGCACCCATAGCACCCACAAGGTTGATGGAGATCACACGGGTGTCCGCAGGGACGTTAAACAAGTCCTCTTCTACGATTGTTAGTGACATCGTTTAATGCCTCGTTAGAGCATGCGGTAGTCAGTTTGATAATGTATTGCCTAAGCGAGATGGAATAGAGGAGGGCCGAAGCCCTCCCCTGTCTTACTTCTTGCCAGGCTTGTGACCCGTTGCACCGTTCATCAGCTTATCGACCTCGCTGTCTTCTTTCGTCGACACGATGTCACAGCGTTTCAGGATAGCCTCCGCACGGTCGCGCGGTAGCTTCAAGAACGCCTCAAGCGTCAGCCCGGTGAATTTGAGTACGTTGGCGACCAAGTATCGTTCAAGATACACATCGAACGGGTCTACCGCGGCCAGGTCTTCGGACTCGTGCATGGCAATCAGGGCGTAAGGACTCTGGCCCTGACTGCTGGACTCGTAGATGCCGAAGTAATCGTCGTAGCACTCGTTAGTGATGATCTGGGCGGCAATGCTGGGCATCGTGCCCTCGAAGGTCGAGAGCACTTTGTCGAGGACGGTTTGCTCGTCACTCTCCAGCTTTTCAATCCCAAAGCGACGATCCCCGGCATGGAAGCCGAGCGGAAGCGTCAGCCCGCCGCGCCTTCTACTTGGCTGATCTTCAACGCGGCTAGGGTGAAAAAAACGTAGCCGATGTCGATGGGGATCAGGTGCGGGTGCGACTTGTCTTCAGCTTCCTGCTGGCAGGCAGGGCACTTGGACTTGGGCAGACCGATGTACGAGACAGTCGACTTCTTGATCCAGTCAAGGATCTCCTCGTTGAACTTGTCCGAGACGTCCGCGTCCTCGGACAGCATCTCGAGGAGACGGTCCTTGTTCTCGTAGTCTTCGTAGATGGTCGGCGAGTCGTCCGGGGTCATGGAATACTCGAACGACGCGATCCAGTGCGAGTACTGACGCAGGTTGGTCAGGGCACCGGAGCGCATGATGTGTCGGATACGGTCCATCTCGGACAGGCGAGCACCGAACGCATCGTTGGTGGCCTTGGAGATGCCGTCGACCCACAGGTGACCGGAGTCGATCTGCTGGAGCAGCGAAGGCACTTTCAGGACAGCGGTCAGGCCCTTGCCCAGCTGGACGCGTTTCTCAGCGAAGGTGAACTCCGCCTGATACTCTTCCAGCCACTTGCGGTCACGCTTGGTGTTGCGCGAGGCCATCTTGAGCGCTTGGTTCGCCGTGAACTTGGAACGGTCCACAAAGCCCATGCGGGCAAAGTTGACCAGCACTTCGTCGACGTGCTTGCACTTGTCCGGGTTGGCGACGCACGGCTGACGCAGTGGGTAACCGTCCGGGTACATGGCGCAGACCAGACCCCACAGCACTTGCTGGTAGTCACGGCTACGGATGACCGACAGCAGCTCGTCCACGGTGTCACCGGTCTCGAAGGTGTAGTTCACCGAGACCACGTGCTCCAGGGCGAAACGCATGTAGTTTTCCACGGTGTAGACTTCGACCGAGGAGAACACCATGCCGTTGGACGAACGACCGAGGTTCATTTTGTCCAGGCGGGTCTTCTGTTCGAAGTCCAGCAACGCTTGCAGGGTAGGCGCACGGAAGGTGATCCACAGGCCAGTGTTCCACAGCGGCACTTGTACCATCGAGCCTTGGCCGAAGGACGCACGGATCGCCATGACCGGGTCTTTCATGTTGGCCGGCTTGACCTTACCGACACCCAGGCGGGTCTCGTTGTGCTGCACGGTGTTGTGCCAGTCGCCTTCTTTGTCGATCTGCTCGAAGTACACGTCTTGCCAGATCGGCGACAGCGAGCGCGACAGGTTGACCAGGCGCTTGTCGTCGAGCGACAGGGTCTTGGCCTTCTCATCACTGATGTCGTTCAGACCACGAGATTCCATGATCAGCGCGAGTTCTTCCATGCCGACTTTCAGGGCGACCAAGCCAGCACGGTTGGGGTCCAGTGCTTGGCGCTTGAACGCACCGTCGGGCAGGGTGACGTGCGGGTTAGGCGTGTTGAGGTCATCCCAGAGACCGTCGATCTCGAGGTTGGCTTCTTGTTCAGCAGGTGCCGCTTTTGGCTGAGCCGCTTGCTGAGTTGCCGAAGCGAAGGCTTCAGCACTTTGTCCATCTACATTCGGGAGCAGGTTGGATGCGTCGAGTTCTACCTCTTCCATCCCGTTGTCACCTGGGTTGTTCTCTTCAGCCATGTCAATGCCTTATCACGCTGTCTGCTGTTCGTGGGCGGCCAGTTCACGGATCAAGTCCATCAGTTCGCCGGCGTGCGGACTGACGACATTGGTCACCTGGTCGATGAAGTCATAGTAATCCCCGCCAGCCTTGAGGATGAGCGGGTGATTGGGGTCATTGAGCACCGCGCTGGTGATCTTGCGCTGGTGGTCAATCTTGATATTGTTCAGCTTGACTTGGAATTCAGCCAGGTCACGCTTGATGATCTTGGTGAGTTCGGTCACACGACCGATCTTCGGGAAACCTTGCCAGTTATGGCGAGCAGTGTCTTGTGCCGACGTGGCGAATCGATAGAGCAGATTGAGCGACCGTTGATGCAGGTCCTCCAGCCCTTGTTTACGAGTAGTCATGATAAGAAACCCCAGGAGAATGAAAATGGACTCAGCCAATTATTTGTACTTTACTCATATTAGGTCGGTTAAACTTCTTTTATTAGGAAATCCTCATGTTCCAAGAACTCGCTGACATTCTTCTGGACAAGGTGCACCCGGCCATCTACGACGGCGTGCAGTCCATTACTCAGGCGTTGGAGAAGCACCAGGCAGTCCGTTACAAGGAGCTGATCATTCAGCTGCGGATGGATGCCAACCAGCAAGATCAACAGATCATCACCGACAAGGCGATCCACATCGTCTACGATCAGGTGCGTGCGCTGTTGCAACAGATGCGTCTGGAACTCGAACTCGATACCCTGCCCATGGACAAGCTGGCCATGATGATCGAGTGCTTGGTCTTCGAGCACAGTGACAACGACTCGGAATACCTGGCAGCCCTCGACGCTGGTGAAGACACCCTCGAGACCATGACCGAAGTGTTCGCAGTCTACTTGCAGTGCGATTCCATCGAACTGATGGAGTACGTCACTAAGGTCAGTGCCGACACCCTGTTGGCCGTGCGTGAGAAGGTCGAGCAGAACCTCAGTCACAACACCGAAGTCTTCGAGAACGTGCAGGAGACTGTACAGCTGGTCAACGGTCTTCAGCGGTTGGTGGGCGAGAAGCTCACGGTGGGCATGGAATCCTTGCAAGCCGGTATCGAGGTTGGTGCATCTGCCGAAGAGCTGGTCAAGCAGGCTGCGCCTCAACTGACTGGCATGAAACCCGACGAGCTGGCTGACAACCTGCTGTCGATTGCCATCCTGGCCAAGACCCCTCGCGATGCCCTGCTCGACGAGACCATGTTCTTCGCCGAGAACATCATCCACGATCCATTCGACGTACAGAAAGCTTACAAGCGGGCGAAGAGTCGCATCGCTGAGCTTCCACCGGAGGTAACACCGTGAAAAAGCTTGACTTCTACGTCGACGCATTGAATGCCGGTGCGTACCGTCGTAAGGACTGGGTGATCAGTGCCTTCTCGGTGGTGCGCGACCTGCCCAGTTTTGACATGGACTCTGATGTGGCCTTGGGCGTGGGTGGTGTAGCGACTCCTGACCTCTACAGTATCCGTTACGGCCGTGAAACCACTGAAGTGTTCGTCCCAGTGAGCGACGGTGCCGAGTGGGTCGTAATTCAGGACACCGTGCCGTTTACGCCGTTGTTCTATCCTGGCGATGACCTTGAAGTCACCCCGAAGATGGCACCCAACTGCAAGCAGCCGGTGGCCTCCACCTACGGTGACTTGCTGTTCAACTGGATTGCCTTGATCGAACCCTTCCATGACCGCATCGACTATCAGGTCGGTCCTGTCAAGATCGGCAACATCGAGCGTATCATTGCCAAGAAGCTGGTCGATGACCCAGAGATCAGTGGCATCGAGCCGACCCCTGACCAGATCCCGGTCAAGATGTACATGCGCTTCGGTCGTTGCGTAGGAGCGTTGGCAGGGTTCACCCAGGTGTTCGTCCCTACCCTGACGCCAAAGTCGCTCCAGACCGATCCACAGGTCCGTGTACGGCGTGCCGAATTGCTCGAAGAGCACAAGGACCGTCTCCATGACCCGGTGGTCGTGTCGAAGATCCAGAACGAACTCATCGAGATGGACAAGGCGTGGCTGAAAGACGACCCGTCCGAAGGTTTCCTCCTTTCGAACAAGACTTGGGGCACGGCGCGCAAGCGTATGTTCCTCATCCACGGTCCTGAAGCCGGCTTCAACGAGGGCGGTTCGGCTGAACTGGTCGTCAACTCGTTGGAAGAAGGCTGGGATACCGACAAACTCGTGGCGATGTTCAACTCCACGCGTGCGGGTTCCTTCTACCGGGGTGCTCTGACTGCGCTCGGCGGGGAAGCGGTGAAGTTCTTCATGCGGGTATTCCAGAACGTGGCCATTTCCGAGGACGACTGCGGGTCGACTTTGGGCGTTAACCGCACCATCGAGAAGGGTCAAGGCGAGTACTACGCCGGTCTGTGGGAAATTGCCCCTGGTGGCCCTATCCTGCTCACCGAAGAGCGTGCCAAGAGCCTCGAAGGCAAGACTGTCCTCACCCGTTCACCCCAGTTCTGTAAGACACAGGGCACCGATTTCTGTGCAAAATGCGTGGGCGAAGCCTTGGCGGCTATTGCGTTCGCTATTGGTGCGGAAAGTACCTCTGTCGCGTCGAAGTTCATGGACATCATGATGGCTTCGGCTCACGCTAAGGAACTGAAGACGGCCAAACTGGACATTATGGAAGCCTTTACCTAAACGGGTGAGTCATGAGTGATAAATACAACGGCAATTATCCGAAAGCCTGGTCGGAATCGGAGATCGCCACGTACAAAGAGTCCGGTCAGGAGCCTCGCAAGACCTCCAACGGACTCTGGGTCTCTGACCCTGAGCGTGAAGCCAAGGAATTGAAGGATTGGTCGCTGGCTGAGCTGTACGCATTGGCCATGGGCGAACTGTTCTCCTTCAAATCGACCGGTACCGACGAGTTTTACCAAGCTGTGCGTGGGAAAGCCTTGCTCGACGACCGTGATGCGGTCAAATGGGGCGAGGAAGACCTCGACAACTGGCTACTGTTCGAGAAAGCCCCTGCCAAATCGCCGAATGGCTACTACATCAACGATCCTGACCGCTGGGTGAAGGATGCGTCGTTGTGGAATGACACCGAACTGGCCGATTTGGGCGCTGGTTACTTCGGTATGCCCGAACAAAGTCAGATGTACATCCTCGATGAGGCTTCGGACCGCTTCGAATTGCCGTTGGGCATCACGTGGGACGACTTTGTGGCGTACATCACCACGAAGGCCAAGCCTGCCATGACCTCTAACGGCATTCTGGTCAATGATCGCCGCCGTACTGGCAAGTCGGTCAGCGATTACAGCGACGATGAGGTCGAAGCCTGGGTACGGGACGAGATCGTCCTGCCCGAAGAGCAGCAGAACGCCCTGCTCGAACGTGGCATTGCGTTGTTCGGAGGTGGTCGGTACTGGAACCTCCCGCAACTGCACGGTTTTGTGGTCGACAATGAAATCCCGGAGATCGACTACGAGCAATACACCGACGAGCAGCTGGAAATCCTGGCCAAAGAGGATGGGGACAAGGTTGCTGAGGCAGAGCTTCAGTCTCGTCACCCTGAACCTGAGGAACCGGAAGATGAACCAGCCCCAGTACCCCCTGTTACCGAACAACCGGACGACGAAGCAGCAGAGGCAGCACCAGAAGCTGATGACTCTGACGGAGAACCTGCTGAAGAAACTGGAGAAGCTGGACCTGACGAGTCTTGGGAGGGCAGCGGTGATCTTGGAGAGGCGGAAGAGGAACCGCCTGTTGAAGAATCGCCTCAAGTGCTCTGGACGGATCTGGTGCCGGAAGGGTCGGCGGTTTATGAAGCGCTTGTCGCTCGGACACCTGATGTCGTAATCGCTGACGACGAGCGTCGCCGGATGTTGTCTGCTTCTAAGTGGTCGCTCGAAGAGTTGATTGCTTGGGGGCGGGGTGAGATCCAGCCTGGACTCAATTCCACGGACGAGACGTGCATGACGGCCCTACGGGTCGCTCTGGGCGGTTTTGTCCGTAGCTGGTCCGATCGTGCGATCAAAGCGTTTGTCCGTACTCAGGAGCTTCCTGAGGGCATTGGCGGGGTGTTGCGTGAAGACGTACTGCGTGATCGCATGCACCCGGGCGATTGGACAGACGACGACCTCAAGGCTTGGGCCGAGGGCTTTGTTATCACGCCGGTAGACCCTGGCCGTATCCTGTTGGCAGCACGGGCTCGCTACAAGATCCCGGACCGCCTCAACGACGAAGAAGTCAAGGAGTTCATCGTGACAGGTAGATTACCTGATGACACGGTGCCTCCGATCATTGCAGGCAAGCACGCCTCTGTCCGTCAGATGGAAGCGTGGCTTAAAGGTGAGATCGATGCGCCTGAAGAGGAACATGCTCGCCTGTTCACCAAGGCCCGTCAACACTACGGCATTGATGTCCATTGGACTGATGCCCACATCCTGGCTTACATCCGCAATGGCAGTTTCCCTGCCAAGACGGCTGACGGTGTCATGATCGAAGATCGCCTGCGTGACCCGGACTCACCGAATGGCTGGGCCTGGCCTCAGCTGAAAGCATTGGCCAAGTCGGAAATCGTTGCCAACTTCAGTGTGAACGATGCTCTGCCGCGTGTTCGCCGCTTGGTGGACGTGCAGTTTGGGCGTCAGGACAAGCAGTGGTCGGATCAAGAGGTCATTGACTTCCTGGTCTCCAATGCAGTCCCCAAAGCACTGGAAGACGGCGTCTACATCAACGACCCCACCCGTCTGCTCAAACAACCGATCGAATGGCGGGACGCAGAAGTCAAGGCCTGGCTGCGCGGTGACATCCAGGCCACCGAGTTCGCCACCGAAGACTTGCTGTGGGATGAAGTGTACTCTCGTTTCCGTGTACCGCTGTTCTGGTACCGTGAGGACGCCAAATCCTATGTCCTGAACGGCGTCTCGGTGCCGTCGACTCGTTCGGGTATCTGGGTGCGTGACCGTAACCGGGATGCTCGTCCGGCTGAACACTGGACACGTCGTGAAATCAAGGCCTGGTGCCGTGGGCAGATCATGCCTCCGCTCAGTGCCACACCTGAACAGATGGTCGTGCGAGCGGCTAACCTGTTTGGGGTAACTACAATGCTCGATGCTGATTCGATCAAGAAACGGATCAGTGCCATTACTGAGGAGTCAATGACCATGACTGTCAAGTTTGTGACCGAAGACCTGGCTGCTTACGCCGCTGGGCGTAAAGAGGCTGGCGACAACGGTGCCAAGGCACACCCGTACCAATCGCTGCTGGATCGCTGCATCAGCCGCGTACTGCGCCTGGAAGGTGAAGACTTCGTGCAGGGCTGGACCGAACTGCTGAACTTCTTCTACGAGCACAGTAAAGACATCATGTCGCCGAAGAAGATCTACACTGGCGTCGGCCAGATGGCGATCACCCCGAAAGGCCTGCGTAACTTCAACGCACTGACTGCTGTCCTGCTCCAGACTGCCGATCCGGCTGGTCGTGATGCCCAGGTCAAGGTCATCGAGTGGAACGCGGCGCTGAAGGACATCTCCAACGAGACCACCCGACAGCAAATTCTGGCGTACTACGGGGCACACTAACCCGTAGCGACAAAAGAAAAAAGAAAGGGAGAGGGGGCCAGTGGCCCCCTCTCCTATTCCGCATCGCCTTACAGCTTAGCGATGTCTAACCTTTGTTGTTCCAACTCACCACCAAACACCTTCAGATACATCTCGGGATAACGTGCATAACCACCATCCCCAAACTTCTCCTTCAGATGCTCGATCGCACCTACCATCCTTTCATCCTCACTCATCTCGGGATGATTCTTCTCCCGGAACTTCACTGCCCGATCCAACATCATCTGGACATTCCCCGGAAATTCCCGATCCGCCGAATTCATCAATTCACTGAACGGACCTTTGAAGTTTCCTTTGAACGATGCCCGATGCTGATGACACGCCCATGCCACCATCGTGGTTTCACTGGCTGACAGATTCTTCAGTACCAACGGATGATCCGTACTCATCATCCAATGCCAGCTCAACTCGTGATGGTTCACTCGACTCCATGCAAACATGTCATGGAAGTACGCCACAAACAACATCAACTTCGGATCATACCCCAGACCCAACTCCTTATCAATCTTCAATCCACACTGAAAGACTGCTTCGAAGTGATTCTGCCTGTGAGCCTTATCATTGATCTCCCATTTATCCGAGAAATCCTTGACAATTTGATCCCGCAATTCAACGATGTTCATTATCACTCCTTGTAATGGTTATCTCCCCATTACAATGTAGTGCCAGAGATCTTTCGAATCAAAAAAGAAAGGGAGGGCCGAAGCCCTCCGATTTCACTCTTCGGCGAAGCGGATGTAGATCTGAAGCTGCTCCGTCAGGTACTTGACCTTGGCGGTGGACAGCAGCAGTTGCTCCACGGAATCGAACATCAGTGCTGGGCCGTTGGGATCAGGGATCTGATGGCGACCGAACCAGTATTCCTGAAGGTGCTCGAGCTTCTTCACGGTAGTGGGGTAAGCCGCCATGGCCGGGCTCCAGCCTTCCTGTGCAATCAAGTTGGTGGCCGACTGGATACCACTGAAGAGCGAGTAACGACACTGGTCGATGAATTCTGGATCGATCGAAGCAGTGTTTGCAGTCAAGAGTGCTTCGAGTTCAGCCATAGCACAGACATGCAGGTGCCAGTGGATCTGACGGGCTTGGATGGCGTTATTCATACGGCGCGTGGGTCCTCTTTGATGAGTGTTGCGTGTTTGGTCAGGAGTTCGTCGAACAACGAATCCATGTCTTCCAGTAGGTCGTGGACCAGCAGGGGGTTCTTCCACCAGCTGTGCACGGTGTGGTCGTTGTCCTTGTTCATGACCGCGACCTTCAGGACAGTGGAGGGATTGCAGTTCCAGTCCTTGTGCGTGGAGAACTGGAGGCGGTACTCTCTCCACGGAAGGCAGGTATACGAGCGGGCAGGATAGCCGAACATGCTGCCATCGAACAAGACCTCGAGCTGACGGATCGGCGATTCATCAGGGAGTTCCTTGCCATCGCCGTAGTAGTGGTTGTGGATGAGGAGCTTCGAGTCATTCTCCAATGTAACTGTTTCGGGATCGATCCCCCAGATCTCGAGCATACTGGCTAACAGCGGATCGAGAAGGGTACGCTGGATGTACGAGTATTCCACATCCACAGCGTACGGGGTATGGAACATCGGACACGACAGTGCACCGCGGCTCTGACCGAAGTGGTCCAGTACCAGCTCCATGTCGTTGTTCTCCCAGTAGTACGTTGCTTTCTGGGAGTCGAAATTTAGGACGACTTGGTTGTTGTAGTCCGTCGGACCGTTCAGGAAGTAGTGCCACTCTTCGTCACCTTCGGGGTTTTCCCAGTTGTTGATGAAGTACTTGAAGATGTCAGCCCACTGGCGCGTGCCGCAGGTAACAGCGCGGTCTGGGCAGATGTTCTTCAGGATCGTGCGATCCGGCACTTCGATCTTCTTGCCGGTCTGGAGTTCATACAGCTTGGCCCAGGGCGATTCACCGAAGAACAGCTCCTGACGCATGGAACCCAGCATGTTGACGAACACGTTGCGCAGGTCCAGCCCCATGGTCGTAAGGACCGGAACCAGCTGCGGGTAGGCGTGACCGATGCTGTTGTTCATCAGGTTGCTGGCCAAGACATCGGCCATGTGGTAAACGGCATCTTCGTTGGAAGGTTGCATGAGCTGTCCTTAGTAATGGTGATTGACTTTGGTGGGGTCTTCGAAGGTGATCCCCATGCGCTTGTAAGCATGCTCGCTGAGGCGATCCTTGCGGATGTCATCCTCCATGCCGTTCCACAGCTTCTGCGTGAACTGGGCGATGACCTCCATGTTGCGTTTCGGGGCACGCTTCATGATGGCTTCTCGAGCCTTGGCCTGTTCGTTGAGCAACGCTGCCAGTTCGGCTTTCCAGTCCACCTCGTCCATGGCGTCCTTACAGACGCAAGCGTAGCCGTGAGGTTCAGAACCCACAGCGTGCTGGATCGGAAACGCCCTCTGACCGCAGTAGATGCAGTAGCGACGCGTAGCCACCGTACCCATGGTCGAAGTGGGTTTCGCTTCACTGAGCGCATCCCAGGAGGTCTTGTAGCCATTCCTGCCGGGGTCTCCGTGGGACGTACCCACGAAGCCTTCACTGAAGTGTTTGTGCGAGCGTGGATCGGCGTAATCAGGGATGGCCATGGCTACTCCGGCTTCTTGCGGTCTTCGACCGGGATGAGGGTGATTGGGTTCTCCAGCACGAGGGCGACCATGTACGCCATGCGTGGACCGTACGGGATCTCGACCACGTACCATCCGCCTTCAAGGAACGAGGCCTTCCCGCCGTTGATCTTGATGAGTTCATTCATCCGGCGTACGAAGTGCCTGGCAGTCCGCGCGGTGATGATGTCGTCCTCAGGGAAGGTGAACTCCATCCAGTCTTCCGGGTAGATACTGCCTGCCTTGGTGACGCTGCCTTCTTCGATTTCGATCAGCTGGGCTTCCAACTGATAGCTTGGACGGAACGGCATCGGGGTGTTGTCGGCCTTGTTGATCATGCGATCCAAGGCAATGCCCCACGAGTACACGGAGTAATCGGTGGGCGGGGATTCATTCGGCAATCGACGCACGACCATTGCCGTCGTGAGGTCGTAGGTCGGGATGAAACCGTTGTAGAGGAACTGCATCAGGTCCAACAGGCGGTGGATCTTGTACGCCTCCATGTCCCCGTCAAGGAAGCGGTTCGAGGCATGACGCAGCAAGATGTCTAGCTTCAAGCTAGGGTCCATCAGGATGTCGCTGTTGGGCAACTGGTAGTCTTCAACTGGGATCGGCTGTTCGGCATTGGCGCGAAGCAGTTGAACGTGCTGGGTGAAATCTACGATGTTGTTAGTCATGGTGAGTACTCGTTCGAAATAGAAAGGAGGGCCGAAGCCCTCCTCCTGAATCACTCTTCGTCAGCGGCTTTCTGACGCGCGTGGTCGTTGTAGATATCCTCAACAGCCGCTACTGTGCCGAGCGGGTTCGGATCACGCGGGTCGAGCTGCACCCGGACAGTACTGCCGTCCAAGGTGCGGGCAGAGAAAGCCAAGTCATCGGCCCACTCTTCGATGCAACCATCCATCATAGACGGATTGGTGGCGATCTTGACCTTGGCGTTCCAGCCTACGGAGGACATGTGCTTGACCATCTCGGTCTCGAGCTGCCAGGTCATCATGTTGTTTTCGTGGTTCAGCCATTCACCGAGGACAATGTCCTTGTTGGTGTGCATGGCCAGCGCGTAGTGGTTGTGCTCTTCGATGGCGATGACCATCTTCGGCTCACGGTAGAACACGCCGTACTGCGACTGCTTGATGCGACGGATGATCACACCGGTTGGAGTGCGCATGTTGAAGCGCTTGGTAACGAAGTTGTACTCGAACCAGAACACCGGGCAGACGAACTTCAAGACCTCCTGAATCCGCTGAAGATTGGCACCGGAGACTTCGATACCCATCTGCTTGAAGATCAACGGAGCGACGACCCGGTACAGATTGCGGACACTGTCATCGTAATCAGCCCACTCGTACAGCTTGCCTGGGGCTAGGGTGAAGTAACAAGGATGGCGCGACCCGTTGAGATACATCTTGAGGTTAGGCACTTCATCCAAGCGCTGCACATAACGCCGTCCGGCGCAGGACTTCACGGTGAGGATGTGGCCGAAGTCGATCTGCTGGCGCTCGTTAGCTTTCTCCAGCATGATAGACAATGTCGGCGTGTCCAAACGCATGCCTTCAAAGATACCTACTTGATCACACAGTTCCTCGCCCAAGACCTCGCGAAGGAAGCCGCCTTTGAACGGCTTGGACAGCATCTTTTCTACGTTACTCATAGCCTGAGTCATGGTATTTCTCCAGTAGACCGACTAGCAGTCGGCAATAATAGCGCCAGGGGCGGATTACCCCTGGCGATCTGCCCTAGCGGGGCAAATTCAAAGTTCAGTCGTACCAGCGAAGCATCTGGATTGAACTCATGTCCATGGCCGTGAGGCCCTGTTTACGCAGATCGTTGAGGACCGTATCAGCGGTGTCCTCCAGCGCACGCTGATCGGAGGCGAGGGTCACCCCAAGGCCGATCAGGTTCTCCAGCCCATGGTTGACGGAACTGCCTCTCAGGCAGAACGCATCGTGGGCGGCGTTGACAATGTTGCGCTGGTAGACCTCGTCACGGTCAGGGAATAGTTCCTTGACCTTGGACTCCAGTGAACTGCGGATGTACTCTTCTGCATCGGCTAGCGAGCGGGGTTGAGCGACAGTGTTCATAGGCTGACTCCAGATGGTTGGTCGGTACCTCTAAACCATTGGTCAGGTTGGTTTCGAATTACTTCCTCAGCAGTTCGACGTGTTCTTTGATATGCACGTTGTCTTCTGCGTAGACAGCGGTATTGACCACGATCTGGTACATCAACGGACTCCGGTTAGCCATAACCGTCGTGACGTAACCGTGCTCATTGAGCCTGTGGTAGAACGTATGATGTCCGTCATCGAGGGCCTTCAAGATGGCCAGCGGGATCTTCTCGAAGCCCTCGACTTGGCCAATATGACCGGCAGGGTTCTCAACCCGGCGGAAGCCTTGATGAATGAGGAGTTCGCTATTGGTCTCGATCACCCAACCATGCAGCTGCATGAAGATGCGGCCAGGCCGACGGATATGGCTGGACAGGATCATCTGGATGTTGTCGACGTTCTGGTGGAACTCGCCAAACAGGAAACGCTCCCAATCAGGCAGCTCTTCCGAGAACTCTTTCAGCACAGGCCACAGCGGCCTGCCGAGGACATGGACACCGAGCATGATGTTCATGTCGCTGTTCACGGCTTCGCATTCGATGACAAACGTCTCAATGTCGTTCGCACCATGCAGGAGAACACTTCTGGTTGTAGACACGGTAAAATCCTCGATGAGGGCATAAGGGAGGGCCGAAGCCCTCCACTCAGCCATGGGTAGACAGAACGTACTTGGAGAACACTTCCATGTGGCTGACGACCTTGCCCTTGAAGAAGTCGAGCTTATTGCGGTGGTACTTGCAATGTTGCTCAATCTCCAAGCACACGAAGTAGATGAACTCCGGGGTGACGTCAGGCCAGCCGATCAACGGACGCGTACGGCCCAAGACCTGTTCGTTGGATTGGCGGGAGTCGATGGCTGTGGACATGAAGCTGGCCCGAAGGTTCGGCTTGTCCACAGCAGTACCGGCAGAGCCGATGGTGGAGACCGCGATGTCGGCTTCCAGGAATTCCTCGTACGAGTCGTTCTCAGAGCCCACGTAGCGGACCACGTTCAGCTCCGGGTACATCTTCTTCAGCCGCTCCACCATGAGCGTACACAAGTCCACACGGGCAAAGAACACCAGTGCAGATTGGCCTTCCTCTCGCAGCGACACGAAGCGGTTGTAGATCGCGTGGTCGATGATCTTGAGGTAGGCCTTGAGCAGCCCTTTATGTCGCATGACCGATTCTTCGAACGTGGTGTGCGAGTAACCCTGCGCCCCCATGAACTTGATCCGGACTTCCGGGTCCATGTGGTACATGATCGCCGACACACCGATGTAGACGTTGTAACCACCACCGTCATGGCGCTGAGCCGTCGGGTAGCCGATGTCGTACATCCGGTTCTTGAACGCATCCGAGCTGACCATGGTGGCGGACAGGCCCAACGACTTGTACACGTGGGTGTAGATGTCGATGCGGAAGTTGTTGTGGAACTCTTGGTGCAGCTCGTCTGTGACGCGGAAGCCAATCCCGACCTTCGGGTAGAAGTCCATCGGCTTCAGGGGATAGACGGTGCTGGTCCCGTTCGATTCCTCGTAGTTCTTGATGTAGTCCCGCATGGTGGCTGCGGTGATGATGATCACGTGGGCGTGCAGGTCGCCATCAATCGCCATCTGCTGGAGGGCAATCATGTCCTTAGCGCCCCGGACAATCAGGAACTCCCCGCGCTTGAACTTGAAGGTTTCCTCCAAGTCGTCCTTCCACCGCTGGACGTAACCGCCCTTGAAGTGAATGGCTGTGCGCAGGCCAAGCTTGTTCATGCAATACTGGGCGACGAAGGTCTTACCCCCACCGGTCTGCAAGGTCACCATCTTGATGATGGGGTCCCACTTCGGGTTCTGGTCGTCCAGCACGTACTCGATGATGCCGACTTGACGCTCCCTTGGTGGGAACATCTTGCGGACGTCGAACTCTACCTTGGGCAGGACATCAGTAGAGGCGACATGGTGGGTGATTGGGACCAAGTGTTGGGCGTAACCCATGTTCCCGAACAGGTGACGTTTCAGCTGATCCAGCTGATTGCGGTGGAAGTGGAACTCTTTGCGATTGCGCGTGGCAGAGGCGTACGTGCGCAGTCCCTTGGGGACCATGCGTCGGCCCACCTTCTCGTAGCCCATTTCAATGAGAGGCCTACAGAACGCCAACATCGCTTGAAGGTCACGCTCATTGATCACATCCGTGACCACCAAGGCATGACTGTAGACATCGATCTTCATGAGACATCCCTACTATCGGCATACGACGTATTACATAACAAACCTCGAATAAATGATAAAAAACTGTCCACCAACGTCCATGGAGATCCACAGACGTCCACCAATGTGCGTCAGAACAGAATAGGAGGGGCACCTCGCAACAGCCAACCGATCACCAGTTTAGCGGCCTTCTCGGCGTCGTCAGGGTGCAGGTCGATGTGCTGTGCATCATCTCGACAGATGTTGGTGTCAGGATGGAACTGTGAAGAAAGTCCGTACACCAGCCGGATCTCGTCAGTGATGGGATTGTTGATAACCGTGATACCCCGACGGTTTGCCGAGAGGTGATAACCGGTGCATTTGTTGTTGGCGAAGCCGTAGGTCAGGATGTAGTCCTTCTCCTGCCATTCTTCCAGCAAACGCTTCATGTGGTCGAAGACTGCCTCAGCAATCTCGAGCCCTGCCATCTTAACCAGCTCTACCATAAATCCTCCAAAACAAAATAGAAAGGAGGGCCGAAGCCCTCCTCAAGTCAGATGACTTCCGGGAACACGAACGGATCGAGCAGACCAGCAGGTCGCTTGGTGATCAGGTACGAGTCCGGGTCTTCAATCATGTCCGGCTGACGCTCGTAGGCCAACTGCTGGCCAGCGGAGCGGTACTGCATGAGCGTGCGGTGCTCTTCGAACTTGGCTGGCCGATCGAAGTCAGGCAGACCGTAGTCGTCAGGGTCATCCGCAGGACGCATCAGCGACAGCAGGATTACTTCCAGGTGGCTGACCGATACCCGCAGCTGCGAGTTCACCAGGTCGCTGAAGTCCATGAGGGCCTCGACTGGATCGGTGTAGCCGGTGAGCATCTTGCCGTTGAAGCCATTCCGTTCCGACTTCTTCGCCGGGGAGCGGATGAAGGCCTCGACTGCTGCCATAAAGTCCAGGGTACTGGCATGACGACGTGGCAGGGAGAACGCCGGAGCGCCAAAGTCCCAACCCGACAAGTCGATGCAGTAGTCCCCGTTCTCGTTGACGGTGTAGCCTGCTTCCTGGATGTAGTACAGCATGGCCCGGGACAGCGAGCCCATCCGTGCACCTTGGCACACTGGAATCCACGCGTCGTGCGTTTCTTCCCGCAGGTTGGTGACGCGGATCTGGATCTCGCGGAACGAGGTGAAGCGGTGGATGTTGAGCCGGTCGATCGCGGTGTCCTTGGTGATGTCCACCAGGCCAGCCCCGTTCTCCATGTTCTTGTCAGGCGAGGCCTGAAGGATCATGACCGGGTTCATCTTCTTCAGACGTGGGTTGAACTTGAGCAGCGACGACTCACGGGCGGTAGCCGGGATGGCTTCGCCGGTGACTTCTTCAGTGGCAGCCGATTCGACTTCCACGTCTGCGTTGTCGTTGATCGCTGGATCGTTCGCACAGACATCAATGTACGGCAGGTGTTCCTCCGCAATGATGATTTCCTCCACCACCGACGAGCCGTCCAAGTGTTTCACGGACAGCGTACGCTGGGAACCTTCCCGGCACAGTTCGGTAGCGCAGACGTGACCCAGGCTGGTTTCCCGTGGGATGGACCAAGCCAGTTCGCCGAAGCAGACGTGGCACACAGCACCTGCACCGCGGTGACGGCAGAACATTGCCGACCGCATCTTGATCTGTTGACCAATCAGCATCTTCTTCTGCTTGCTGTCGTCGGCGTTGATCGCCACCAGACGGTTCGTCTCCTCGTTGAGGTAGAACTTGCCATCGAGGTGCGACCACATGGACGAGTCCACGATGATGTCGGCGTAGTGATCCGAACCACAGTCGTCCCAGATTAGCTTGTCGACCACCGTGGTGGACAACTGCATCTTCCGGTTGAAGTACTCGACGATCCGCAGCGGCTTCTTGGTGAACATGAGCGCTTTCTTGGCCGAGCACGACTCGATCATGATGTCGTGCATCTTGGTCAGGCCTTCGAAGAAGCCGACCGTGATGGCCTTGCGGAAGATCACTTGGTCCAAGTCAGTACGGAAGCCCAGGCAGAGGATGATCTGCAAGAACTGCGCCATCTTGATCTGCTTGGACCGCAAGCCCCGAACGATGGGGTTGTGCAGGATAGCCGGGTCCTTCATCAGAACCGTGGCTGCCATGTCGTTCGAGTTGCTGATCGACAACTGGGTATCCGTCAGCTTCTGGCGGATCGCCACGATCGGCGGGTAATCGTACAGCTCGAGCAGGTGGAACCCGTTGATGTGGACATGCCACTCTTCGAGGTTGATCGACAGGATATTGTAGATCTCGTTACCCACATCCTTGACCACACGCCACACGTCCTCCCGGTCGTAGCACAGGTCATGGTTGGCCAGCTCCACGCCAGGCGTGAAGTAGGTGTAGTGTAGGTCCCGCACGATGTTGGACAGCGTCTTCGGCACCATGTCGGCACTTGGGAACGCATTGCCCACGTGGTGATTCATGTTGAGCGGGGTGCGTGGGAACTGACGGTGCAGCTCCCAGCAGAACCAGCTCAGCGTCGTCCGGCGAGTGGTGGTCTCCAGAACCCCATCGTCAAACTCAATCGCCAACTTCTCATCGGGCAGTGGCCACTCCGCGATAATGTCGCGGTTCATGAACTCACGCGCTTTGATTCGACGCATTGCTTACTCCGTTAATCGTTGGTGAGCTGTTTGCCCGAGCATTCGAACATGTTGCGCATGTAGGCCAACGGACGGTGCCCACCCACGGGTACTACGGTACGGTCGAGGGCTTCTTCCATGTTCGTCGGGGTTGGGTGGGTCAACACGCGACGGAGCACGAACTTGTGCGCAATCGGGTTGTTGGACGCATCCTTCTGGTCCGCAATGGCTTCACCGCCACAGGTGGCAGCTTCGGCACGGAACTCAGACTCACCGACACGGATGGACGACTGACGACCCGGGGAGTCGTACTTGTCGTTGTTGGAGAGGCGTGCGGTGGTACCAAAGACGTTACACTTCGCAGACGATGCAGCCATCCACGAGTCTTCTGCGGTCTTCTCCAGGTTGATGTAATAGGACGGGGCGATCAGCATCGGCTCGCGCGACACTTTCATCTTACCGTCCCGGCCACGGAAGCGCACTGGCGTGATGAACGGCGGCCAGCGCTTCTGGATCTCACGGATCACGTCCGGCATGTGCACCGGGTTGTTGGTCGGCATGTCCATGTCCAGGCCGAGCAGGTGGTCGTAGATTACCGACGCGACGTGCGTGTACTTGTACTCCGGGTTGAACCGGTGGTACTCGGGGTTCGTCAGGTCTTGCCATTGGAACGGCACCACGACCTTGTAGAACTCCAGCAGCTCATCGAATGCTGCTTCCACGACCTCACGGTTCTCGGCAGCATAAACGACGTCGTTGGCTTCCTCCTCGGAGACCACGTCATTCAAGCCAAAGCCGAACATAGCCTGCACACGCTTGCCCAAGTCACGGGCTGCGCCGGAGATGATCATTTCGATCGGGGACGCCGGGGTTACCCGGTTCCAACGGGAGTTGGGGTCCACGACGATGTCAGCGACGATTCCGTTCTCGTCGACCGGCATGTCCTCATCTTCCACCACCTCCACCACGACGGACTTGTTGCCGTTGATGTCGGTGATCTTATAGCCTTTGTTCGGGACCGACAGGTACTTGAAGGTGATCTCTACGCGCCAGGCGTCGATCTTCACCCCACGGTACACCTTGTCGACCTTCTGCTGAAGCTCCTGCTCGAACTTACGGTTGAACCCACCGTCAGGACGGATGTAGTCGGTGCCCAAACGCCCTACGCCTTCGTAGACCAGGTGGCTGAACTCCGGTTCCATCGGCAGCTCTTCAAAGCCACGGCGACGGGCATCCTTACGCCGCTCCCACCAGAAGTCCACGATCTTCTTGTAGAACTCGGTGTCAGCGTTGTAGTACTTCAGCAGCTGCTCGTCCATGCCGACCGGCAGCGGCGGAATCGGGATCGAGGAACTGCGCTCAACCTTGATGTCCACCACTTCAGCGTCGATATGCTGGACGAAACGTTTGCGGTCGAAGATGTAGTCCGGCTGCATCAACGCATCGGCGGTCATGTTCGCCACAGCGCTGATCGGGTCATAACGGCGAAGGGCTACGAGCAAGCCAGTACTACTGACCTTCTCACCCAAGTCCGGCATGATCTTGTAGACACCCGGGATGGTCGATTGGTTCGTCGGGTAGAACTCCCGGCCGAACTCGAACACCCGCGTCTCAAATCCTGTGGGGGCCAGCTTCTCCAGATAACCCCGACGAGCCTTGACGCCGTCTTCAGTCCCCGCCACGTCAGACGCCATGAGCACGTTGGTCTCACGGCCGTACATGTAGTTCTTCCACTGGTCAATCAGAGGCGACTGAGCCAGCTTGGTGCCCTTCTTGAAACGTTGCCCCTTACGCATCTTGTCCAGCGCATCACGGTTCCGCTTAAACTCGGTACCGAAGTGCTGGTGGGTGACATGGTAGTCCGTCAGCATGGTCACCCCGATCTCCTTGGTATTAAGGTTCTCGTAGATGATTGCCGTTTGAGGCGAGTGACGGATGCGGTTGGCACCGGCGGTGTGACCAAAGCGCGGAATGACTTCCAGCACCTCGACATCATCGCCGAACTCCACCGAGAAGGTGGCTTCGCCAAATGGACGTTCCATCCCGGTACGGATGCGCTTGCGCGTGGGTTCGCGGATTACGACCATCTGCGCCAGGTTACCCGTGAACATCGCCGCCCGGCTGGCAGAGATGTGACGGATGAACGGGTTGAGTCCGTAGAGCGACATCAGCTCCGGGTGCAGCTCGACCGGATTGTGCCATTCTTGTTGTGCGTAGAGCTTCATCAGCTGCTCTTGCACGGACTGGTTGGTGGTGTTGAGCATCGGTTACTCCCAGTATCACTACAGGTTAGCTATTGCTTACCAAATAGATAATGTATCTCTGAAGAAAATTCAAACGAGGAACGCGTACATGGCTTCAGAATTGACCAACCTCATGGTGCGCGAAGGCGACACCATGTTCCACTCTCCAGAGTTCCTGAGCTACGTGCATTCACACGAAGCGTACCTGAAGGCGAATTCGGTCAAGACACCTTTGGACCCGGGGGTCGTTCACAAGTTCGAGTTCAACTTCGTGTCTCTCCTGATTGAGATGGCGCAACCGATTGAGAACCTTCTCATTCTCATGGTAATCAATGACCTCGACTGTCCTACGCAGATGACCAGGGATTTCAAGGAAATGCGGATTCCCGACCCTTCGATCGTGGATAACCTCAAGTCCATTTACCGGCAGATGCCCGGGCGAATCTGACAAAAGAAGAGAGCGGGGAATCCCCGCTCTCTATGCCGTCTGTCAGAACCGACCAGAGCGTTGCTGCTGCTGGCCAGAACCGAATGGACGGCTACGCCCACCGCGGTCGTCACGACGGAAGTCCTGACGACTCCAGCTGTCACGATCACGGTCGTCATTGCGGTCGCGATCCAGGCCCAGATCGAAGCGACGACCACGGTCGCTGCCACGATCATCTCGGCTCCAGCTGCTGCCACCACGACGGTCGTCACGGCTCCAGCGATCGTTGCGGTCATCACGACGGCTGTCACGGCGATCATCACGGCCACCGCTCAGGTAGTCGTCGAGCGACTTGCCACCCGTGCGCTTCGCCGGTTGACGGCTTTCTTCACGGCGTACGTTGCGAACACCTGGGCCATCGTCGTCAGTGTCGAACGGAATGTCGTCGGCACGTTCTTCACGACGGCCTTCGCTGCCAGCACGCTCACGTGGCTGCATGCGGCTGCTGACCTTTTCAGTGGCCTTGGCCACGTCCTTCGGTTCAGCCACGATGATAGCGCCTTCGTTGCCTTCTTGCGGAGGCACGATACGACGCAGCTCAGCCAGATCGCCCATGGCTTCGGTCCAAGACAGGTCGAGGGTCAGGTCGTCGGCCAACCAGCCCGCTTCCTTGCCATCTTCGCCGATGACTTTGCCCAGCAGCTTCTTGTGCTTCTTGGTCACCGAGTTCAGGTGCTCGGCCACATGGCTGAACCCATTCATAAGTGCGTCGAAGTACGGCGCTGCCATGTTCTTGCTGCCGTAGTCGTAGCCCTTGCGGGTCTCCTCGTCGCCCAGCACGATTTCGAACAGGGCGATCAGGTTGGCCCGGGCCTTCTTGCTCGGGTACTTGACGCCCAGCAGTTCCTGATCATTGGACAGCAACTCGTCCAGTACCGGGAACTTGAACATGGCGCTACGGAGCACGCCTTCTTTGTTGCCCTTGCGCAGGCTGATGGAGATCAGGCGCTTCTCAGGCTCAGGCCCGATACGCAGGATGACCTTCTTCAGGAACTCGTAGGAACGAGTGTCCATGCCGCTCACGGCTTTCAGGTACTTGGACGAGCTGGCGTCGAGGCGAGCATGCTCGCTCTCGGTCGCTGCTACCCGGCCCAGCTCGCTGATGAGCTGCACCGCCACCATGGTCAGCTTGAACATGATCTGGTCACGCATCGACTTGATCATGTCCGACTCACCACGGGTGATGTTCTCGGACAGCGGGTGGTAAACCAGCGTGTTGTCCTCGCCATTGCGCAGGTGCTCGCTGGTCGGCAGGACGACGCGCTTCTCGCCGATCTTGAACGGGCTGTACTGGCCTGGGCCCAGCACGCGGCTCAGGTGACCTTGGCCGGATTCGTCGATGATCCCGATGCTGTTGAGCACCCGGAGGTTAAACTCGTGAAGATCCATTTACTACTCCTTAGAAACCGTAACCGGTGTTGTTGCTGAGAAGGGGTTCGTCTTCCAGACCCGAGTCGTCGCTGCCACGGCGGCGAGAGCCCAAGGTGTCAACGATCTTGGTGAGGGACGAACTCATGCCCTCGATCACGTTCTGGTTGTCCACGATCACCGGCGCTACCAGCGAGTCGCAGAAGACCGGGAACACGTCATCGAACGGTTCTTCACCTTCAAGCTTGAGCTTGATCTCGATGTCGTTGGACAGGCCAGCCCGCACGTCAAGCTCGAACATGCAGTCAGGCCATGGGAGCATGTCGTAGAACAGCTCGCTGACCAGGCGCTCTTCGAACGCCATCAGGGAACGGTCCGAGATCTCCTTGCCAATGATCGGCAGGGCCTGCGGGATCATCACGACCGGCTGACCCATCGACGACATGTTGTCCGCCGAGAACTCGATGTACGCGATGTGGTGGTACGCCATGTACGCCGGCAGAGCACGGGCGATCTGGATGGCGGCCACACTGGAGTTGTCACGACCACCCCAGCCCGAACGGTTGCGGAAGTCACGGACCTCCTCAGGGCGCTCGAAGAACACCTTGACATCGTCCCACTGGAAGTCGCTGTTCAGGGCGACCAGCTCACCGTAGGTAATGAAGCCTTGCTCGAGGATGTTGGTCTCACGAGCGATGTCGGCCAATACCGGGATGCTGCTGACAGTCTTCTCACGGACCTGGCCACGCGCATCCTTGAGGATCTGGCTGGTGTCGCGGTCGAGGAAGTTACCCTGACCGTACATCTCGCCTTCGTTCGCAGTTGCCAGCGCTTTGATCGAGCGGTGCAAGTAGCGGGTCGAGGAGTCGTTCAGACGGCTGGACATCCGCAGACCACGGCCAGTGAAGCCATGACGCATGTCGAGCCAGTTCTCGGACGATGCACGCTTCTGGAACGCGTTCTGCACCACGTTCTTCGGGTTATTGTGGAACACGTCCTCAGGACGCATGGTCATGGTGCCCGGGGACAGGCGGTCGCGGCTGAAGTCCGGCAGGACCTGCGGTGCGATCAGGTGGTTGGTCGAAGCAATCTGCGTCTGCCAGCCACGCCGGGTCGGGGTGTCCATGTAGCTGCGGTTCAGCTCGGTGATCGAGTTGAAGTACATGGCCATGTTCTCGTCCAGCTTAACGCCGCGGATACCCTGGCTGGCGCCGACGTAGTCGGTGTAACCGGAGATCTCCAGCGTACGGAAGTCCGTACGGCTCTTGCGGACCAGGACGGTCATCATGAACATGAAGCGCTTCTCGCCAAAGCCGTTGGCGATGATCGCCGAACCGGAGGCCTTGGTCGAAGGACGGATGATGCGCCCGGCGATCTGGCTCAGTGCGGACGGCGTGAGGTCATCGCCTCCACGCGTGTCACGATCCAGGATGCCAATGAATTCATCGGTGGCGTCGGCGTAGTAAGGCCGCAGTTGCATGTCCTTGTAGCCCGAACGTTCACGGAATACGAGATCAATTAGTTGCATGGCGGCTCCCAATGGTGTTGTTGACATGGATGATCATGTCGGCTAGTTGACGTTTGATGTCGCCCGAGATGTACATGTAACCGGTCTGTGCCAGCATCGGTACACGTTCGATGATGTCTCGAGGTGCGTGTGGTTTGAAAGCGCGACCGCTCATCCAATCGACCACCATGTCAATGGCGGTGACGGCGACGTTGCCACGCTTGCCCGGCTCTTGGCGTTTGGTTTCCTGACGCCAGTACGGGTACTGTTTGTCCAAGATCTCGGCCTGCTGCTTGGTGATCTTGTTCCGGGTTTCCGACGGCATGTAGGTTTCACCGTCTTCGCTGAAGTATTCCTCAGCCGAAACAAGGATGGCCAGCTCGTAGAAACCCCAGTGATCCAGGATCGCTTGAGCAATGCCCATCAGGCGGAACTCAGTCCGCTTGAGCAGCAGTTCCCGGGCTTCCGGCGAAATGGTCCGGATGACCCAGAAGATGATGGCTTTCTGGAAGTCTTCCACCTTGCGCTCTTCGAAGCGAGAGCAGATGGCCACGCACTGTTGCACGCGGGCGATGTCCAGGGTTTCATCAGCACGGTTGACAATGATGTCGACCTTCTCGCTGAACACTTCCAACAACTGACGGTCGCCTTCGGTGATCTCGGTGGTCTGACCGTAGTCGTCCCACACGCTGGAGTTGTCTTCATCGCCCTTGTCGAGGCTACGGTGGCGCTTGGCCTGTACCACGCCAGTCACAGACTGGAACCGTCCATCCATGCGCAGGTGGGTACCTGTCACGTAGTTGAACAGGATCTTCGCCATGCTGTCGCGGTCGGAGGTCGTTGCCAGTGGCCCGATCGAGATCTTGCGGACCAATGCCATAGCCATCAAGTGACGCGGTACTTCTTCACTCGAAAGCCCAGCCATGACCATGGTCATGCTGATCTCTTTATCCACCGATGCCTCGATGTACTCCATCATGCGGATATACGGTGGCCACTTGTCCATGCCAGCCAGTTCAACCAGCTTGACAGCTTCGGACTCCTTGTACCCGTTCCCGTGGGTGCTCGCCACGTTCTGGATATACAGACCCCATACCGGCACCACCAAGCGCAGGCCCAAGGCCATGGCTTGCATGCCGACGTAGTCTTCCCGGATATAAGTCCGGGTGCGGTAGTTCCGGCCACGCTCGTTGTACTCCACGAACTTGTCCGACACATCGCTAGGGATCGGCAGACGCGCTTGGTCCACCCAGCCCCGTACCACGTCGTAGGTGACGATCTTGTACATCGCCTTGACCACGGCTTCAATCTCGCCACGGATCAGGTACGATGTACGCAGGTCCTCACTGGACAGGTACTCATGAACTTTACGGTACAGCTGCCACAAACGGTCTTGATCCTCGCGCGGAAGGGAGGCGAGGAATTCATTGGTCTCCTTGAAAAGCGTGTCGCGGTTAATGATGGCTGCCGAGTGATAACTACCAGCCGACAGGTCTAGGACTTCACCATTGTGCTCAAGCCTGAGCGCAGTGATTCCCTTGCTCGACAGTTCATTAAGATGAATCTGCATCGCTTACAAATCCTCAGTGGGGTATTGGATTCAAGGAGATAATGTATTGCGGAATTTTATACGAACGGAATGGCGTCAGGGTATAAGGGTCGACACTGGGTCACTATGGACCCAGTGTCGATTCACGCTATGTCGGCTTGGTCCTCAGAGAGGCACGTCGTCGTCAAAGCTGAAGTCAGAGCCGCCCGAAACTTGGGGAGCTGCTTGACCACCGCCATTACCGCCCCAACTACCGCCGCCACCGCCATTGCGGTTGCCGCCGTTGTTGTTATTGCCCCAGGAATTGCCGCCACCGCCATTGCGGTTGCCACCACCCCAGTTGTTACCGCCACCGCCGTTGTTGTTCTGCTCGCGGCGAGTCATCCACGCAGGCTTCGCGTAGTTCTTCTCGATTACCTTCGGCAGGTATTCGCGCACCACGTCGATCCAGCCTTGGCAGTAGAACTTGGAGGCCAGAGCCACCGGCATGCTACCTTGCTGATCGCGGAAGTTGTGGTAGGTGCAGTCCAGGAACGGGAACTCGATCAACGGACGGTTCTTACCTGCACTGATGCAGATGGAGATCACGCCTTCGTTGTTCTTCTCGAGCTTGATGCAGCTCATGATGGACGGGTTCGGGTCACGCTTCTTGTCGACGAAGCGATGGCCTTTGTTGTCCAGGAACACCACGATCGGTTGTTCGCTGTTGGCCACGAACTCCAGCGCACGCAGGACCGAGAAGAAGGCGCGGTTGGACAGCGCAGCTTCGATCTTGCCGTGGTTCTTGTCGTTCGGGACACGAGTCTTCACGACCAGACGCGGGTTGTTCTCGTAGTAGGCCGGACGCAGCGTGGGTTCACCCTCCATGCCATCCTGACGTTTTGCCTTGAGGGCTAGCGACGGATCGTCCAGGATGGTTTCCGGACGCTGATTCTGTTCGCTCATTGCTGTTTACTCCAGACCAAATTTTGAGAGCGGTTTCTAGTCAAAGGATAGGACCTAGGCGTTTCTTTTTACTCGTGGCACTCCCCTAGCCTTTCGCGTACAGATTCATGACCAGTTTCTCCAGTTCCGGCTCGTAAGCCTTCTTGACGCAACTGATGATGTATTCCTTCGTCGTCATGCTGTGCCACTTGTTTTTCTGGGCAATGTCGAGCATTACCCGGCGATACTTGATCGGGAACCCTGTGAACAGGTTGCTGTTATCCCCGAAGAACTGGAGCGTCATCCGGTCAAACGGAATGTTCTCCAAGGTCTTGCCATTGGTAAGCTTGGTGTGCCACAGAGCGGGAGGCTTTGTAGCGCCGGTGTGCGATTCCAACAGCGTAATCGCCGCAAACTTATACCGCTGTAAAAGGTCAACAGTGTAGTTCGACAGCAGGAGCACCTTACGGGCATCTGGTGGCAGGTCCATGTCCGTTTCAATCGGCTGGATCTGTGGATGTTCCCGCAGGATACGCTGAAACTCAATGACCGTGTTCTCTTCGCGCAGGGCGGCCATCTTCTGAAGGTGCGTGTTGGCATTCTTCAGAATGGCGAATGGAAACGCCCGAGGCAGCTTGCGGTAGAGGCACAGGTACGGCTGGGTCTTGACACGGCCTTTGGAGACCATGGAGACCGCTTGCTCGATGGTGGTCAACTCGTTGATCAGCAGATACGCCAGATCTTCAGGGAAGACGTCGTTCAGCAGTTCCGAGTCGGTGGCCCCGATCATGTTACGGATCAGGGTCCGGATGTTGACGTACAAGACGTCGACATGGTCGATGATGGGCTTGGGGTTGTGGTTATCCTCAAGGATGCCAAAGGCACCCTCGAGGGCCAAGCTGGTGCCGATGGAGACAGGGATCTGCCCCAGCTCCCGGCTCGACAGAGCCTGAGCGGCTCTGGGATCGATGATCATTGTCGCCTCCTACGCTACTTTGTACTTGTCGAGGACCGCCAAGACCCGTTGAGTCCGCGGAGCAAACTCGTCTTGGCCTTGACGCTTCATCCGCTCCAGCACCATGTGATTGATGTTGGTAGGCGTGATGCTGATCGGCTTCTCCACTGGAGCTTGCTGAGCAGCCAGGACAACTTCCTCCTGGGTCTTCAACTCATCCAATTGCGTAGACAGCCGGAACTGCGGGAACCGCTTGCGCAGGTCCTTGAGTCCGTGGTGTACGGTCTCGCCCCGGTGGATCAAGAGGCGGAAGCTGGAATGCTCGGGCTGATCCTCGTACTGCTCAAGCAGGCCGATCGTCTCATCCACACTGAGGTGGCGACAATCAAGCGTCTTGTACAGGCGAGCGCCGGTGTTCTCCACAAACCAGTGGTAGTTCCCGACGGGCGAGATGCACGCTCGGTAATGGCCCTTGGCAGCCTCCTCACCGTGCGATAGCCGGTCGAAGGAACCCTGAGCCAGGATCACCGAGGAATACCCCGCCATGGTCCGCTCCGTGCGAATGTGCACGTGGCCGATGCCAATGAAGTGGCGCACCAGACCCAAGTACGATTCGCTGCTGTGGTTCTTTGCCGATTCGATCGGCAGCTGGTAGTCGAACGACCCGTGCATACAGGCCACGTCGACCTTCTCCAGCCCGTGGATGCTCATCAGCTCACCCACTTGTTGCCATGTCACACTGGCGTCGGCGTTCCACTCGTCCGGCACATACAGCACGCTCAGGTTGTTCAGCTCTGCAATCACCTCGATGCTCAACACATCGACGTACTTGAGGTTGGCTGGGTTGTCCAAGGTGTTGTTGACGTTGACGAACTGCTTTGACTGGCGCCAGTCGTGACTCGGAGTGCCCTCCAAGACCCGCACGAGGATGTTGCGTTTCGCGCAGATACGAAGAAGATCACCGATCCACTCTTGAATAGCGTCCACCTCATCTTGAGGCAGGCTCATCAGGCGGTCAAACACGTCGCCTGCAAAGAAGAGCACATCTAGCTTGCCCGTGGCCTCATCGTCCGGGAACGCCCTGCGGAGGTTCTCGATGATGTGGTAGGTGTTGGTGCGGGGGTGGGCAAGGTGGATGTCTGAAATGAACGCCATGAGGATGTCAGAGCGGTTCGATGTCGTCTTCGTCAATCTCATCGAGGACTTTCCTGGCTGGCTCAGCAGAGCTGGCCGGGGACGCGGCGCCTGGGTCGATCTTGTCCACGAGGGACCCGATTTCCTTGGCACGCTCTCCGAACATCAGCTCCAGTGGGATGTTGTAGCGCCGGTAGATCTTCGCCCACATCAGACCATAGACCGACGAGATGGCATCGGATGGGCTGTAGTTGAGCGAGAGCAGACGCTGCACGAAATGATCGATGATCATCCCCGGAGCGTTGACGGTCACCTGCGCATCGAACTCGGCTGCCAGTTCACCAAGGTCGGTGTCGGGGCGGGCGTCGATACTGCGGATCACCATGGGCGTCGGCGAGATCAGCGGTGGAACAGTGAAGAGCACCTTGGACGGATCGCTGTCACTCACCACGTCGATCATGCGGTTGGCATGGCCTGCGGCGGCGACAAAGATGTCCACACGGCGGTTGCTCTTGTCCTCTGGGTTGGGTACCAGATGGGGCAGCAAACGGCGGGTAAAGTCACGCTCGGTCATGCGGGCGTTGGCTTCACGGTCCATCTGCTCCAGACGTTCGAAATCGTCTTTGGTCAGCTGCATGACGGTATCTCCGTAAAAGAGGGTGGCCGGAGCCACCCTCGATCAGACGACTCAGTGAACGACTGGCGCTTCCGAAACAGCCTGCTCGGCGACAGAGGCCACGGATTCAGCCGGAGCGTCTTCGGCTACTGGCTTGGCAGCACCGGCGACTTGGGCAGTGGCTTGACGCGCAGCCAGGGCGGCGTCTTTGCGGAACTGCTCCAGGTACACGTCTTCGACGACGTAGTACGCACGGCCGATCTCGGCACCGTAACCAGCCAGCAGGTTGCCGAAGGATTCGGTGATGGCTTGGGACTGCATGACTTCGCTCAGCTTGTCACCGGAGACCCACTCGCCGGTGTCGGCCAGTTGTTCTTCGATCAGCACGCCGCCGTCTTCCAGCAGGGTGGTACGGATGGCGCCTGGGATCTCGGCTTCGATGACCACCAGCTGCGGGGTGCGCTCTTTCGAGGTGCGCGCCTTGTGGGCGATGGCATTGGCACCGGCGATGAAGAAGCGCTGGGCCAAGGTGTCGACCATTACCGGGTCGGTGAAGATGCGGTCGATGTGTGCGGCGCTCAGCTCAACGATGGTGCGTTGCAGGTTCAGCAGCGCGTCGTTGTTCGATTGCAGGGCCTGCTCGACGGTGCTCAGGCGGTAGTCCTGCGAAGCCAGTAGCTTGAGGCTGTCGACAACTTCAACAGCGGTGATGGTTTCTTTCAGGTTGGCCTGATCGCGAGTGATCACGAAGGTGTCACCAGCCTTGAGGGCGTCGCCAGTGACGGTGGTGCCGTCGGCCAGTTCGAACTTGTCCGAAGGGTTGGCGTACAGCTTACCGGCGTCGGTGGACAACACTACTACTTGGCTCATGGAGCACTCCTTTAGGTAGAGAGAAGGTCAGCCAGGATGAAAGGCTTCCCATCGTTTTGCAGATCAATGATGCTGCGAATTTTGGAATCGGTTGCGGAGACTACGTGTTGAATGTCAATCGTCTTGTCACCGTCTCGTAGTATAGCACCGATTTGTAAATCAATACTGTTCCCGGTCACCACGGAGGTAACGTCGAGGGTGACTTCATCGAACTGACGCTCGAAGTAGTCTTCCAGCACACTGCGGGTTTCGTTTTCGAGGTCAATGGGGCTATTACCCCACTTGGCCACGAGGTCGCCCAGACTCACAATCGACCCCCGGTAGATGTCGGACTGCGATCGCTGGGAGACATAGAAGTTGGTCAAGGCTTCGTCGGCCTTGATGGTGAGGTCAGTGGCAAAGCCAGCACTGCCCAGCACCGGGATGACACGTGTGACTGGCATCAGGGTCTCTCCAAAGAGAAAAAGAAAGGTACCCTGGTGGAGGGTACACCGCACATACCATCACGGCATGTGCGGTGCGGGACGATCAGAGCGAACCGTTGTCGGGGTCGCTCGGGTCATCCAAGCCATCGTCGAGGAAGCTCTCGAAGTTAGCCCACATACTTGTCCGCACAATACATTGGTCGGAGAAGTTCAGTGGACCACGGTTGTCGCCGTCGCGGATGGTGAGGTACTGCGTTGCAACAGCACCCCCTTCTTCGTTGAACGTGACGATACCGTCCATGACCGCCTGGTAGTCCTCGTTCTCTTCGCCGTACCGCCCTTCGAAGTAGTTCGTGAACTTCTTGCCCCAGCCGTTGATCATGTCCTTCTCGAACAGCTTCTGGACCCGTGGGTTTGCCATGAGCCAACGCTGCTGCTCCGGGCCCGCCTGCTGGAACTGACCGATGCGACCCATTGGGCGGATCTCATCTTTGTCGAACAGGTGGGTGACCTTACGCTTGAGCGCGTCGATCTTGCGCTCCAGTCGGTCAAAGTCAAACGACTCAAACCGGCCGATCGCCCGTTGGAACATGTCGCTACCGGTCAGTCCGAAGGACCGAGCCGTGTTTTCCATACGCTGTCGGATAGCCGCACGGTCCTCCGATCGTGGGAGACCGTAGTGCATGGCACCGAACTCCTGATCATCAGCGTAGATAGCTATCGCCATGGTGATTTCCTCATCTGGATACCTGGTCGCCCTCGATAATCCAACTGGTGATGCTCGCGATCAACGGCGGCGGAAGCGTCGTGTTACGCGAAACGGTGAATGGTTTGTCGAGGTCCATGACCCCCGTCTTGGGATCGTGACGGCTCATGACTTTCGCATTTTTGTTGTCGAGCGGCAATTCGCCCCACAGTGCGTCACCATCGAAGTCAGCGTTCTTGTCGATCAGGTTGAGCGGCGAGATGCTGATGGTGTTGTCAGTTGGGTCCGTCTTGATCTCGTCGATCTGGTTGTAGCCGATCGAGCCGCGGGTCAAGGTGGGGTTTCGACCAAAGGTGGTTGGGATGGTGCCGTTGGGTGCTTCGGCCAACAGCTCCTTGAACAACCGGTCCAGTTCCGGGTGCCACCGCAACGTGTTCTCGTAGATCAGGGCTTGCATCTCGTTGGGGATGTAGCCTTGAGTGATGAGCTTGTTCTGCAAGTGCGCCTTGAACAACAGCGTACTGGCCGACCAAGGCATCTGCAACCCGTCTTGCCGGTGAGGGTGTTGACGGGAGGTGATCACGGCACGGAACCCGAAGTACGGGCGAGTACCATAGATCAGTTTACGAGCCACCCCAGGCTTCTTGAAGATTACTTCCGACTCGAAGGTCTTGTAATACTCGTTGAACTGTTGGTGGGCGGTAACGACACGCGCTTCCTTGACAGCCTGGGCCAAGCGTGGCTGACTCTCAGACTGCTCCCGGTTGTCGATCCCGATCAGGATGTGCGCAGCGTTGACTGCGGTCACCATCTTGGGGTCGGCGGTAATCCGGTTGTTGGAATTCTCCTTGATGAAGCCAAGGCGCGTGGGGAACGGCATGTAGTCCGAGAACGTCCGGTCGTAGTTCTCTTGCAGGAACCGCATGATCTTGCGGCGCTTGCGGGCGGATGCTGAAGGACCAATCAAGCCAGCCTTGAACAAGGCCACCAGGATCGGTTCGTAATTCTCGATGAAGTGGTTGTACCCACGAGGGATCTCAAGCCGCTCCAGCTTGCGCATCTTGTCCGCAGCCAACGGCGACGGTGCAACGTAGCGCGGGTTACAAAGGTACTCCAAGATGTTGAAGTTGGAGTGCGTCAGGTTCTTCGACAGAATCCGCCACACTGTAAGGTTGATGAATTTCTTAATACCAGCCGGCACTTTGAGCCACAGGAGGGTCTCCAATGGTTTCTCAGTGATCGGCATGACCAGGCTCAGACAGTCGTTACAGCGGATGCCGTAGTTGTCCATGCCGTGGATCGCGCCACAGTCGCAACTCGCCGTGTTGTTCAGCGAATCACCGTCGAGGCTGGCATAAATCAGGTTGTTGAGTTTGGCCCGGTCGGCCTCCAGATCGATGTTGAAGTCGTTCATCAGTGTCGCTGGATTCGACTGATGGACGAACATGGCGTCGTAGCTTACCACGCGCAGATAGATGCCATTACGCTTCTTCATTGACCTCCCCCACTACTCGGTGAAAAATAAAAGGCATAGCGAGGGGGAGCGAATGCTCCCCCAGGCTATTAACGCCGGTTAGTAGCTGTTGCCGAAGCCAAAGCCGTTACCGACGGTACCACGCAGCGAGCGCGCACCATCACCGCCTACGCGGCGAGAGTTGAGCATGCCGTGGGTGAGGTCACCACCGACGAAGTCGCGGATGCGAGTGTTACCACGCAGGCGACGGTTGCCGAAGGTGTAGTGGGCCGAACGCTGATCGATGTTGATCTTGCAGTCGGCGACAGCCATCGCCAGCGCTTCGATGAAGGCCGGGTCGATGAACGCCAGGTCAACGTAACGAGCGTACTTGACCGAACCCACGCCCAGGGCGGAGGTCAGTTGGTCGTACTGCTCGGACACGCGGATTTCCACGTCCAGATCGACACGGTCGATCACGTCCTGGTAACGCAGAGCGGAATCGCCCAGGTCGTTCGGGTTGGTGGCCATCCAGCGCAGCAGGTCCCACTCACGCAGGTCGCGCTCGTTGCCCTTCTCGTCGATCCAGGTACCGGTCAGGTAACGGGCACCGGACATTTGCAGCGGCTTCTCGACACCCAGCTCGCGAGCACGACGGGTGAAGTTGCCGTTGGTCAGACGGTCGGCGTAGTCGTACAGACGGCCGATGGCGTCCTGGTTCGGGCTGTCGTCGTTGGCAGCGTCGGACAGCAGGGAGGTGATCCAGCTGTTGTCGCCACCTTCTTCCAGCTCGATAGCCCAGGCCAGGTTGTCGTCAACCAGGCTGAAGAAGTACTGCGCCCACTTGTGGGTGTCCAGCGAAGCGCGGTTGTCGAAGACGACCGGCTCTTTGTCCTGGTCTGGACCGAGGATGTTGAGCAGGCCCGCGTCGCGGAAGTCCACGTCACCACGAGCTACATCGCCCGGCAGGAAGGTCTGTGCCCACGCCTGATCCTTGGAGATCACGGAGGCACCGGCCAGAGCCAGGAGCAGCAGTTCAGGGGTGATGCCGTTGGCGTTGGTGTCCATGCGGTTGATCACGTACACCGGAGTGAAGTACGGCTGATCACGGCGCTGGGTGCGAGACCAACGATCTTCTTGGGCAGGCGGGGTGTACATGATGTTCACGTAACCGCCCAGGTTGGCCAGGCCGACCGGGATGTTCTGGTCGCCTTTGCGGACGATGCCGGAAACGGCAACGGCGATGTCGCTACGACGCGGCAGGCCATCGGCGGTCACGGATTCGCGGCCGGACAGGTCGACGTTGATTTCCAGGGTCGACTGCTTGCTCAGCCAGTCCAGGGAGAAGAACAGGTCAGGCTGGAACAGCGAGCCGTAGATCGACGCCAGAGCAGCCTGGGCGTAGAACACGACCTGACGCACTTCGGTGTTTTCCGGATCGTTGAAGTCGACCTTGCCACTCACTACACGCCAGCCGGCACGCACGATTTCCACGCTGCGGCGGGTCTGGTCGAAGGCTTTCTTGGCGATCTCGTCGATCAGGCCCAGGTAGCTTTCGGTGATGTAGTCGGACGGGATCACCGGCAGGGTGTAGCTGCGGTGGTTGATGTCGACGTTACGCACGCCGCTGTCGTCGGTCATCGAACCGCCCAGAGCCAGCGCGGACACCAGAACCTTGACGGTGCCTTGGTCTTCGACTGGGTAAGCCAGGATGACGGAGCTGATGCTGACGTTGTGCTCGGACGCTTCCAGACCCAGGACTTGGATCTTGCTCAGGTCGATCAGGCCGGCACCTGCGACTTGACGCTCCGGGTCGAACCAGTGCTTCACGGCCTTGACGGCGTTGACCAGCACTTCGCCGCTGATGCGACGGGACATCGGAGCACCCAGGAGGCGGTTGATGTCGAGCAGGCCAGCAGCCGAAGGCGTTGGGGTTTCGCGGGTGCGCTGTTCGGTGTTGCCGCCGGTGGCGCGGGGACGCTCGGTGTTGCTGTTGCCGTTCGAACCGGTATCTTCGTCTTGTACAGCCATGGTGTGACTCCTTGGGTATTAAATGCGTTACTAGGCCTAGTGAACTCGAAGCTTGGCTTCTGTATTCAACTTTATAATGTAGCACCGTGCAAAGTTCGAATGGAATTTGCGCAGTTAGCCTCATTATCATTCGGGCCCAGCGTTTAAATTAACGATCGCTTTTGACAGGAAAAGGAAATACCCTCCCTTGTGCTGGGCTATAAACCCAGCCGGAGCAGATCTCCTATACCATATGTAGTCCTGAGTTATTTTTTACGATTGCATCAGCATCACCTTACTGTGAAGTCCCGGCTAATCCTTTGAGACTTTACCCGCCAATTGGACCATCGCCATGTACACACTGTTCAACTCCGAGTCCAAGCTCAGGCAGACGAATGTCGCCACCATGGGCCTCGACTACGTCAAGCGTGAGCTGATGAACGTACAGGTGGCTCGCTACAAGCAGTACCGGGCGATGAACCCGGGGTACTTGAAAAGCGACCACGTGCTACAGAAGACATTAGCCATGGTTGACATCCCCTTCGACGGGGACCTCCCTGACTTCTACCTGCGTGTGTCAAGCATTGTGGATCGCATCTCCGGGCAGATGGGTTTCTGCACCGCAGGGCACCACGGGCGTGTCCGCAACCATAGCCACTTCTACGGTCGTGGGGTGAACGAGATCATCATCGCTGTTGCTGACGATGAGATCACGCCTGCCCAGATCTGGTTCAACTGGCGGAATATGAGCCCCGTGAGGATACTCTCACATCCTATCTCTGGCTGTGGTATTATTGAACTGGACGGCACCAACGAGTTCAAGAACCTGCCCATTGGCGCTACGGCGACCATTGAGCTGAACATCCCACTGCTGGCGTGTCAGTACCACCTGTGGCGCATGGCAACCGCTAGCCTGGCCCCTGAGGGCTTTGCGTTCCCGGTGGCCCACTTCCTGACCCAAGTGGTGATCCCGAATCTGCTGGACAGTCACCTCGATGTGGCCGTGCAGAACACCCTGCATGGGTTGATTGAGCCTGACATCGGGTATGTGCGGGCAGATAGTAGCATGCCGTTCTATACCGCTGATCTCTACCCACGGTTTGAGAAAGGCTTGAAGGAACTGGTAGATCGCTTCAGCAACCAGACCCTGACCTACCAGAGCATCCTACAGAACATCCCGGTGTTTGCCAAGGAGACGCTGATTCAGGTCGTCAGGATGCCGGACATTGCGTTCACCAACCAAGCCATCTGGGCACTCACCATTGCTCGGTTGCCGTTGGTAGCCATGCTCCTGAAGTTCGACGAACTCTCCAAGAACGTGAAGAACGACGCGGACAAGAACCGCATCCGTCGGAGCCTCACGGAAGCCGAGAGTGGCAAGTACCTGATCAACCAGGTGCCTGCGCCGGTGCAAGCCTGGACTCAGGCCTTCATTGACAAGTACATCCGTCCGCAGCTATAAGGCATAGAGAGCAGCCCTAGGGCTGCTCTCTATGTTGTCACTCAGGGAAGTTCTTGTGGTCCACAAAGGCACGCAGGAGTGGTAGGATCGACACGTGTGCAAACCGAGGCTGCACCGGTGCCGGTTCGGGCACGAGGCCCACATCCACCCGTCTAACAACGTACCCATCTGGCGACACGTAAACCTTGGGTTCAGCGGCGCGTTTCTGCTCCCAGTCTTGGTACTGCTTCTTCCGAGCGGCCAACTTAGCCTCTCGCTCTTCAGCGAGTCGCGCCTGCCCTTCGGGACTCATCATCCCTCTTTGGAACAGTGCTTCGTATGGCGTCTCGTAGACCGTACCACTACAGTGCGTGAAGTCACGGAGGAATGCTGCTTCCGGGCGGAAGGTCACCAGTCCGTGCGGCCAGACAATGCAGTAGTGGTCTTTCTCGGGTTTGAAGAGGTCGTAGAACATCGGGTCGATGTCGACAACTTGGTTCTCCTCATACCCCAAAGCTCTGTACGAGCGGTCATCTTGGAACCCGTGCATCCAGTCAGAAATTATCCAGCTGGTGATGTCGAGTTCACGTATCTTGAACGCGTGTACCTTCGTCATCGCCTCGAGTCCTGAGGTTGTGGATCTTGATAGCCGCATCCCGGTCGTACGGGAGCAGCGCCAAAGCCAGCTGCTGGTAGATGATCCATAGATCGGGACCTACGCCCTCGATGATGGACTGCATCAACCGGCCCACCTGTTCAGCCCGCTCTTTGTACGGGAAGGAGGCTAGCATCTTCGCCACCTCCTCGTCCGTGGCGTTGCGTACACCGGAGTTGCCACCGTGTGCCCAGGCTACCCGGGCGCTACCGTTATAGATCCACGGTGGGGGCCCCAAGACTACCAGAGGACGCTCCGCTGTCTTCTCCCTCGAGATCGAGGGGAGGGCCGCTAAGAGCCGCTTGACAGCCTCGCCGTGTCCCATGGTCCCCAGGGGCGGTAGCCCCAAGTCTCCCTCGTTGGTCATAATCCGCATTCCTCAATTGTTTCACGGCATCGGCCAGCATCATGGCCACGTGGATGTTCAGCTCACCGTGTTGGCGGATGGCATTCTCCACGAGCACATGCACCGGCACTGCGCTGAACTTGGACACCTCTACCGCTTTAGCCACCAGTTCCCGGAACACGTCGGTGATCCATCGGTTGGAGGCATGGACTGACAGATCGGGCGGAACGACACGGGCAGTCGTGGTATGCTTAGGCGTGCCCTCAAGGTCGCTCCACGTGGTCAGCACAGGACCGCCACGTGGTTTGAACTGGAGGATCTTGGCCTCAGTCGGCAAGCCAGTCTTCTCCGTCATCATCGTCCTCCTCGTAGAGTTCCTCATCGCTGTCGAGGGAACTGTTGGCGTCAGTCGGTTCAGGTTGCAGGTTGACTTCCCCGGACGGCGTGTAGATGTCACTGATCAGACGGACGTAGTTACTGTCCACCTGGAACACCCCCAGCGTCTCGAGGCACATGTAGAACGACTCCAGGATCTCGTAGGTCAGACGACGCACGTCGATCATGGCCATGACCTCATCCGGCATACCGATGCCCGACAGGATGGACAGAGGCAGCATCAGCGTGCCCATCTTGTCCTTACCTGCCCGTGCACAGTAGTCGCGCAGGCGGATGCCAGTCTCCTTGTCGGTATTGTCCACGTGGGTCAACCAAGCCTGCATGTCAGTCTTGTTGTTGATGGCCAGCGGAACCTTAATCACCGAGAAGGGTGGCGACTCTACGTTGCCGTACTTGGGTGCGAACACGGTCTCCCAGAAATGGTAGTGCCGGTAGTTCGTCTTCTCCATGAACGGATCGTCCTTGTTCATGTTCGGGTACGACTCCTGAATCTGTGCCGACTTCAGGTAGCGGTGTTCCCCGGACTTGATCGAGGTGTAGATGTCCTGCTCGAGTTTCCAGACGGTCAGGTACACCTCTTCCAAGGTGAACTGACGGTTTTCATCGGCCCGGGTCATGATTTCCTTCATGAACGCCTTGGCCTGCTTGATGATGGACACAGGCACGGTGGAGGACCGCAGGGCCACGCCCTTGATCTCCATCTCGTAGTCCATGTACACCCGGCCTTCCCGTGCACTCATGAAGGCGTAGTAGTGTTTTGCCCGGCTGGTCAGGGTGAACACCGGGAACGCGTACTCGTTCTTCATGGTGAGGCGGTGCAGGTCTTCCTGAATCACCCCCATGTTGGCCGACAGCTGGGCCAACACGTGCACGATGCACTGACAGGCCACGTACGTGGTGGTGTACCAGATCCCGTCCCCTTCCCGGCTACGATGATCGCTGCCGGTGTACCACGTCACCCACTCTTGCGTGGTGAAAATAGTGGAGTCGGTGTCCGATGCCAGCACCACTCGGCGCAGGATGCCCTTGATGTTCGCCACAGTGGGCGCCAAGAGCACGGGGGTGAGGAAGGTGCGGATGAACGTGAAGTGGCTTTGTACTGTAGACTGGATGTTGGCCGAAGTCTTGGCCACATACGCCAGCTCAGTGAACATGCCCTTCTCTTTCATCGAGTCGAAGTCTTCACCTTTGGTAATGTCGGCGTTCAGGTAGGTCGCCAGCATCTTGGTGTCGTCATCGAACGCCTTGCCTCGCAGCATGGCGAACCCGTCATCGACCTGAGTGGGGTCCTGACGGGGGTCGTACTTGATGATCTGGTCCATGAAGTTGCGGACGTAGGCATCGTTGTACTTGGCAATATGGTACAGGTCGCCCGTGTACACCACGATCGCTCGCTCCAATGGTAGCAAGGTAGCGATCAGAGCGTCGATCTTCTTGAACTGGTCAGCGTTGCGCCAGTACAGGTCGGTCGAACGACGGATACAGGCCGAAGTCTGCTCCACGGTAGGGTACACAAAGCCGCACTCGTCCATGGCTGCCTGGAACTTGTCGTGCGGTTGGCTCTTGATGAGCGCCAGTATGTTCGCCACCGTTATCTTGGGTGACCAGTAATGTCGTGATCCTGCCAGCAGCTTCTCGTTGTTGGCGTTGCCGTAGCCGGTGGCCGAACGACACATGGAGGTCAGGCTGGAGTGGCCCGATTTCACGTACAGGATGTTGCCAGTGAAGCCGTGCATGCCCGACAGCGAGTTGATCGCGATCTTCTTGGCGTTCTGCTCGGCGTCTTTGATCTTCTCGAGAACGTCGTCCTTGGCCACTTGGGCCAGAAACATCTCGTTCTTCGCTTTCTTACGGCCAGCGATGCCGGATTCCACGAACTTGGCCGAAGGGGACTTCAACACCTTCGGGTTTTCGTAGCACACCATCGACGGCGAGAGGATTCGGTTGCTCTGCGTGACAGTGTTGACGTAGCCCAGCAGGGTCATTTCGGTTTTGACCCGGTTGCCCGGTGATTCTTGCTTCAAGACCAGCATGTTCGGGTCACGAAGCGGGTATTTACCGCCCCGGGAAAGCGTCTTCTTCAGAAAAGCCAGGCACTTTTCTTCAGGTTGCCCGGTCATCCGGTGCAGGAAGAGGGTGTTCTGGTCGAAGTACCCTTTCAGCAGGTCGAGATCACGCTTGTAGGCTTCCTTGGGAAGTACAAATGGGTTTTCCATCGATGATGCCCTTAGCAAAACAAACAAAAAGAAAAGGTATCGGACTCTAGCTCATAATAGAGCTAGAGTCCGTTTTTATTCACTCAGGTTCACGACCGTCACGACCATGCAATCGTCTTCACGCATTGGAACGACTTCCATGATAGCGAAGCCGTCCTGCATCTCCGCTTCGATTTGGCGGAGTACTTCAAACCCGTAAGGGCGCATGCCGTTATTGTGGAAGTTACAGACCGCCTCGATGAACGCGGAGGCTGCGGCCTCAGGGAGAGTGCCATGGCAATCGTCCATGAAGGCCTCTGTGTCTTCCATCAGGCCACTTTCTTCGAGGACCATGATGTTGAGGTGGGTGGCGAGGTTGCACAGGGCGAACAACCCCTGTCGTTCATCATCGCGCAGGTCGTACCGATTGGCGACCTTGTCCACCTCTTCAAGGAAATCCCCGTAGCCAGCGAAGAAGTCGCCGTCGTACGGGAAGATCAGATGGTTTTCAGTCCCTGCCGTGCGGTTGATCCTCATGGGCTTACCGCGACGGTCAGGTGACCAGCTAGTACGAGATCTTGAAGTCCGTAATGCCATTCTGGAGCAATGCCTCGCGAACAAGTTGTTCGGTCGAGTCACTGACACTGCCGACCTCGACGGTCAGCTTGCGGTCGGTGATGACCTCAATGGTGTTTTGGTCGATCCACGGCACCCCGAGGACTTCGACCTGACCGTTACCAAAGCGCAGCTTGACGTAGCTGTACGACCCTGCCGACTGGGGCAGCGTGGTGATGTAGTTCCGGACCTGATTGTGCTTGGCTTTCACATCGGAAATCAGCACAGCGGTGTCAAGGTCCAGATCCGCCGCCACGATAGTCACGTTGTCGCGGTTGGCCCCAAGGATGTTCGGGGCCAGCGTGTTGAAGCGTACCGTCTTACCTTTGAAGTCGGTGATCATTGTCGAGTTCCTCGATGAGTAGAACGAAAGTCCCAGTGGCATCTACCACGTCCACATCCACCCAACGACGGTCTGACACGGCGCTGAGGAAACGATCCTGCCGCAGCCGCATGACCCATTCTCCTCGGTGCATCGCATCACGATTGACCGTGTGGAAGAACGCATGAAGGATCAGGTCCTTCACGTACTGTCGCACTGCTTGGGGCAGTTCGTCATCAAACAACGGGGTGTCAGGATCGAGTGAGTAGCATACCTCAGGGAGCAGGTCAGCCAAGACCTCTGAAGTATTGATGAGAATCATGATGATGTCCTTAGCGCGTTGCCACAATCAGTGTCTCTTCTTCCGGGAAGTACGCAGCATGGAACACGCTACGCCGATCCAGACCCGGGGTTGCACGGTCTAGCGCGCAATAGAGGTTGATCATAGCATTTCGCAGCGCTATGAAGTTGTCTTGGGCGTCGTCTTGGTCTTCTTGTGATGAACCCGGGTAAATCGGGTACAGACGGCGAGCGTAGTCGTTCACCATCGCTTCGCCACGGCGGCACCAGTCAGCATAGAACGAATACATCTCGTCAATGCTGTACGAGTGGTCCATGACTTGGGAGAGGTCCGAGAGAAATCTCTGATGGACCTCTACCCCATCCAGCATAAAGTTGCGCTCAGCCATCGGATATTCTCACAATGATCGAGCCGTCGTCAGCGTCGTAGCCGACGAGTTCCGTGAACAGGTGATCCAAAGTTCGGAATCGGCTCAGTTGGTCAGCAAACGCTGCGAAGACGTCGACGGTCATTTCATAGACCTCATCGACCTCCACCATCAGCTTGTCACGGCTGTGGAAATTCGCAGACTTCCTCATCCAATAACTGAGCACATTGCCATGTTCTACGGCAAGAGTGTTTTTAATCACCCCTCTTAATGCTGACGCCACTGAGACTATCAATAGTTCCCGGTCGACTGATCGTAGCCAATCGCCTTCTACGGGGATACACAACACTAACGGGATCAATGGGGGCGTCTCCTGTTGGTGGCGGGGTAATTTCGACAATGGCAGAATCATCATCTTGATCGACCTCCACTAGGTGGACGGTGTCGCCTTCTCTGACGATCCGGCTGGTCAGATTCTCCAGCTGGTCCGTCATGTTGGTGAACATCGACGAGATTTCGGTCTTGGCCGTGTCTGGCAGACGGTCATCAACCATGGGGTACGCGTAGAACTTGTCTTGCACCCGAGCGTCAATTGCGGCGCTCAGGATGGCGAAGATCTGCTCGATACTCAGACCAGTCGCAGCGCACACCTTGAGGACGTCCCGGAGGAATTCGCCAGACGCTTCCATACTTATCATCACGCGGATCTCGGCTGGCGCTGATGAAGATGTCCTCGTCGGGTTCGTAATAGGTGACCCCAAGCAAACGGAAGGGAGCCCGCGCTTTGAAAGCAGCTGCTGCTGTGCCAAACCGGGCCGGGCGGGGGGAGCCAGTAGTTTCATAGAACTTCCTAAGGTTCTCGAAGATCGCGTAAAACGACGAGTAAATGTCATCGCACCACCAGATAAGGCTTTCTTCCTGATCTGGGTAATTCTCTGAAATGTCTTCCAGAAAGAAAGGCTCGTCGAACACGAAATACGCGATTGCGGCATAAAGCAACGCGGAAGCGCCAATCTGTTCGGCAAGACCTCTACCGAGCATACTGAACGCCTCCTCGTACGGAAGATGTAAAGCGATTGAGCTGATCCCAGTTGACAACTCTGCGTACCTCTATCACCATCACACCGTCACAGTACTCGAGCACGCGGCAATCGGAGCACGCTTGCTTGAGCAGACCCTTGAAAGCAGTCTGCATCTTCCTGTTAATGGCTGCGATATTTGGACGGAACATGCGTTGTTGTTGCTCCGTAGAGCGATGGGTCCATGAGCGACCTGCTCGCGTATCTAGAACATCCCTAGCCTTTATTGCGCAGTTGATCATCTCAACCATTGGAACCATGATGCCGATTTTGCCCAATCGCCTGTACAGGGTCTTGAACTCGTCATGGTCCAGCGGTGATTCAACCAACACGAAGCGGGTGCTATCAGGACTCGGCCCAACAGTCACCCGCTCAAGCTTATAAGGCTCATATGCCCGAGGATATAAGTTCTTCGAACGCTCGACGTAGTCTCTCAGGATAGAAATCTCCCTGCGCTTGGGCATGGTGATACTCATCCTTTATCTTGATTGACGGTTTTGGCGCCGGGCGCTTGACTGGAGTGACCACGATGGCCTCTTCCTGTGGGAAGTATTCCAGATCAGCTCTTTCCTTCTTGGGGTCGATGCCGGCTTCTACGAGCCTGACAAACTGATCCACGAAGGCATCCACGGGGGAGTAGTCACTGAGTTCTTGCCCCAGTGCCTCGATCACAGCGTCTATCATCTCGACAGACTCTGTCCTGTTGTACGATCCGACCATGACGGCCATTACGCCGATGATCTTACCGGAGAATGCGGTACCAAGCTGGTCCAGCAGCATTTCCCGGATGGCACTCTCTACATCACTGCTGGCTACCACGTATGTAGTCATGTAGCACCTTCACTCGCGGTTTACCCTGTCCAGATACATCCGCTTCACTTCATCCCGAATGGTCGGGTTGTGGATGTTCTTGAACACCTCATCTACCACGTAGTCGATGTACTCGCCTACCTGATCGAGGTCGTCCAACTCTCGGACGATTGTTGGAGGGGTCATGCGTTTGACCTGCTTCAACAGTTCCTTATACCGTTCCACGACCCGGTCTGATTTTACCTCAATGATCAGGTCTTCGGTGAACTTGACGTGGCGGAATTCGACGGTACGATTGCCGATGACGTGATGGATCTGATCCACCATCGGATCGAACATCACCTGCATGTTAAGAAGCAAGTCATCTGCTTCCACGCACAGGTTATCCAACTCCGCTTCGGACATGGCCTTGACCGGGTAGCCAAGCGCAGTCACCAGCTCCAGTGCTGGATCAGGCTTGCGACGGACATGGCGCATGGTGGAACGGATGTAGGCCTCAGCAAACGCTACCGCTGCTTCCATCAATACGGCATTCCGGTTAGGGCCATCGGCATCGACACTGTAGCCACGAGGCCACATGTACAACGTGTCGTTTAGATAGCCCACCAACTCGGAGACGGGGACAACGATATTCTGCACAGACTAACTCCTGGTTATTTGTTTTCGAAGGAGCATGACCAAAATGTCACTGGTCCACTCAATCGACACGACGTATTGTCGCAAGTGTGACAGAATGTGCTCGTCTAACTGTTCAACGAACGACACGCACTCCCGATCTTGTAATGCGCGGATGTGCCGGTACTGGTCTTTGAGGGATGGACAGGGCGGGTATTCACTCGACACTGTCAGACCGCCTTTTTCAACCAGATCCCGTTCGACCACGTATTGCCATGCAAGAGGCGAAAACGCCCCGCCCCTATCTAGGGTATCGGTAAGCGTCGAAACGTCGAACACGAGCACCCTAGGGCCCTTAAATTCGATGTTCATAGTCTCCCCCTACAAGATAGGGCACATGTGTTCTATTTAACCAGAAAAAATAAGGTCAGAGAGGAGGGTGGACCCCTCCTCTCTATGTTCAACCGAAGCTTGGCCAACCGCCGCCGTCACTGGTCGGGTTCGCCTTGTTCAGCGCCGGACCGTGACGGTCGAAGTCGTAGCGCTCTTCAGGGAACTGGCCGTGCCATTCGCCGTCTTTGCAGCGAGCACACTTGTAACCGACGCTGGTCTGTTGAGTCGCGTGGATGTCATCAACGTTGCCGCAGCATTCGCATTCGAAGATAGTGGTCATGTCAGTGGTTCCTTTTACTGGTCTTTCAGAAGGTTGAGTACTGCCGCATCCAGAATCGCCCGACGGTAAGCCAGACGCGTCGTCAGCGACATGTTGCGTATCCGCCGCGTTGGATTGTCCGCAGGGACGTTGAATTTCTCCATGATGGCTCTCATGGCTACGTCGGTCACCACTTCTGGTGTGATCTTGGTCGGGGTCATAGTGGTGTTCTGAATGCTTGTAGTGGGGAATGAGCACCCGTTCTTGGTTCTTCTGAACCGGGTAGTCGGGATGCACATCATTGTAATCGAAAATGGCGACCACGCGGTTGTACTGGTCCACGTACACGTAGTCGCAGAAGTCAAACTGGAGTGCAGCCTCAGCGGCGTCTAACGCTTCCAAGGTGCACTCGTAGGGCTCACTGGTCTGGACCAGGCGCCTTTTGGACCAACGACTGATCTCGGATTGTTCGGAGGCCATCGGTATTCACCACCCCTAAGGTTGGGAACCAGGTCTTCAGGCGCTCGACGTCCCGCTCCTTGGTCATGTCACGGTCATGGATGATGTAGTCCACGCCCTGGAACGACATGCCGATCTGGTGCATGTACGAACCGTCTTCCATGTCGTGACGGATCACGATGGCAGTCGACGGGGAATCGTCCTGCTTCCAGATCAGGTGGTTGTACGGCTCGAGCAGGCCCTTGAGCGAAGGATCGTCAGTGTCAGCCAGCATGATCAGCAGGTTGACGAAGTCCTCATGCTCGGTCGCCGTGAAGATGATGGTCGAGAGCTTAACGCCTTTCATTGGCATGCACCAGTTTGAAGGTCAGGTTCAGCTCGGTGCCTTTGGACGTTGAGGTGATCTGGAAGCCCACCTCGGAACCCGGGTTGTCCTCCTCGAACCGCTCAGCCAGACGACCGATGTCACTGGCCATGCTGTACGTCATACCGGTTCCTTCGGCCAAACGTGTGATACGGTCTCGGATGTTACTCGGCATCTTTCTTCTCCACAGGCGGGGTCAGGTAGGTCGGGGAGAACTGACTCGGCGAACTTTCGATGGTCGACTCTGAGATGAAGCCTTCGGATATGGAGCGTGGCCGTAGACGAGGACCCCGGAACAGGGGACGTGGTGTAGTCTGGGCGCTTTCGCTATGGGTCCTGATGACTTGCAGCGGGGCCCAGGCGAGCAGTACGTCTGCTTCAGTGGCAGTGGGGACTTCTTGCCAATGAACGGTGCGGTACTTGCCGTTAGCGTCGAGTAGGGACAGATGGCCTTTCTTGCCATTACGGCAGTAGGTGATCTGCACCAGCTCTTCGATGAGCAACTCTTCCGCGATCATCTCATCGACCGGCATCATGCGCTTGCTGAGGATGATGTCACGCAGGGCGAGATGCAGCAAGGAGTTCTTGTACACCTTACGGCGTACCTTCGGTGCCTTTCTGCCCAGATGGATGCGGTTCATCTCGCGCATCTTGTTCTTGAGCTTCTGGCCAGCCCAGCCGATGAGGAAGTCCTTTTCGGTGAGCTTCTCACGGTCGTGGAAGAGATTCAGGTAGTTCATGCCGGCGCGCTTGGCGAACTTCATGAGCTTCGCCTGCATGCGAGCTTTACTTGGGGTAAGGCGAGTCGGATACCTGATGTCCTGACGCAGGATGCCACGCCACAGTTGCCGACGGTACAGTTCGACGTTATCCAGATAACTCATCAACGTGCTCCGATCAGTGCTTTGAAGAGGTCCATGCTTGGTGCCTCTCGGGTAGAAGAAAGGGTGAAACGCTTGAGCAAGTGATTATGTAGTATCACAAGTTCGTAGGATCGTTCACCACCAGGGAAGGCGTGCTGCAAGAGCGCAGCGGCTTTGAGGTGTTCATCCATGTGGTCACGGATGGCGTTGTACAGCGGACGTTGGGACGGACTGCACGTGTCCCGCAGGTAAGCGAACACAGCGTAGAAGTCCTCTGGTCCGTTACCTGCGTCCACTGCCCCAACCACGACGGTCGTACGTTGAGGCATGTGACCCCCTTAGAACTTGAAGTTGGTTGGCAAGCCGCCTTCGTCCACGCTGGCCGGGGTGTGGAACTTCACCAGCTCATCGTAGCGAGCCTTGGCGCTTTCCATGTCGGCAGTCGGGTAGATCTCGACGGTCAGGGTCTGCCAGCCTTCGTACTGCTGCTGGAACTCACGGCTGTCGTGCACGCCGTATTCCAACTTGTGGTTGTTCAACTGGATGGCGTAGTCCAGGTCGTCGGAGTAGCCGAGCAGACAGTAGGTCTGGTCAGCGTCATCGTAGATGCGGAAGGCGCCGATTTTGCGCGGAGCAACCCGGAAGGATTCGTCATGCACTTCCTTCAGCCAGGACGGCTCCGGGAAGCTGGCGTTGTAGCTGTAGTGCACCAAGCCATTTGCGAACTCAGTGATCTCAGTCGCTTCTGGCCAGTAGGTCTTGACGTCTTCGATGTTCTCGACGTAGGCCATCAACATGTTGGCATCGTCGGACATGCGGACGATCCAGTACGGATGGTACAGCGGCCAGGCAATCGGGCGGGAGTCATGGATGTACTCCGGGTCTGCCAGATGGCGTGGCGGTACAGGCGACAAGAAGCCCACGCGGATCAGCGGGACGTTGCCGAAGATCGGCTTGTGGATGAACGCTTGTTCAGCGTGTGGCTTGGTGACCAGTTCGTACATCGGCTTACCGTCGACGCCGGTGATGACTTCTTTCTTCTGGTTCATGGTGAGGTTCTCCGTAGATAGATAGGTGAGGCGGCATAAGGACTGTGGAGTTGCCTCCACAGTCCGTGTGGGTCAGAAGACCATGACGCTGCCGTTGGACGGGGCGTCGGTGAAGCTTACTGCCGGAGCGGCAGACTTCTTCTGTGCGTCGACTTCCTTTTGGAGGTCGGACACCAGCTTGTGCAGTTCGCCCATGCTGCCGTTTTCGATACCGAAGAACAGACTGGTCTGAGCTTGTGCCACGGTAGGCATGACGCCCCAGGTGCTGTACGGCACGAACAGGTCAGGGACTGGCTCGGTGCTTTCACGTAGCAGGAAGGCAGCAGCCAGCGGACCGGCCTTCATGACCTTGTCGAAACTGCCGGCCGAGTCGGCCACGTGGATACGGCACAGTTGAGCAGGCGCGGTAGTCGACTGGGTGAAGTCGAACAGCGAACGCAGGTCGCCAGTGTCCAGCTTGTGGTTGCGGCGGGAGCACAGGACGGCCAGGGCGTTGATCATCAGGTGGGCTTCTTTATCCACCCCTGCGTCGGTCGGCGCGCCCGAGGCGTTGATGCCCAGGTGCATGATGACCGGCTTGCCGGTTTGCTGACGGATGGCGTCCAGGGTACGCACGGTACCGATGGTGTTTTCCGCGTTGCGGCCCGAGTGCTTGGCGCCCACGACGATGGCGATCGCCATGTGACCAGCAGCCAGCAGTGCTTGCAGGATCAGCGGACCAGCCACCGAACCAGTACCACCGGCCAGGGTGAAGATCACGATGTTGACGTCAGCCGGTTCGAACTTGCGCAGGATGTCGGGTACGGCTTTCTGGATGATCTCGACGTTGGACTGGCGGATAGCGCCGGAGCCGTCGAGGTTGTCGAACAGCCAGGTCTTGTCGACCAGGCGATCTTCCAGGTTGGCGTCGGAGGTGTCGATGAAGCAGGCTTCGATGTTGGCAATGTCAGCCGAATGACCAGCCTCGAGGTATTCCTTGCCGATGTTCACGCCACCGCCACCGCAGCCGTAGATACGGATCTTGCCGACTGGACGAGAAGAGAGACCTTGACTCATGTTGCATCCTCATTGAGGTTGATTGGTATTTGGTGTTTCGCACAAAGATAATGTAGTGCCGTGTAAATTTTCAGTAGTCGCCGATCCGAGCCGCCTTGGAGGACAACGGACGAAGACCGCGGCGTTCCCGCCCGGCATTGATCACATTGAGCATACGTGTCTGGAATTCGGTGCCCCAGATGTGCTTCATCTCTACTTGGTTCAACCGACGGTACATGGCCTCAACCAAGGCGCCTTCGGTGTTGCCGTTGAACGACGTGTAGAGGGTAGCGTACGCATCGGTCATGGACTTGAGGATGTTCACTACATCACCCAGTGGGTTCTCCTGACCCATGTGGTCGATGTCTTCTACCACCTTGGCGAGCTTACCACTGCACTCGACCAGCGTGTCTACCGACTGCTCGACACCGCACTGACCCAATGGTTCGTGACGGGTCTTGTAGTACGACTTGCCTGCCACGTTGAGCATGGACAGGGCTACGATCATCCCGTCAACGCACTTGGCCAACATGTGCTCAAGGTTTTCCGGCAGTGAGGTGAATGGGGCCCGGATACCACCGTGACGGAAGCCTTCACAGAAGTCGTTATTGAACAGCGTGTAGATAGCCGAGGTGTACTTGCAGTGGTGCAGGACCAAGTGGGTCAAGCGGTGGGGCTTGGCCAAGTTGTAGATGTCGTTGTGAAAGATCTGGTCGTGCAGCTCCTGACGGAACTGAAGATCCTGCCACCGCTCGAATGCTACTTCCACGTGCTGCTCCTTATTTTCTAAAGACCCATCATGTGTACCTTCGTCTTCTCGAGGCATCCATCATGGATTTAATCACTATTGCCCTTGACAGGGTAGGTTTCGAAATTCCGCAGGAGGTGTTGCGCTACACCTTCTCGCCCACGCGTTACGATCCGTCCAAGAACGGTTTGATCCGTGACTACTCCACTGGCGTCAGCAATGACACAGTGATTCGTCGTCAGGTGATTGATGCCCGCGTCTTGGTGGACATCAACCTGTGTTCGGGTGTGGAGATCTTCATCCCGTTGATCAACGTCGACGCAGATCGGGTTGACAACTGGACTTACGTCTACCGCATTCCTAAAGAGCTGACCCAAGGCCGCTCTATCACCCAAGTGTACGGGCTGGCTTACGGCCAAGGTCACACGCTGGGGAACGTAGGGGTCATCTCCGAAGACCGCTCGATGGTCTTGGAAGCGGCTGCCGGGCTGATGCAGTCCAATGCTGCCTGGACCCAAGTGCAATCGGCGTACTGCACGCTGGTGGCTGACAACACGGTCGAAGTCACCAACATGAACCGAGTGCCGGGTATCAGTTACCTGCGCTGCTTGGTCTCGCACGACCCGAACCTTCAGAACATCCCGATGACCTATGCAGATAAGTTCACCGAACTGGTGATCCTGGCTGTGAAGGCGTACATCTACACCCGGACCATCATTCCACTCGATGAGGGTGCCATCCGCGGTGGTGCGTCGCTGGGCCGTATCCGGGAAATCGTTGACGGGTACGCTGATGCCAACCAGATGTACAAGGAGTTCCTCCGCGACCAGTGGAAGAAAGCCGGCATCATGTCGAACACAGGTCAGCACCGTCGGATCATGAGGTATACAGTAGGCAGCCGCCGTTAAGATTAACGGGAAACAAAGAAAAAAGAAGGTGGAGAGGAGGACCCGAAGGTCCTCCTCTTTTGCCGTTAGGCCGGCTTCTTCTTGCTGTTGAAGGTCATCTTGAAGCGGAAGGTGCTGCCATCGTCGGCCAGCTCCTTTTCGATGACGGTGTTTTGCTTAACGCATTTGACGATGCCCGCAGCGATGAAGCCGCAAGCTGCGCCGAACAGGATCTTGCCCATTTTCAATTCCCCAAGTAGAAGTAACGCGGTACCACTTCGCACAGCACGATCAACACCGCCAAGTAGGCGAGTGCCGTGCCGAAGAACCAGTAGGTACCGAAGTAGCTGAAGAGCCCCGACAGAAGTCCGAAGCCTATCCAGTTGAGAGCCGACTGCCAGTTACGGCCCCAGACCCATTTAGCGCTGGTGACGCGCAGTATCGCGATCCAGTGGGCATTGGGTACGCCCAGGACCTTGCGGGAGTATGCGCACATGCCGAGTGTAGCAACAAGGCTGATGATGTTGCCGATAGCGGCGATGATGTCCAACAGGTCTGCGAGATTAACGAGCAGCATATTTCTGACTCCAATGTCTAGGGTAGTGTCTTACGGACTTGCAGGGAAACGCGTCTTACGACGCGTCAGCAGCAGGGGACGGGGCAGCCGGTTCGGCTGGTTTCTTTTCTTCGGTTTTGTCCAGCCAGCAGTAGACTGCGGCACCAACGATGAAGCCGAATACGAAGCGCATGGTGAATCTCCTGTTTCAGGTAGTGGGTTGGTTAGGCAGCACGCTTAACCAGGGTGTCGATGAAGCCCGGGGAGAGCGGGTTGCTCTTCTGGCCTTCGTTGTAATCAGCAACACCTTGAACGATGTCGCCGTACGGCTTGATGATCCCACCGACCGAGTAGGTCGACAGGTGTGGGCGACCGGTGTCGTCGATGTAGATCTCGTTGACCGAGAAGTACGCGACGTTCTCGTAGAGGGCTACGACTTGTTGACGGTCGCCACGGTGGTGGATACCGACAGCGCTGATGGACTCCAGGCCACGACGTGGGTCGTGATCGTCTACCAGCTTAAAGCCAGCAGCTTGAACGGCAGCGATGATTTCTTGAGCAGTGTGCTTAGCCATGGTGTATCTCCTAGTGTACAGGTTAGAGTGGGAGGTCTCTTGACCTCCCTGAGGGGTGGGGTGGATTACTTGTTCAGGGTCTTCTGGATCAGGAGACCGATGCCAGCGCCGAGGGCGAAGCCGACGATGCCGATGCCCACGAGAGAGGCGGCAGTCTTGACGGCTTTAGCGGCGTTGGATTGAACAGGCTTTTGTGCGGACATGGTGTAATCCTCATTACGGGTTAAGGTTGTAAGTAGATTCTTGGCTCTACTCACCCTAACTATGTATTGTTGAAAAATATTCGAATCGAATTTTCGATGCGGCATAAAGGCGGGCCTGAGCCCGCCCCTATGTCAGTGGTCAACAGTGACCGGTTGATTCTGCTCGTGCCAGCGCAGGAAGCGATGGATGCAGAACGTCACGATGAAAAAGTACACCGCCAGCGCAAAGCCCAGCTTGGGCATGGCAGAACCGAAGAAGAACAGCAGGCAGATCATGGCACTGACGTCAACTGGACGCGTCTTGAAGTTCAGCAGGAATACGTTATAGTACGCATGCCCGTTATCCAAGATCACGCCCTTGAACGACTTGGTCTGGTTGTAGTAGCTCAGGAACGGGAACAGCAGCATGATTGCCACCCCAGCCACGAAGCACCACTCAACGATATTCATGGTCATTGACATAGTCCGGGTCTCTCAGTTGGCCGAGGAATTCAGCGAGTTCTTTCATCTTGCCTTCCACGCTGACTTGTACTTTCCCATTGTCCGCCACGATGATCGGGATGGACTCGGAAGCATCTTCCGGTTTGCCCTTGTAGATGAACATGGCCTGAGGCTGGACACCGTCAGGGACTTCATCCGGGGTAACGATGCCGTTGACCGCTGCTTCGGTGGAGACCACACCCGCAGGGTTGATGCTCACAGCAAAGCCAGCATTGGCAATGGCGCCAGTGACTGCTGGGAGGTTCTCATCCCAGTCGCCGACTTGCAGGCCGACTACAGGGGACTTCGGTTCCCCGACGGGAGCCAGGACGTCTTCCAGAGACGCCACGATGTTAGGGATCATGATCTCACCACGCGAAGGATGCAGGAGGAGGGTTCAAGGACAGCATGTCAGCGGACAGGCCCTTGAGCTTGGCGTACTCGCCATACCCGATGGGATTGATGGTGTAAGGCTTGATGTCAGCCCATTCACCGTGGACTTCAGGAGCAGGACCTTCCACGAGGTAAGTGCCTTTCTCCAGGATGCGATCACCGCCGAACAGGATCGGATCAGCGAACACTTCAATGGCCAGCTTGACGTTGTACACCGGCTGCTTACCTGTCTGGGGCATCATGTTCAGCTCGGTGTAGAACATCTTGGCCACGATATCACCTTTGTACTCCCGGGTGTAGGCAGAGTAAGTGACCAACCAATGCTCGTTGCTCTGCTCTTGGTCGAACAGTTGTTTCTTGTCCGGCTTGATGCAGTACTCGTACGGCAGCCGGTACAGGTACCAGCCGTTCTTGAACTTCTTGTTCTGAAGGTCAGGCCATGCGATGTCACTCCAACTGGCCACGTAGCCAATGAAGCACCCCATGATGGATGGGGCCACACTCACCCGAGGGACACTGATGTTCTCCTTCTGGGCGGCACGCCGCGTCACGTAGGGAGTAAACTTCTTGATCCCCCCATCAAGCGACATGTGGTACATGGGACCTGCTTGCTCGGCAGAGAGGAACTCCACTGCCTTACGGATGTTAGCGGGCTGTAGACTCAGCCAGTGTTCAATTGCCTCTGCACTCATGAGCGCACCTTGTCCCTGTTGACCTATACCCTACCGAACTATCAAAATAAAAAACGGTCGGTAGACCTGTTAGAGTTTTTTCGTATGTTTTCAGACATATAGAGTGATTCGTTTCGCCGTAACTCAGTATAGGTGAGGCTTCGCCTCACTAGAAGGGCCCGTGTGCTGTCTCTCCTCCGGTCGAGTAACCTCTCCCTCCAGATAGCCATCAACACGACAGACTATTCCCTTCCTATCCCTACCCCCAGACTAATTCCTCACTCCGTTCGTCATTAGTCTTGCCCCCTTCCCTTTCCTTCCCAGGTGAGACGACAAGACTTGCATACTATAAACACAGGCTTACAAAAGAAAAGAGACAGGTCCACTCAGGGCCTGTCTCTATGTCCGTCAGTGCAGGACCACTTGGTCCGACACCGTCCGGTTCACCAACTTCTGAAGAGCCGCTTCAGGGTAAGGATCGGTGAGACCTCGGTACACGCAGATCCCTGTTTCGATGTCAGTCAACTGTGCAGCAATCTGTCCACCCGAAGCGTACTGTGAGTAGACGATACCTTCAGCGTACAACTTATCGTACATGTCCTTACGGATGCAGCTCATGGTCACGGCTGCCATCTCCATGGACAAGCCACGGATACCACGATAGGACCAACCCACGCACATCTCCGCTGCCGTATCAACCAACTTACCGATACGGTTCCTGATGACGGTCATCTCAGTTTCCGTCGCCTTCGCTGATTTCCCCGCTTGTTGGAAAGCCACAATGGACTGGAACTCTTTGACCAACCAACTCAATTTTTCTTCCATAGTGCACCGCGCAAAAAAAGATCCTAGTCACACCGGCCGCTAAATGGCTAAGGGGTGAGCGACGGCCGGCTGGGGGTCGTGACCAGGATCAAAGTGGCTTAGAGGTTGAAGCTGACATAGAACGAGGTACCGATCTGTGGCAGCTCGATGGGTTTGGATTTCGGTTCACGGAACACGCTGTCGGGCTGGACGCCGTTGGCATGGTCGATGAGTTTCTTGTGACGCAGGTCGACCATCTGGGTACGTTCACGCACGGCGCTGCGCATCTCCACTTCATTGATGCCGAGGGTCACGATGTTCTTGCTCTTGTCGTACGTCACCACCGCACCGGTGGATTCGATCAGGTCGAACTTGGCATCGAGCGTGCCGTCACGGTACGCCTGCCTGAGTTCGTGCTGGATCGGGGCGAACGCTGGGTTCTCGTAGACATTGGCACGGAAGTCAGTCTGGAGCTGGCAGCCCCAGGTCGATTGCAGCAGCGAGAACACGCGGCTGTAGAGGTCGCCAGTGGGTTCCTTGGTTTCACAGATCCCGATGCTGGGACGGTCAACGACACGGACGGTGCCGAGGGTGCCTTGGAACTGCTTGGTTTCTTCCTGAATCATGATCTGCTCCAGTGCCTTGTCATCAAGTTGAACAGCGGCAGTAGTGAGGTTAACAATGGATTGCATGGGGTGACTCCTAAGTCAAGGGAATGATTTGATTCGTAGCTCACCTTTTTAATGTAGGTCCATAGAAAGTTCGAATAGACAGTTTGTCACGGCGTATCGCTATGACTCTTCGACTACTGTCCCAACAGGATACCAGTTATGGCAACCCCGGCCCCTAATGTGAAGTCGATGTTTGAGGAGGCTACCAAGCACATCACCATCGACCGCAAGTTCCTGAGTAAGCTTCAAACCTACCGGCAGAACTTTGCCAACAAGAACGACGATCACGTGGCATTCTTCGGTGGACACCTCATGGGTGTGCAGGACGTGCGCTTCACCAAGGCCGACCGCCTGGAGTGGTTCGCAGGCGTCTTGGACATCGACGACGTGTCGTTGCAAGAAGACCTCTTGACCCTGAAGACGCTCGTGCCCGATCCTGACAAAGTGCGTTACGTCTCCACGGACGTGATGAACCTGTCGTGCCTGTGGCTCGTGCATGCGATCTACACCTCGAAGCTGACCGACAAGGAAAAGCATCAGGGTATGATCGACGCCCTTTTGGTGCTGGAGTACAAGTTCATCACCTCGATCCTGGCCTACTGGTTCCCCAACCGTGCTGACGAAGCAGTGGCTGTGGCCACCTACGCCCGTCTGCCCAAGAAGTACAAGCTCAAAGAGCTGGGCTCCTGGGGCGCACTGCTGGTGTACCGCGCTGAAGCCACAGTGGACAACGATTCCCCGCACACCAAGAACAAGACGTTCCAGAAGTTCGACGATGACTTTGACATCATCTACATGGTCAACGACATCCAGGGCCGAATCAAAGGCTACCTGAAGAACATCCGGGACGAGTTCGAGATTGTGCGCCGTGACCCAACGGCTCTGATCAAGACCAACTCCAATACCACGGTCAACATGGACGGTGAGGTGGTGGTCAAGAACAAGAAGAACGTGTATTCCACGTATCGTCGCTACATCGACGAAGTCTTGACTGACCGCAACAGCTTCATCGTGCCTGAACTGACCGAGATCGTGGCAGGGTGCATGCCCAAGCTGCCGCTGCACAACATGCAGCAGTGCCTTGAGTACATGACGCGCCATTCCTCCAAGCTCAAAGGTGATCCCAACGTCACCCAGCTGGTGGACCTGACGTTGGAGCACCTGTTCGACTACATCGCCACCAACCGCAACACCATCAACGTCCGGGACATCCCGGGCTTGCTCACCAAGCTGTGCAACCTGTACAAAGCGTCCCGCGCCAACAACGACCTCTTGCTGAAAATGCGCGAAGTCGGTGAGAAAGTGGTACGCAAAGCTGTCAAGACGAAGAACGATAACCTCGTCTCCTCCATCCGCACTGGGGCCATCCTGTATTTGGTTGCCCGGACCATCACGATGAACTACTACAGGAAAAGCTAATGGTCACTGTCGAGCAGTACTTGCGCGACCAATACGCTCGCAGGGGCGTGTCCGTGTCTATGGAGTCAGGAGTGAAAGCAATCTTCGGAGGATTCGAATTGCCTTCTATCTACGGTCCTCAGAAAATCACACGAGGACCGTGGACTGAACCGGGTGCAGAAAGGGACTTCACTGACGAGTTCCTTGACAACGCGAAGTACAGGACCTACGACGGGAAACTCCGGTTGCCCGTGACAGCATGGTTCTGCATCAACGGTGAACCCATGGGTGATTTGGTCTTTGACTTTATCATCCGTGAGATGAACTTCTACACCACGCTGTGGGTCATGTGTCACAACCCAGTGATCGCGTATCTGGAGTGGGCAATCCGTTGCACCAACCGCTTAGATCGCATCAACATGGACGAGGCCCTGGCCAACCGTCCTAAGACGGCCGCAGAGCTGCTTACAGGGCTCAAGGCGAGCTGGATGGGCTCTGCTACACCCACACCCATGGTCAAGACCATTCCGTTCCGTGAGGACGTCCTGACGACGATCCGCATCCCTCAGCGTCCAGACTACGGTCAATCGGCCATGCCAATGGAACTGAACCCAGAGATGGCCAAGCGGTTCATCAAGCTGGCAAGTCAGATGGATAACTTCGCGGATATGGTCGATGACTTCTTCCCAGAGTTGGACAGGTTGATCGGCGAGCTTCAATCGTTCCGAGAACTGGTCCGTGCTGATGAAGGTGAAATCCATCCCCTGATCCGCTTCTTGGACAAGGAGATGCAGAACCCTCTCAACACCGAGGTCTTCTGCGCCATCTTCGGCAGGGCTCGCGCCATTGCCAGCTTCATCCGATCGCAGGTCTGGTTCGCCACTCACGGCTAACGGCATACAGGGCGGGGATCACCCCGCCCTGTATGCTGCATCACCGAATCACCACATTGTTGCGGTTGGGCATGCGGAACGTCTTGCGCTGGACAGCATGGAAGTTGATCGGGTTGTCGATGTTCAACTCTTTCCCCGGCCCGAAGGTTCGGTTGGACAGAGTGATCTTCTCCCGACTGGCTTCCTTGATCTGGTCAAGGCTCATGGCCCCTTCCATCTCAAACTCATCGTCCACTTGCAGCAACAGCAGTTCGAGCCGGTGCTGGAGCTTCATGCGCTCAAAGGTGCTCTTCTCCGCGCCGATGCGTTCACCGAGTTCAGTGATCTCATCCCGGATGCCTTGTTGACGGTCATAACGACGCTGTTCTTCCCACGAGAGCTTGTGCTCCGCTTCGTATACACGACGTTTGACTTCCGACAGGGTGATGCCGTAGTGCTCGATGTTGCCTGCGTAGGTGAGGAACCAATGGCAGAGCAACCAGCTGATGACATGGTCATCGTGGCCCGAGGCGTCGTGGTCGATCCGACCATTGCGTTCGACGAGGCGAGACAATTCGGCTTGCAGTTTGGCATCACGGACCACAGCGCCGGTTTTCTTCGCTGCTTCTTGCAGGACTGGACCGTAGATGATCTCGCGCAATGCGCCGTTGGTGGGGAAACCGAAGTACTTGCGGTAGGAGCGGTACTTGTCTCGGTCGCCAATGTATTCTTGGTAACGCCTGCGGTCTTCGGGACTCTGGTCCTTGGCATCCACCAAGGTCGAGTAGATCCGTCGAGCCGGGTCGACCTTGTAGGTCGGCAGCGTGAGGAGCATGGTGTCCAAGATCCCAATCCAGGTGGACTTGGATTCGGGAATCAGGGTGAGCTTTTGGAAGCGGACCAGCATCTTCGCCAGCCACATCGCAAACGCTGTCAGGTTGGAGTCGTTGACGGTCCAAGCACCGACCACTTCGAGGGTACTGTTGTCCACGATGACGCCGGTGATGTTGTCTCGACCGACCGCGTTGGAGGTATCCACACCCATGGTCAATTCGCGGTTCGGAATACCCGCATGCACTTCCCATTCCGGAATGTACCAGCGGACCGAGTAGTTGTCCTGCTTGTCGATCTCCAAGTACGACGGCTTGGTGACACTACCGTGGATCTTCCGCAGCGTTTCTTTCGACAGGGGATTTCGGGCGTTACCGGAGGTCCATTCGTTGAGGTAGTCTCGACGAACGTTGTCACCGGTCTGACGGGATTCTGCAATCTTGGTCCGCAGCCACGCATCCGTTTTACCGAGCTGTTTGTGGTTGAACGTCCCGTTGATGAGGATCGCGTCTTTGTTACGGCATTGCTTCTTGACCACGTCGTACAGGTGTTCCCTGTCAGTGCAATCATAGAAGTGATCGTTCCACTCTGCCCCGCCGGTCATCAGGTCGTAAGCGTAGGAGCCTTCGTCTGTGTCCAGTTCGCCCGCAGTAGTGGTGAAGATGTTCCCGTACGGCAGACCGTTACGCGCTGCTTCTTCACGTGCCGCACCACCACCCGCCAGCATAACACCGAGGGAGATGTGGACGTTCTTCAAGAACGCGATTTCGTCCGTGTGGGAGTGTGGGGTGGTCAGACCACGACCCAGGTTACGTGCCGCTTCCTCGTCCTTCTGAGGAATGTACACCACCATGCGGTTGCCCTGAGACATGTTGGTGAATTCTTTCTGGTTGTCCGTGTCCTTCTTGACAATGTTGACCAGATACTTCGGCAGCAGGCCGCGCAGCTTCTTCAGACGCGCGATGTGTTCTTTGAACAAGTCACCTTTGGTGAACAAGTTGGAACGGGAGTTACGGGCACCGAACACTTGGTACCAAACGGAGATACCGTCGGAGTTCAGCGACTTACCGGTCTGACGGATCTGGACCAGGAAGTAGTCGATGTGGTTGAGGAATGACCACCAGAGGGAGATGTTGCCTCGGTTGGCTTCCAGCTTGATGGGCGTATCACCGGCCGCAGGCGGGACGCGCATGATCTCACGGATGAAGTACCACGGGTTGAACGTACACTCAATTTTGATCTTGAGTTTCATCTCGTCCGACAGGAAAGGATCGAATGGATCGACGCCTTGCAGGTCAGGCTGCATGAGTGCCAGCATGAACAAGTTGTTCTGCACGCCCATGTGTTCAAGGAGTGACGCGAAATCCACGAACGATCGGTTCGGGGTCTCGAGGTCCCAGATGGCAGTTGGGAATCTGTCCCAGTCCTGCTTGAAAAGGATTGTTTCCATAGCTGATCCCCAGCATAACGACATACGGAACACAGGACTGCCGGGTTTCCCCAGCAGCCCCATGGACCAATCAGTTGCTCTGCTCGATGGCCAAGCCAGTGACACCCAGTTGAAGCTGGGCGTTCGAGGTTTCCCGAATCCATCGGATGTAGACGGTCTCGCCGACTTTGACGTCGTTGAGAATCGGGACTTCTTGATTCCACTGAGACAGCGTCCGGGTGTACTCGCGCGTCTTCGTCTGAACAACGAAGTGCGTCGGTTCCGGAGGTGCGACCTCACTGGTGTCATCGAACAGGTGATTGAGCGAGTAGTACAGCTTGTTGAGCCAGCCGTCAGTGTCGGTGGCACCCGCTTTCAGATCCAGGTACGACAGGTTGGTGTTGACGAAGCGGTTCTTCGCAATGACCCCAGCGCCGAAGAAAGCCGCTTGCATCGGGTCACACTTGAGCTGCCATTTGTCGCCCTTCTGACTGCCCGGTTTGGCCAGCGCAATCTCAACAGACTGCACGTGACGGTATTGTGGGAAGATCGGGTCGACGCTGGACAGCAGCACAGCGAACTTGAGCCGTTGACGGGTGACGTAATCCTTGCCGTCGAAGGCCACTTCGTTGTCTGGCGTTTCCACCACCGAACGCGGTACACGGTAGTACTGATCGCGGTCGATATTGAAGAGCCAAAACTCCAGGTCATACCGCGACGCTGGATCATTCCAGGTCGGGAAGGCGTAGAGCCGCACACTATAAGCGTTATCGGCTGCAATGGCCTTGATGGTGAAGGGCTCGGTGATGAAGCCGGTCTCGGTGATCCCGTGCTGCAAAGAGAACTCATCGTCGCCCAACTTGTAGGCCAGAGTGAGCTTCTCAGCGTAGGTCTGGATGGTCGGGGTGTACCAACGCAGGCCGTGCAGGGACATCTTGCCAGTACCGTCCAGCACCACCGGGATGTCCATCTCTTCGCCAGTGTTGTACTTCACCACGCCGGTCATGACCGCAGTCTTGAGGTCGACGTTGATCGGTACGACCAGCTGACTGGAGTCGGCTTCCGACAGGTACGGGCTCTTCAGGCCAATGGAGGTGATCTGCTTGCGACCAGCCGCCGTACGGCGCACGAGGGTGGTGTTCTCCACCAACATGGTCGAGTGGCTGAGCTGGTTGCCCACGGCGTTGTACAGCACGACCGTGACCACTTCCCCGTTCTCCATCTTGCGGTTGGTGTTACCCGCTTTCGGAGCCCAGATCGCCCAGTTGTTGATGTTGTCCTGCCCGACGTGCTCGAGACCGATGTTCTCGTTCTCGTATTCGCCCGATGCCGAGTAGCTGGCCGAGACCAGAATCCCGTTGTCGGACTTGTCGGTGCCGAGGAAGACCTTGTAGTGGTCTGCATCGGAACGGTACAAGTGTAGACGCCCATCCACTTGCAGGGAGTACGGCATCTGACGAGTGTCGATGTAGACGCGCCAGGTCTCGGATTGCGAACCAGTGCCCACACCGAGCAGTTGGTCGACAACCACGTTGTTCTGGCTGACCGCAGGCAAGGTCCAGGGAATGTACTGGCACTTACCGGTGGTGATGTCGATGGTGGTGACGATGTACCAGCCGGACTTCAGGTCGATGATGAGGTCATCGACGTTGGGGCAATACAAGCCAGTGCCCACTTTGCCGGTAAAGATCTGATTCATGTTCCAGATCTTCCACCCGCGTTGCAGGTTGACTTCCCCCACTGCTGGGATGTCGTCCACAATCGAGGACGTAACAAGAGAAGTATCAGTCATCTGTCATCACGGGGACTTGGTCCCCGTGCTCCTGAGTTATTCAATGGGCAGGTGGTCGATCACAATCGAGTGCGTGATGTCGATCTTGTCTTCCAGCATGATCTTGATGGCTCGAGCCAAGAAGTTGTACTGGTAGATCGGCAGCCGGTACGGTTCGATCCGCTCATGCGCATCCACAACCACGTAGCGGTCATCGAACGCCATCAAGGCCGGGTCGTACTTGAGCAACCAGACGTACGGTTCACACCACTTGCGCACATCCACGTCGCTGTAGTATTCAGTCAGCGGGGTCTGGTCAAAGAACCCACTGATCAAGTCGTGCATCAACTTGCCCGTGAAGGGACTGTACAGGGTGTGGCGGTGCGGGATCAGGTTCACAGCCGGTGGATCGACATCGCCGATCTTGACCGTCATGTAATCCTCGATCTGCTTGTCCGTGGCTTCAGCCAGTTCACGCATGGAGTACGCATCTTGGTACGTCACCCCACGCAGCGGGATGAGCGGTTCCATGACCTGGTACGGCGCACCATTACGCACAGCGTGCAGCTTCACCTCTGGGCGGTCTTCTGCCCAGCTCAATTGTTCACGACTCCACAGACGACCGTCGGCAATCACACGGATCACCTTGTCATCGCGCAGGTTCCAGCGGTTGTTGCGAGAGAGCAGCCCATCTTCGACCCACCCGTGCTCCGCTTCCTTGACCCGCGACATGTCGGGGTTGCAGAAGCCGGTGTGCCGGATGGTGATGATGTTCTTGGTGCCTGCTTGGTTGCGGTACTGCTTGTTGACGATGCAGATCTCCTTGTCCTTCATGAACCAATCCAGCCCCTCGATCAACGAGTAGCCGTTCAGCCAGAGTTCCAGAAGCCCTGCCGGGATTTCCACGAGGCCATTGTAGATGATCCCGTCAATCCGCAGTTCCTTGACGTTGAGGCTGAAGCGCAGCAGCGCATCCTCGTAGTCCAACTCAAGGTTGTACGTCAGGAACGTATCGTCAAACTTGACCGCGGTGTAGTACAGCACCGGGTTGACCTTCCACACCACTTCCCCATCAATAAGGTCGTAATGCTCCGTGCCATCAGTGACATCTTCCCAGCGACCCGAAGGGTAACCGTTCTCGATGGGGCACACGTAGCAACGGTAGGTGATGCCGTCCTTGACGGTGGCATTCTTGCCGTAGACGGTGGACAGCACGTCTGTGCCTTTCCCCACGATGCCTTCGATGTACTTGCAGTCAGCCGACCGCGGAATGTACCACTGCACGTTCTGGTTCAGGTACCAGTTCAGCAGACGGCCATTGACGTCGTACTCGTAGACGGTGCTTTCCCCACGCAGACCAAACGGCAGCTCGGTCCAGGCCTTCGACTGACTGACCTGTTGCGGTGTATCGGCCACGATCTTGGTGATGGTGTTGTAACCGTAAGCAGCTTCGACCATCTCCCGAGTAATGGTGGCCACAGGAGCCCGCATCAACGCGGTGTACATGGATTTCTCCAGCTCCTCAACCCGCCACACATCGACCACGGCTTCGGTGCGCATGATCGCTGCCAGCCATGCCGCTTCGTCGAGCTTATACAGCTCACGGATGTGGTGGGCTTCACTCATCAGACGACGGTCAATGCCCGAACGCCGGATGAACAGCTGCACCGTGACCTGGTTGTTGACTGCCCAGTTCGGGTTCTTGGTGAGGAACCGGTCCACGTAGGACGTCGGGATGGAATAGTCGCGGTGCGTGACCATGCGAATCCCGTCTTCGACGTTCTTGTGGTAGTAGACGCCCTTGTGCAGGTACGGGGTCTTCTTGTAGACCAGGTAGATGTCCTGGTCATCACGGTACCAGATCAGATCATCCTCATTCACCTTGGGGTGCAGGAGGTACTTCTGCTTCTGATCCAGTTCCGACAGGAAGACCGGCAGGTCGTTCACGTCGAACTCCTCGACCCGTACCACCGAGCTGTCCCGCACGATCTCGACGTAGTCATTTTTGGCGACTGTGGTCTGGTTCAGCTCGTTGACTCGCCAGCCGTTGACGAACGCGAAGCAGTAACCCGACTTCAGGCGCAGGTCGCGCAACTTGAAGGTCAGGTTATTGATGCCCGCGGTGTTGGTCGGCTTGGCGTAGTGGTACTCAACGCCCTCTTCGTCATCGTTCATGTCGTCCCGATCGAAGAAGGCGTTGCTGTAGAACCGCACGTAGACGTTCTCGGTACCGAAGTCACCGATCAGCGGCAGGCTCTCGACAGCGATGGCCAGGTTGCCATCGTTCGTATAAAGGAAGTAGCACAACCGGCGCGGAATCATCAGACCCCGCTCGGTGTAGATGTCGATCAGGAGGACCTCATCGACCATCTGCGTGCTGACGGCCGTCCACACGTTCTTCTGCAAGTCGAGGTCCAGATTACTCAGGGCCAGGTTCGAGAAGGTGAACACGTGGTAGCGTTCTTTTTCCGTGGGAAGATTGAACCGAGTCCACAGGACCTCAACACTTCCACGAGCCCCGATCTTGGGGGTGATGCGCGCAGGACGGAAGATGTGCTGCCTGTCCTGCTCAGGAGCACACCACACGTTCTTGTACGCATGGTTGATCAGAAAATCATCGGAGGTCATGAAGTCCACCCTTGGATTAGCGCTTACCTGCAATGACGTCTTTGAGGTATTGGCCGAATGTGATGTTCAACGCCTTTTCGGCGGTGGGCGTAGCGATGTACAGCTTGCCCTTCTCGTCCGCCACGACCATCTGCGAGTCGACACCGACGTTCTCGATGACGTAGCGGCCAGGCTTCAGGTACTTCTGGAAGTCCTGGGTTTCGCTGACCACGTTCAGGTGGCCTTCTTTGCCCAGACCGCAGATCTCGTGCGAGCCCCAGGAGCCGAAGCCGTAGGTACGCAGGAAGTCGACGTAGTCCGGTGCGAAGGTGACCTTGAGGGTCTTCTCAGCTTCTGCGATCTGCTCATCGCTGACCGTGTTGGCCTGGTAGGCTTCGAGCGACACACGGCGCTGAGGAGCACCGTCTTTACCACGGGCTTGACCGGCGAGGATTTCCATGGAACGGGAGAACTCGTCGATGGCTTTGCCCACACCCAGACGCTGCACCAGCTGACCCAGGTGGGTCTTACGCCAGACTTTGGCGTTGGCTGCGGCTTCGATCAGGCACAGGAAAGCAGGCGGGTACTCGATGGCGCAACCGGCGATCTCTTGAGCACCGAAGCCGAACCACGAGCGACCCAAAGACATGGTGATGAAGCCGACGTTGACCTGAGCCAGACGAGTGTTGGCCGAGAAGTGGCGCTTCAGGGTGTCGACGTAATCACTGATCGAGCCCATGTATTCGGTCTCGTTGACGATCGACTCGACCAGCTGGAACGAGGCACGGGTCCAGCGAGAAAGCAGCTTCATCGCCTTCTCTTTGCCACGCTGGTTGAGGATGTTGTCGGCACTGTGGAACTGATGGATGTAAAAAAGTCCCGTAATGATCTGAATCTCGCGCGAGACGTCGAGGTCCACACCCATCTTGCTGGTGATCAGGCCACTGAGCCACGCGATGTAGCAAAGCGCACCCAGATCACCTACCCGCAAGAAGTCCTCACGGATGCCTTCGTCAGCTTTGTTCTGCCAGAGATAGACCAGCTCGCCCAGACGAACTGCGAAGTCCGCTTGGGTCTGGTTGGCAATCACGAAGCCGACATCGGAACGTTGTTCACGGCGCATGAACGACCGACCGTCGATGAAGACTGCACCGGAATCGTTGAGCTTTCGCTCGCCGTATTCTTCGGCAGTGATGGGCAGAACGAAGGCATCGACCTTGTCTGCACCGGGGGTCACCAGGATCACAGCAGAGCTTTCAGCGACCAACCCACCCATGGCTTTCGCCAAGGCAAGCTCGCTGACAATTTTGCTGAGCACATGTTGACGAAGTACTGTGGATTTCCACGGGCTGCTGATCATCTTCTAACCTCTTCCGTCGCATCCGGTAAAAAAGAACAAATTAGTATGTGGTGGTGGTATCGAACACATCGAGTACCGAATCCTACGGTTTTTAAATGTAGGCAAGGGCCATACCATTCGTAACTTCACGCGCGAAGTTGATATTTTTTCCCATGGGAGACATCACAATGTCGTCTGTTTCGATGGCTTCGTCTTTGCCGCGCACGGAAGTGCTCGGTTTCAAAGATGTGAGCGGTCAGGGTCAGCCTCTGGAGATCGTCAATCTGCCGATCTTCATTGCGTGGTCCCCGCTGTTCACCTCTTGGGGCCCGTCCGACACCGCTATGCTGGTGAGTGGCGATGGCTTCAGCACCATCTACGGTGCGGAGAGCTTCTACGCTGGCTCGGACTTCCTGAGTCACCAGGCGGCTATGTTGCAGAAGGTTCTGCAAACCGGTGCACTGGCACTGGTACGTCGTCTGAAAGCCGAGGGTGCGGCCACCGCTACCCTGCGTATCTGGGCTGACATGGTCGACGACAAAGTCGCCCAGTACGTCCGTAACGCCGACGGCACCTACAAGCGCACCAACGGCGCGCTCGTGGAAGAAGGCAGCAAGATCGACGGTTACCGTGTCCGCTTCGTGGTCGAAGAGATCGAAGGCGGTAGCGAGAACGTCAAGAAGGCGTCGCCGGTCACCGGCACCCTGCAAAATGCCGAAGGCAAGCAGTCGACCATGTACCCGCTGATCGACGTCGAAGCCCGCTTCGATGGCGCCAAGGGTTCGAACTACGGTCTGCGCCTGATCGCCCCGACCACCCTGTCCTCGACCCCGGCCAACGCCGAGCTGATCGAAGGCCAAGGTGCCTACATGTACCGCCTGGCCATCCTGGAGCGTGCAAGCGCCACCAGCACCGGCAGCGTGCTCATGAACCTGGATGGCAACCCGTACGTCGAGTTCGCCCTCAAGCAGGCCGTGGTCGATCCGAAGTCGAACATCAACTACAGCTACGACAAGCGCGTACTGAAGTCGTTCGAGAACAACGACCCTGAAGTATTCTCGGGCTACGGTCCGCTGAAGACCTTCTACGTCTACAATGCCCACCTCAAGACCGTGCTGGAAGCGCTGTACGCCACCGAGAAAGACTACGGTCTGATCGAAGGCGAGGTGACCCCAGAGCAGTCGATCAACCTGTTCGGCGGCACCAACGTCAACGGCGTACCGTACTACTCGATCCAGATCGAGGGTCCGGCCAGCGGTGGCGTGCTGTTCGGTGAAACCGCTACCCACTGGCTGCAAGGTGGTAAAGACGGTGAAGTGACCCGCGAGTCGTACGACGAGAAGGTCAAGGACGAGCTGAACGTGTTCGGTGAAGGCGACGTGCCTTACGCTGACCGCGCCTCGTTCCCGATGTCGACCTTCGTTGACACCGGCTTCAGCCTCGAGACCAAGCGCCTGATGTCCAACGTCATGGGTATCCGCCCTGACGCCTGGGTACTGGCCTCGACTCAGGACGCCAACGAGCCCCTGAACACCCCGGAAGAAGATTCCAGCATCGGCGCGACCCTGCGTAACGCCCTGAGCCTGGTGCCTGAATCCGAGTTCTACAACACTGGTGCTTGCCGCGCTGTCGTCATGAAGCACGCCGGTACCTACCTGGATTCCGAGTACGACGGCATCCTGCCGTTCACCGTGGACTTCGCGGTGAAGGTCGCCACCTACATGGGTGGTGAACGCATGCTCGCCGGTTACGCGCCTGACAACTCGAACGGCCGCATCGTGTCTCGCTTCGTCGACCACAATGCCAAGTTCCGTCCCGTCAAGCCGCGCAACACCGACTGGCAGGCCGGTATCTCGTCGGCAGAACCTTTCGACCACCGCGGTCAAGTGTTCTTCCCGGGCATCCAGACCGTCTACCACGACAACACGTCGGTCCTCAACTCGTTCTTCCCAATGGCGATCTGCTGCCACCTCAACCGCCTCGGCGAGTTGGCATGGCGCATGTTCACGGGCGACAGCCGCATGACTGCGGCCGAGTACGCCACCAACGTGGACCGCTTCCTGGAAGAGCAGGTGAAAGATCGCTACGACGGTCGTGCGGACATTACCCCGAAATCCTACTACACCGCGGCTGACACCCAGCGCGGCTACAGTTGGCATACGGACATCGAAGGTCTGTTCGACGGCATGAAGACGGTTGAAGTGCTGACCGTTGTTGCTGGTCGTCGTCCTGGCACGGAGACTCAACAATGACCACCCGTCATCGCGACACCCTCCTGGGGAACGGCCTGGGTTACGGCGAGTACAACAACTCGCCGATGGTCAACCTGGCGATCGGCGGTCAAAACGCCTACCAGTCTGACCTCCGTTACTTCCACGCCAACACCGACTACGTTCGCCGCAACCTGATCATCAAGGTTCTGCAAGCGCCACGTGGTTTCCAATACCTGGACAACCCGGACAGCTACTACAAGGCCCTCAAAGGCATTGTAGAGATGCACGCACAGACCTGGGACGGCTTCAACCGTACCCTGACTGTGAACAGCGTCGAAGCGCCGGTGTCGGGTGCTGGCGAAATGCAGCAAACCCCAAGCAACGTGACGCGTCAGCGTTCCGACCCATCGATGACCATCCGTGAGAAGTACGGCCGTCCAGTTCAGCGTTTCTTCGAGAGCTGGATCACCGAGCTGATCATGGACCCGGACTCGAAGGTACCGGGCATCTCGACGCGCGTCAACAAGCCGACCGACTTGCTGCCGGACATCTACTCGATGAGCATCATTGCTTTCGAGCCGGACCCGTCCTTCACCAAGGTCAACTCGGCGTGGCTGATGACCAACATGTACCCAACCACTGCTGGTGACTTCACTGGCCGTCGTGACAAGACGGCTGACGGTGAGGAGCTGGTGCTGTCGATCCCATGGACCGGCATGCAGCAGGTAGGTATCGCTGTCGATCGCTTCGCCCAGCAACTGCTGGATGCGATGCCGAAGACCGGTACTTCTCCAAACCTGAAACCGTCGTTCGCGACGGGCGTGGAAGCCGACGTGGCCAAGTACCAGGTCGGTTTCACCGAGCAGGTCGCGGACTTCAACCGCACTTACATCAAGCTGTAAGGCTTGGTGCAAAGAAAAAAGAAGAACATACAGGGCGGCCAAATGGCCGCCCTGTATGCCGTTAGCCGAGATCGCCAAGTAGGCGATCTCGTACCGCCCAGTAGGCGGAAGGAATATCGCCATCAGACTCGATGACGATAGAGCGCAGCCCAAGCTGCAAATCCTCCGCGCTCAGTACTTGACTGAGGTGAAGGAGAAGTGATCCAATGTCCTCGGAATCAAAGGCCATTTTGCTAAATGGTAAAGTAACCACAGCCCGATACATAAGACCTCCTTAGGGTCGATCGTTAGGTTCGGGCGTGGCTGCTACTTCAGTAGAACAGCGTGAATGGACGCAGGCGGCCCGCTTCGACGGTGATCGAATCGGTCTTGCCCAGTTGCTTCTGACGTTCAGCACGCAGGCTGTCGGCCATCTTCAGGATGAACTTGCGGGTGTACATGTCGAAGTCTTCGATGATGTACACTTCGCCGGACTCATCGCCTTCAACGGTGACGTACTGACGCTGCTGTGGAATCCACTCACGAGTGGGGACTTTGGCATGGTGCACGCGGGCTTGCTCCTCTTCTTCAGCAGGGTGGTGACGGGAAACCGAATCATCGCCGAGCAGACGCTCGCGCACAAAACCACGAGGGTATTCGCTACCCCGGGCTTCACGACCACGACCGCCCAGATCCAGTTCACGGCTCAGGTTGGCCAGGCTGGCGCTGCGCTCAGGTGCCGCAGACTTGTACTCGACCGGGGTGATGATGAAGGTCGGACCTTCGAACTGCTTGAACAGGTTGCGGTGATGTACCAGCTTCAGGGCATTGTCCTTGATCTCGTACACGTCGCCGACTTGTTCGGCTTCGTCGTTCACCCGCACACGCTCGATGATGAAGCGACCGTGCTCACTGCCTTCGTTGAGGATGAAACGCACCACCCACGACGCTGTCCATTTGCGGGACAGTGCCGTCTGCTCGTGCAGAACGATGGCCCGTACGATTTCTTGCAACTCGTCTTCATCGAAGTGCTGGCTCAGCTCGTGAGCATCGAGCTTGCCGGCCGGGGTGAAGTTGACTGTGGCCTCTGGGAACTCCATGATCTGCGGCACGTAGCCTTCCGCAGGGACATGGTAGGTGGCCACTTCCGACAGGGTCACGTAGAAGAAGCTACCCACGTCATCGGTCAGCTTGATCTCGTCACCCTGGAACATGTCCAGGTTTTCGGGATCGATGCGCCAGCCGGTGACAGTGCCGTCTTCTTCACGCAGAGCGATGCGAGGGTCTTTGCTGTCGACCAGTACCGCGAAGGTGACGGTGACGGCATCGTTGCCACGTAGGCGGTGGATGTTCTTGGCGACTGCGCCGAAGTACAGGTTGCCATAGCCTGTGTCAGTCAGGTACTTAGCCAGAGGGCCGTCCATGACACGCTCTTCGAACACCACCTTGGCTTGCAGGCCGATCTTCGGATCAACCCACAGGCCTTCGACCGTACGGTCGTTCAGCGTGCCTGGATGCTCACCCAATGCACGGAAGCCCGCTTGGCCCTTGACTGATTCTTCTGCCGGAGCGGTTGTTTCGGTCAGAAGGTCTTCGGTGCGAGCTACGTGACGCTCCCAACGCATGGCTTCTTTGCCTTTGAACGGAGGAGCGGTGTAGATGAAGCGGCCTTTATTGCCAGTCTCCAGCCCGTACTCCATGCCGTTCTTGAGTAGGTTGACGTTCATGGCCCCGCGCTGACCTTTGACTACGATGAAAGTCTCATCGCGCTCGAAGGCCACGACGCTGTTATCGTGACGATAGTCGTTGACCTTACCGAGCAGTTTGAACAGGTTGGCGACCTTGCCAGTCTTGGTCATGTTGTTTTCGCCAGCGATGATAACCATGCGAATTTCTGGTTGAGCCTGTTGCATGTGACACTCCTTTCAGTGGGTAGGTTACTCGGGTGTATCATGTAGCGTTACAGAAATCTTCAATCGAGTCGGCATAGAGAGGGGACTAGCCCCTCTCGCCTATTTCACGATCTCGATGTGCGAGTCGACGTTGATGTCGAACACCAGCCAACCTTTGGAGGAAAAGATCATCCAGTGGTTGGTTTGCCACGCTCGTTTCACCTTGCGGTCATATGGGGTGGTGTAGGTGGCTTCTTGGTCTTTGGGTATGCGTTTGTTCAGGTCCAGCTCGAAGCCGTCCATGCGGATCAGGTCACGTAGCGCTTCTACCGTGGCTACGGACGCTTTAGAGCGAAGATCAATCACATGGGAGGGAATGTACGGGGGGATGGCCGTATCGTCCTCTATCGCTCTTATAGCGGCTTCTAGGACTACGTGGTTATAGCCGCTCTCGAGATTGGGCGACTCTTCGATGTACGTCTCGGTGGCTTGCATGTTAAGCCTTCGCTCCGTCAATGACTTTGAACTGCGAACGGCGGTGAGCCTTGGCCTGCTGAGCAACCGCGTTGGCTTCCATCTTTTCGATCAGTCCTTCTTCCAGCGATTCAAACATCGGGAACATCGCCATGGCCTGCATGATGCTGTTGGTGTCCATCATGTCCATGAAGGTCCCGTGCTCACCACAGTCACAGGTGTACGACAGGTCTGCGGTGGCAGTACGCTCGTCGACCTTGAGGGTGAACTCATCCAGCACTTCGGACTCGTAGCAGAAGTGTGCACGAATCAACAGGGTGTGGTCATCGGTTTCAGGAGCATGGAAGGACAACTTGATGTAATCGTTGTCCGTGTCTTCGACATCCACGATCGTGTTGAGCGCACTGTACACCGGTGCGTTGCCAAACTGGTACTGCCAGAGTTCTTGGTTGACAATTGCCTTGTCGATCCGTGGTCGCATGGATGTGATCATCCCGACCAAGGCACCAGCGGTAACGGCCAGTACGTTCATAAAGCACCTCTGCGTGGGGAGGCGGACCTCCCCAGTGATCTCAATTGACGTGGTGGCGGATGGTGGTGAATTTCTTGCGGCGTGGTTTGGCATTGGCCACAGCGTCACGATCAACGGGTTTGGTCTGTGCCATCATCGCTTGATGCTTGAGCGACGCGATCAGACCACCTGCACCGACGCTGGTCTTCTTGCGTTCGTGACGTGGACGGTGGGTGCGACGACTGACGTAGAAGCCAGCGCAGCACTGGTTGAACAAGACGAGGTAGGCGTTCTGCGCCTTGTCTTCGTAGATGTCGATGCCGAACTCATGCCAGTTCGGTTCACCGCCATCAATGACCTCAAGCAGCTGTGGCTTGAAGTTGCGAACCAGGTCGTCGATCTTGTCCTGCACTTCAGGACGGACGGCGATCCCGTGAAAGAAGCCATTGTTCTTGTCGACTTGGCCCAGCCAGTTCAGGCCAGCTTTGGCCCGCTCACGGATGTCGGCCATGTTGTCGATGTCATCGGACATGATGAGGCGGAAGTAGATACCGTCAGAGCGCAGGGTAGCGCCTAGGAATTCGAGGGCGCTTTTGAGGTCTTCAAGCTTGCTCATGGGTACTCCTTGTTGAGTCTTGGTGTATGGCAGGTGACTGTGCGATTGCGATCATCTCTCATAGGCGTAAGAGATGCGGGTAAAGAATAACAACCCTTGCAAGAAAAAGATGCAGCATAAACACCCAGCAGCCGGTTAGGGCTGCTGGGTGCGGGCCGGGGCGCAGGTCTTACTTGTTGAAGGCTGCGGCGAAGCTATCGGACACATGGGTCACGACGCGCTTCAGGTCGCCACGCTTGGCAGCGGCGCCGGAGTCCAGTTTGACGGAGACGTTGCCGAACTTCGGCTTCTCTTCGGTCGAGCCCGGAGCACGGACCATGATCTTGCGGTCGACGGAGGCACGGATGGTGTTGTTGCCGTAGTCGATGGAGCCGGTGACGCGCTCGACGTCAGGCTTGGCTTCCATGTGCACCAGGGCGCTGTTGCCCAGGCCCAGAGCCAGAGCACCGGCGAAGGTGGCTTCGGTGTCTTGAACGGCTTTGATGGTTTCGAGGCTCAGGCCTTCCGGCAGGTTGTCCTTGACGAAGGTTTCCGGCAGGGTGGCGGCACCGTCGTCATCGTAGCTGATCGAGTCCTGGATTTTGACGCCCAGATCTTTGATGGACTGTGCAACTTTGTTCAGAGCATCGCTCATGGTGTAACTCCTGATGGATGGAAATCAATTTCGAAATTTGGGTGTGTCGCACATCAACGGCGCAATGCGTTTTTATTTACGCAGGTAGGGCCTGATATACACGTTGATAATGTAGGTTCATGGTGTGTTTGAATGGAATCAAACAAAGAAAAAGAAAGGGCCCGAAGGCCCGTTTCTTTGGAGGTGCTTCAGATAACCGCCTTGGCAGAGCCATTGGCAGGTTTATCTTCAGGGCGCTCCGGGTGCTGGAACTGCTCGCCAGTCAGGCCAGCATCTTCAGCCACAGCCGCTACCGGCGAGATGCCAGCGAGCGCAGCAGGAGCAGGTTGAGCAGCGACTTGCTTGGCACCCGCACGTTCACCCAGCTTCTTCTTGGCGTAGTAACCGCCACCGCCCAAGACCACTACGCCGCCACCGATGGCCAGCGCAGCAACCGGGTTTTCTTTAGCGGCTTCAACAACGGTGCCAGCCAGTTCTTTCAGAGTGTCGAAAAATGCCATGATGAGTATCTCCAGGTATTGCTTGATGTTAGGGGGTTGGTTGTACAGGGATGTTGCAGCTTAGCAGCGGGTAGCGCCGCGCAGCTTGGACTTCTGGTGCTTGTCGTACTTGTGACCGACGTAGCACATCAGAGCCAGCGCAGCCAGGAAGGCTACGCAGATAGCGGTGTCGATCCAGGGGTTCCAGCCAGCCATCAGTTGTTCTCCTTGTTGGAAGCTTCGCGAACTTTCGCCATGAGGATGGCGTTCTCGTCTTTCAGGCGACGAGCGTTTTCTTTGCAGCCACGCAGCCACCAGCCAAGAGCGACAGCAGCACCGATCAGGATTACGTCTTTCATGATTGTCTCCTTGAGACTAGGTTAAGGCGAGGATTAGTTCCTCTTATCACCACAATCATGTATCGTTGAAATAAATTCGAATCAGATTCCAAACGGCATAAAGGCGGGCTTGAGCCCGCCCCTATGCTTGGATCACTTGGACGCAGTGATCATCTTGCGTGCGATGAGGTCGCAGTTGGTCACCACTTCACGCATCAGGCCGAAGCCTTCAGTGTTCAGGGCCCAAGCCATCTTCTCGGCACTCGAGTACATGGTGCGAACGGCATCCATCGCTTCACGGCCTTGTGGGCCGAGACCTTTGCTGTGTTCTGCCAGCATCGCCTTGACTTCGTCACGCATGGTGGTCATGCGCTCGAACTTCGAAGGCATGGCGCGACGAGCGGAAGCCGACTTGCGAGCCAGTTGCACAGCCTTGTCGAGGGCGCCTTTGACTTCCTCGAACTTGATGTTGTGCTTCATCTGCTTACCGGCTTTGGCGTCCTTCATGCCGGTGGTCACTGCGAAGCCCAGCGTAACGCCCGCAGCGAGCGCTGCTGCGCCGGTAGCGACCACGCCCGCACCAACAGCCGTACCAACGACAGTCGTTGCGTTAGCGCCCGTGTAGAAGCCCACAAGCCACATCGGGATCTTGGCCAGCTTGGTGACGTTGGCATCGTGCTTGAGACGACCCATGTCATTGCGGTAGTAGACGCCGACGTTCTCCCAGTCGCCCACGTCCAGACCATTGCGGTTCTTGACCGGAGTGATCTTGACTTCAGCGCGGTAGTTGCCCAGCAGGTAGGCACCGTCGAGCTTCTGCTTGGCTTGCATGGACGGGTTCTTCAACGCCACCACTTTCTTCAGCAGTGCCAGAGCGTCTTCGTCGTCAGTGACGATTGCGCCCTTGACGGCATCGCGGATCTTGTTGGTGGTGTCGCCGGCCACTTCGCCACAGGACAGCAATGCGTCCGCATGGTTCAGGGTATCGCCGATGTCCTTGGTGAAGTTCTTGGTCATCTGCTCGTTGACCGTCAGGAACTTCAGCTGACCCAGGGAGTTGATAACGATACCGTGCTCGCTGAACCACTGTTTACGACCATCCAGCTGACGCACGGCACTATCCAGATCTGAGGCATTGCGCTCGATGGCGCCGATACTGTCCCACAGGTCACGGACAGCCCAAGACTCTTGCGAGACGGTGAGCGCGCCTTCCAGCGAAGCCTTGACTTGCGCGATGTGGGCCAGGACAGCTTCCTGTTGGCCTGCGCCACTTTCCATGGAAGCGCCTTGGGCAATCATGCCGTAACGGCTGGTGATGCCGTTGAGGCCGATCAGGAGCGATTCCATGGCTACTTGGTTGTCAGGTTCGATCTGCTTGACGTGCTCCGCCAAGGTGTCGATATGTGCCACATCGTTGTTGAGCTGCTGCTCTTCTTCGATGAGTTGGCCCGGGCCGAATTCGTTGCTCGCATCACGCAGGTTCTCGACTTGGTCGATGAAACCTTCACGCGACATGGCCTGGGCCGGGTCTACCGACTCCAGCGCTGCCGTGAGAACTGATTTTCTCATTTGGCGGATTCCTTTACTTGGCTGCTTTCTTCAGCACGTCATTGGCGATAAGGGTAACGTTGCGGTATACATAAGACGCATGGTCTTCCATCATGGTGGCGATGGCTTTGCCCAGGAACATGTACTGCGACACGCTGCGGCGAGCCGAGCGGTACAGCGCACGCAGGGTGTGGATACGAACGATGTTGTCGTCCACTTGCTTCTCGGTGTTGACGAAGCGGTAGGAGTCTTCCATGTCCGCAGACAGGCGTTCCAGACGCTGAACCATGGTCTGGGCCATCTGAGCGAACTTCACCGTCTGGTTGTTCAGGTTGATGGCTTTGTCGATCGTAGCCATGAAGCCGGAGACGTCAGTCTCACCGCCGGTGGCTTTGATCTGGGCCGTCACCTGACGCTTAGCGGCGACATCGTTCATCCCGGCGACACCAGTGACTTCCTTGAGTGGGCCGCCAATGGAGAAGCCGTGGATCTGTTTCTTGGCGAGTTTGGTTTTCAGGCCATCCTCAGCCGAATCATTGCCGTTGAACTTCCAGGCAGCACCGCCTTTCTTGAACTGTGGGAATCCCCGTTTGTCCAAATACACCGACCGGTTGCCCAGCAGGTGGAACGCAGTCAGGTCCTCGAACTCCGTCCGATCGATCAGGTGATCGTCGAAGTAATCGACAGTGTCACGGATCGCCGCGTCGTCGTCGAGGTTGCAGGCTTCACGGAAGCGCTTGCCCAAATCCGTCGAGATGTCGAACAGGCGCTTGTAGTGTGCGCTGGCCGCTTCAATGAACTTGAGGTCTTCGTCGATCGCCGTGGACAGACCCTTCACCGGCTCGTTGTCACGGGTCAGGAAGTTGTACGCCGACATCGAGGTGATGAGCACTGGGTTGGCCGCGATCGAGCCCTTGTTGGCGCTGATCTTGCTCTTGACATCAACCAGGGATTTCCCGAAGGTCTTCACTGCCAAGGACACCGCCCCGAACGTCCGCTTCATGGATTGGACAAGGTCCGACTCCATGGAAGGGTTGTTCAGCATCTCCATGGTGGCGCGCATCTCAGCGACCAGGTCGTCCCCAGTCATGGCACGGCCTTTGACCGCGTCTTGGTGTTCTGCCCGCCAGTCACGGTAGGTCTGCTCGGCTTCCAGTACATCAACGGTCGAACCGTCCGCCATGGTCAGTTGCTCAACGCATTGTTCGAGCACCAGGCGGCTGTCGGCAATATCGGCCATCTCAGAAATAACAGGAAGCGCTGGAGCCAGAGAAACCTCCGACTCCATACGCTCAGCAGCACCCACCAACGCGGAGTTGATGGTGTCTTGCATTTACCACCTCCAGGAGCTTGGGACGAAGACCCGGATTGGGCGCTCGATCTCAGCAATGAGGGACATCATGTTGTTGCCGGACTCGAAGCCGACACCCATGCTGGCAGGGTTGGACGCCGCTTCCTTACGCAGAGCGTCTGCGTAGAACACGGTTTCCAGTTCTGCTTCAGGGCAGCCGATACCAGCATCGCCCAGCGATTCCAGCGACGGAGTGCCCAGCTTGGACGAGTTGCGGATACCCGGCTCGTTCACGGTGTCCCAGGTCACGATCTTCTTCAAGAACTTGGTCTTGACGCCACCGACGATCTTGTCCTCGGTGAACGAACGGATCGAGAAGCAAACGTTCTCATCCGGGTTGTCGAGCTGCTTGTCGAACCAGTCGCTCTCTTTACCCGAGGAACGCACTTCGCCCAGGACCATGGTGATGGCACGACCGCGCTCATCCTTGGCAGGCTCGAGCATCAAACGGCGCATGTGGAAGCACACGTTGGGCTCGTAGATGTCGTTGACCCGACCGAACCACTGGAGTTGGTTCATGCCCGGTTGGAAGCGCGGGTGACCACACTCGCCCCGCAGGGCATTGTTCTGGTTGATCATCCGCATCAGGCCGGCAGAGCCTTCCATCAGCTGACGACCTTCGCGCTCGTTGTAGAGCCAGCCTGCTTCGTTGAACGCACCCAGAGCACCCAGGCGCACTTCACGGTAACCGTTGTCGAGCTTCTTCAGGTCCCCAACCTTGTTGATGCCCTTCAAGATGTTACACTGGTAAATAATTCTTTGATCCATGGCGGAATCCTTACGTTCGGAGAACCATCTCGGTCCGCTCCACACGTTCGCCTGGGTTGACGATCGCGGAGGTCATGCCTTCGTCGAAACGGGAGCCGGTGAGCTTAGCGATGGTGTTGGTCGCACCGTAACTGACGTTACGCAGCGGAATGATGGTCGGTGGCGTGAAGCGGATGTCGTCGTACGTCTCCACCGTTTGACGGTAGTAACGGCGCAAGTCCACACTGTCACGGCAAATAACGCTGGCGATGATTTCCATCACCGTCGGCGTCTTACCGACCCGTACGCCTGCGTGTTTCAGCGACGTCTTGAAGATCCCACCGAGTTCAGAGTAGTCCACGTACCATGGCACGCGTCCCTTTGCAATGATCTCGTCGTAGATCCGGTACAGCAAGTTGTCGATCATCACCAGGTCTTCACTGCAAATGACCCGGTCACCCGGTTCATACTGCATCTCGATGTACTCGACATCGTCGATGACGGCAGTGCTGACCAGCGTGGGTTCGCTACGGATGGGTGCACAGATGCGGGAGGCCATGTAGTACTGGTCATCCAGCACGACTGCACAAATACCGACGAAAGTGATCTCGTCTTCGAACGTGGCCAGATCGCGCTGAGGGAACCGAGAAGGAATGTACACCTTTAACGGCTTCAGTGCCACGAAAGAACCTTCGGCGGTTTTCTCCCAGGCCTTGTGGACACGGGCGGCGTCTCGGATGAACTTACTCGATTTGATGCTCATTGCGAATATCCCGATGATAGCCGGAGGGAATGACCCCTCCGGCTGGCAGGTTAGGCGACGGTGAGGCCCAGCTGACGGGTCAGCCAGAAGTTCACGTACTTGATGGTTGCCATGAGGGCGATCTCACGCGGATCGGTGTCTGCATCGAGAGTGGCGCCAACACGGTTCATCAGGCGGATGAAGGTCAGGGCATCGGTGCGTGGGTAGAACACTTCACACACGATCTCGGTGACCAGGGTGTTCAGGTCGTCGCAGTTACGCTCGGACACTTTACCCAGCAGGGTGATCAGGGTCTGGTTGGCTTCGATAGCCGCCTCGCCCATTTGACGATCCGCCAGCGCTTGACCGATCACACCGCGCAGTGCGTCTTTGACGATGACAGCCATGGACGACTGCACCTTGACGGCTTGCAGGTTCATCTCACGGTTGTACACCGTTTCGAGGAGGGCCTTGTTTTCGATCAGCTGACCAGCGGTGAACTTGCGGCTGGTCATCTCGTTGCCGATGAGGGCTTCGGGGGTCAGGCCTTTCTCGAGCAGCGCACGGTAAGCCTTACCCATCACCACGATGTTGGTGATCGAGTCACGGCCTTCGGTGGTGTAGAGGGTACCCAGCTTCTCTGCTTCGTTGTAACGCAGCATGGCGCCACGCAGCAGTTGAGCAGTCTTGCCCAGCAGGCGGTTGACTTGGTCGTTGTACTCGACCAGGGTCATGTTCACACCCGGCTCTGGCTCGTCGTACACAGCCTGCGCTGCCACGAGAACGCCCGGCAGATAGTCCGCCTTGATGGTCTGCACGCCAGTACGGCCAGCGAGCACTTCCATCACCGCAGCATAACCTTCATCGTTGGAGACCGACAGGGCCTGATCCAGTTCTGCGTCGAAACCAGCCATGCCGGTCTTGACCAGTTCTTTCACACGGTCCAGGGTCATCACGCCGATGGGGCGCACGATGTAGTCGAGTTGCGACGGGTTCGGGTAACGCTGAGCCAGTTGCGCCAGCGCCGGGTTGCTGTAGACCGCAGGGATCTCACGCATCACGACCTGGTAGGGCAGGGTGGCTTCCAGGCGACGAGCACTGACGTACTCCTGCACCTTACCGGCCAGCTCCTTGATCTCCGGCAGCACTTGGTTGCGGGCGATGTCATGCAGGCGGGAAACGGAAGCAGAGGCCAGACGGATGATGTCGGCCTTGGCCACGCGGTGAGCATCGTTACCTGCGCGAGCTTGCAGCACGCCACAGATGTCGGTGTTCTCCAGCAGGCTACGGTCCACGAGGGTGTTGTCCACCGCCATGGTCAGGGACATCAGCGGGGAGTTTTGCGCAGGCAGCACACGCAGCTTGCGCTCGTCCAGCCGCTGAGCGACCGGGAGGGCCGCTTCGATGGCGATACGGTTAAGCATTCTCGCGACCCTCGATGACGTTGTTGAAGTCGGCAGCCGCCAACGCCGCGATGGTGCGGTCGTTCAGCGGGGCGCCGTCCAGGTAGCTGGAAATCAGGTTGCCAGAGAGGTTGGCAACGATCTCCACCGAAAGATCGACGGCGTTCGCGATGACCGCGAGGTTGTCGAAGGTAGTAGTGCTCATGAGCGGGTTCCTGTGAATTTTCGAGGCGCTGTAAAGGAAGGTCCGGGAGCCCTAAAGCCCCCGGACTATCGACTACTTGGTATCGTTGCTCATCCACATCTCTGCGGCCTTCTCGCCAATGGCTTGCTGCACGGCGATAGACATGCCGATCAGCAGGGCCGACGAAACGATACGGTCCATTACCGACTTGGCACCGAAGATGGCATTGATCTTTTTACCGGACTTGGTTTCGTTGATCCCGCTCAAGCGGTGACCGACTACTGTCTTCATCTGGTTGCAGAACACTGCCTTGTCGCCGACACCCATGCCTTCACGGTGAGTGATGTAGACTTTGATTGCAACGTGATCGAGTTCCAGACCGTTCCCGTCGATGCGAAGGGATTGGTCGACCTGACCTGTGACAACCGGTTGGCCGAGACGTTTGGCCACTTTACGACGTTGTTTGTCGTGGGCAGTGACCAGCTCCAGCAGCGAATCCGACATGTCGTCCGGGTCGCCATGGTAGAACACCTCAATCTTCGAGACTTCGCCAACCGCACCTGCCAGAGGCGCCGCCGATCCCATCTTGCGAAGTGTGGCGAGGTCCTCTTCCGAGAACAGTCCAGCTTCCGCCGTTACAGCATCTTCAATCGTGCATAGAATACTCGTGATGTCCGTGTGATCCCCTTGCTTCACAAGGTTGCGGATCGCTTGGTCAAACTGCACGACGATGGTCTTGACTTTCGTCACTTCCGACCCCATCTGACCCGCCAACCAGTCGTCCATGGCCGAGGAGTCTTCCAGGGTGTAGGAAGCTTCCATCAACGCAGTACGAGCGATCACCCCAGCCTTCCACTGCACTTGGCGTGGTTCGAACCGGCTCGGCTTGAAGAAGCCCGAGTTGTATTTCAGGATGTCGCCTGGCTGGACCTTGTCACCGACCTGGAAGGTCGAGTCTTGCTTCTGCGGGTAGACCGAACCGGCGGAGATGCCGTACTGGGTGGTCAGGTCCAGGTGTTCGAAGGTACCGTCTTCGTACGCCACGACAAGGTGCGTGTCGGTGCGTTCAATGACTTCACCCGCTTTGGTAGCCGGGACAGCAAAGATCTCATCCACCCGGTGGGCCAGCACGTGGTCATAGCCGGTGGAGATCGGGGACTCACGGTAACCTTCCGAAGAGATCACGTGAGACTGCTGGATACCAATGAAGTTCACCCGCTTGGGGTCGTCTCGGTCTGCGAACGGACTGATCAAGGCCGAGGTCGACACGATGTTAGCTGCGCCGTCTTTGTCCTTGTCGTACGCCCGCACCGTACCGCGCACACTGGTGATGTTCGCGTTCGGAGACATATAGGTAATCACCGCCACGTCCCCGGAGTCCACGGTGGATTCCGAGATGAAACCAATGTCGGTTTCTTTGTACAGACGCGCTTCGGCAGTCATCGACCGGCTACTGCGACCACCACGGCCACCGTAGGTAATGATCTCTTTCTGCTTCAGGTTCTGGATAGGGTTGATGTCATCGACAATCGCCGACGCCGGGTCTTGCACGATGTTGGTCCACACGTCGTGTGGCTTCATGGTGACCGACGACGTAGCACTGGCGCTGCGCGAGTTGTACACACGGATGGAACGAACCAGCTCGGCGTAGATCGCACCTGGGATACGTTCGTAGCCCTTGGCACGCTCTTGACCTTCCACCAGACCGTCTGCCCCTTCGACCTTCTTCGGAATGAAGCGGGTCACCAGCATCTCGACTGCCCGCAGGATCAGCGGGACGAACTCAGTCGGCTCCTTCATCCATTCCAGCACGCCCTTGGTGATCGGATCGACCCACATGGCGTTCATCAGGTCCAGTTCACGCAGGTAGCGCAGACCGATCCCGTTGGCTTCCAGGATGTTGAAGTACACGTCTTTCTGGTTGAAGCTGTGGCGACTGAAGCCGCGCACTTGCTTGTGGTAATGCAAGAAGCCTGCGAACATCATCGATGCTTTCACGTCCGACTTTTCCATGATGAGGGTTTCATCAAGGAACTTGATCGCAAACTCATCGTCAGACATCTGCACGCGAGTACCCAGAGGCACCACACGGAACTTCGCACCGGACATGGCCAGCAGCTTGTCCAGACCGAGCAGGTACGCCAAGGCGATACCGACCGGCATGGTTTTGCCGAAGATCGAGATCTCGGCCATCGACACCGGTGCCTTGTCCCGTGCCAAGCCGAGGATGTCTTCGATCTGACCCAGTTCAGACATCTTGTCGGTTTTACCGTCGACCAGGTAGAAGGCGTTCTCACGGTCCACCATGATGTAACGCTGGTCACGACGACCCACCGCGATCATGCCTTTGTGTTCCGCTTCCAGACGCTCCACGACCTTCATGTCAAACAGACGGCTGCGTTCCCGGTTCTTATAATCGAACCAGTAGTGACCGTTCGCCTGGAAGGACATGATGCGGCTACCGATCACCGAGTAGATGGTCGGCACGTCCAGTTCAAAGTCAGCCACACTAGCGATCTTCACCGCCGTGATGGAGCTGTCGGTCTGGTCCAGACCTTTGGCGATGATCTGCTTGGCGATCCAGTTGTCGTAGTTGAACACCGCACGGGTCGAACGCTCAACAAACAGCTTGCTGTAGTACGACGTCAGTGCCACCCGGATGGAGGACACCTTACGGATCGGGATGTCGGCCTTCTGTGTCCGCATGCGGTACTTCTGGCCGTTGGACATGTACGAGCCACGCTTGTCGACCACAGGCACCCGGAAGATGACGGTGGACGGCTTGCCCGTGACGGGGGTCAACTGGACTTTATGGATCTCGTAATGACTGACCGCATCCTTCACGGTCTCGATTTCGTAACCGGTCACCGCTACACCGGCTTTCTGTACGCTCATCACAGCGTTCAGGATGTCAGACTTCATGACCTTTTCGATGTACTGCGAGTCCATCTTCTCGACGGTCGATTGCAGCATCGATTTGTCCCGCACCGAGTCCATGTCCGGGTACGGTTCGGATTCCTGAAGCACCAAGTCCTCTTCCGGGATCTCCAAGGAGTCGCCGATGGTCTTGGTTTTGTCCCACGGGTTGGGCGTTTGCTGGTAGGTCTCGGCCAGACGCTGCATGCGGCGGTATTGCGCAGCCGTGATCAGGTCTTTCTCCACCAGCTCGTCGATCTTGGACTGAATCGACGACGTGAGGGTGTGCGAGGTCGCCCCGTCAGCCACAATCTGCGACACTTCAGGCTGGGCTTGGCTGCCGGTCTCAATGATCAGCTCGCCATCCTCGTCCGTCATCTCAGAATCGGTGGTAGGGTTCGCCGGTTCGTCCAAAGACTCCGACAATTCCTCCTCTTCCTCGACCAACAGCTCTTCAGCACCTGCCTCTTTCAAGGATTGTGCTTGTTGCTGCTGTTCTTCGGCCTTTTCCTCGGCATTCTCAGCGGCCTGTTCCTGCTGCTGAGCCTCGACTTCCACCACAGACGGCTGAGTCGCCACCACGGGGTTGGTTTGGTCGATCACCTTGGTCAAAAGCTTCAGGAAACGCACCTGAATGACTTTCGGGTCCAGACCCTGAGCCGCTTCCATGGACGGGAAACCCATGTCCGGGTCCAAGGTGTCGTCTTGTGCCATTTCCATGGACACGAAACGATGGTAGGTCTCCTCGAAGTCGAAATCTGCACTGACTTCCTGCTCAGCGAAGGATTCCATGGAGACCCCGACGCCTTTCTTGCGCCACGAGTCGAGCAACCCGAGGTTGAGCGAGATCCACCCGGTGTCTTTACGCAGGACCAGCTCGATTTCACTCAGACGGCTCTCATCCAGACGAGCCATCGGTGCCATCTTGCGGTTTTCGCCCAGCCACATGAAGATGTCAAGGATGTCCAACCGCTCACGGCTGTTGAACGTCTGCATCAGGGCCGGGGTAAGGTTGCGCTCAGCCTTACGGAAGTCCGACAAAGCAGGCAGGCTGCTCGGGACGTCCACAAAGATGATGTGGTGTCGCTCATGCGTGGTCTTCAGGGTGTTGAAGCGTTCCCATTCCGTCGACCGCATGTTCTTCCAGTACCACCAGCGACTCAAGGCCGACCGTTGATACTTGTACATCTGCCCCACCATGGCGTAATTGACGATGAGCATGGTCAGGGGGTCTTTGGCCACCTGTTCGTACTCACGCATCGGACGTACGTTCATGTTCTCACGACGGTACTGCTGCTGCATGGGAGCAAGGAGCTTGTACGTCGGTCGAGGGTTACCTTCCCGAGCTGCAAGATCAGGCACGTGGTCGATGTAGACCAGACGCTGGGCTGCTTGGATGATCGGGCTACTGGCTGCTGGACCCAGTTCGGTTTCATTCACGGGCATGTAGTGAACGTTGGCACCCCGAGGCAATGCAAACCGAGCAATCGGTCGTACCTTGGGGTTCTCCAACTCACCAATCCTGCGAATACCGAACAGTTTCATGTAGCGATCATACAGAAACATTACGGCCATGTTTGAATCGTCCTGTCATGTTGGTCACGACGTACTTAATCGTGTCGTAGTCATAAGAAGAAGTCAGGTTTCCACCTGCATCAATCCAGTGGTTCCTGGAACGAAGGATACGGTCGTTCTCTTCTAGCGCTTCGTTAGACATGACCAGTGTTGCTGAGCCGGTATCACCATCGAAGTCTGCTGCCAACCCGACCAGTTTGGTCGAGTGTGGGGACTGGGTGTCCATATAAGACGTGGAGCCCGTCATTGGGAACTCCTGCGCCACATGGTCGTCACCGAGGTACGGTTCCCAGTTGTCGTCCAGCTCAACCCGGCGTTCGCCGACCACCGTGGTCTTCACGTAGACGCGCGATGGATAGATCGAGCCCAGCCCCGAGATCGGGTAACGGCAGATTTGCGCAAAGTACTTGTTCCAGTACTGGTAACCGCAGAGGTACAGCATCTCGACGAGGTTAATCGGCGAGACGTACTTGCGATCCAAGTGCGCCGGCATGTCATGGATGTCGAAGAAGATCTTGAACGAGTTGTCCGGGCCTTTGTAGATCAGGGCCAGGTAGTGTCCTTCGATCTCGATCGGGCGATTACGCATCTCGACCATTTGGTAACGGTCAATCACGCTCATCAAGCCGTCACGGGTCGACCATTGGTCGCGCGTATCGGGGTCCAGAGCCACCCACGTCGGACGCAGGGTCTCTTTGTCAATCAGTTGAGCCTGACCTTCACCCGCCTGAATCAAATGGCCGAAGACCCGGCGCAGGTGATGGATGGTCAGCGGTGTCATGCCTTTGATAACTTGGAACAAGCCGAGGGTCGTGGAGTCAAACCCAGGGGCGTTGGTGTCGTTGAGGTTCGCAATGGAGGTGTCCATCACGGTCAAGACGTTCCGGGTACCGTAGACCACCTTACGAGAGGCCCACTTGTCCAAAATGAAGCCGTTCTTACCTGCCAGCATGCCTTCGATGAGGTCGTAGATCTCACTCAAGCAGTTGGTAAGGGCGTTCCGCGCAATGTTCAGCGCTGGCGACTCCATGTTGCTGGTCACCGGGATAGTGTTGGAGATCGACAGGGCCCGGTAGTACAGGTCATGGATCTCGTTCTTGGTCGTCATCCCGTTATCGTCGACTTCGATGTCACGGACACCGGCCGGGAGAATGGGAATATAACGCGTCAGCGCAAACTGACGCCATTTCTCGACGAACTCAACACGGATCTGTCGCGTCGGCGACTTGGACTTGCGCAGTTGCAGTTCGGGGAAGTGCTTCACAAAGAAAGCATAGCCGGTTTCGGCTTTCTCCGAGGTGTCAGCGACGAAGTCTTTGGTGATCGGATCGAAGATGGCCGTCTCACGCCCGGTGACGATGCCCCGGTAGATGGACTTGAGGCTCATCAGGTCACGGAAGATCTTCGGGTGGAACACTTCCACCTTCAGGTCGATGTACGAGAACGTGAAATCACGCTCATCAGAACCCACACGACCAAAGATAGTGGTGGAGTATAGACCCTCATCGTGGAACTCAGCACTCGCACCGTCATAGATGTCGAGACTGGTCACCGGAGTCATCCGGGACACACGTTCGCGGGTGAGCACCATGGGCCAGACTTTGGCCGGGGTTTCCGCGTACCTGATACCAGACCCCGCGGTCGTCATCAGGCTCCTTTCATCTGTGCTCATAGAAGCATCCCGTTAATTTCGGAGTCATTTTCGACAGTTGGTATGAAGGAGGCTCACTATATTGAGCCCGTTGGAGAATTTCGATGGCAAAGAAAGATGTCGATTTGGACAACTTCGACCTCGACGACTTCGACTTTGACATCCCAGAGTGGAAGTCTGACGACGAGATCGACGACAGTTCGAGAAAGCCCATTGAGCGAGCCGCTAAAGGCGCCCTGTCCGGTTTGAAGGACGAGCTGACCAGCAAGTCGGCTCTGCGCAAAGCGCTCACCATGGCGTTGCCTGCCGGCTACGGCATGGCATCAGACACTATTGAAAACGTCGCAACCGATGCCCGCTCACTATACGATAAGATAACTGGCGACTCGCCGGAGCTTGTTCGTAGCAGTAAGGGTTTCGGCCGAAAAGCCATGCAGTTGGTCGGCAACAAGGTCCTGCCGAAGAAAGCCAAGGACCGCTTGAACGCTGCACTGGAAGATCACGACGACGGCCCAGTCAAATCCGCAGCGCAGTACCGCAAGGAACAGGAAGAGAACGATCTGGCCGGTCTGGCTGAGATCTTCAAAGCCAAAGCCGGTGCTGACGAAGAGCGTGCAAAGCAGGATGCGTCGGACAAGCTTGAAGACAAGGCCATGGATCAGGTCCGCTTCAAGTCGAACATCCAAGTCCTGAGCGCCATCAACAAGAGCATGGCTCGGTTGGTCGGTTACCAGGACAAAGTGACTGCCCGCTACCAGCAGAAGATGCTGGAGCTGAACTACCGTCAGTTCGCCACCCAGAAACAAATGCTGGACTTGATGGTGGAATCCACCTCCAAGCAACAGCAAGCGCTGGAATCGATCCGCCACAACACGGCCCTGCCGGAAGCGGTGAAGATCCGTGGCAGCGAGATGTTCAAGAACATGGCGCACCAGCGCCTGATGGGTGCTGGTCTCAACACCATCTCGAACTTCACGCAGAACTACAGCAAGCAGGTGATGGATAACGTCACCGGCATGATCCAAGGTGTACTTGACCCGATCTCCCAAGCCCAAGGCATGACCGAAGGCATGGACATCGACAAGCACGAGATGGGTGGTCGTGTCCTGGGCTCCATGGTGGGCCAAGGGCTGCGCGATCATGCCACCATGCACCTCGCTCCTTATTTGTACCGCAACAAGATGATCGCCAAAGGCGGTGAGAAGTTGCGCAACACCTTCACGGGCTTGCCCCAGAAGGTGAACGAATACGCTCAGTCTGAGACCAAAGGCACTGGCTTTAAGTCGGTGATGACTCAGATGTTCAAAAGCTTCCTGCCCCAGTTCTCCTTGGATTCGCGTCCAGGTGGGGATTCGGCCACGAAGCTGGATGAGGTCGGTACGTTCGACAAGATCACGCGTCGTTCGATCATTGAGATCATCCCGGGCTACCTCTCGGAAATTGCCCACTGGTCCAAGGTGGCGGTGACTGGCGAGAAGGATTCGGAAAAGCAAGTCTACAGTGTGGTCCGTGGGGGGTTCACGTCGCAGAGCGAAAACCTCAAAGACGTGGGCCGTCAGATCATGAGCCGTTCGGAGCGAGATTCGCTGCGCACTGCTGCTGATGACTTCATCAAGGAGATCGGTGGCGACACCATGTCCGGCAAGGCTCAACGTGCCCTGAAGCAGAAGCTTCTGGACGAGCTGGCTAACGGACGGGACTTGGTACCGAAACGACTGGCTGATCCTGCGTCTTACCCGAACGTTGATGTTGGTATCGTGGATGAAATCACGTCGCTCATCAATGACGCGTTCAACCTCGATTACGAGGGGAACATGACGGACAGTTCCGTCGAGGGTGCAGGGCGGTTCAACAACATCCGTGACAAGTTCTTGAGCATGGCTTCGATGATCCCGGCAGCGGGGGATCGGATTCGTGTCTTGGGCGATGTCCTGGGCAAAGATTCCCTGCGTAAGTTGGGTTACATCGAACGTCAAGGGCGCGAGGACCGGATCAACTTCGACAAGATCTGGAGTTCTGTACTCGATGAAGATGACGAATCAAGCCAAGGCGGAGCTTCGAAAGGTGGCCCGGATGCTAATAATCGCGGTGGTAAGCGCGATGATAGTGCTGATGGGGATTCTCAAGGTCCTGGTGATCTTACCCGTCGTGCTCGTGGAGCTGACGATCTGGCTGGCCAGCGGGATAAGGTGGCGTCGAGGGCCTCCGGCCTAGAACGTTACCTCGGTGACAAGTCTACCCTCATCACCCTGATTACTCAATCGCGGGATTTCCATGGCGAGACTGTGGAACTGCTGAAACAACTGGCAGCCTGTGGGTGTCACGGGGAGGAAGGCGGTAGCCGCCTGAAGGACTTCACCCAAGGTGGCAAGGTCCAATGGGATAAGCTCACCACCGCCATGAGTGCCAAGGGCAACCAGGCCAAAGAGTGGGGCGCCTCCACTTACCGCAAGGGCAAAAAGAAATACGGGGAAGGGAAGAAGTTCTTCCAGGATGTCTGGATTCAAGGCGAAGACCATCCCCGTCTGCAAGAGATGAAACTGCAAGCCGGTGAGTACTACGACTCGGTCTCCAACAAGGCGATCAAGAAGTGGGAAGACATCCAAGGCGACGTAGTGGATGCCAAGGGCAAACTCCTCCTGCGGTACGATGAGTTTGTTGACTCGGGTGTGATCGCTGACACCAAAGGCAAGATCGTCAAGCGGGCTTCTGACCTCATGGGTCGGTTCCGTAAGACGAAGGCTGGCACGGTTACCGAAGACATGGCACGTCTCGGCAAGGGCAAGTTGAATGCGGTGAAAGCCCAGATGGGCCCATTGGTGGCTGACAAGAGCGCCATGGTCCAGAAGGAGCTGAACAACCAGCGGCGTAAGTTCCGTCCACGTCTCAAGCGTTTGATGACCCGCTTCACCGGTGGGAAAGCTGGCGCGGATGTATCGTCCGAACTGACGGGTGATCACGACCAGGACATGCTGACCCTGTCGCTGCGGTCGGTGCAGTTGCAGTACGAGACGCTCAAGCAAGTGACCCAGGAGAAAGTCCGTAAGGGCTCGTTCCAGGAGATCAACGCCAAGCGTCAGCAACTGATCGACCAAGCTAAAGGGATTGCACAGACCAAAGGGCGTGACGTCCAAGGCTTGCTCTCCAAAGGCGGACCTCTGGCTGGGCTGATGGCATTGCTCGGTAAGAAGAAAGAGGATGGGGAAGAAGGCGAAGGCGGGGGCGGTATTCTCGACTCGATCGGCGACCTCTTCGGGGGTGGCGGTGATGAGGGCGGTGGAGATCGCAAGTCGCGTCGTCGGGCAAGACGTACGGGCAAGCTGGGTAAGATCGCCAACTGGGGCGGTCGGCAGCTGGACAAGATGGGCACTGCGGGCAAGATCCTGAAAGGGGGCTTGAAGGCAGGCGCGTGGGCCACCAAGACGGCAACCAAAGTCGGCTGGTGGGGTCTGAAGAAAAGTGGTCGCCTGATTGGTACTGCTGGTCGTTTGGGCTGGGGTCTGTTGACCAACCCGCTGACGCGTATGGCTGCTGGGTTTGTAGGCCGGATGGCGCTTGGCGCTGTACTGGGTGCCGCAGGCTTGGTATCGGCTCCCGTGCTGGCGGCTGCGGCCGTGGTCGGCGGTGCCGTTGCCGTAGGTGCGTACATCTATAGCCGCAACAAAGACAAGCTTCCTCCGTTGACGCGGATTCGCATGGTGCAGTACGGAATCAAACCCAAGACTGACAGTGACGAACTCAAGCAGATGCTGGAACTGGAGAAGCTCTTCGCCTCGGCCACCTCGGTCGACTCGGAGGGCAAGGCCACGGTCAACAGCCAAAGCATCGCGCAAGACAAGGTGATGCAGCTGTTCAAGATCGACACCAGCGTCCCAGCGGAAGAAAACGAAACGTACCATCGCCTGATCAAGTTCCTTACGGGGCGTTTCACGGCGGTGTACCTCACCCACATTTCCAACTACTACGCGCTCACCAAATCCACCGACCTCTCGCAGGTCGATGCCAAGGTCCAAGGGAAAGTTGCCATGGGCTTTGCCGACAAGGTCGCCATGACTGATCGGCCTGAAGTGTTCGAGGCAATGACCTCTCCTTTCGAGGACGAGAAGCTCGACATGGATGGCGGAGATGTTAAGAGCACCATCGAGGAAGCGAAGGGCGAGATCCAGGAATACATCAATGAGAACGAAAAGAAAGGCGAAGACAAATCCAACTCGGATATGGTCGACGCTGTGGCTGCTGCTGGTGGGATCAGTGCTGCTGCTGTTGCTAAAACCACAGCCAATGCTGCCAAGCCAGGCGCCCCGAACAGCTCACACCCGAGTGCATCCAACCCTAGTACTGTAGCCAATCCTGCGAAGGATGCGGCGAAGGCCATGGCGGCCAAAGACGCTGCTTGGGAAGCCAAGAAGATGTCGTGGGTCGCTACCTCTGCTGCTTCGGCGGCGGTGGGTGTGCCGATGGTCATGGCGGGGCGGAAGGACACGGAGATCGACGACGGTAAGCCTGTACGGTATCGTGTGTACGGTCTGACCGAGATGTCCGTCATCAAGATGACCAAGCTGGGGATGCTCGAAGCGTGCCTCTGGTCGCTGGTGAGCTACGACAACGAGAAGAATGCTCTGTTCAAAGACGAGAATGAGGCGTACCAAATTGCGGCGCGCATGTTCTCTCCTCTCGGCGATGCAGAGCAAGAAGCGGTCTACGTGTGGTTCTACCGCCGCTTCATGCCAGCCTTCCTGCAATTCTGTTCCTCTGTCCGGCAGCGTGCCAACATCGACGCCAAGGATGCTGCTGATCGCCTCAAGCCAGAAGAACTGGTAGAGGTCCTGCGGGAAACCGCTTCGGCCCGTGACAACTCCGGTATCTCCGTGTGGGACATCTCGGACAGCCCATGGGCAGGTTACGTCTTGAACACCGATGCGGAAACCGTCAAGGAACCGCTGTACGTGCTCTCGTCCAAGATCAAGGATAAAACCGCGGTCGAAAACGCAGCTGCCATGGCAGGTCAGGTGCGGGACAAAGATGGCAAGATCATCCAGCAGGACGTCACGCAGGTCAACCGCCCCGCGGATCAGGGTGGTTCGTCGGGTACCGGTGGGTCAGGTGGTTCGGACTCTTCGGGTGACTCGGGCGGCTTCTTCTCCAACGCCTGGAGCGGCATCAAGTCGTTCTTCGGCGGGGACAGCAAAGCACCTCAACAGGGCGGCGTCAGTGCGGGCGGTAATATGGCCCCTCCTGGCGGTACCTTGTCTGGTCCCACCACATTCCCAACCGGTACGCCCATGCAGCATCCGGGCGGTGGTACTGGGGGTAACATCAACGACGTGCCCGAACCGAAAGGGGCTGGGTGGAACAACGTCCGTGACACCTTGATGACCGCTGCCAACATGGTAGGGGTTGACCCGGGTGTGGCATCGGCTATTGCTGGTGTCGAATCGGGTTATGATCCAGACGCCATCCCATGGAAGAACCGCAAGGACCATTCCAAAGGTGTGTGGTCGTCGGCTGCCTCGTTCTACCAGGTGATCAACTCGACCTGGGGTTCGTTGATGGGTCAGTATGCGAAGAAGTACGGGATCAACCCGAACACGACGCAGCGCGATCCACGGGCTAACGCCCTGCTCGGCTTGGAATACATCAAGAGCAACGTGAATGCCATCAAGCAGGTGAAACCCAACGTCACCGACACTGACGTTTACATCGCGCACTTCTTGGGTACTGGTGGGGCTAAGCGGTTCCTGAAAGCTCCGCCTGGTGATCCGGCGATGAACCACGTGGGTCAAGATCAGGTCAACGCAAACCGCGCGATCTTCTTCGACAAGAATGGCAGTCCACGGACGGTAGCTGCGGTGTTCGCTGACTTCGATAAGAAGCTTGCGATTCACCGTAAACCCGATGCACAGTCGTACGCCCAGTCGCTGAGTTCTGGCGCGGTGAATACGGCTGCAAATGGTCCTGACTCGGCAGGTGGTGAAGCGGCTCAAACCGCAGCCGCTGGCCCGACGGCTTCCGCTCCTGATGCTGGCGCTCCACCGGCCGGTACCTCGGGATCAGACGTTCCGTCGATGGTGAAAGCAGGAGGTGGCTCGAGCACGCCGTCCAATAGTGTGCCTGAAGCCCCCGCAGCAACCGAAGGAACCGAGGGCTTGGCCGACAAGGCAGATGCCCGTCAGACGCAGAACACCACTGCCGCCATGACGGTCGCTGCCAAGACAGCCGATGCTCAGAGTTCTGCCCAAGCTGCCTCCAACGCCAACACCTACGGCGGGATGGACAAAGCCATGGGCCGTCTGGTCACCTTGGGTGAAGAGAGCCTTGCCGAGCTGCGAAGCTTGGTGGAGCTTGCCCGTAATGGCGCCTCTGCGATGCCGAATGCCGCTAACCCCGGCAACGGTCAGCAGGTGGCCCAGACAACGGTTAACCCAACGATCAACACCCCGAAAGCTGCACAGCGGGGGACGGTCTCGGTAGGTCGGGCTTAACGATTGGGGTGAGAGGGGGAGACCCCTCTCACTCTTTTCTTTTTCATCAGAGGTCCTGACATGTCTGAAAACATTCTGGATGACAGCTGGGTCAAGACAGCGTTTCTGCTGCCGGCTGATCAGATCATGGGTGGGAATCAGGCGGCCATCAACCGCATCTACTCCACGTCGATGCAAAAGGCCACTGATACCACGCTAGGGGGTAACTTCGTTATCAACCCCCTGCCCCAGTTCACACGGTACTGTGACCTCAAGCACAACATCCTGACCAAGCCTGATGCGCGGGGTAAGGACACGTTGCTGCCTAAGGTGTCTCGGACGAATGGGACCAACTCCAATTCGACCAACGGCATGGGGCGTGTCTATTCGGAGAAATTCGATGACAACATGCAGGTGGTGCACTTCCGGTGCGGCTACCCGCAGTTCAACAGCCTGACATCGTTCTACGCCAACTACTACTCGATCCCTGCGGCCTCCATGGCACGTTCGGGTCGTGCTCCGGGGTTCTTCTACTCCTTGGGTTGGACGTTGGGTTCGGTGGCGACCATCGGTCTGCTGCCGTTCATCCTGGCCGGTAAAGCGATCAAGTTCTTCCTGCGTCGTCCGGCGTCGAAGTACTACTACCTGAAACCGTCCATGTTGCCGTACTGGGGCGCTGTAAGTTCCATGGTTAACGCGATCGCTGCTAACATGGGGATTATCCCACGTCCGATCTACGAGGGCGCTAAGCCGCTCTACGAGAAGGAGAACGGCATCGATCAAACTGACGTCGACAGCTACCACAAGCTGATCCCGTCGATCTACCGGAAGAACGGTGGTATCGACGTGTTCGCAGTAGCCCAGCGCGGTCAGAAGTTGGTCAACCACCGGCGTCAACTGCTGGACAAACAGCTCGACGGCATCACCAACAAGAAACAAATGCGGGAGGTGTTCAAGAAGCGTCTGTACGGCGAGGACATGGGTGACGTCTACGCAGTCGTCAACAAGATCGACACCAGCTACGAAGCCTACGTGGACATCTGGAAGAACTCGGAGATGATGGGTAAGATCTCCGAGGAGGACGCCAAGAAAGAAACGGTGGTGGAGAAGACGGGTCGCATGGATGACGGTCTATGGGAACGGGCCAAGGGCGCCTTCCACTCGGAGCGTCGCATGGCGTCGGAGTTCATCTCTTTCCGGGTGGACCACACTGGGACCCAAACCGAGTCGTTCAACAACAGCACCAAAGAACCTTCGATCCAAGGTCAGATCAACTCGATCTCGGCCTCGGCCCGTGAGACACGCTTCAGCATGTTTGACGGTAACATCGAAGGCTCTGGGATCGTCAACACGGCCCTCAGTGCGGTGAAGGACTTTGCCCTTGGGATCGGGCAAGGTATCGGCATTCAAGGTCTTGCACAGCTTGCTGGCTCGGCCTACGTGGACATCCCGAAGGTCTGGGACAGTTCCAGTGCCGACTTCAACAAACTGACGCTGAATATCCCGCTGCGTTCGCCGTACGGTGACCCCATCTCACGGTTGCAGAACATCATCCTTCCGCTCTGCTGCTTGTTTGCCATGTCGGTCCCCCTGTCGACCGGTAAACAGTCGCACACCTCGCCGTTCCTGATCGAGTACTTCGCTCAGGGTCGCGCACACTCCCGCTTGGCGATTGTCGATTCGTTGACCATCACCCGAGGGGTTGGTGACGTGGGCTGGAACAATACCGGTGGCTTCTTGGGTGCCGACGTGAGCCTTGGCTTGCTCGACCTCTCGACCGCGGTGAACATGCCACTGAACCCAACGTTCGAAATCTCTGACCGGATCATCCAGGCAGCAGGTTACGGTGTGGGGGCAGGGGTGTCTTGGTTGGGTGGCGGTACGGCCAACGTGGGTGGTGAGAACGGGGTGGCAGTTGCATCGGCCATGCTGGGTTCAACCTACGACGATGACAACAACTACACCGACTACCTGTCGATTCTGGCAGGCATCCCGTTGGAAGCGGAGATCAACTCCCTGCGTAAGTGGGCAGTGCGTCTGGCGCGTCAACAAGCGGCCTTCGATGATGCGCACTCGCCAGAGCGTGGTGTCATGTGGGCCATGTCGGGCGTTACGGGGGAGATCATCAAGGCCTTCTCCTTGGCATCCGATCGCCAGTGATGCGGCAAAGAGCCCGGGGCACTGCCCCGGGCTCTATTTCGTCACGTCAGGTTGGTGACCATCAGCGGGAATTGAAGGCGAATGACTTCATCCACCGTCAGCTCTGTGGCGTACGGTGCAGCAATGGCGTACGGGCACAGTTCAGTGTCCAGTTCGAACAGCTTCAGCGCAGCAGCATTGGCAGACGACAGCACCGACAGGTCAGGGATGACTTGCGCGGCTTGGCGCTGGAACTTGAACCAGTTGGGGTCCAAGGTGTTGAGCACCGTACGGACCGACGTGCAGTACGCTTCCATGGTCACGGTCATTTCTGTCGGCAGCTTGAACTGCTGGAGGAATGCCTTGATGAAGTCAGGCTTGGTGGCCATGATCTCATCACGGGTCAGGTTCTTCATCAGTTCCTGCACCGCTTCCAGGGAGCCGGAAGTGGCTACGACGGGCACCGAGTAGATCAAGCCCTGGTGATACACCTCAGGGTCGATGTATTGCTTGACGTCGCTCAGGTAATGGTAGGAACCAAAGCCCACTGCTTCCGAGAACGTTGCACCCCAAACAGCCGACTCCAAGCCAATGTTGACGTACTTGGCGTAATCCTCGTACCCGGTCAGTTCACCGATCAGGGACGTGAGGTTGCCGTAGTTCGACAGGTCGGTGGCATCGCCGTATTGCAGACGACTGACCAATTCTCCCCCGGTGGATTTGATCTTCTCCACCATGGACGGGTCCATGTCGATGTAGCCTGCGGCCTTGTCCAGAATCCCGCCACCGGCGGTCTTGAGGATCGACATGGTGCTGGTGCCGAACATGGACAGGCCTTGCTCGAGCATCTGCATGCCCGTGGCACCCGACTTCTTGGCATTGAGCAGGGAGACGATCGAGTTGCCGATCCCTTCCTTACCGCCAGCCCTGTCGTACAGCTTGGTCGCCGTGTCCTTGGTGGCATCCCAGATCTTGTTAATCGGCCGGGAGTCTGAAATGTCGTAAGCATCGGCCGCTTCGAGTTTTTCGGTGTTGTCCGTCTTGAACAACGGCAGGGAGATCAAAGACATTTCAGCCTCGAACAAAGAAAAAAGAAAGTGGGAGTCATGGAGCCCGAAGGCTCCATGCGGTCACATCACTCCGCCTTCGGATCTTTGGGGTTGTCCAGGTGGTACTGGATCGACTCCTGAAGCTCCTGACGAATGACCTCAAGCGAACCGGTGTTCTTGAGGGTGCTGCGCAGCAAGATCCAGAAGTCGAGCTGCCACTGATGGCGATCGAGCTGGATGATCTTCTTGCCACCGCCGTACTGGTAGTAATGCGCCAGGGGCAGTTCGTTGTCCAGCAGCTGTTGTTGCAGCTGTTGGTTGCGCTCGAGCTTCTCCAGCATGCCCAACTTGAACATCTTGTTGAACAGTGGGTAGTGGCTGCTCGGCATGTTCTTGCCGGTGTCGCGGGCCACGAGGCCTTTGACGATGCGGAACTGGTCATCTTTCATGCCAGTCTTCATGTAGAACCACAGGCCTTCCAGGGTACGGAAGTGGCCGAAGTACGGGTGTTCGATGTTGCACTCGCTGAGGTTGCTCAGCGCACGGCCCAAGGTGGTGGCACCGCGGGAGTACACATTGACGTGGTTCACGCCATCGTCTTCGGGACGGAAGGGGAGGGTGTCCTGGGGTTTCGCTTGGCTGTCGGTAGACATATTCTGTTCCTGTTATCGCTGGGTAGACGACCGATGAACCCCGGTTACTCTTTGGGGGTATTGAGCTTGGCGGCAATGTTGGAGATGACTGAAGAGCGCCGCTCACGCTGTTCGGGGCTGCGAGGAGTAAAGCTAGGTCCGGTGGGGATCTGGTGGATCATCTCTTCGACAGCTTCGTCCGTGATGTCGGTATCAGCCTCATCCTCGTCTTCGTCGTAATCGGCGTTGTCGAGGGAGGGGTCAAGGCCCTTGCCCGTTACCGTGGACACCAGAGAATCGATGTTCGAGTAAGGGTTGTTGATTAGCCCAGTTGAGACTGTTACTTCTCTGCCATCCCGCATGATCATGGTGATGCTCATAGAATACTTCACAGGGCCCATGATCTGGATGGCTTTCTGAAAGGTCTTGAACGTGATGAGACGCTTCGCAATAGCCCGATTGAAGTTATTGCGCTCTTGGCCAATGTCCTTGGCGTTCTTCGGGACACGGGACAGAGGGCTCTGAAGAAAGGTCGTCAAGCGACGGTTCCATGCCTGGGTCTCGACATGCAATTCCTTCAGAACTCGACGAAAGAGATTGGTGAGGGGGTTTCCCGCCTCTTTAATCAGCTTGTCGCCGTCGTTCATCATCCGAACTTGTTCTTTACTCATGATGAAATTCCTGGGTGATTACCGAAGGCACTCCCGACTGGCTTTGGCCAGGGCTAGTAGATCTTCGATGACAAAGTTGCATTTACGTTGGTAGTAGTCACGGTCGGCGCTGTCCATTTGCAGGAAGGCGTCGAGCAACTTCACGATGTATAGCCGATGCGCGATCAACCAATCGAATGGATGGATCAGATCATTGGCCTCAGTGATGAAGGTTTCGAGGGTGCGATTTTCGTATTGCAACACCCGGTCTTGCCAACGGCTGGGGAACGCATTCCCCTTGCTGACAAATACAGACGCCTCAATCAGATAATCCGCCAACTCCTCTAAGTTGACAGTAGCAGTTTCCAGCTGGACGGTTCGTGTACGAGGTACAGCGAAGTGGCGAGTGCTTATTTCATCGAGATCCTCCAATTGATTGAGTAGTGTTTCGTAGATGGTTGTACCTTCCAGCGGCACCGCTTCTTTGCGGCGCAGCCAGCCCATAAATGACTTGAACATGCGCAGCCCCTTGTGTGCGCGACTGATTCTATGTGCCTGTATCTTTTACGGAGTGACGCTATGAACCCTATCATCCCCCTGGATGACTTGAACCCGGTGCTCGATGGTGAGTTCCTTGGCGCCGATGATCGGGCGCCGATTCACATCAACCAATCGGTAGACCCCAGCGATGTCATCAAGACCACGCAGGGCATCCGCCTGAGAATTCTTCAGTCTCGCTTTGCCAAAGGCATTCCTGCCGACGACAAAGAACTGATGACCAACATGCAACTGCTTCGCGACTTGGACCAAGCCGCACTCACCACGCGGAAGATCGACGTGGACGAGCGTGCTGTCAGCGAATCGGAACGCCTGGCCAACGCCAACAACGAACTGCTGCGCATGCTCGGTGGCAAGAACCCCTTCGCAGTGGAAGTGGGAACCATGCCACCGATCACGCAGCGGGTTGCCCCGACTCTGCCAGCCCCAAGCTTGGTGCCGGACATCACCACACAAGGCACGCAGCCTGTCAACTACGACGACTTCGTCACCTCGGTGGAAGCTTCGGAACGCGCCATGCGCGAGGAACTGGAAGACGAGTAATCCTCTTCCGGCTCATCCTCAGGCAATTGGTACGTCTTGGGCAGCACGAAGCAGAAGTCAGAGACCGGGACGTGCTCGATGTGAAGGAAGTCCTCCATCACCATTTCGAGCAGCCCGTGCTTGTCCATGTCCTTGAACGCATCCTCGCCATCCATGCCCTCAAGCTCCTTGACCCGGAGCTTGGGGGTTATGACCGCGACGCTGTTGATCGGGTTACCCAGCAGTTCGATCTGGTGTAACTCCAGCCACGGATGGATGTTGTACGTCACCCAGCCCGAGTAGTGCGTCTGCATGAACGTTGGGGTCATCTTCTCGGGAGGGTAACTCACCGCATTGACGCCCACAAAGGTTGGCAGCAACACCCGCAGGCAGTTCTTGAACGTGTCTGCAATCGGGCCAGGCAAGACATAAGGCCAGGTGTTAATGTCCACCGACACGGACGCTACATCGACCCCTCGGAAGAACCGAGCCTGCAAGGAGTCGATGTAGTTCATCAACACTGGCACCATCCCTGAAATGATACTGCGTTTCAGGGTGGTGATGTCACGCTTGGCGAAGGCCTCGTTGAAGGCTTCGGTCGTGACAGCGCCTTTGCTCAAGGCGGTCCAGTCGTCGATAGTCCGGCGGCGGTACTCATGGATAGGAAGAACGGAGGGGAGGTCACTGTGCAATGACAGCAGCGTCCCCATCCGTGTGTCGAACATCCCGTCCAAGTCCAGCAGAAGGTTGAACTCGTTGTTCTGTTCCATGGATTTCTCTCAAGGATAATGTATTGCCACAGACTGGTCTATTTAAGGTCTAGCATCGACAGCAAGACCAAGAACAGGGCCCAGTGGTTACCCGTGAGGAAGCCCTTGATCTGCTCGACAGTGCCAACGTGTTCCTTGATGTCAGGCGGCACCAAAGCGCAGCGCTGCATCCAGGACAGGTTGTTCGCCAAGTGATCGATGAACGAGTTGTAGTTGGCGGTGGCAATCGGCGTGTTGAGCCAGATGAACGACGCACCGGTCACGTAGAAGTCGAGGACGGTCTCTTTGAGTTCGCCTTCAAGCTCTGCGTTGTCGATGTAGCGCTTCCACAGAGTCTCTGCGTGCACCGCGTCATGTTGAGCATACCAGCGCACACGGCGCAGCTCAGGGAGGTCGTTGCCCAGGATGTGGTCCATCAGGCCAATGGCGCTGTTGGTCACATCGTTGAACTGTAGATCCACCCATCGCTGCATCGCGGCGTTGAGAGCATCCAGGGTACTGCGGTCGTTATCGGCAGACGCCATGCTTATACCTCGTCGATGTCGTTGTCGATCATCATGCCACGCAGCCAGATGCTGACGCTGGATGTCGATTTGGTTACGCCACCACCTGCGGTGACGTCAACGATGCTGGTCTCCCCGGTCTCAATCAGCTGGCGCTCGAACTCGACTTGAGCTTGACGGTCACCGCCACGCACCTTGATCTCTTCGATCAGGGTGCTCTCAAGGCCCTGAGCGAGCTGTGCTTGGAGTTCGGGGAAGGAAATCTTGGAACCCTTCGATTTGCCTGTGACCTGACCGGACATTTCGTCAACGTGTCGGGCATCGGCAGGGATCGAGGATTTCTTGGTGAGCATCTGGGCTTGGCGACGTACTGTCATGCTGAGCACCAGGTACTCCTGCGGGGTGAGAAACACCCGGCCGGTCTGAGGGTCGGTCAGCCAGAGCTGCTCGAAGAACTTGTGACCGATGTCTTCGGCTACCTGAAGCAGGTTCTTCATGGTAATCCGCGGGTCTTTCAGGTTGGGCGAATAGAACGGCAGGATCTCCTGCGTTGCAATGCCCTCATCGGTGGTCGGCTTGGCCAACGAGCGGATGTAAGTGTCAAACTCATCATCCGACATGGCATCAAGGCGCTTCTTGGTCAGGTCGGCGTTGTACACGTCACCGGGAATAATCTTCGCCATGTTGCCGACGATGAAATTGGTGACCTCTTGACGACTGGCCATACACAGTCCTTAATGAATGGTGGGCAGGTCGTTTTGAACGACGGTGTCCAGCACCAGTTGACGGAAGTGGCGCAGCCAATCACGCGGCGCGACGTCATCGACCAGACACGCACGTGCCGAGACGGTGGACGAACGCAGGCGGGACAGCTGTTCACGCCAGTAGCGATTCAGCTCACGAACTTCGGCGTAATCATCACCGCCGAGAGGGCGGTAATCGCGGGCGAAGCGAGTTGCTGCGTGAGGATTTCGGTCCGCCAGCATATCAACGACGGCGGACACAATCGAGGTACTCATGAGAGTGTCTCCAAAGTGTGAGGTAAATGGGCCGGCGGCACTGCGCACACCGGCCTCAGATGATTAGGAAGCTTTCGCTTCCTGACGGGCAGCGATCTTCTTCAGGAGATCGGCGCCAGTTACGGCCTTCGGAAGGTCGGGCTGTTCCGAAGGTGCTACGTTGGTGGATGCTTTGTCAATGGCAGCCGTGGCTTTCGCCTTGGCCTTGACAGCAGCGTCGTACCAGTACGGACGGTAGGTCCCAGCACGCATGTTGAGCAGGTCCATGGTCGACAGGAACGGAATGTCGGCGTAGGTGCCTTTCTCTTCCAGCGGCAGCCAGAAGCCACGGGTGTCCAGGAGCAGGTCCCAGTCGTACCCGGCAGCAAGGATGTCGTCGTACAACTCTTTCGGGCTGCACAGCAGGCCTTCTTCCAGATCGTGCCACAGGTTGCGCATCATGCACATTTCGGCAGTGATGTTCATCGCCCGCTGCATGCGTGGGTCGTTCTCCAGCAGACCACGGACCGTCTTACGGGTCATGTTCTGCGATGGGTACAGATCCAGACGGAAGTTCGGCTTGCCCTTGGCTTTGTTGCCGTCCTTGTCGGAGATACCGAAGTACTCGAAGCCCTTGCAGTAACTGAACTCGGTCAGCTCTGGTTTCAGGCCTTCGGACTGAGACACCACCACTTCGAACGGAATGCCCGACGGACCGGACTTGCCACGCAGGTTCACCAACGTGATGCAGATCAGGTCGGTGTCACCTTTCAGATCGTCTTCTTCATCGCGTGGGTACTCAGGCAGCTTGTCGCCATCGAGCATCGGCTGAAGCGATACGCAGTACCAGCAGTTCGCGGTGAGGAACGAGAAGTTCTCCGGCACCTTCTTGAGCTTGAGATCGCCCTTGAGGAACTTGAGCTTCTTGACGTTCGGCTTGTACATGTCGAGCTGGTATTCTTGACCGACGTGTGCCGTCATCAGGATGTTCAGGCCCGAGCCACTGGTGACCGCGGTGACTTGGTCAATCAGCTGCGACTTGGCGCCAGCGCCTTTCATCGCGACCATGTTCAGCTCTTTGCCACCCACGTCGCCCTTCTCGTACATGTTCATGACGCCTTCGGTCTGGAGGCCAGACAGGGAGTCGAGGAACGAGAGGGTCGGACTTGGGATCTTGATCAGCTCACCGCTCGACTCGTCGACGAATGGCGTGGTGATCAGGATGGACTTGTCCTTACGGCGGGACTCGGCATAGTCACGCATGACGTTCCACCATTCGTTACCGGTGTAGACGGTAGCGTCGGTGAACAGCAGTCGGCCTTGCTCGACCAGATCGATGCCGAACAGTTCAGGGAACTGGCGGAATACGTTCATGATACGGCCGGGCGACAGCGTATTCTCTGAGTCATGTGCCATCATAATGGCCAGAGAGACCCGGTTCATCACGGAACCCTGCTGGAACAGCGAGATCACCGTTTTGAACATGTTGGGAAGACCTGCGACACCGGTGAAGTGGTTCAGACCACCACACAGGATCGACTCGCCGTGCTTACCCTTGTAATACTTACCAGTTTGAACGTCGAAGAGTGCACCGATGTTCCACATGGGACGAATCGACGGAGCCTTCTTGAACATGGCAAAGGGGTTATTGGACATGGTTACTCATTTCCATCTGAAAGAGGGTTCGGTGGTGCGCAAACGATATGAAAAACTACTTTCTTTTAACACGGAGTCCTGTTGATGAATCCTGTGAACCCCGACTACTCGGCCCTCGAAACCGTCTCTCTGGAGAACCTGGAAAGCTTCGCCAGGATCGTCTCCATGGAGCACGCAAACACTCCTACCTTCACCGTCGACTCGAAGCAGCGCTTTGGCCAATTCTTCAAGAAGGCCGGTGCGTTCTTCGGTGCCCTGCGCATGCCATTCCTGGCAGGTGTCAAGCTGTTCTCTGGCGACATGGATTCCATCGTCGGCAAGATGGGCTTCGTTGATGCCAGCAACAAGAACGTCATCGTGCCAGAAGGCTTCGTGGGCCAGTGGCTGCCGTACTCGGCACTGCTGAACGAGACCATGGGCAAAGCGGCCAAGATGGAATACATGGTGCGTTCGCTGAACGACTGCCTGGGTCGTCTGCTGGGCACTCCTGAGTTGCTCGAATCGGCTTCCGGCATCGGCTACACCGGTCCGACCGACCTCGGCATCACCAACGCCATGCTGGACATCGGCCAAAACTACTTCGACGGCAAGAGCAACCACATCCACCGGACCCTCGGGGCTGTCGTGGAGCGTGGCGCTGACATCCGCACCGTGCACAACAACGTGAACGACGCGATTGCCATCGACAAAGCTCACCCGGCCAAGAAGTCCCTCGATGCGGTCAACCGTTCGATGGAGCTGGCCGAGAAGCTGTTCCCGTACGTGGACAACAACCCACGTGTCTCCAAGGTCGCCGTGCAGGAGCTGATCGACATCACCCTGCAAATCGCCAAGGAAATGGAATCCTACGGGGTCCTGCTGTTCCGTATCCGCCAGTTCTCCGAAGCGCTGAAGGACAGCATCAAAGAACTGAAGAAGGCGTGAAAAAGCAACACCCAGCATAAGGTAGATGGGAGGGCGCGAGTCCCTCCCATCTATGCTGCGTCATGCAAAGCTTTCGTGATGCTGAGATTGACGGAGTACCCGTTCCACGTCGCGTAACATGGTCTCCCTGTCCAGGTAACGGAGCCAACGTGGCACCTTCCCATACACGAGTTCAACCGCCTGTTTGTAGTCACCGTCCTCACAGCACTTCACCACCTGGTCAACCATCGGCCCTTTCCACATCACTTTCGCACACCAGGCGGGAAAGGTCAGGGTAGTCGGGTCATTGACCAGGTAGAACAACTTGTTGAATTCTGCCAGGAGGGACTCATCAGGGTCGTAGTTCCGAATCAGACGGAAGTAGAGACTGACGACGAACAGCGTGCGCTTAGCCGACGTCCAGAATCCGTGTGATTGGTTTATCGCAACTGATCGGTACATAGCCCGAGTCCTTAGTTCACGAGTTTGAAATTGCCGAACGGGTTGGACCAGATCCCGATGTCAGTATCCGTCTCGATGATGGTTGCGTAGCGAATCACCGAGTCAGACTCACGCCAGGTCAAAGCCACCACTCGCTTGACTACCTCTGCGAGTGCCGACAGCGCATTTCGACCAATGATGTCCGAACCCACGATGAGGCGGACTTTCGTCAGCTTCGTCGGGACTTCTTCCATCGCCCTCAGCTCGCGGGCAAAGGCGGTGTTGTAGCCCACGCTCACATCAAGGTGTTTCACCGCGGAGGTGATTTCCTTGCGCAACTTGCGTGTGACCACTGCCTTCTTTTCCACGGCCTCATATAGTAAGTCGGTCAGGTCAGTCTGGATAACCGACTTGTCCCCTTCCAAGAACTGGTCCAGGATCACCGACATGCACTCCAGGTTGTCCACGTTGTAGTAGGACAGCCCAGTGGGCGTGACATGGTGAACAACCGGGAGTTTCTTCTCGGTCGACAGGCTCCAGTTGGCCTTGTTGCGACGAAACACCGACAACCCGAACTTCATGATGTCTTCGGTCACGTTGGCGTTCATGATGTTACGCAGGGCACCGACAAACAGGTGACCGACTTGAGTGTCGTCCTGTTTGACAAAATGGTCACGGACCTTCTCCAGCACCGTGATTTCCTCTTTGAGGTAGAGGACGGCATTGCTGGAGTCCGATTGGGGCTTGGCGACGTCTTCGTCATCACCGTGTTGCCCAGTCCAGTACACGTTACGACCATCCTTTGCGAATCTGCGCTCCTTCGCGTCGGAACTGAAATACCACTTCGGTTGATCGAACAGCCTGTTATAGTTGTTCACAGATTTCCAATACCCCTCTGGATTCTGTTCCAACTTGTACGAGAGGTTGTACCCATTCATGCCAAGGCTGTTGCCCTTGCCTGCCCAGGTGTCTGCCTTCTCGTTCCCGGTGTGACCGTTGTGACCTTTGATCCAGGCTAGTGTTACCTGGTTATTCTTATCGCGCAATTGCCCCAGCAAAGAGTCCACGGCGAGCCAGTCAGCCTTGTTGGCCACTTCCTCACCATCTTGCTTGCGCCAGCCGGTCTGTTTCCAACGGTCCAGATATTGGTTGACCCCCTTCACGACGTATTGGGAGTCCGAGTAGATCAAGGTGTGACTTAGGCCCTTTTCAAGGGCGTAAGTGAGCGCCTCCTTGGCTGCTAATAGCTCGGTGTGATTGTTGCTTAGGGCTTTTGGCACACCACCAAAGCTGTCAACGTAATTCAAGATGTTGACCGCTTTACCCTCGTCCTTCGTGTCCAAGTACCCGGTTGCAGAAGGTGTCGATCCTGGCACCCCACTACCCCGAGTCTTGTCCGGCAGACTATCCGCGCTGAACACGTAACCGTGCATCCCCCAACCGCCAGCGCGCTCGCTGCTGTAATACCCACCGTCCGCGTACAACACCCCTTTGTACGAAGACGGTAAGCTCTCCTTAACGTCCGTCATCTACTGCACCCTTGATGTGTTGGCGGCACCCGTAAGGGTGCTCATGTTATACACCGGATTATTTCTGAAAAACACTGCCTGTATTGGGGCCACAAACTTGGTTATGGCGGGCAATATCTTCAGCCAAGTATTTCTCTTCCTTGTCGACATATTCGGCCATTTTCTCCGAGTACGCCAAGAGAATGTCATTGATGTCTTCAGGTGATAGCTTAGTGATGTCAACCTTCGGGAAGTGTGGGCGCTTGTGACCCATGTGGGGCAATCGCTTGAACTCTTTGCAGGTGGGCGTGGACTGTACGTCCGTATTCAGGGCGTACGAAAACAGCATCGTGCGGTTGTCGACTTGAATGACGGAGCAGGAGCCCAGGAAGACGAAGATCCAAAAGAGGACGAATACGTTACTTCCCTTTACGAATTTGTTAACCATAGTGAGTGGGCCTTATTGGCTGAGCTTCTTCCATCGCTCAACGAGGTCGTTGGAAGGTGGGCGCGTGACAGCAGGCGTCTCTGCGGGCTGTTTCGGTCTGGGTTTGGATGGTGCTCGTTCCTTGGGCACCACGGGTGGGGTCTCTACGGCGGCAGTGGGTTGAGGTGAGGGTTGTTTGGGTACAGGGCAACGCGCCTTCATCTCGTAGTAGTGCTCACGATAGAAGTCTCGACGTTCCTTGATTTCGTCCATGTGGTCGATGTCTTTCTGCATCACTGCTTCCCGACTCTCATGGGCCGCAATGACGTCTTCCTGATCTTTGACGATGAAGTACACGTGGGTGAACATGAACGTCATGATCATGAAGCCGAGTGACGTCACAATAAGTGAGAGGTTCTCTCGAACGAATTGTCGGAAGGTACGATCGCGCAGCCAGATCTCCCGGATGAACCGGAAGAGTGCCTTTAGCACTTTGAATAGTGTTAGCATCGTATTCCCTAAAATGGTATGTACGTTCCGAGTTTTTCTTAACGATTGTCATAAAGTACGTGACAATCAAGCCGGAGATAGACATGTATATACTGAAGGCATTTTGCCAGATCGGCGCGCTGATCGACAACACGGTGGACACCTATGCGCCTATCGGCGAACTGTCTGACCGGGCCCACACCTACGGGCGCAATAAAGAGATCCTGACCAACGCCGCAGCCCCAGGTTATGGGCTGATTGGCTTCTCCAGCAAGAAGGATGGCAAGGACACCAAGATCGACGGTGTGCTGGGCAACAACCTGCTGCTGGTATGTAAATGGGCCTACGAACAAGCGCTGGCCAACAAGTTCAACTCCAGTGCGGAATCCTTCCGTGTGGCGTTCCTGCAACAGTGGCAGACCAAGTACTCGATCTACTCGATCGGGGCCATGGCTCAAGCCCAGGCGAACATCTGGTTCCCGACAGTCATCGAGATCCGTGACATCGCCAACGATGACCTCCAGTACAAGCTGTGGTTCTCGACCACCACATTCGAGCAGCAGTACGACGAGTACCACATCGAGATCGTGCCACCAGTCGAAGAGCTGGACGTGTTCTTCCTGGGTCGTAACTCGGTCAACGATGCCTTGGCTGCCTTCACCCATGAAATCAAGATGGAGCGGGTGCAGGCGATCCAAGAGGTCTACCCTGAGACCTACATCAGCGGTCCGATGTACGAATGGTACGACCCGGTCGATCCACTGGACAAGACCCGTCGCATCTCGACCTACTGGACCCCCATGGTCTACGGCATCGCCGGTAACAACGTCGACGCCATCAAGGAAGCCCTGCGGGATTACATCCTGGCCAACTCCTCCCACACCAAGGACGAGTGGGCGGCGATCTTCCCTGAGATCTTCACCTCGACAGAGTTCGTGTTCGTCCCCATGTGGAACAAGTACGCCATCCCCAACCGTGTGTTGGAGACCGGCATGTACGCCTCGGCGGTGAACATCAACTACGCCAAGGAAGAGATCAAGCGTCTCGTGCGCGGTGAGGGCTATACCGATGAATACATGGACGGCAACATGGAAGTGTTCGGTGCAGCTCACCGAGCCATCACTGTCGGCGTGGTAGGTGGTCCTCACAACCGTGACGGCATCACCACCTTCGGTCAGCGCTACTACGACTACATCAACGTCGACACTACGGGCGTGGACTTCGGGCGCATGAACCCCGAGAGCCGTCGCATGGTGCTGGCGCTGGCAGAGATGTTGGCCGTTGCTGAAGAGATGACCCCTGACTCAGCTGTGCCGGTGAAATTCACCCGCCTGGTCCGTGACGGTGTACTGTTCGTGTCCTACACGCTGGATCGCTTCCAGCTCATCGTGGTGTCGAAGTACTCGGCCACCGATGACACCTTGGAGTCCAACTCCAACGGTGAACCTCAGCTCAACTGAGAAACGGCATAGGGGAGGGGCAGCTGCCCCTCCCCTATGTTTGCATCAAGGACAGCCCAGCGTGGTCAGGATCTCATCCTTAGACTCTTTGAGGTACGTGCCTGCCGAGTGGACCAGCAGGTCGTTCAGCTTCTCATCACCGAAGTGCCTGGCGAAGTCGGACACTTTCATGATCCGCAGGCCCTGGCCTTCAATCACCGCTGTCATGCAGCCGTGTTTCTTCCAGGTCTCCAGATCCGGTTCCACCGACGCCGTCGAGCTAGGCTTGTGCACCCGGCGGTACAGGTACTGGAGGTCCCGTGCAGGCCAAGACCACTTGCCCACACCTTCGCCCATGGTAGCAGCACCGATAAAGAACTGTACCGTGCGGTTGTCAATACGCATCAGGTAATCTCCACGTGTTCGTTGTACGTCCGCTTGAGGGAGACGTGGGTATCGTCAATGACCACAAGCTGACTGTTGGGGTAACTGTTCTGGCTCTCAAAGGAGTGACTGATGAAGAACACCTGCGAGTAGGTGTCATCATCCATCAAGTCCTTGATTGCCAAAGTGAGGTTCAGGCGGTGGACTTCGTCAAACGTCCGGCCCAGTTCATCCAAGTACAGCGGGAAGTGCTGCAACTCCAAGAACTTGTACACCACCAAGACGAACGCTTGGTTGACGATGTCGATCTGACTGTCAGAGCCAAACTTGACGTCCTCGATGGTGTTGTCCGTGGAGTGGATGTACATGGGGAACTTGTAGTCCAGCTCACCGTCTTCAAGGTTGCAGGTGTCCAACGCGAGGTTGTAGCCCCATACCTTAGCAATCACATCGTTGATCGCGCCGATGAAGGTGTTGATGAACACCATTATCTGCTCAGCGATGATCCCGTCTTTGGGGGACAGGAGTCGCTCCAACTCAATGAGGGCTTCCTCTTCGTTGCGGGCTTCTTCCAACGACTTGTTGAGGTCATTGATGATGCCCATCTGGATCTCAGCCTCGGCCAGAGACTGTTCCAGCATCCCCAACTGCACTTGGTGACGTTTGACCTGTGCTTCGACTTCCTCCACCGCCACGAAACGGGTCATGTTGGTCATCAGCTCATCGAGCCGTGCCATGCCCATCTCAACCGTCCGACTGATCTCCTGTGCTTGGATCATGCGGGTGTGGAACAGCTCGACTTCCTTCAATGTCTCACGGGCATCGAGCAAGTGCTCTTTAAGCTCCACCACGCGCTCGCTGAGCGTGTTTGCCACTTCCCGCAGGTGACCGGACTTATCCATCTTTTCCAAGGCTCTCTGACGCTCATGGAGCATCTGGAGTTCCTTGTCGACATCGACCAGCGCCATGTTGACCTTCACATCGGCAATGAAGTCATTGCAGAAGGGGATCAAGCCACGACCGCGTTCATAACCACCGTTCTGGTTGATGATGGACCACAGGTGGTGCAGGTCCGGGTTACGGTCACGCAGCTGCTGGATCTGATGGAAGGCATCGCCCACGGCGTTCGCCTCACGCAGCCATTCCGACAACTGCATGACTTTCTCTTCCATGTTGCGACGGAAGTTGTAGCCCTTGTCCAGCTGTGCCCGGATCTCGTCTTCCTCGCTCTTACCGATCCCTTCCTTGAAGGAGTGGTTGCAGTTCGGGCAAGTGGTCGACGAACAGTTGCGGATGTGGTTGAGGCGGTACTCCAGTTCACCGATGCGGGACTCGCCCTTCATCTTGGTGTTCTGTAGGTCCGTCAGCTCGCGCTGCTTGTTCATGTAGGTGTTGCGGTCCAGGTACAACCCGTCTCTGACCACGACCCCATGAAGCATCTCCTGGAGTTCCTGCACGATGGCGAAGCAGTACGCATGGATCGGTAGCCCGGAACCATCGGTGGTCGTCTTGAACTTTTGGATCAGTCCTTGACGACGTTCCTGTTGGTCTTGGATCATCAGGGCCAGATGCTTAGGATCAAGCTCTTCCAACTCCGACAGGTCATGCAGCTGCTTGTCGATCTCGTGGTGACGCTCCGAGACCTCTTGCAGAGCAGCCTCCAACATCTGCACCCGGCTGCGCAGAGAGTCCTTGAGCTGGACCACAGCATCATTGTCGGTGTCCTTGACAGCAACGGGAACAGACCCTTTCAGGTAGTGTGCCCGCTGGAGCAAACCGTCGATGTCAGACAGCAGTTCATGGTACTCGCGCTCGTAATGCGCAAAGGTCGGAGCCAGTCCATCCCGACGCGAGTGCTGGTGCAGCCGCATCAGTTTGTCATAGACATCCTGAGACTGCTGGCGCAACGCTTGGAATGTCCCGTCATCCACCTTCTTGGCTGTCTCTTGCACCAGACGACCCGAGAGGTGCTTGATAACTGCCGCCGTGTCTCGCACCGCACGCTTGATGCGACCGTGCAGTTTGATGACGTATTGGAAGTCAGCCGAGGACAGCAGAGTGATCCACTCACGACGCTGGATAGCGGTCATGTCGGTGAACTTCAACTGACCGGTCAGGACTTGGTGCAGTTCCTGCGTCATACCGAAGTGCTCACGGATCAGTTCCCGTTGCACAGCGCCAGTCATACCTTCGTTCAGGTCCTCACGTTCCCCGTCATCATGGATAATGATGAAGGAGTGCTGTGGAGACTTGTGGGTGAAGTCGGTCTTGAGTTCGTAGTTGCGGCCATTGTTGCTCACCCGCAGGAGCTTGTAGCCGCCCTTCATGAAATCTTTGGCATCGGCTGGCAATACAGTGAAGCCGATCTTCAACAGGCTGGATTTCCCCGATCCGTTGGTGCCCAGGATGATCTGGGTCTTGAGTGAGGGACGGACATTGAAGGTCTCGATTCCCTTTAGATAAAATCGCCTGCATCGGTGCAGGATCAATTCAGAGATAAACATTAGCCTGATCCTTCCCCTAATTCTGTAGGATAGGTTCGATACGTTTCAATTAACCAAGAGGTGTCTATGTTCAACAACACCGCCAGTATGTTCAGGATGGTGAGTCTGGGCACCGCTGCGGAAAACCTCAAATTGGGGTCTTCTACCCTCACTGTTTCACCCCATGAGAAGCTACCCTTCATGGACGGTGAACTGGTGGAAAAGGTTGACACACTGGAGTTCGGCCACAAGGACATCAGTGGTAAAGAGAACAGTGGTCAGACCTTCGTTTCCAATAACCTGACAGCCCAGTGGCTCCCGACAGGTAATCGGAAAACACCACCTAACATCCGCCGAGGTGAGCGGATCAAGATCTACCAGTTCGGCAGTAACGACGAGTACTACTGGCGTGCCGTAGGCTTGGACGAACACCTGCGTCGACTGGAGACCGTGGTCTTTGGGATCAATGCCAACCCCGATGAAGGATCGGACGGTTCGCACCCAGAGAACATGTACTTCATCGAATGGTCGTCTCACAAGAAGATGATCACCATGTCCACCAGCAAGAAGAACGGTGAGTACTGCATATACAACGTGCAGTTTGACATGGCGCAAGGGCGTCTGGTAATCGAGGACGATCTGGGCAATTCGATCCTCTTCGATTCGAAGAACACCCTGATCCGTATCGTCAACGTGCTGGGTACGTTCTTCGAGCTGAACAAGAAGGACATCAACGCCTTTGCTCCCGGCAACATCAAAGCAGAGGCCACCAGTAACGTGGACGTCAAGGGCAAGAAGATCACCCTCAATGGCGGGGGTTCAATCCTCACGCTGCAAGGTTCTGGCACCACGCTCAAAACACCACGCTTCGATGGAGGTGCATGATGGCAGGCAATCCAGTCTCATTGGTAGGGGTTGACGCGGCAGGCGGGAAGATCGTCGGTCCCGGCAAGCCAAACTGGACTTGGAATGGAATTCCGATCTCGGTCCAAGGTGATGCAGTGGAACCACACGCTCCCGGTAACCACATGGCAGCCACCATCCAGCAAGGCAGTCCATGGATGACCATTGACGGCATACCTGTCACTCGGGCTACCAGTCCTGCGACCTGTGGACACACTACCTCAGGTTCGTCGCAGATGTTCATCCCGTGAGTCAGCATAGAGGAGGAGCCTAGGCTCCTCCTCTTTTGCCGTCAGGGCGTTTCCGGTGCAATCTCTACCGTGCTGGTCGACCACTTGATCAACTCGCCCCGTGCGAACGTCTCAGGTTGCGAGGAAACACGCTTCTCGTCGACCTTGGGTTGCAGGGTGTAGTCACGAGTGCCCATGAAGCGGTTCTGGTACAGGTTGTTCTTGATCCGCAGGACCCATACGCCGTTCTCCTCCTCTTGCAAGTAGGATGGCATCAGGCCCAACTCGGTACGCAGTGGCCAGAGCGGACGTTCATTGAGGTAGAACCGCCCCGGCAGGTGAGTGCGAGTGGTCTGCACGACATCGGTGACCAGGTGGTCCACTTCAATCGCCACAATGAATGACTGGCTCAGGGTCAGCAGTTCGAGCATGCACTCGTTGCTGTAGAACCCTTGCAGGTCGTAATCCAGCTCGTTGCTTTCCGACACCTCATGGAAGCGCTCCATGGACGTCATGTCGATCTGGTAGCGCGAGACCATGTACCGTTCCAGGAACGGGATCTTACGCATCTCCACTTTCATGGAGTTGCTACCGATGACCTTAATGTCACTGGTGGACAGGTGCAGGTAACCGCCGATGACAATGCCCATAACCTTGTTGGTGGTGTCGAACGGCACCTTGACGTAGAAGTTGTACGAGTACTTCTTCGTGTCGTCAGGGTTGTAGATCATGTCCGGGGTGATGGACGCCGTGTGGACCTTGCCCAGATTCTTGAAGCTCACCAGGCCTACGAGTGCATCTTGACCTTTACGGAAGGTGGTACCGCCGTCTTTCAGGTAGACGCCATCCTTGTCCGCATCCACACGGTGAAACAGGCCATTGACCGTACCGAGGCAATGTTGCTGCACGTCAACATAATCGGTGTCCTCACGGACCATCCAGATGTCAGGCTTGTCCGAGTCCAGTGCATCGTTGAACGGCGAGCCTTTACCCACGGCCAAGTCGAGACGGTAGCCTGCTTGCCACGCGTCGCGTGCCAGTGCGGTCTGGGTCTTGGCTTTAGGGATACCTTCCCGTGTGGGCAGGGTCAGATCACCGTTGTCGGTCAACCATTGGCGTACCGTGGTGGTCTCTAAGATGGTCGCCCAGCGGTCAGCAGCATCGGACAACGTGAGGGTGTGTTTCACGCCCAGAACGGGGTGAGTCACGATGAGGTAGACCTCGGCATAGATGCGTACCAAGGCTTTCACCGCGACATTGCCGACGTCCAATTCCTCGAACTTGACGTCAGGCTTTCGGTGCTTAACCAAAGCGCCCAAGTATTCGTACATTTATCGAGTCTCCCACGATAATGGTATGTCAGTTGTCCGATATCCCGATATTAGACAAGCTTTGTTTTAAAGTAACCGACTCACAATTCGAGGCCCCTCCAACGGTGCCTTCCACCGATGGAGATCCCACGGAGAGCATAAATGAGTACTGTCATTCCACAATACCCTTTCGATCCGACGGGCCAGGCAACCACGAACAAGGTGACCGAAACCCAGTCGATCCGATCGCGCGGGATGTTCGACCACTACTACATCGTTCCACGCCTCGGTCCGTTTTATGCCGATAGCGTGAAGCTGCGACTGTATCCTCAAGGCGCCAACACCAATAACCCAACGGGCGGTGTGGAACTCCATGAGGGCGTGGATTTCAACTTCGGTTACCACTTCGCTTACGCGTCTCATACCATTGGTTTGCCGGTATACGGCGCCATCACGTTCTATGACCGCAACCTGGAAGGCCAGTTGCGCATGGAATACCAGACCATCGGTGACGATTGGGTTCTGGATGACAAGCTGTACAGCGAACTGCTCCTCAACGTTGCTTACAACCCGCGTATCGCGAACTGGGAACAGGTCGTCGAGCTGCCGCGCGAGTTCCCGGTGGTCAACCACGACTTCAACATTGACGACTTCGTTGGCATGTCAGAAGTGGTCGACGAGCTGGACGACATCGAGAAAGCGATTCTCCAGAAGAACGCGGGCGGTCTGGCCGATCACGTGGCCGACAAGAACAACCCGCACAGCGTCACCAAGGAACAGGTGGGCTTGGGGCTGGTGGACAACTTCCCCACCGCGACCATCGGTGAAGCGCAAGCGGGTGTGGCCAACAACCGGTTCATGACTCCGCTGCGGACCAAGCAGCTGATCGACCAGGTGGCAACCACGGCGCTCAATGCGCACTTGGCTGACACCAACAACCCTCACCAAGTCACCAAGGCTCAGGTTGGGTTGGGTAACGTCCAGAACTATGCCGTAGCCTCTCAGGCTGAAGCAGAAGCTGGCGCCTCAGCTGCTCGTTACATGACCCCGGTGCGGACCCGTGAAGCTATCGTGGCCATCGTGGGTAACCTGCTTGATTCGCACATCGCGGACAAGAACAACCCGCACCAGACGACCAAAGCACAGGTCGGCCTTGGTAACGTGCCAAACATCGGTGTCTCTACTGATGCGGCTGCACTATCGGGCACCACTGATGACGGGATCATCACCCCACGCCTGCTCTCGCTCGTTCTGAGCCAGACGGTTGGCTCGGGCATGCAAGACCACGTCAACAACTTCAATAACCCGCACAGCGTCACCAAGGCGCAAGTGGGTCTGGGGTCCGTGGGCAACTACGGTGTGGCGACTCAGGCAGAAGCGGCCGATGCAACCTCGAACGTCAAGTACATGACGCCTCTGGCCGTCCGGTACGCGATCCAGGCACTGGTGGGCTCGAACACCGACGCTCACATTACCGACTACACCAACCCGCACAAAGTGACGGCGGCTCAAGTCGGTACTTACACCGAGCAAGAGATCGATGCCCTGCTGGCGGGCAAGTTGGCGACCGATGGGACGGCGGGTAACTCCAACCGTGTCTACGGCCTCACCCAAGCCGACCTGCAAGCGTGGATTCAGGGACTGACCGTCACCAATGCCACCAAGTTCGATGGCAAGACGTACGCTCAAGCCAAAGCCGACATTCTCCTGGGTAAAGCTGGCGACACTGCAAAGTTCGACGGTAAGACCTACGCGGAAGTGAAGGCAGACATGGCTTCGGCCGTGGAAGGTAGTAGCATCCAGTTCCAAGTCCCAGCGATGGTGGCTCTGGAAGACGTCAACGGTAACGAAGTCGCCGCGCCAGTCCACTGGCTGAAGATCGGTACCTTCAAACAGCCGACCGATGCCATGACGGCTGACCTGACCCTGCACATTACTGGGGGGCGGGACGATGACACCTTGGAAGAAGAATCGGCGCACCACTCCATCCTCGTGGAGATCGCTGCGACCTACGACCAGGAAGGCGGTGTCGGTAACTTCACCATGCACCCACGCGGTGCAGCGGTCAAGCACCTGACGCCGGGCGACAAGCCGATCACTGTCGGTTTCCGTCCGGCTGGCGCCAACACTTCCGCCGTGATCGAGGTGTACATCAAATCCTCGGGCAACCGTACTGCGCTCAGCGTCACCGAGCTGTCGTATAAGTTGTTCACCCAAGCAGCCTTCCCGACCTGGGAGACTGCTGCGGATCTGACCACCGTAGAACCGGCAGGCATCATCTACCCGACTGTCTACAGTGACGGAACGGCAGACATCGAGGCACTGAAAGCCTTCCAGGCCCGTCGTGACAACCCGCATGCGGTGACCAAGGCTCAAGTTGCACTGGGCTCGGTCAACAACTACGGCACGGCCACTCCTGCTCAAGGCGTGACCGGTACAGCGACCAACCTGTACATGACCCCGGCTTCGACCACTGCCAAGGTGGACGACTCCATCGGCAAAATGTGCGATGAGCTGATTGCCGTTATTGACGCCAACGCTCCGCTCTTTGCTTGATCCGTAAGGCACGCTGCGTTTCGGCGTGGCGTGCCGTTTTCACAACTTTTGGATAATGGAGTTTCTCCATGAGTGTACCACCGATTATCCAGTACCCTCTCGATCTGGATGGTACGTCTCCGACGAACAAGATCGTCGGGGAGAGACGGGAAATCACCCAGAACACTGCTCGGGTGTTCGTACCACTGGCAGGCCCGTTCTACACCAGTACCTTCGTCATCCGCAACGTCGACACCGGGAAAGACCTGGTGCCAGTCGATGACTATGTGCTGGCGCAGCCGTTCGCGCAGGCTTCCCTGCGTAGCGGTAAAGATGTCATGTGTGCGGTCGTTCTGAAAGTCCAGGCTCCGATCACGGTCGAGATGGACTACCAAGTCGTCGGGGGTGAATACTCCTGGAACTTGGGCGCCCTCAAAGACCTCATCGAGGAACTCAACCTCGACGAGCGTCCGATCAAGTGGGGTTCAATCATCGGTCGTCCGACCATGTACCCACCGGCTCCTCACATCCACGACATCGGCGACACCTACGGGTGGGAATACGTGACGTGGCAGCTGGAACGGATCACCAACGCCATCTTGGTGGGTGACGAAGCGTCTCACGATGAGTTGCGTCAACAGATGCAGTTCATCCGGGATCAGCTGCAAGCGAACATCGACGCAGTGGACAAGAAGGTCGACGATCACCTCAACGACTTTGCGAACCCGCACAAGACCACCAAGGCCCAAGTCGGCTTGGGTCTGGTCGAGAACTACCAAGTCGCGTCGAGCGCGGAGGCCCTGGCCGGTACGGCAGCCAACCGCTACATGACCCCGACCTTGGTGTCGGTGCTGGCCAACCGGATTGCGACCGAACTGGTCAATGCCCACGAAGCCAAACAGAACAACCCACACAACGTGACCAAGGCTCAGGTTGGGTTGGGTAACGTGGACAACTTCCTGACCGCCACTCAGGCTCAGGCTGAAGCCGGTACGGCGACTAACGCGTTCATGACGCCGCAGCGCACCTACCAGGCTATCATGGTCCACGCCGGTACTCTGATCCAGAACCACGTCAACGACAAGAACAACCCCCACAACACCACCAAGGCACAAGTGGGGCTGGGCTTGGTCGATAACTTCCAGACTGCCACGCAGGCGGAAGCCACTGCCGGTACTCAGAACGACCGTTTCATGACGCCGCTCCGTACCAAACAGGCCATCGACTTCATCGCAGGCAACCTGATCAACAACCACATCGCAGACCGTGGCAACCCGCACGGTGTGACCAAAGCCCAAGTGGGTCTTGGCAACCTGCCGAACAACATCACCCGTTCTCGGACGCTGAACTCGGACGCTTACCTGCTGACCGCAGGTGCGATGTACGATCATGTCAACTCCGCTGACCACGATGCCCGGTACGTCAAGATCAACGTGGCACAGAACACTTCGCTGCGAGTCTACGGCAACACCCTGCAAGGTTACATCTCTGGCGCCTGGCGTCAGCTGTGGCCTGCAACCTGGACTGGCTTCACCGCTCCGGGTGCTGCTGACCCTGTAGCTGGCAACAGTCAAGAGATCGCCTTGCTCAACGCCGGTGGTCGTCTGTACGCGTCCGTCTCGGGTGCGTGGCAGCAAGTCTGGCCGCCACTGTGGGCTGACTGATCCTATAGCTCAATCATCACGAGGAATTCACCATGCTCCGTAAACTGGAAAACCTGTTCGCTACTCCCATTCCGTTCGATCTGCTCGAGCTGGATGATTTGATGGTACACCCTTACCCGTACGAACAGGGCATGGTGAAAGCTATTTGTAACGGTGGCACTGATGACCTTTACTCGGTTTCGGATTACGTCCGAGCCTCCGATAAAAGGCCGGTTAAAGTTGAAGGCATGGAACGCCGCAATGCGCAGATGTGGAATTACTGTCAGCAGTTGGCAGCCCAGTTTGAGCATCACGGTCCAGTCAGTGCTCACCTGTTCCTGTCGCCCAAGTCCTCCATCAGTTTCCCGATGCACACCGACCCAGATGACGTGATCGTCTACATGGTCTCAGGGTGCAAGGTCTTCGAGAGTCCCGCTGGTCGGTTTGAACTGACCACGGGTGAGGCGCTGTACATCCCACGGGGTACAGAACATCGTGCCCACAACATCGACAACTCCGTCATGCTTTCTTTTGGACTGGAGCAATTCACGGATGCCAAGCTGTGAGCCAAAAGACCATCTACGTCAAGACCACCGGGACGTGTAACCTGAACTGCTCGCACTGCTTTACCAACGGGAAGAACGGGGACAAGACCCAGTTCGACCCTGAGGTGACAGTGCACTGGATCAAGGACTTCATGTCCCGGTATCCAGCAGACAAGACGCACTACCACATCGAGTTCCATGGCGGTGAGCCTTTCTTGGTGCCGCTGGAGAAGATGCAGATCGTGGCCGATGAGTTCATCGAGCAGGACAACGTCTCGATGTGTGCAAACTCCAACCTGACCTTCAAGTTGACGGATGCGCACATTGACTTCATCAAACATTATTTCGGTGGCTACATTGGGACCAGTTGGGACCATTGGATTCGCTGGGGTAATCAGAAGCAACGTGACCTGTGGGAGAAGAACCTCGCCACCCTACGCGACAACGGGATTCAGATCGGGCTGAAAGTGTCGGTCAGCAGGCCTCTCATTGAGACCACTCCGGATTGGTTCTTGGACCAGATGGAACGGCTGACGGTAGACGACATCTCGTTGGAGCGCTTGACGAACGATGGCAGTGCGGAAGTCAACCCGGACATCTTCCCGAACAACGAGGACCAGGACAACTGGTACCTCGCGCTTTATTTGCGTTATAAGGAACGTAAGCCCCGGTTCAAGATCAAAACCCTGGACATCCTGGAGCAGAAACTTCGGTTGAACATGGTCAAGGTCGACACCAACTGCCGCAACTGTGAGCAGAACTTGGTCACCATCAACCCAGACGGTTCGCTGTCGGGTTGCCCTAATGCTGCGCCCAAGCTGCACCATGCGTCGCTTGAGCAAGGGGTCGATACGTTCCTGATGTCAGACGGACGTGTGAATGAGATCGCCAAGGAATTGACTTGGGGCGACACGTGCCTTACGTGCGACGTGTACGACTTGTGCGGCGGTGATTGTCACCGACTGCCGTGGCAGAAGGGTCGCTGCGGGGGATTGAAGAATACCCTGCGCTACCTCTCCGGTCGGACGCAACAGACCAACCTGATTCTGAAGGTGTGAAAACATGACCGAAGTCATTACGCGGAATCGATTGGCCGTCAACGCCAACTCGATCATGGTCAACAACATGAACTCCGGGATCTCGTGGGGGACAAACAACTACCCCGCGAACTCCAATCCCGGCTGGTTCGCTGGCACCACGGGCGGTGTCGCCTTTGCTGCCTCGGCAGGACATTTCCAAGCAGGTGTGCCCAGTCCCTCGCAGACTGTTGCAGCGCTGCGTGCGATTGCCAACAACTTCGGCGGTATCCGTACCACCCGTATCGTGATCTATATGTCGACCGATGCCGGTCCGAGCCCGATCTACGACGGTACTGCCGTAGCCAACACCATTTATGGGGTCGGTGACTTTGCCTCGCAGGCGAACCTGGGCATGGTTGCTCAGAACACTGACATGGACCTGAACGTGTTCAACACGGCGTGTAACGCCCTGTGGTCGGCGTACGTCGCCAACTGCCGGAACCAGGTCCTCACCCTGACCAACACCATCTGCCACACCAGTTGCCACACGTCCTGCCACAGCTCGCGCGGCCGCCGGTAAGCATCCAGGAGACCATCATGGACCAGCCAGAAGAGAAAAGCCCGAACAAGTTGCCGGAGCCCCGCTTTGCGGCTGGGGACGGTGAACAGGTGGTCATCGAGACCACTGTCCCGATTCCGGTGACCACGCTCAAGCGCAAGTTTACCGAGAACGTCAAGTTCGTCGTGGACTACGACAACTCCAAGTTCAAAGGTAAGGTGCTGATCACCTACCTCACCAACCTGAACGTGGCCTGCGAACTCAAATTCGCCAGCCTCGAATCCAAGTTGGCCCTGCTGAAGGAATACCTGAGCCTCACGGCTTTGGTCGACCTGCCGCAGCTGGAAGACATCGCCATCAACTTGCTGCTGGCTGCGACGGGTAAACCGTACTACCTCGACTTCAACCCGTTGGAATTCATCACCGAGAACCGTGAGATCCTCGAAGTCTGGATGCGTAACGTGTGCATGACTCCGGTCTACGCACTGCACAGCTACCCAGCCACCGTGGATCAGGTCAAGGACTACGAAGAGATCCCAGGTGAAGACCTGCGTGGGATCAACTTCGTGCACCTGCTGAGTCACATCCAGTTCCCGGTGCTGATGATGAACCTCCCGGTGGAAGACTGGTGCTGGAACAAGCTGTTCTTCGAGGAATACTGCTTCGCCGGTAACAACCTCTTCTACTACTTCCAGTCGGAGAACAACCCCTTCTTCATGGGGCTGCTCGTTCTGACCGAGCCCGACCATGTCGGCGATCTGCACGGCGCGACCGAACGGATGCTGGAAGCCAACCTCACTTACCTGAAGGGTATCGAGCATGTACCATCTGTTTAGCCAGGCGTACGTCGACTCCGAACTGCGTGTCGACCGTACCAAGGACGTGATCACCATCTCTCCGAAGATTGGATTCGAGCACGTCCCCGGTGAGTTCGAGACCGTCGGGAAGCAGCTGGGTTACGCCACCAGCCTCGACGCTTTCGATCCGGAGAAATTTCGTGAGGCCTTCGAGGCCGCCTACGAAAGCAAAGACAAGGTGATGATCTACTGCGACGGCGACACCTACGTGCGCCTGTACGCCATGTTGATCAAGGCCCTGTTCCCGAAGATCGACTTCGAGACCTTCCGCTGGTTCCTGCTGTGCAAGAAGGCGACCTTCAACACCATCATCGTGGCTCAGGGCGAACCCCGCAACGATGTACTGTCGAGCGTCGTCATCAATGGCAAGGTCGCCAAGGCCCTCTTCGAGAAAGAAGAAGCCTTGCAGGACATCGTCGATGAGCTGGTCAACACCAGCACGGACGAACTGTCGCTGGAATGGCACATCGCCAAGCTGCGCATCAAGGGTGCGACCGGTAAGGTGCCTCGCACCACCAAGAACATCCTGCGGCGCATCGCTCTGTCGAACGCCCACGATGCCATGGACGTCTGGGCCCGTCAGCTGACCCGCCCTGAGTTCTGGGAGATCGCAGGCGCGGACATCGACACCCTGCTCAATGCTGACACGGTGTTCGAAGGCTGCCTGCTGCTGCCACACTTGGCCAGTCAGCAACTGCTGCGCCCGGGCCTGTACGACTTCCGTCCGAACGACACCTGGATCAAAGGCATGCTCAAGGAAGCCGTGGACTTGATGTACAAACTCGAAGACGAGTCCTCGGCCAAGCGTGCTGCCAAGATCCTCGAACTGCTGTCCGACGACCGCGACATGGGTGTGGCCGAGAACTGCCTCGACCGCGTCAATACCATGTTCAATGGCGAGATGCGCATTGCGCTGGCCATGCGTGACACCGGCAAGTACGACGAGAACCTGATCCGTCACATCCTCGCGATGGACAAGGCCGTTCTGGAAGCAGCATTGCAAGGAGCCGAATGGTAATGGAATTGATCCCTGTAGTTGACATTCTCAGGGAGAAGAAGGGCCGCCGTAAGGAGGCCCATCTGATCCTGTTCGAGTGGTGTAACCTACGGTGCTCATTCTGCCATCAAGACCACGATTCCAAAGTGGGCTATGATGTCGACAGCATGATCGCCAAAGCGACCACGCTGATCGAGACCATGGACAACGATTCGGAGGTCGTGATCAACATCACCGGTGGTGAGTTGTTCATGGACGAAGTTCCGGATTGGATGTTCGGCTATTACTTCATGATCGGTCAACTGCTGCTGGAGGCGTTCCCCAAGGCGAAACTTGTCTGGGGCACTAACCTCATCTACAGCAACACTGCTCGGGTCGCCCGTCTGATTAACATGCTCAAGCCTTATGGCTACGCGGTGTTGGCCACGTCGTACGACCCTGCGGGACGGTTCAACGAGAGTCAACGTAAGCGCTTCTTCGAGGCGCTGGAAGAAGTCCAACCGTACGTCGAGACTGTCAACGTGGTAATCACCAAACAGAATATCGAGTCGTTCCTTGCTGGACGTGAAGGCGATGAGATGGACTGGCTGTGTGAGCACTTCGACGTGTACTTCGACCATTACATCCCCAGCCGGATGTACGAGTACATTCAGCCGGACGAAGACCTCATCAGTGAACTGTACCTGCACCTCAACAAGCGCTACCCGAACTCCTACCCGCTCAAGGATTGGAAGGCGAATCGTATCAACGAGACGACCTGCCGTTCCACCAAGATCATCACCAAAGATGGCGTGGTCAGCACCTGCTGGTCCGAAGCCGGGAAAGATGCCATCCTCGACGAGACCGAAGGCTTGATTGCCAAGGACGCAGCCGAGGTGGCATTCGTGGAGCATTACGGTTGTTTCTCGTGCGAGTACTACTCGCGTTGTGGGCTGCGGTGTTTCCTGCATGACACAGTCCTGGGTGAGAAATCCCGGGAGTGTTCGATCAAGAAGATGTTCTCGGTCATCCTGTAACACGGCAAAGCGTGCATAGGGCGGAGTCATGCCGACTCCGCTCCTTATGCCGTGTTGCTTAGGCCTATACTAAACGTCTATCGGGTATTTTTTCACACGGGACATAAAGAGAGGCCGAAGCCCCTCCCTATGTTTGCCTTACAGGCCAGCGGTGCGGATCATCTTCATCAGCATGTCAGCGTGCATCTTTTCCACCAGCTTCGGTGGGACGCCCTTGATACCGAACTGATTGCAGTATTCGAAGATACCCCACTTGTTGTCCATGGTGATAAACAGGTCAATCGACGACAATGGACCGATCACGGTAGTGGTCAATTCCAGCAAGGCTTCACGGTCATCAGCAGACAGCACATCGTTGATGGACATGATGTCCGTGCCCTTGGCACTGTTGGTTTCCGAACCCGTGGCTTGACGGAAGCCGTCTTCGGTCTGAGAACGGATCGAGCGCCTCTGGCAATAGACGATCTCGCCATTATGACCAGTGATCAGTCGGTATTCACTCTTGATGTTGTTGATGTGGTCCTGGACGCAGAAGCCTTGGCTCTTGATTGCGTCGAAACCTTCGCCCTCGTACTTTTCACCGGCAGTGGCGTACTTCAGCTGCGGGTCGAACTTGTGCAACTTCTTGAGCACGTCTTCACGGGTGATTTGGTCACGACGGAAGGTGTCCAGCAAGTCGACGATCACCGACAGCGGAATGACAGTCGGATCGATCAAGAACTGGCCAATGCCACGTGCTCCGTCAAGAGGCTTGACCACGACCTTGTCGGTAGGGTTAACCAACAGGGTGGCGCCACTCGATTGACGCTGGTGGTGCATGACAACCGGGACGAAGTTCTTGAATAGGTCACGGTCTTCGTCCGATTCGCGTTCGAATGCCACACGGGCCAGTAGGCGCGTCTGTTGCTCGACCTTGTTGTAGCGGCGGATGGTGTGGATGCGGTTGACCGGCACGAGGTTCTCGACCTTCATGTCGTCGATGGTGAGCAGGCCATCGTTGACGATGATGTCGAAGTTGAAGTTCACCTTACCGTGCATGATGCTCATGCGTGGATCGCGGTGGAAGGTCACGCGGTACTCGTTCTCACCGAGGATGATCCCTTGGCCCAGAATATCCCAGTTATTCATTGAATGGGACGGAATAACGGCACTGATATGTTTCATGAAACACTCCTTATTGGCTATAAGAGATGGTCCTTGGTTAAAAGATAACGGAGGCATTCTTATGACTATCATCCACAGAGATGCACACCATGCAAGCCAACACTGCTGACCAATTTCAACCCTTCCCCATGACCACTGAAGGGTACGTCGCTGCCTGTCAATACCTGCGCGATCAAGGTCGTCCTGTCGAAGAGAAGTCCATGACTGTCCTGAACAAGGATGGTGAAACGGTCATTCTCTTGACCAACGACATCCGTAAGCTCAAAGGCCATTACGCAGCCTTCCATGCTGAACGCTCAGTCTGACTCCAAGGAGCCTGCCGATGGACCTGATCGTCAAGTCCCTATAGTATAGAACTAATACTGTAGCCTTGGAGATTGTAAATGGGCGGGTTTGTAGATTTAAGTGGTCAGAAATTCAATCGTCTCACTGTGCTTGACCGGGCTCCGGGTAAGAGTTTGAAAGTTAAATGGAGATGCGCGTGCGATTGCGGCAATGAAGTAATCGTTATTGCGGGTCATCTGAAAAACGGTAATACGAAAAGCTGCGGCTGTCAGAAAATCGAATCCTCGAGAGCCAATGGTTTAAAGATCAAACATGGTCTGACTGGAACTTCTGTCTACAAAGCTTGGCAATCCATGAAGGACAGATGTACCAACCCCGATAACGGTAACTATGCTAACTATGGCGGCAGGGGGATTCAGGTATGTCCAGAATGGATGATGTCGTTTGAGGCTTTCTATCGCGACATGGGACCCAAGCCCAGCAGAGGTCATTCGATTGAGCGGATCGACGTTGACGGCGGTTATCACAAAGGGAATTGTAAATGGGCTACCATCGAAGAACAGTCCAACAACAAACGAAGGAGTCGTAAATACCTAGTAGATGGTCACGAATACACCATCGCTCAATTGGCTAAAATGTACGACATACCTGTAGCTACGTTATCGTCTAGACTTAATCGGTACGGTTTCACTATTGATCAGGCTCTAAGTAAACAGGCTGCCCATCCAGTCGCTCATTACAATGGGGCGACCAAGCGCCTGCATGAATGGTCAGCTGAACTAGGCATACCCTACCTTAAAATTTATCATTTTGTGGCTACCAAGAGTCCAAATCTCGAAGGTCTGGTCAAGGAGATGGCAATTGGATTTGATAGTTAAGCCTTCGGTTTTGTGTAACTTCAAGTGTACTTTTTGCTCCAGCACGCATTTGTCCGAGAACCCCAAGGACATTGTAGAGCTGGAGCAGATTGAGCGCTTTGTTCAACGCTTCCACACCAACACCATCATCATCAACGGCGGTGATCCGTTGATGATGCCACCTGAGTACTATTGGCAGATGATCGAGATGTTGGACCGAGTGGGGTCCGATGCGTCGATCAGTTTCACTTCTAACCTGTGGCCGTTCTACAAAAAGCCGGAGTTGTGGGAGGATCTGTTCAAGCACCCTCGCATGGGCGTCACCACAAGCTTCCAGTTTGGCGACAAGCGCTTGAAAGGCGATGGGTCGGTGTTCACCCTGGAAGACTTCTGGAACGTCTCTAACCTCTTCCTAGAGCGTATTGGCTACCGGCCTGAATTCATCGCCGTCATTGACCGTGACAACGAGCACACCGTCTTGGACACCGTGCGGTTGGCGCAAGAGATGGGCGTGGAGGCCAAGATCAACCACGTGGTGGCCAGTGGCGTGGAGGTGGTGAGGAAAGGCATCACCATGGGCAGTGAGAACAACTTCTTCACCCAGGCGGACATCTACGGGCACTACATCGAGATCTACGATGCGGGGCTCATGGAGTTTGAGCACAACACCAAGCAGATGGCCAAGAAGCTGCGCGGGATGCACACCACCTGTCCGTTGGCGCGTGAGTGCGATGCCGGTATCCGTACCTTGCAGCCAGGCGGAGGTTACTTCTCCTGTGGGGCCTTCGCTGATGATGGCGCGTACCCGATCTCCTTTGAACAAGAGATGGCCGGCGATGAAGTCCATCCACTGCGGGATCAGGAAGACCTTCAGACCATGAAGGACTCCTGCTACGTCTGCCCGATGTTCAACATCTGTAACGGCTGTCGCAAGACCATCGCTGACACCAAGCGCATGGGTCTGGTGGAACACCACTGCCGCAAGATGAAGAGTCAGGCCGCCAAGATCATCGAGATCAACGGCATGACGGGGCATCTTGAACCCACTCCTTACGAGGACGAGTCTGTCCAAATCATTGCACGAGGCTAACATGAACGCAAAGTCGCGCCTGAATGTGTCGGTAGCGCCCTGGTATTATTGCAACTTCAGGTGTGATTTCTGTTACCTCACTGAAGCCCAACTCAGTGACCGTACGAAGCTCTCCTTGGGGGTGTTCGCTCAGCGCCTTGATGAGTTGCTGGAGCACTTCGAGATCGGTCACATGGACATCTACGGTGGCGAGGTCCTCTTGCTGCCGGAAGAATACCTGCTCGGCATGAAGGACATCCTGCACGAACGTGGGATCGACGACATCGTCGTGGTGACCAACCTGTCCCATGTGCCTGACTTGGTCCATGACCCGGCGTTTGACATCTCGGTGTCCTACGACTTCGGGGCGCGGGAGAAAGCCGATCAGGTGCTCCAGAACATCTATCAACTGAGTCAGAAGTTCAACATCCTCACCTTGGCGAGCCGTGCCTTTCTCGACACTGTCACCCCTGACGAGTACGTCGAGACCATGAACTCGTTCCCCCATCTGAAAGGCTGTGAGATCAAACCTTACAGCACCAACCAAGCCAACAACCAAGCCGTCACCTTCAATGAGTTCGAGGAGTTTGTCTGGGCGGTCATTGACCATCCGGCACGGACCTTCTACTTCGAGAACGAGACCCAAGTGAAAGAAGCCGTAGAGGGCACTCGCAACGCATTCAGCGATGACCACATCTACATCACCCCCACTGGGGATTACGCCGTACTGGAGTTCGACAAAGACGACAGGGAGTTCTTCCTGACTGTCGATGGCATCGAAGGCTATCTGGACTGGTGTGCGCAGGAATACGACCGGGTGCAAGCAAACCCGTTCTGTGCCTCGTGTCCGTTCTATGGCAACTGCCTGTCTGAACACTTGCGGGAAGTCACGACCTTGGAGAACTCCTGCAATGGGTTCCGGGGCTTGTTGGAGAAGTGGAAAGATGGAGCATGAATTCGTACAGCACCGTCAACGGCTGGAGATCACCTTGGATATCTTCCGAGGCTGTGGTCACAGCTGTTCGGGGTGCATGATCGACAAGCAGCTGGGCGGGGATGTGAATGACATCCCGGAACTGGCTGCCATGATCGAGGAGATGGTGCAGGCAGGGTACGTGGCGTTTGACATGGGCATTGGCCCGACGGACTACATGTCGTCAAACAACGTCATGGATGTCATGGGTCATCCGACGTTCCAAGAGATGGCGCAGTGGTTCCATCAGGTGACGTTCAACGCGGCCTTCCTTGAGAAGGACATGGACAAGTACAAGGTCATGTGCGACGAGATCGACAAGGCCTGTCCGGGCAAAGCGATTCGTTTCCTGATGCCTGCGGCTCCGCACTTCTTCAAGTCGGACAAGTTCGGCAACATGATCCGCGAGAAGCTGGAGTTCGTCAAAGAGCACCTTCAGGTCGCGTACCTGAACGAAGCAGGCTTTGTGGTCAACTGCACCCATGAGACCGTGGGTGAAGACTTCGACGAGCTGATGAAGAATGGCTTCGCCGTGGACTTCCCAGTCGACAAAGACGATATTCTCAACATCCCGTACGGGCGATTGAAGACCAAGGACCTGATGGCGGGACAGAACATCAAGCGCATGTCTCACCGGATCACCCAGTTCTACTCGGGTCTTACCGGTGAAGATGAGCGCCGTCGCAACCCCGACCTGTGCTACCACACCGGGACCATGGTCAACCTGCTGTACACCGGCGGTAAGCTCTACTGGGTACCGTTCCTCAAGGACGACTGCCCCTTCCTTGAAGAAGAGTTTGTCATCCCTAAACCTTGGAACATGTCGAACCTGCTGATGACCCGTCAAGCGGCCATGGACCGTGCGGTGGACTTCCTCAAAGACACCCCGTGCATGAGCTGCGCCTACATGAGCAGCTGTAGCGAGAAGGGTATCATCAATATCATGGAACGCATGCACATCAAAGAGTGCCTCGTGGGGCTTCAATATGCCAAAGACCAAGTCGAGCCGAGCGTTCAATCTGACGCTTGAGATCCTGCAAGGCTGTAAGTACCAGTGTGTCGGGTGCATGGTGGACAAGGACTTCGATCCCGGTCCCTTTAACCGCGACAAGAAAGAGATCCTCGCCCTTGTGGACGACATGAAGGCGCAGGACTACCGACTGCGCGAATTCACCATTGGGCCCGTGGACGTCATTGCTTCTAAGGCAGGCGTCGACATCCTTGATCACCCCTTGATCAAAGCGCTGGCCAAATGCTTCGACTCTGTGGTCTTGCCGTTGGCGCTTCTGAGTGATAATGGGCTGGATGTGCTGTGTGAGAAGGTCAACACCCTGATGAAGGGCAAGTCCTTCACCTTGGCAACACCCTTCCCGCTCAAGTCCATCCACAACCCCAAGCACCAGGACCTGATCCGTCGCCGGGTACAGTACATCATTGAGCACCTGCCGGATGTCAAGTTCGAGCTACTCTACCTGACTGTCAACATGACCGGTGAGTCGATTGAGCAGTTCTCCGTGGAGACCAACAGGGTCATCCATGATCTGGACTTCGGTGTGAAACGCTTGGTGGAATACGTGTTCCCGCATGTGCGTAAAGGGTTCACCGACCTGATGAACCGTTCGGCCTTCCTGAGGGCCTTCGGAGCGTTCTGTGACGTGATTCACCAAGCACAGGACACAGAGTACAACCGCTACTTGATCAAGCCGCTAGCGGACTCTCTGGAGGCCACGTACCGATCGGGGGTGATGTACTACACGCCGACTTTGATCGAGAAGTTCCCTATCTTCAGCCGGGACTTCGAACTGGCTCGTCCATGGAGTGCACTGGGTACAGAACAGTTCGTGGAAGACCAGTACGTCAAGGAGCTGGTGGAATGGAGCAACACGGCGTTGTGCGGCGATTGCATGCACGTCGATCGGTGTGCCCGTGGGGATGTCCATGCAATCATGTCGCACTTACAAGTGGACCACTGTCTGGTCGATATGAAAAATAAATGGGGTGTCCTCGTATGAACTTCGATCAGTTTCACCAGATCTACCACGTACCGATTCCTGATTGGCTGTTGGACCAAGCACTGTGCGAGGTCGACAAGCAGTTCATCGAAACGGACGAGGTGAACCAATGGGCGTTGGATGTCCTATTGCCATTCGTGCAAATGGTGACGGGTATCACTGACATCACCATCTGTGCTAACCACGTCAACATCGGGATCAATGGCGTCAGTCCACATGACCACCTGCCCCATGCCTACACCTCGGTGCTGTTCTTGACCGATGCTGAAGGCAAGCTGGTGATCCATGCTCCTGGTGAGCCGTACAAGATCAAACCCCAAGAGGGCATGATGGTCTTCTTCCCGGCAGACATCATCCATCACGTTGAGCCGTCGTATTGCGACGAGCTGCGCGTCAGCTTTGTGAGCAACTATGAACGAATTACCGTATAAGGCTTACCAACGTCTGTACAACGAGCTGGTCAAAGACCACCCCGATGATTTCGCCAACATGGAGATCGTCGAATCAGAAGAGCTGGTTGAGAATGCGCTGCACTACTTCCGTGAAGCGACGTTCCCGTTGTACTACCCAGCCAAGTCGTATTCCGTGGCGATCATCTACGCCTACAAGCTCAATGAACTCTACGGCATCGACATCTACGACACCTTGTGTGACACCGACCTGTTCTTAGGACAGGACCCGTACTTCAAAACCTACGGGATGGACTCTGACACCTACGATGCCATCATCAAGCGACTGCAATTCATGCCGGGCTGGATTCATTCTGGCTGGGCACCGCAGACGGTCAAGTACTGCTTGCTGGAATGCACGGAGGAAGGGGTCGCATCGCTCACAGGAGATTGACGTGGAATTGATTCAACCCTGGAAGACCGAAATCGCTCGCATCAACTTGGCTGACCAGTTTGACATGGCGGCCTTTGCGGAGGAGACGTTTACCCTGTACAGCATGACGGACGGAGAAGACGACTCTCAACGGGCGATTGATCCTGCACTGTTCCCAGTGATGCTGGGAATGCGCGAGGTGATTACTCAGCACGTGTTGGAGTTCAGTCGTCAGTGCTTCGACACCGACATCAAGGACTTCTACGTGGAGACCAATGGCAAGTGGATCGAACCAGGTGAAGGCCTGTATCCCCACTTCCATCCGGGTTCGGTGCTCTCGGCCATTTGCTACCCGCAGGACTCGACCAATGGCATGACCATGTTCGACCCACGGGGCAATGCGTGCCGCGGATACCCAAAACCTATGCGCAAGCATCACTTTGGCAACTACTGCATCTCACCGAAGGCTGGGGACGTCTACATCTTCCCTAGCTACATTCAGCACAGTGTCGCTCATGTGACCGAAGAGATGCGCTTGTCGTTGCTCCATGAATACTACGTTGTAAATGATCTATAAGGACGGATCGACATGAATATCATCCAACCATGGAAGATCGAGATTGCCCAACTCAACCTGCTGGACAAGGTTGATAACGAAGCGATCATTTCCGAAACCCATACCCTGCACTGCCTGTGCCCGCGTAACTCCCTGACCCCTCTGGAAGTCACCGCTGACCAGTTCCCTGCACTGAGCAAGTTCCGCGATGAGATCCTGCGGCCACTGGCGGAAGAATACATCCGCCGTGTGTTTGGCGTAGATCCGAAGAGCATCAGCATTGATACCTTCGGCAAGTCGTTCGACAAGCACGAGGCATTGGGCAGTCACCTGCATGGTAATTCCTGTCTGACCAGTGTGTATTACCCGGAAGATTCCGAGGCCGGTATGTCCTTGGTTGATCCGCGCTTCAATGCCTCTCGTGGCTACCCGCGTCCGGTACGCGACAAGCACTTCGGTGAGTTCTACGTGGCACCGAAGGCCGGTGACCTCTGGCTGATGCCAAGTTATATCCAGCACAGCGTTGAGGCCAACCCCAACGAGATGCGGCTGTCTCTCATCAACGATTTCCACTTCAAGGCATGATTCCATGGCTGACGAACAACCCCTCTACGAAGGCGCCGATCGTGGGCACTTCCGTACCATCCGTCTGATCGACAACTCCGGTGTGCAACTGCGCGTCAGCTGCCGCATCAAGGAAGCCACGGTCTTCAACTTCCTCTCGGATCTTCAGTACGCCATTATCGGCTACAGCATCGAGTGGTGGCCTGAAGGTCAACCGGCTCCGCACGAAGGCGGGGATTACAAACCGTACATCCCGCGTAACCGTCCGGGTGTCACCAAGCTGTACTTCCGCGCCAAGCCAGGGGTCGTCGCCAAGATGCTCTACCTGGAAGACGCCATCATCAACGACTTCCTGAACAACAAGGTCTTGGCCGATCCAATGACCCTGCTGTCGTACACCCAGGAGTCGGCTGAGCAAGTGGCCAGTGCCAAGGACTGGCGCCTGCTGGAGAAGTCGGTCTTCGACTACGCCAATGCAGTGCACATCACCAAGATGGAAGCCACCAGCAGTACGCCGTTGACCGTGACCCAACAAGGGCTGCGGTTCGACTGGCGTCCCACTGGGAAAGTCGATCAGTTGTTCTCGGCAACGATCAACGACTACCCGTTCGAGAAGCTGCGCGAGTGCTATCCGCAGATGAAAGCCTACCTTGAGGGCATTACCAATGGCGGCAACTAAAGAACAGCTGAAGGAACTTCAGCGCAACATGAAGGCCATGGGTCTCTACACCGGCACCATCGACGGTCTATGGGGTCCGGCATCTCACGGAGCCTTCGTGAACGCCCGTAGAAAGGCCTCCACGATGTCGAAGCCGTCCACGGCACCCGATGGTATTGGTGTGCTGTTGTTCGCTTACTGCAAGGCTGTGGCGTGGTCTGAGAGCGTGTCGCGTGACTTCGTGTTCAAGACCCAAGACATCGCTGCCAAACTGGGCATGGGCTGGCAGGGCACTGACCAATTGATGGCCTGCATGGCGTTCGAGAGCGGCTTCAGTCCGACCGTGCAGAACGGTGCTGGCGCTCCGTACTACGGCATCATTCAATTTGGTGCTGCGGCGGCCAAGGATGCAGGTACCACCATCCCTGCGCTGTTGAAGATGACTGCTGAAGAGCAGCTCACCTACGTGTACAACTTCTTCAAGCCGTACACCAACAAGCTCAAGACCACCAGCGACATCTACATGCGCATCCTGCTCCCGACTGCGGTGGGCAAACCTGAAGACTACGTGCTGTTCAGCGAAGCGAACACCAAGTCCAAGGCCTACCTCCAGAACAAGGGCCTCGATGCGAACAAGGATGGCCTGATCACCAAAGCCGAAGCTGCGGCCAAGGTCGAGCAGAAGCTGGTTCAGGGTCTGCACCCGAGCAACCTGCGCATCGCGTAACAAAGAAAAAAGAAAGAGTGAGAGGGAGCCCTAGGGCTCCCTCTTATGCCGTCAGTCTCGACCGACTGCTGTGAACAGCAGTTTGATCATGGCGATGACATCGTCTTTGTTGAACACAGCGTAGGTGTAGACCGATGGGTCGATCTCTGACAACGCCTCGGTGGCAGCGTTGTTGTACGTTTCGCTGAAGTCCATCTTGAGTTCAGTGCCGTTCTTCTCAGAGTCCTTGAGGGTCTCGAAGTAGTCGCCACTGTCATCGGTGAAGCCACCTTGGATGAACTGCGCTGCACTCAGTTCCGAGTATGCCCAATCGCCGTCGGGGAAGATGTCTTCTTTGATGCGTAGGTCACTGAAGCTACCCGACAGGTTGGTGGCGTAGACAGTGCCTTCTGGCATGGACAGGAATTCGTTGTAGGACATGATGCGCATGGTGTATCTCCAAAGATAAAAGTAGGTGAGCGAGGGGAGGTTGCCCTCCCCGCTTTATCAGTAGACGTGGATCTCGTCGCCGTATTGCTTACCGGCTTCCCAAGCGATGTCGGCCAGCTTCATGGCCATCTCGTCGCTGTTGAACGCGATGCCATCGAGCTGGTTGCCAATGACTTCACGTGGCAGCTTGTCAGCGCAGTCCAGTGCAGCCAGGGCGCGCTTGGCATCCTTAGGAGTGCCTTCGATGTTCATGCGCTTAACGATCTCGCCCAGTGCATAGTGCCGGAAGGTTAGGTCGGACTCGCCTTTGATCTGGCGAACGAAGCTGGCGCCGATCTGAGTCATGGCCTTGGAAGCGCCACCGTGGATCTTTTCTTCCCAGGCCAGGCGGACAGCGATTTGAGTGCGGATCTGAGTTGCGTTCATCATGGTCAATACTCCAGTAGTAGCGGTTAGGTGAATTACTCGTCAGCGGCCATGGCAGATGCCACGACAGCCAAGGTGGCAACAGCGGCGACTGCTGCCCAGCCCCATTTGCCCAGAGGCTTGGATGGGGTGTGGCGACGTGGCTCTTCAGCCGGACGGCGCTCTTGTTGACGCTGTTTGGCATGACCACTGATCCCGAACTCTTGAGCACGGTCCCAGTTGGAGGCATGACGTTTTGGAGCAGGTTCTTCTACCACGATCACCACGGGATCGACGTGGCACAGTGGAGCACCGAGCATGATCAGCTCGTTGCTACCCACCAGCACGGAGTCGATGTTCATGGCCATCATGGCAGCAACGATCAGGCAGTTCTCCTCTTCCGAGAAGTTCATGACCTGGCTGCTGAACTTGTAGACGTACTTGGTCAGGTAGTTGCACTTGACCCAGCGCAGGCTGTAGCCATTGTGCTTACGCTCGAAGTACACTTCGTTCTGCGGCGAGAAGCGAACCAGCAGGTTGTCACGTTGCGCGATCTTGAACATGGCAACGGATTTAGCGGTAGCGTTGAAAGTGAACGATTTCATGGTGTATCTCCTTTGATACTAGGGTAGGGTAATTACATCACCGAGAGGCTCCCCGAAGGAAGCCTCTGAGTTATGTAACTCAGTTGTTACGGTTGATCATCTTCTTGCGGAAGTCGGACGTCAGGTAGACATCCAGAGCAACGCGGACGACGATGACGGTTGCAACGGTAGCGAGAATGCGGCCCATGGTGTTCTCCTTAGGCGGTCAGTGCAGTGGTGATGGTGATGAACTGGTCGTTGTCCAGCGAACCATTGGGGATGAGGTCACGCAGCTGCGAGGCGCTGTTGTTGACCACAACGAATGGACCGTGGCCCAGGGTGTAGCGTTCGAACAGCACGACAGTACCGTGGTCGCTGCCGATCAGGATCAGACGACGACCGCAGTCACCGATCGACTTGGCCATGTTGCCTTTGGCCAGGCCGACAGTCATGGCACCGTTAAAGTAGTCGGTACCGTTCTTCCAGCGAGCATCGAAGTCCAGCAGGACGGTAATGCTGTTGTACAGCGCGTCGAAGGATTTCTCCAGCGGCGATTGCTGAGCACCCTGTTGAGCCGCACGGGCTTTGAGTGTAGCGATCAACTGGTTGTTGGCATTCTGACGGCTCATGTCCATCGCTTGCTGAGCAGTGGCTACCAGCTCAGGAGTGATGGCTTTGTTGATAGCGCGCTTTTGCAGAGCGCGTTTAGCCAGGAAAGCAATGCCACCGAAAGCAGCAACGCCAGCACCGATCAGAGCGATTTCTTTGGTTTCCATGATGTACATCCTTTTGCGTATTAAGGTTAGTTGGGTGAGTAGATTCTTGGCTCTTACTCACTGGTACAATGTATGGTTGAAATAAATTCGAATCACATTTTGAACAAAGAAAAAAGAAGCCCAGGGAATTACCCCTGGGCTCTTTGCCGCCTTAGCGGATGAACAGCACGCTGTCCAAGATGATGTCACGTAGCGGCACGAACGGAATGGCCGAGGGTTCCCAACCTCGGTGTACCGTGGCGATCTGGATCTGCTTGCCTTGAGGATCGGCAAGCGTGAGGGTGTAGACGAACTTCACCCCCAGTCCATCGAAGTCATAGAACTGCGATCGCTGGACCAGGTACTGCTCAGGCGCGTCAGGGTTCTCAGCCCTGAACTTGGAATACTTGCAGATCCTGATGAACAGGCAGGAGGGAAATTCCCCATCATTCTGTAAGCGTTCCAAAGTCAGGCGTGGGCGCTCATCGACTAGCGGCATGAGCATCCGACACAGGTGCCGAATCACACGAAGCTCGGCAGACGGAAGGTCGGCTCTGCGAAGGTACCTTCACCCTTGACGATTTCCACGTTCACTTCAGTGCGCAGGTTGGCCGTCACTTTGCTGGCATACGGACCGGCTTCATCGAACAGCTTGAAGAGGTCGTCGGACAGCAGGCCGAGGTCTGGGTCCAACCCACCCAAGATGGAACGCACAGTGTTGATGAAAGGCTTCCCTTCGGTGCAGTAGACGGTGATCTCGGCAAGGCTGTGTTTCTCCAGCAGGTCCAGGATGCCATTGCGCAGGGCCACGGCTTGCTTGGATTCCACAGTCTCTTCCCACGGGTCCTTCTTCGGCGGAAGTTGCGGGCTGATGGGGTTCATCAGGGCGATCTCGTCCTGCGGCACGCCAGCCCATTCGCAGAGCTTGCCGAGGGTGATCAGTTCGATCGGCTCGTCTTTGGCCTTCTCGATCAGGATGATCTTGTTACCGGTCAAGGTGTAGCGACGAGTGATGCAGACGTTGGCTTGCCATGGCAGGTCATCGCCGAAGTAGTCGACCTGCTGACCCGGAGCCAGATACCCGATCACGTGGACCAGACGATCCCCTTCCACCTGGGAGGCGGTTACCAGATGCGTGTCCTGGGCGAGGTCGATGTTGATGTCCCACTTTGGCTGAGCAGCGAAAGCATTGAGGCGCATCATGAAGACTTGAGACATGGTGTTTCTCCTGGTTAGTGATACATAGTGCCCTCCTCCCCAGTCATCCTCTTATAGGAGACTGGGGAGGATCGTCCAGTTAGTCGGACGACAAGGGGCGAAAAAAGGTGGTGGTACAGCGAGTGGCGCTGTTGGTGAGGTAACGCGTTACAACTAAGCTAGTGCAAGCTTGCCGTTATGCACTTGACCGCCGAATGGAACGACAACCGTGTCCCGCAATACGCGTCTCACAAGGAGCAGTGCTTGTCGGTTCTTGGTTTCCAATTCATGCGAATGGACCTGATCGGGGTGAGGCTGTACTTCCTGGTCGCGGCGACTTGGTGCTACGGCAGTACTCATTGCGAGACCTCCTATAGTTTCCCAGTGGACGAACTTTTCTGTACGACGGCATAGCTGACAGCCAGGGGCGGTGGCCATTGCCTAACCGCGCGCCTGGGCTGTCTCAGGAGACCCGGTACCTTCTCCTACATCATGTATCAAGTTAGTATTTATTTACCATTATTGATTGTTGGCTTCAATACGACGGATGGCTTTACGGACGTCGATGCCGATCTCGCGATGCAACTCAGGGTGCCGTTGGGCCAGTTCGCTCAAGCGGTATTCAACATTTTCAGCGAAGTAAAACGCACTGTCCAATACAGCTCCGGCCCAGATCTTCGCTTCCTCTACCGGATAGAACGCATCGGTGAGGGAATCCTGAAAGTAGAGCCCATACTTGCTTTCCTTGTCAAAGTAGGGTTCTGGGTCCCACCCATCCAACAGTTGAGTTCTGTCAATGGTCGACATCCCATATTCGTCATCCAGTTCCACGGTCTTATTTACAAAGCCCATGTATCCATCAATGACGCCTGAGTTGAATAACTGGTTCGCCAATACAATGGCGTCGTCAGCTGCTTGGTTACCTTCATCGTGGTATGCGTAGTAAATGCCACCTTCGCGACGTTTGGCAGTGGGGATCAAATCAATGATGCCGATGCCATTGGTGATAAACGGCACCAGTGCCATATCTTCACCCTGGTACCAGACGTAGAAGGTGGCTGCATCCTCAGCTTGTTTACGACGCCACATGACGACTGACGGCGGCATGTTAGGGCGTTGGGCCATACGGAGCAGTTCCATGGCCTTAGAGGTGATAGCAAAAGAAGGGATTTCGTGGGTAAGCATCTTGTGGATGAATTGCATGGGTGAATCTCCTAGTGAATGTGCGGTTAGAGCTTAACAAGCCATGGTCGTTTTCAGACCAAAGAACGATCGTTCTCACTATAGTGATGTATTGCCAAGAATCGGTTGAATCGAATTCCAAAACAGCATAAAACGGGGAGGACTACCTCCCCAATACTTCGAACCGACGCAGCTTAGCGAGGATACCTACCTTGCGGATGTCCAAGGTATCCATGGCCTGCTTGAAATCTCCTGAGAACAGATCGGGGTGCGAAGCGTGAGTAGTCTTCTGACGCTCCGCCACGGCGGTAGCCACAGCTGCCTGAATGGTGTTGATGAACTTCAGATCAGCTTCCAGTTGGACCTTCTCTGGGATCTCACTCATTACCACCACCCTAGGTTGATGAACTCCACATGCCGAGTGACCAGCTCATACGCCATCGGCAGGATACACAGCAGCACTGCAAAGCGCATCCCTCGAATGGACAACTGACGCTCACGGTGATGGGTGTAGCCCATGATCCGATGGATGGTCCCTAGGTAACACCACACCATGGACAACAAGATAACGATAAAGATCAGTACCCCAGAGTGCACGGCATACCTCCTGTTCTGTAATAGACGAATTGTGCGATGACCTTAGCAGCCATAGTGATGACCATGGCCCAGAGTAACCAAGCGACGACTTCACTCTGCGTGTGGATGGTCTCAATCTTCTTTTGGATGATGTACCCGTTTACCCAAGAGGCACACCCTAGTGCGATGACCATTACCAGTAATAGGGCCATGTCCCCAAACAATTGAGCAGGCATTGTGTACTCCGTTCACTGTAAAGAATAAGAGAGGTCGTCGCTCCGCTCCTCCGCTAGCGCATTGTCTGCGTTCCACTTCGACAATGCTTTTTATAGCATTTCGAAATTACTCAGAGGATCAGGACAGGACGGATTAATTTACATCCGGACATAGAGAGGAGCCCGAAGGCCCCTCCCCACTTCCTTAGATCTTAGGTACAGGATTGTCAGGAAGGTTACCCAGCAGCTTCCCATCATCCGGGATCTTCAACGACTTGATAGCCGCATCTGCTTTACGCTGGTTCTTCTTCCGTTCCTTCTCCTCCTCAGACTCCTCTTCTTCCTCTTCCGGTTCTACCGGTTCGGCTTCAGCAGGAGCGTCTGCACCTTCGGTCTCTGCTGGTTCAGTGCCTTCAGCAGGCTCTGGCTCAACAGGTTCCTCTACCACTGGCTCTTCAGCCCCTTCAGTTTCAGGAGCCTCCGGTTCAACGGCAGGTTCTTCTTCAGTACCGTCAGTCTCTTCGACGTTGGGTTCTGCCTCAGGCTCAAGGCCCTCGGTAGGGGTGTCAGCATCGACGTCTGGGATCTCAGGGATCTCATCGCCTTCACCTTCAGCCGGAGCAGCTTCATCCCCTTCTGGAGCCGCTTCTACTGCATCAGTACCATCGCCTTCGGCGACTTCAGGAACTTCAGCAGCAACGTCGTCTTCAGTCGGTTGTTCAGCCAACTCAGGGTTCTCAGCATCGACCGCAGCCTCATGGGTCTCGACGTTGGTCAGATCCCCGACATTCAGGCCGTTATCAGCCAAGGAGTCCCCGCCTGGACCGGAGTCCGCAGGCTCTTCGACTTCTGGTGCCTCGGCTTCAGGTTCAGCCGGAGCTTCTGCTTCTTCAGGCATTGCGCCGTCTCCGCCACCCAAGCCATCGTCGACTGGAGCGTCCAGAGCAACATCATCACCCAGGCCAGCATCCAGATCCGCATCACCGCCATCTGCTGGCAGATCCAGACCTGCATCCTCACCTTCAGTGCCTTCTGCCGGAGCAGCGTCAGTACCATCACCCAGTGCATCCAGGTCTGCGTCAGCACCTGCATCGCCCTCACCGTCACCGGTCAGGTCAGCATCTACGCCCAAGTCAGCGTCAGCGCCTTCGGCACCTTCACCACCTTCTGCATCCAATGCTGCAAGATCACCGTCGGCACCAGCAGCATCAACGCCACCGGTATCAAGAGCTGCATCTGCATCTGCCCCATCACCAGCACCGTCAAGACCGTCCAACCCGCCAGCGTCTGCACCTTCAGCATCGGTGCCATCGCCACCAGTGTCCAGGTCACCAAGCCCATCAGTACCGTCGCCGTCTCCGCCGTCAGTACCCTCTCCGTCCAGACCCAGGTCATCACCACCCAGATCTCCGTCGCCACCTTCGCCTCCCAGTCCGTCGAGCCCAGCATCAGTTCCGTCAGCGCCACCATCAAGACCATCCATACCACCAGTATCAGCCCCGCCATCCATACCATCCATTCCGCCACCAGTGTCGGTGGCAGCATTTTTGGCTTCTTCGAGAGCGGCTTTCTCATCGGCGATCTTCTTCAGGACTTTGGCACGTTTAGCAGCAGCCTTCACGACTTTCTTCACGTACTCAGCCAGCGAGTCGTTCAGGCCATCGAGGTGCTCTGCCGTGGATTCCAGCAGGCTGAAGATCGGCGTGTCGTCGCCCTCTTCTTTGACCGTGTTGAACACATCGAGTTCTGGCATGACGTTGTGATGACGCAGCCAGCGACGTTGGAACTCGGCCTTGACCACCGCCTTGATGTTTGGAATGAGTTCTTCCATGCCGATGGTAGTGTCGGCAGCAAACATCTCTTCGTTGATGTAGGCATCGATGACCTTGTCCAGCGCTTCGCTGTAAGCATCGAAGGAGTCCATGGACTTCTTGATGTCGCCCACTTCTGGAGAAGGCAGGCCTACTTGCAGCGCTTCGATGAACTCGAACAGGAACGCATCGACTTGAGCCAGCTCGTCGTCCTTCATGGCAGGATCGTCTTTGATGTAGTCCGGCAGGTACTGCTTGTTTGCCTGGATCATCTGACGCATCTCGGTCAGGAAGATACCCGAGTTGAGGATGTAGCGGCGGATGAAGTCCGTCAGGAACGGCTCGAACTTCTCCTGGTTCATGATGACGCGCTTGAGCAGCATCAGGTTGTTCTGCACCACCGTGGTGGCGAAGTCGGCCTGGTTGATACCCTCCATGACTTCCGGCGAGAGGCCGAACATCTGGATGTGACGCTTGCGCATCGTCTCTTCGAAATCAGAGTCGATGGGTTTGTTGACGCCATCACGCGAGTTGACGTTGAACTTGGTCTCCGGGTAACGGCTGTTACCCGACACCACCACGTTGACGCCGTGGTTCTGGATCTGGTCAGCCAGGCCCAAGGGGTGCGTGGAACCAATGATCCGACTGAAGCCTTGCGAGTTGACCTTGGCGTGTTCGGAGAGCATGAACTCCACCGTCGACACTGGGTCTTCATCTTCAGGGTCCAGCTCGATCTCGATGGTCTTACCGCCGACCGCGTTGTTGAGGGTGGCCAAGGTGTTGGCCAGCATGATGGAGGCACGGATCGACCCGAGGATCTTACCGTCTTCCAGCACCGACTTACCGACACCGAACTCGTTGTAGTCGAAGGCGATGTAGGTCATCAGCTCAGGCGGCACGAACAGCATGATGGTCTTCTGACCCTTCATGTGGCGCGAGAACATGATGCGGTTGATGTTTTCGGTCTTGCCCAGCTCGTAGTTGCCGGACAGTGCACCGGAACGCAGACGGGCCAACAGATCCCGTTCCACGGTCTCGGAGTAGACCTTACCCAGCTCATCGACGATCTCGTTCTGGAAACCACCCGAGCCTTCAAAGCCACGACGGGCCTGCTGGATGATCTGCGAGGCGTAGCTGTCGACGTTGTTCATCTGCGCGCGGACGTCGTCGTAGTACGAAGACGATTCCGCAATGCTGATCGGGTTACCGTCGATGTCGAGCATCACGTAGTAGCCCACGTGCTCCGACGGGTTTCCCGGCACATGAATCGGGATCACCGACTCAGAGGGCAGGTGCATGACCAGCGGGTGACCGTAGGTGTCCATACCCGTCTGAGCATGAGTCATCAACGGCTGCACTGGGATATGCTGGTAACGGCGTTTCTGGTACATCGAGCGCTCAACGGCCGCCAAGTTCCGGGCGGCTTCTTTATCACCGGATTGCGCACGGCTTTCCAGCGACACGCGCTGATGCAGCTTGCCTCCGTAGATACGGCGCACGGCAATCTTGCGCTTGGCATCGACGACCATCGGACGACGCAGCAACGACAGGTTGTCCGTCACCGACATGGTAGCGCCTTTGGCTTCCACCAACTTGGTCAGCTTGCTGCTGGCTTCGTTGAGCTTCTGGCGTGGCTCCTTGTTCTCTTCGGTGTCGACCAACAGCTGTTCGAGACTGACCTTGAGGTCCTTGATCTCGATGTCATTCCTGTAGGCACCGTTACGGCTACCCTGGCCGAAGTTCAGGCTCTCGAACGACACGCTGGTGTAACTGTCGACAGCGCCCTTGGCTTGTTCACTCGAAGGATTGCCCAGGATGCCCCATGGGGTGTAGTTGCCCTTGCCATCAGTCTCTTCTGCCAAGTGACCGTTCAGGGTCGTCATGGCCGACTCCATCGACACGCCACCGTAGTTGTCGGCGTTGATGATGCGGTCGATCGAAGATTCGGGCATAACGAGGATTGGGTAGCTGCCCCGCTCGAACATTACGTCGTTCAAGATGGGGTGCAGCAGTGGCCTAATTCTATAGGCGTTATCGAAGAACTCTTGCACCTTCCGCAGCAACGGCCCAGCCAGGTTGCTGTCCATGGAGTTGTCGCCGATGCTGTACAGAACCTTGGTGTCAGTCAGGTCTCCAGGAGAGATCGTGGCCGAAATCAAGATCTGACGCGCATAGTCCATGTCAGGCAGGACCTGGAACAGGTTCCGCGAGTCCTGGATACTACCGATGGTGGTGTTGGCGACGTGTGCCAGCACGCGACCATCGGGCAGCCTCATGTTTTTGCGTTGGTTGCCATTTCCATGGGGGTCGGCGCCCAGCTTCGAGATTGCCGCTTTGACTTCGTTCGGAATAGAACGATTCGCGGCGAACCTCGTAAAGCGCCTTACTTCTTCAGCCATGATTTACCTCTATATCCGTCTGGAAATCGAACGATGAGTAATCTCTATCAGATCTATCATGAGTCGGTGACCAATCTGGCCGCCACTTTGGTGGTGAAGGATGAGGCTACCTGTCAGGTCATCAACAGTCGCTTGTCTGCCCTCGGTAAAGAGGTACTAGACGATGCGCCGGAGACCTGGAAGTATTACCTCAACCTCAATGGCCGGTATCACGCGACCGATACGTTGATGAAAGTCACCTCCATGGACACCCATGAGGAAATCGACTTCACACGTGAGAACATGGACATCCACCGCGCTACCTGGCGGGAGTACCAATACGGGTCGCGTTACTACACCGAGCTGATCAATAAATACCCAACTCAAGACATGTTGATCCACGGGATTCTGAGTCCGGTGGATATGGCCACGGCAATCGCCGCGCCGGATCATACTATTCTCTATTTTGACTCATCGTTGGTCGAAGGACGAGAAACGAACCTGATTCCCAAGTTGCAAGCGTGGATTACAGCACAATTCACCCGTTGGGCACAGGACGATTACCGGATCAACAACAGCCTGTTCACCACGGCACGCTTGGGCATCCTCTTCATGGCCATGCCGGGGGCGATCAAGAGCATCCGCAGTGAGAATTGTCACACGCCGTACGTGCACAGCTATCACATTCGCCGTTACCTGGCCTCGTTCGGTCCTCTGGATCAGTATTACACCCAGATGAACGAGTTCCAGCGCCTCTACTTCTACCGGAACATCCGGTACATCATGCGCAACAACGGAAAAGACGAGATTTTCCGTGAGTTGACCGAAAACGTGATGACGGAGCGGCACTTCCCGCTGGCAGAGTACACCCTCCAGCAGAACGATGCGTCCATCGTGGAGGATTTTGACCCGGTTATCCAGTTTGCACGGTTCTCCATCAACGGGATTCCGTCAGCATTGGGACTGGATGTCAAGAACACGCGGCAAATGCTCGACTTGCAGCGTACCCTGGCCCGGAGTAACTCCTCCGAGGAGGAATACGCGGAGCAGTACATCCCACAACTGGCGGTTCGTAGCCTCGCAGCCGAGGTGGACACCAAAGTGCTCGAGTCCAACGTGCTCGACATGAAGGAATCCGAGCCGTACACGCTGTCAGACGTGCTGTTGAACCAATGGATCTACTTCGCGGACCTCGGGATCTACCGGACGGTGCTGACTTTGCAGCTGCCCAACGGCGGAGAGAGCTTCAAGCTCTCCATGAAGGAAGCATTCATTGTTTACCAGTACCTGTACATGCTCAGGCTGGGTGTAGACCTAGTGGAGATCCCTCAGATTCGTGCCAAACGCGTGCGGCGCATGCCGTTGCCAACGTACGAAGAGCTGCGGGGCATGACCACCAAGGCCAACGTGAGCGATGCGTACATCCGCGCGGCTCTGAAGGACAACGTGGACATCACCAGCTACGTTTCCGTCGATGCGTTCCTTGCCACGTGCCAGCAAATCCAGCAGCGCATGCTGTTGCACCGTGATTTGTACGTGTTCCGTGAAGATCTGTGGCAATACGCTGAACTTCAGCTGATGACCAACCGCTTCTATGCTGACATTCCCGTCAACATGGACGCTGGACAGAACTACGCGGCATGGTTGCGTGATCGGGGCCTGAGTTTCGAGAACTACACGCCTGCGGAGCTGGACGAGATCATGCTGTCGGTGCTGAACCAGGCCACGGGCTTGGAATTGCGCACGGCACAGACGTTGAAAGACATCCAACGCGCCATGTTGGACATCATGTCCCAGCTGTCCAGCTACTCGGTGCAGTTCATCCAGCAAATCAACGAAGATGCCGTCATGATGTTCGACTGGCCGCACATTCGTTGGCACAACACCGGCGGTCACGCCGAACACCACATGCGCTTGCCGGCTACCTTGGCGGTTCCGATGGAACTCTACGGTAAAGCCAAGCTGCATCAGCTGATTGACGTCAGCGGAGTGACCATTCAGACCCTTGATGAGCATTCGGCTCACGACATGGAAATGCAGGTGGGGCTTGAGTTCGAATTGTCGGGCTTGAACCAGTTCTTGCAGCATGGCGTGATGCTTGGGGCGATCCTTGGGACCGTCACGCAGCCTGCGGTGGACCTTGCGACCCTCAATGGGACGACGGTGGCCATCCCAGCGTTGCCGACTAAGGCGATTGCTGATCTATTCGACAGGACTCAGATTGATGACTTCACAAATCCTTAGTGGAACGCAGTTGACCCTGACTGCGCTTCAGGGGTCCGACCAAGCTGCCCTAGAACTGGTCCTCGGGAAGATGCTCAAGAGCGGGTCTGACCCTGCGGCATTTACCCGAGGCACGGTCACCAAGGACCCTGCGGCTGCGGACTACGCTTTCTGCAATGTGAGCGTGGCCCGTGAGAAAGCTGACGTGTCCTTGTGGCCGTATCAGGGTTCGCAGCAGATCCGGTGGAAGCGGGTGTCGCTGGCTTCCTTGGCAGCTCGGTTCGGTACCGTCATTCGGGCCGATACACCGATCTCTGCCAAGGAGTTGTTCTCCATCTATACGTCGGCCAATGGCTTGGCGGATCGTTCCAAGGACATCGTGGACAAACAGATCACGGCGTTCGGAACTGTCACGCTCAACGTGGCAGAAGGGGACAACTTCCTACTGTACGGTTCGACTACGTTCACCTTCAAGCCGAAACAACGGCAGCTGGTAGACGTGATCAAGGACACCACTCTGGCTGGGTTCCGCTTGGTCACTGACTTCGCCCCGGTGCCGAAGCAAGTGTTCATGAACCAGATTGCCGCGGACAACGCCCTGCTGTACCCGCTGGAGCCTAACCTGCTCACGCTGGGCACTCCATCGAAAGTCTCGGGCTACCAGTACGACAACACCAAGATCCGACTCACTGCCAGTGGCGATGGGTACTACTTGGGGTCGGTTGACTTGGTCTACACCCGGTACGACTTCGGCTGGAGCACTCAGGGTTCTCAACTGTTGGTCTCGGGTCCCACCAAACCCACCACTGCGTACATGGTGTCCAAGGTCTTCGAACTCACGGGCTTCCCTGTGACCGTAGACGACGTCATCGTCGAAACCTACCCTAACGTAGCAGTCGGCACGGTAGAGACCCTGACAATCACCTTCAAGGCCAACAACCTGCGTTACGCCGGTGAGTTGACCATCGACTACAAGGCGGTCTAATCATGGCGAACTTCCCGCTTGATAAACTGCTGACCTACTCCCCGTGGGAAGCGCTGCTGATCGCCTACAACGAAGTGCACGGTACGCAGCTTAACCCCCGGTTCGTGGAGCTGGACAAGGTCATCAGCAGCAACGGCCAAGACCTCGTGGTGCGGATCAAAGCCCGTAACACGATGCCCAATAAAGAAGAGAATCGCTTCTCGGGCAGTGGCAACATCACGGTCAAGCGTTTGAACTTGGCCGAGATCTTTTCCCGTCCGTTTGTCATGGACTACACCGGTGAGGTGGCCAGCCACGACGTGGCCCGGACCATCAATCAACGCACCGGGATGGTCTTTGCGACATCGGACTTCGATTCCGTGGTTGTCACGCCCCAGAACCCCATCTTGAAAGCGAGTGCAAACTCGCTGCGATGGTACGGGCAGATGACCGTTCAGAAAGCCTAAGGGGTGACCATGTACGTCCGTCCTTTGCGGTATAACCAACCCGCAGCCAAGATGATGCTCGCCATCATGAACGCCACCAACCAGACTGCAATCGAAGACTGGCAAGTGACGTTTGGTGTGCCTTACGCTGTGGCCGATACTGAGCCCCAGATCCAACTCCAGCAACTGCACGACTACAACAATGTCCGGCCTGCCATCGGCACGCTGACTGGCATTGAAGTCCTGCCTACGCCACGGTCCGGTTGGACCAAGGCCTTGCAGCTGGTCTACCGTCGTGTGGTGATTCAGGACCACTTCATCTCCGTGCCTTTTGTGATCTACTGCAAAGAGCCGGAACCTGAGGTAATTCTGAAAGCATTGCTGGAACAGTATGGTCTCTATCTGGACAAAGAACTGGTTGACATCAGCTTTGTCCAGACCGAACTGAATGAAGTGCTGTTCCGTACCCACATGGGGTCGATTCTGGAAACAGACAGCTGTGCTGACTACACGCCACCAATTGCGTGGAACGTGAAGATCACGATGAAGGCCGAGCACCCCGTGTTTGTCGGGGAGATCTACGTCTACATCCGTGAGGCAGCAGAGTTCCTGAACCGCGATGTCAAGACCACCCTGGAAGTCCATCGTTATCTGGGCCCAGGCGATCACCACAAAATGCCGGCAGAGATGATCCTGCCGAACAACCGCTTCGTGGACCATGACTACGTCATGAAGAACCTGAAGCCGGGTGATCTGGTTGACAAGTGGATCGTGGATACCGCCAAAGCCATCACTGGCGATGACTGGGTGTTCACGCAAAACCAGAACAACTTCAACCTCTATGGGACGAAGGTGGTTTACAACGGTCTGAATACCGGCGAGGTCTACATCAATGACCCGAAGGTGTCGAACGTCCTGATTGTGCAGTTCTCTGACGAGCATTGCAGCAACATCCGTGGCCAGTGGGTCATCGGGTATTACAATCGGGATACGTGGCTGCGCCGGGAGCGCATCGACAACCTGCCGATCCAGGACCAGTAACCCATCGTATGAACCGTATTTCATTCTGACCTCAAAGGCCACACCATGCAAAAGATCGTCCCGACTCAGTTGTCGAACTACCTGCAAGTGACCAACTTCCTGGGCACTGCTTTCGAGCAGTTCGATAACACCACGTTGAACCAGAAGTTCGACATCCAGGCCAGTGCTGTCCTTCAGCCGTCGATGAAGCCGAGCCTGAAGTTTTACACCATCGGCATCGGTGGCCACACTTACACCATGGGGCCGAACGAGATTCCACTGAGCGACATCCTGGACCACAGTTCGGGTGACGCAGGGCTGTTCAAGCACCTGCCGTTCGTGATCCGTCCGATCAACGATGACCTGACTCCTGGCGAGCGTACCAAGTACTGCCTCCGCAAGATGATCACGGTCGACAACGTGAACTACTACGCTTACTATGGCAAGCGCCTGGACATGTCTTCGGTCGTACCGAAGATGACCAAGCGTACCATTGTTGATGGTCAAACCGAGATCGAAGAATACGTCTACACCGAGGCGAACCTCTCGCCAACGCCGGCGTCGATCCCGAACACCGAAGCGGTCACCACGAGCAACGAGTACCTGGCCACCAGCGCCATCGTACCGATGCCATTCACCGAAGCAGACGTGGCAGAAATGTACAACGTCGCAGAGATCCTGTTCGGCGATCGTCGCATGGCGATCATCTCCGAGTTCGGTTTCTGCACTGGCGTTGATGCCGATGTCTCGATCAGCACTTCCGCGGGCAATGTGACTTTCAAGGAAGTCATCTGCGCCCAACAGTGCGCAATCATCTCGGGCCACTACGAGCTGATCTTCAACAGCAAAGGCTTCGATTTCAACCTCGAAGTCGGTGCTGTACAGCCGTTGCTGGCCACCGGTCAAATCCCGACCGTTACCATGTCGTTGCTCGGCGGAAACTAAGTAACCCGCCTAAGGTGAGATCATGAAATTCCTGGACGATTCATTCATCTACAAGATCATGGGGATCGACAACGGTTCATCCATGCTTGGGGTGGTGATAGTGCTCCTCGACCTTAGGCTAGGTCACTACCACGTCATCTCGAAAGAGACCTTCGTGGCAGAAAAGCTCATTGGGCGTCACGAGGGTAACCTAGTTACCCACAACGCTCGATGGGCCAGGCAGAGGACCTTGTCAGACTGCCTACGTCGAGAGCTGCGTTATCACAACCCACATGCCGTAGCAGTGGAGACTCCATTCTTCATGCCACGGCGGGTGCAGAGCTTCGAAACCCTCACCGAGATGATGATCTTTATCCGCCAAGAGGTGGAGGATCACTCGGGTCGGGATATTTATCGGGTCACTCCGGGCGAAGCCAAGCGTGCGGTGCAACCAAAAGACAAGAAGTTCACCATGAAGAAGGTCGTGATCAAAGATTGCGTCCTAGCCATGCCCAACCTGAGTTTTAACGAGGACATCGATAAATACAGCCTGACGGAACACGAGTACGATGCGATAGCCGTAGCCGTCTCGCACGGTGAGGCAATTCGAAAAGAGGCCGGGTTCCTCAGGTAGTTGCCTGTGAGGATAACGTCATGCTCATGTCTGACGTGATAAAGGTCTTGGGGGACACTCCTTTGAAAGCGTTCCCTTGGGGTTGTGTCGTTCGTGACACAGTCAACCTGTTTGTGATGGATACGAACAGACTGACCGAAAACTCCACTGGCATGGATGTCACTGCTGCACTTGAATCGCTTCCTCTGGAAACGCGGGATCTTGTCTTGCAAGCCAAGCTCGATCCTGGTCGTCGCTGCATGGACACACCCGTCGGGGGCGGGCTCGTCTTGCGGAACGAAGAAGAAGAGACGCTACCAACAGCTGTCATGGACGACACCGCAGCATTGCGTCGTGCCTTGTTGTCACCACAGTTCCTGATGATTGCATTCATGGTCGTGATCCCTTTGACCATGTGCACCATTATGATCTCCAACCTGTCCATTCACAAGGACTTCAGTTGGGCCGAAGTCGGCGCAGCATTGTTCAAAATGTTCGGACTGTCTATTTTTGGAGGTTAACGTGGAAGACACCAGCGATAACGAGAAAGAAGTATCTGCCAATAAGAAGTCGAGTATCTCGACCATCATTACCATCACAGTCGTGGCACTCGTGGTGGTAGCCTTCAGTGTCGAAGCGATCGTCGCCCTGAAGGAAGGACGGAGCATGAACCTCGAGCAGCTGACTAAGCTCCTCGACACTCTGACTTCGTTGATCGCCGCTCCTCAAGAGTGAGCATAGAGACCCACCAGCCCGATGAAGGCTGGTGGGTCTCTATGCCGTTAGGCCGATTTCTTCTTGTGTTGCGGGTTCTGCACTTCGTAGTGGTTGACGAACAGGTCGCGCACGTAGTCGCCATCTGCCGGGGACTTCTTGCCGGGCTTGATGACACGGGTGACTTCGATACCGAATGGAATCTTTACTTCCGACACGTTCACGCCTTCCGGCACTTCCAGGTCGATCTTCACCACGTTGCACTGCTTGCCGTCTGCGTCATGGAAGACGTCGACTTGCAGCTCGTAGTCGGTACCTTCCAGCGGGAAGAAGTAACGGGTCTTCAGCAGACCATTGGGCACGAGGCGACTGAACAGGTTGAACGTGTCGATGGAGATCTCCATCTCGTTCTCATCGCTGCCATCGTCTGCCTTGGCTTTGATGGTCTGCGTGTACACCGGCTCGTTGTCGTTCTCACGGGTCATGCGCACCCGGATGGAACCGAAGATGCCCACGTCCTTACCGAAGTCACAGGGCATGCCCCACTGTTCTTGGTACTCCTTGCGCTTGGCCGCTGCCTGCATAGCAGGAAGGTCGTCTACGCGGCCGTAGATCTCGTATTCACGCTCTTTAACGGTCTTACCCTCATTACCCCCTGCCGATTCCATAGAGGGGCTCACAGGACCTGTGATGAGGCTTTCCAGCGATGTGGTAACGGGTGGGTTCAGTGAGGACAACAGCACAGTACGGGTATCCATGTCTCGGTATCCTTGCACAAAGCAAAAGAAAAAATGAAAGAGAGTCATAATAGATGGGAGCCCGAAGGCTCCCATCCACTACTGACCTCAGGCGGTACGGATACCGATGATGTCGCGAGCCCCGCTGATCGGCACGAGTTCGAAGATGAGGTTGTCAGCGCTCACCAGGTACACGTGACCTGCACCGGCAGTCTTACGCCCCAGGGCGTAGAGTCCGTTCAAGGTGTCACACAGGGTTGGATCTGCACCTTCACCAGTACGGCGCGGCACGCGGACTTCGTGGTTGACGAAGCCCAGTTGCTCGGCGTCCAGCTTGATGTGAAGCATGGCGACCGGACGGAACAGCACGACCATGTTCTTGCGGAACTTGGTGTAACCTTCGTTGTCGTCGTCCGACACCGGCAGCAGGTCTTGGCACTCCATGAACTCCTCGCGAAGCTCGTCCTCGACCAGGTACTGCATGGACGCCAGGATGATGCGGGTACGGCTCAGGAACTGGCTGGCGTACGCTTGGCCTTGCTTCTTGAACGTGTTGCACTCGAGCAGGTCTTCGAAGTCTTCGACGAACGACTCGATACGTGGCTTGGCCAGGCCGAACCAGTCGCCCAAGGCGGTGTTGACTTCCTGGGTGAAATGCTTGTCCAGGTAGTTCAGCACGTTCTCGGCCAAGGTACCGCGCAGGGACTTCAGGCGCTTCTGCAATTGCAGCAGGTCGCCTTCGTTTGCACCGATGGCCTTGATCGATTCCAGGGCTTGCAGGGTGGTGTCGTCGCCAGCCAGTTGCACGGCCATGATGTTGTTGGTCGCCACCACATCGGTTTCGACCTTGGCACCTTCACCGGCTACACGTACAGCAGCTTCTTCCAGGGTGGACACGGAGATCGCCTGGCTGGAGACATGCGGCGCACTGATGTCCAGCTCGCCCAAGAACTCCTTCACAGCAAACGCACGGGTCTTGGCCAACGCATCCAGATCGACGGAATCGAGGTCGGTTCCTTCGAACAGCGGATCGCCTTCAGTACGCTCGGTGTTGATACGCGGGCGGTTGGGGCGTTGGTGGTTGCGGATCACGTGTGCTTCTTCGACCAAATCGTCGGTCATGGCGATGAACTCCTCGCGGACAGTGCCGTCTACGCCCTTGACGAGGAAGCGAACTTCATTGTCCGGGTCATAGGAGCGGCGGGTTTGTTGTTTCGGGGAGAAGGACCAGACGAACTTGGAGCGGTGAGCAATCTGCCAGTTCTCACCGTTCATCCAGAAATCGTCGTACGGACGATCTTTGGACATGTCTGGACCTTCCGCGCGTTCTACGCGTTCTTCCCGAGCCGGTGCCGGGGCTTCCTGGCGTGGCTCTTCACGACGGGCTGGCGCAGGTTGCTGGCGCGTGCTCGGGTGGTTGAACGCAGAGCGGTGCTGAGACGGCTCTTCCTGCTGGTCACGCTGACGGTTGAACACTGGGCTCGAAGACTGCCCCATGCTCACGCCACGGCCGGCAAACACGCTGTTGCTGGCGCGCTCATCCTGTTGCTGCTCGTGGCGGTCAAAGACGTTACGACGCTGACCGTACGAATTGCTGCGGTCAAACACGCTGCGCTGTTGCTGCTGACCACCGCGGTTCCAACCACCACTGCGACCGCTGCCACGGCTGTTGCCGCTCAGACGGTTGAGGATGTCGTTCCACTTGGCATCAGCGCGCTTCAGCTCACTGTAGACGTCGTCCGGCACGGCATTGGCGATACGACTGTCGCTCAGACCGAAGGCCCCGCAGTTGGCGTCGATGACGGTCATGATGACGTCACGCACAATCGCTTGGTCTTCGTCGTCGGAACGACTGTTGCGCAGCTCGCCGTTGGCGATGATGGTGATGACTTCGATGACGTTTGCCATCTCGTCGTTGTTCCACTGCCCAGACGACATGTACCGGGCATACTCACGGCGCAGGTCGTTGTCACGCTCACGATTCTGGATGTAGTCGATCGTGCGATCGTAGACGTAGTTGACGAAATCGTTGCTCATGATGACTCCAGCTGGTTATACGCGTTGAATCAGGCGTTGTACACCGCCTAGAACAGGCTCGTGCTCAGGACTGGCCATGGTGGTCCGAGTCTCTGGGTCGAGCTTGACGCAAGGGTTGAACCGATTGTTACCAATCGGCATCGACTTGGGTAGCACACCAAAACCGGTGACCTCAGAGAAGGAGGCATCCAAGTACATGGTGGGGCCGATCGGCTTGGCATCCTGCGACTTACCACGACCATGCGTGTCAGTCTGCTGCACGATCACCGAGGTGACCTTGAAGAACATGTTGTCGCTCGGGTTGGATACCGAACTGACTTCAGGATGCTCAGCTGCTGAGCTGATGCCATGAATCAGCCAAGGGTTGAAATACTTCCGTAAGATGTCCTCGTACTCTTTCGGCTGGAGGACCTTCTTACTATTGCCCGTGATCTTAAACAAGAACTCGAACATGCTGTTGTTGATGTTACGCAGCAGATAGCGCAATACCTCAAGACGCTTATTGTACAGACTGGCTTCTTTGCCACGGTTGTTTTCCAACATCGTCTGCATTTCGCGCATGATGTACGCCATCAGGTCGTACAGATCTTGACAGGGCACGTTGACTTCTCGCAACGTCTTGACTGTCTCTTGGTCGACATAGCCGTCCAGGGACTTCAAGTGCGTTTCGACATCGTCGACCAGGCGACCATAGTTGTTATTCTCGCCCCAGAGGACGAACGCCATGAAGACGCACCACCACCAGGTCTCGTCCAACTCGGACGGCTCAGTCACGAACTCTGGGAAGTGGTCAATCACATAGAAGAAACCCGTGGCGAAAGACTTGGTCAAGTCTGTCCACGCTCCGCGGTCAACCAACAAGATCAGGTCGGTAGCCAGCTGGGACTCGTAGCCGCTTGCACGACGTGGGTTGAGTCCGTCTGGGGGTTTGCGAAGTGACGAGACTTTCACCCAGTGTTCGCTGGGATACTTGGCTTCGTCGTAGTCTGCTTCTTTCATCACGATAGGACGCGTACCGCAGTACTTCTCGAACGCGCCGTACATGCCATACTTGCAGAACAGGTAATGCGGCAGGGTCGAATGTACCCAGCCAAGTCGAATGAGGTCGCTGCGGTTCCTCGACTTCTTCCCGCCCTTGTTGTGCAACGGCGAATAGATGACCGAGTCCTTGGTCCGCACACCATCGATCACTACCGTATAACCTTCACGGTTGAAACTGATCGGGGCGCGTGGAATCCGGATGAACACGCTGTTCTCTTCGATCTCGAACGCACGGTCGCCCATCACTGGTGCGATCGCAAACTGCTTGCCCGAGATGTACAGCATCCCCGCCTGCCGAACGAACGGCAAGTACATGTACATCGGTTGTAGCTCTTTCCCGTGCAAAGAGAAACGGTACTTGACCAAGAATACGTCACTGCGGGCAATGTCGTAGATCTTGTTGTTCCCAGCACGGGCCCGGGTAATGACGTTGTATTCCTCAAGCGGATTACAGCGCACACTCTCAATGAACGTGAATCCCTCCGGGTACTGCTTCTGCCCGCAACGAATGATGTTCTCAACGTACTGCTGCGCCCTCAGCACGTCCTTGCAAGCAATCCCTTTCACCACATCTTGGTTGAATACTGGCGCCCTTTTGCGGTGGGAGAATTCGGATAGTCTGTCGTCCATTGCCACGCCTTTACTTGTTGGAACTCAGCTTTGACAATATGCCATAGATGGTAATTGCCGCCCCTAGCAGAGCCACTGCCGTCTTGGCCCACTCAACGTAGTTCCGCCGCGCAGCGGCTTCTTTGTCTTGTTGGGCTTTCGTCAGCGCTCCCTCATTGCGCAGACGTTGGAGTTGGGTGTCGGCATCCAACTGTTCGCTACGCAACCGTACTTCTTCGACTTTCTTTACAGTGGTCTCTCGTTCCATGATGGTCTTCGCCATCTCGTTGAGCGGACCGCCAGTGATGGCATCCTCCACGTTACGGTGCAGACCCAGCTTTGCATCAGCCTCCTCGAAGGTGAATGACCGATGGATTACATCGCTCACCGCCTCCCCATCTTTCACCGGCATCCGACTGACGATGTGCACGCCTGTCTGATACTTCAAGTCCCTTTCGATCGGGATCATGAAAATATCACCACCGAGATTGATGTACCGCGTGGTCCGTTGGACCTGGTGCGCATTGTCCACCGCCTTGATCATGAAGACAAAGGTGGCTTCCCCTACGCCTGGTGCAATCGATTGCAGTGTGGCCTCGTCCCGCTTGATCTTGTCAAACGGATGCACAGCCCCGTGATCTGCCAACCACTCCACCAGAAGATCGACATCCGGCATATAGCAACGCCCACCGGCGTCCTGAATATCCCGGAAGTAAATCACATACTCCACACTGGCGGCCAGCGACGAATACGTCGAGTTGTACAGCGCTGCCTCGTACGCCCTGATCCAATAAGCAGATTCTCGCTCATCAGGATTGGCCCGGTTCTTCAAAAAGTCCAGGGCACGCTCCATGGATTCTCTAGGCATGGTGTGGGTCACGCAAACGATAAACTCATCAGCCGAATAGTTGCCAACGGGCGGCACTACAACAGACGAGCCGTCCCGGGTGGTCACCAACACATCACGCTCCATGTAGTTGAAGTACTGGATCGTAACGACTGGCGAACCTTTGATGCCTTTCTCATGTTGGTTGCTGGCCAAGCGAACTCGGCTGGCACTCTTGTGTTGAAACGGCAGAGCCGTCTTCGCTAGGTGGTGACGCTTGGTGTCTATACGTTTCGGCTGATTAGCACTATCGATACGTGAGAACTCGTCCATAAAGGTTGGCTCTTTATTAAAAATTTACCTTTGTATTTTATTACCAAGGTTTGCTCACGTAGATAATGTATTGCGGAAAACTGGTCGAACGTAGTAGCACCGAGCCATCAGGCGAGACAGCATAAAGGAGGGGCCGAAGCCCCTCCCCTATGTTCAGGCTAAGCTTTCACCCACGAGGGGTTATGGCTTAGGGCTGAGTGCCAGCGCCGGTATCACTTCCGGCACCAGTCCCGCCAGTGCCGTCTTCACCGCCGGCGGAGTCGTCGTCGGTGGCACCGGGAAATGTGGCGACAGGGATAGCCCAGCCCTCCGACAGCACTTCGTCCAGGCCGATCACGTTGATCTTGCCGAAGATCGGCAGGTGGTTCACGTGACGGTTACGCGGCTGCACCATGGCTTCGCGGATCTGGGTCTCGTCACGCGATACGTTCACGTGGGAGATCAGTTCTGGAATCCAGAAGTGGGTACCGCAGTTCAGCGGATCGAGGCCTTCGGTTTGACGCTTGAAGGTCCAGAAGATCTGCTTGCGGATACGCTGGTCAACAGCGCTCACCTTCTCGAAGGTGATGTCGTCGCCCAGGGTGCGGCTGTCGCCAGTGCACAGGATGTAGCTGGCGGTTTTCGGGTCGGAACCGATCAGGACGTGCACCTTCTCACCGGTGTAGCCGGTGTAGGCATCCAGTGCAGTCTTGTAGTTCGACTCGAGGATCGCGTCCTGGATGTCGGAACGCAGGACGTTGGCCAGGGCGGCCTGTACGTCTTGCACGCGCTCGTAGGAACGCAGCGACACGACCAGCTTGCGCAGGTCCAGATCGCGCTCGCGGTACCATGGACGCACCAGGAAGCGGGCGATACCTTCGACTTCTGGCAGCAGGTCGTCCGAGTTGACCACGTCGGTCAGGAACTTCCAGCGGCTCAGGCCGTCGGTGAAGCGCAGCAGGGTGGTGATCGCCATGTTGTCGTTACGCAGACGCGCAGCGGTAACCAGCAGGTCGATGTCGGCCATGCCACGAGCTTCTTGCAGCGGGCTCGGGATGGAGAACGGCGAGCCCAGCATCACTGGGTAGCGCTCGGTGTACTCGGAGCTGTTCAGTTGCAGACCGCGCAGACGGCGGTTGGCGTTGGACAGACGAGCGTTCGGCTCCCAACCGACGATGACCAGGTCAGCCAGGGCATCAGCGATGTCCTTACCGGTGCCAGCCTTGTCCAGGGACAGGACTTCACCAGCGCCGTTGACGATCTTGTCGACAACGATCGGAGCAGCGTTGACAGTGGCGTTGCCTTTTTCGGTGTCGACGTTACCGGTGACGGTTACAGCCAGGGTCACCTTGTAGTCGCCATCGACGATCTGCTTCAGGATCGGGTTGGTCAGCGCTTCGCCCTTGTAGTTGACGCTGTGAGCGTTCAGCTGGAGGGACGAGGTGCGGAAGTTCAGCTCGAGTTCACGAGCCAGACCTTGGTTACCCTTGATGAAGTTGGCACGAGGCAGGGTTTCTACGTCGAAGGCCAGCACATCGCCGTCGCCCTTGCGGACGTACAGGGTTTTCAGACCAACAGCGCGGTCCAGGGCATCGGTCTGGTTCGCTTGACCAGCGATCTTGACCAGGGTGTTCTGCGCCAGGCCTACCAGGTTCACGCGCTTGCCGATCAGCAGGGCAGAAGTGGTGACGGTGCGGTTGCCCAGCTCGACAGGACGCGGGGTAACGACGCTTTCGGCGACGAACAGATCCTTGTTACCGTCGTGGATTTCAGGCACGAGGGTGGTCGACTGGTCGGCCAGGATCTTGTAGTTGATCGCGGCTTCGAGCAGACGGCGCTGTTTGAAGTCGGCGTGATCACCACGGGTGTTGTGCAGGAAGTGGTTCAGAACCAGGTGGCTGCGGATGGTGACATCGGCGCCGCCTTGTTCCGGGGTCAGGATGACGGTCCGGTAGAAGGCTTCGGCGAATTCGCCCTGCTTGGCAGCTTTCTGGTTGTAAACCATCGACAGACCGATGAAGTCGGTCAGGTTCGAGTTGTCGAAGGCTTCCATGGAAGGAGCGGCCTTCTCCTGGAAGTCGAAGTCGCCCATGGACTCGACGGAGACGGTCACGCCGTCTTTCGGAGCAGCGGTGGTGCTGGCGCCCAGAGCACGACGAGCGTAAGCGCCCGGCTCGAGAGCGGCCATTGCGATGACGCCCATGGCGTCTTTCTGAGCACGGGTCAGTTCAGTGCCGACCTGGCCGAAGTCGCCCAGCGATTCCATCGAGATGGTGCCTTCGATGGTCTGAACGGCGCTTTCCATCGACGCGAACAGGTTGGAATGGTCCAGGTCGTTCAGGGATTCCATGGAAGCGATGTGGGCGTTACCCACGATGCCGCCTTGGGCGTACTTCTCCTGAATTGCGTTGGCCTGCGCGTTCAGCGTTTGCTGACTGGTGCGAGCCGATTTGCCTACTACGCTCATTGATGTGTCTCCGCGGAAGATTGCAGCGCGCGCTGCTAGTTACTGCGTTTACGTTGGGATCTCATTACCGTCCCCCAACGCATTCGCAAGTTTTGCATACCATTGCAGTTTTTTACTGCACAGGTCTCAATACAATACCGTGTTAATCGGAACTTCGTTTACATACTGTCTGAAGACTTCCGACTCAGCAGTGTCTTTCAGACCGAAGCGTTGGAAGACCACGGTAGTGATTTTCTCAGCCAGGCTCTTGCCATCGTTCTTCAATTCTTCCGAGGCACGGGAGAAGGGAACGAGGCAGATGCACAGCTGTTCGGTGTCGGTGAGGCAGACCTCAGCAAAGAGCTGCTGGTCCTTATCCTTGGTGCACGTGGCCCCATAGATAAGGGTGTCAATATCCTGGTTGGCCGTGAAGGCACGCTCTTCCAGGGTCAGCGGCTTGATAGGCGCGTAGAAGTCCTGGAACAGTTTGCTGACGGCTTGTTGACCGCCAGGGAAGAACTTGGCAAGCACTTCGTGGGCACGATCGTTGAGGGTACGGTAAATCAAAAGATCCCTTGTCGATAGTATGCCAGACAGTTTATCGAAGCATGCCAAATCGTCGTTCGTGATCCCCAGCTCCCTTTTGATGAGGTTGAGCCAAGCGGGCACGATGATCAGTTCGGTAATGCGCATCAGAATTTAACCTCTCAAAGAGCAGTTTTGGGACCAGAGAATGGACATCAAGTTATTCCTAGTCAAATCAGTCACTCTGCTGTACCTCGAAAGCCAAATCGAGGGGTACAGCTCGAGTAACGCATCAGTCATTCGGGGGATGCTCTCCGAGATCAAGCTTCCGGAAAACCTTGGTGATCTTGGCGAGGGTCGCAATACCCTTTCTAACCTGCGGTCCACTGTCCTGGAGATGTTGAACAGCGGTGGTTCACAGAGATATGAACCGGAAATGCTGCTCAGTCGCTTGCGGATGAACCTGCAAGAGGATGACATCACCTACAAGGCACTGGAAAAGGCCATCCGGAAATACCCTGACGAGTCGGTCATCCGGAAGCACATCAACGACATTTCGCGGGAGATGCGCCGGTACAAGAACCGGGAAAAGCTGCACGAGATCATCAAGAAAGCCTCTTACACCCTGTCGTTCAACGAAGCCGATGTTGAAGACTGGGACTCCTTTGTTCTCCAGACTGCCCAAGACCTGCTCTCGGTGGACATGGAGACCGAGGAGCGTGTCGACCCTGCCTTCATCACGTCGGTCAACTTCAATGACCTGAACTCGGTGACCGCAGCGTTCGACGACATGAACAAATCGTTGTCCACAGACGGTATCATCAAGTTCCCGTTCAAAGCGTTGAATAAGATGATGGGGGTCCAAGGTGGTGGGCGCCGTGGCGAGTTCGGTCTCGTCAACGCGTTGCCGCACAACAACAAGTCCGGTACCTTGCTGGACCTGTTCATTGGCACCTGTCTGTTCAACGACCCGTTCCTGTTCGATCCGGACAAGAAGCCTCTGTGCTTGCTGTACTCCACAGAGGACGATGTCCCGATCATCATCCAGAAGACTTACGTCATCCTCAAGCAAATGGAGCTGGGAATGGCGGTGTCGGTCAAGGGGATCGATCCGAAGGAAGCCGCCGAATACGTCATCAGCAAACTGCAAGCCCGTGGCTGGTACGTCGAGATCCACCGGATCAAAGGTTCGTCGTTCACGTACGCCAAGTACATCAAGCACCTGGAGCAGTACAAGGCCAAGGGCTTCGAAGTCTGCGCATCGTACATCGACTACCTGGCCATGTTCAGCAAGGACGGTTGTGTCCAAGGCGCCACTGGCGACGATCTGCAAGATCTGTACAAACGGACCCGCGAATACACGGCTGCCGAGAAGATCCTGCAAGTCACTGCGCACCAGCTCTCGACCCAAGCCAAGGAAGAGAAGCGCATGAACCCCGGGAAGTTCATTCGGGACATGCCAGGGGGTGGTTACTACCAAGGGTGTAAGAAGCTGGACACCGAGGTGGACTGGGAGTTCTACGTCAACAAGCAAGTGGTCAATGATGGCGCGTACCTTGAGTACCTGTGGGGTAAACACCGTGGCGTGGTGGAACCGACTCCAGAGGCGCACAAGTACTTTGTCCTCAAGTTCAACGACCATCCGATGTACGGCTTGAGGTACGACTTCGATCTGGACGAAGACCTCAGCTACAAGATCGTCGGTGGACGACCTAATGCCCAAGGTGGTGGGATGGCCTGGAACGACATTGACGAAATGAACGAGGCAGCGTGAGACAGCATAGAGAGCGGGCGTGATGCCCGCTCTCTATGCTGTCTGTCAGGTGGACTGGTTAGCCACCAAGGCTTCGATGGTCGCGTCTTGATCGGCGATGGTTTTGTCCTTGGCAGCGATCTCATCACTCAGGCGAATGATGGTTGCCGTAGCAGTCTCATTCTGCGTCACGGCGGCTGCACGAGCTGCGGTGAGTTGGACGTGTTGTTGCTCGGTCATGTACGACGAAGTAGCCCCGCGTGCCAGGGTGACGGTAGCGTCTACCCCGATCTTGGCCTTGACTGATTCCTTGATGGCGGCAAGGATGTCATCCAGGTCACGGGAGTTGGCCCACATGCCCAAGTCCACGACACCGATGAGGCGACTGTACTCGACACTGCCCATGGACGGGTAGGATTCGATGTACGTGTCAGGGACGTACAGGATGTTGCCTGCGGTATCGCGCAGGGCGATCACCAGTGCTCCATCGAGTTGGTCTTCGGTGTACGCAGTGGCCGTCAAGCCAACGGGGGTGTAGATGAGGGCCAGCGGGTCCTTGTTCTGAGCGATGATCTCAGCAAAGGTACGGTGGGCACTGACGGTGTAGCTTTTGGCCGGATCAGCTACGAAGGGCGCTCGCAGTAGGAACGCACCGGAGATGTTCATCGGCGGAGTGACACGATTAGCCATGGCGTCCTCGGACAAAGAAAAAAGAAAGGGAAGAGGCAGGGTGGGGAAGACCCCACCCTGTTTGGATCGTCATACGATACCGGGAATACTCCACGGCATGGCATCGCGCAATTTCACCCGACGTTTGGTCACGTACTTGTGCACCGAATTGGTTCGGTGATCTTTACAAAGCCTCATTGCAGCTTCGAAGTACTTGTCCTTGGTCTCCTCGTTACCCGCATACGCGATGCAGCCAGGCTGCTCAGCGATAGGGGTCGCGATGATGGTGTAATAGTCAAGATGGCCACGGTGTTGCACCCGGACACAGACGCCCACTTGCCCGGTCTTCCAGTTCTTGTCCTTGCGTTCTTTGATCTGCCTGCGCATGCCTTGCTGAAACAGCTCACCATACCGGTACAGTTCTTTGACCGCTGCGATGTACGACTTGTCTTCATTGCCGTAGGTGCTGTCGTGAAAGTACATCCGCTCCGCCAACCGGTTATCGTTGTTCGGAGAGATAATCCAGCGACCAGCACCGGAATCGTCACGGTGTAACCCTTTCAAACGAGGCACCATGCCAAGACCATCAACAATGTAGGCAGACTTCGTAACCATTACCATAGCAAAACCTCACGGAGGTGAAGAGGGGTACAAGGCACCCCTCGATTAAAGGACTACTGGACGATGCCGATTGGCTTGTCGTCTTCGTTGAAGCAGATGACGGTCTCGCAATACCCGCCTTGTCGTTCCACGTCGTCCATGCTCACGACTGGCAGGTACTGGCCCAGTTGCGCTTGCGGGACTTTGGCGTGGTTGATGTAACAGTCATCGTCAAGGCGTGGGTTGCACCAAGCCGAGTTGACAGCAGGTTTAGCGTTGCTGACTTTGGCCACGTTACCCTTCTCAGAGTTCCAGGCCGCCCAGCCACCCTGGTAGCGTTTATCAAACGTGGACACCAGTTCGTTGTCTGGGATGCCTGCATCTTGATAGAAGCGCCACAGGAGGCTGCCAGCGCCCGCGTAGGACACCTGACGTTCTACGTCGATGCGATACGCCACCGGCTTGCCGTCAGTGCTGGTGCCGATCTTGTACCACATCGAGATGAGGAAGGGAGTGTTCTGTTTCCAGGCACCCACCACGCCGTTTTGCACTCGGCACGTTCCCCGTTGACACATCCCGCTGATCTGGTTGGTGTAACGGACATCTTGTTGACGCTGAGCGTCCCAGATATTCACGTAGCGCGCATTTGCGAGCCAGGTGCAGACCAACATAGCCTGACCTGTGTAAGCGGTCTTGGTGACGCAGGGAATCGCTTCTGGCAGACCATGGGGCGACACCTCGTCCGGGAAGAACACACCGTTCCCATCGTAGTAGTCGACCGAGGCGTAACTGTTCGCACAGAACGCCAGAAGCAAAATGCCGAGTAATCGTTTCATGATTTACCTTCCTTGCCGTAAGCGGCGTTTGAAGAAGGGTAGCTCGCGCCAGTCAGCTACCCCCGTTAATGCTTCACTGTCATAATGCAACCCCTGATCCATGATCCAGATATGGCCACCGGGCCAGTCTGGATCACTGAAGTCCACAAAGTTGTCAGTCCCTACGAGATCACCTGTAGGGAACAAGTGAAGGAACGCTTGCGCGAAATCCTCACACCGACCTGCATTGACTGCTGCTGGATCAGAGAGACCTTCCTTCTTGATCCAGTCCCGGACTGTATCCTGAGGGATCACTTCTTCACGTCACCATCGGACGCTTCACGGAGGACCAAGGAGTAGGCAGCCAGCGCTTCCGTTTCCTCGGAGGTGTATTCGTAGGGCTGAGCCATACCGCTGCGACTGCCGCGCTTCTGCTGTGCGTTGATCCAGTCTTGCGACGAACCAAAGTTGCGGCTGAAGCTGCCGAACGTCTTGCCCGTCATCAGGTTCTGGACGAGGATGTTCTCGCCGTTCTCGCCTGCATAGTGGGTGTTGACGATCCGGTGCACTGCTGAGACCCGATCAGGAGCGGTCAGCTGGTAGGAGATCGGAGCCAGCTTGCGGGTGTCGTTGTCCCAAGACTGGAAGCCGACGCTGATGTAGTCGATCGCTGCGGTGGATGCCATCAGGCTCACGGTGTCCATCATGCTGATGTCTTCAGCGGTGATGTTATTCTCGCGAGCAGGACGACCTTCACGCCAAACCATGTAGCGCCGGCCTTCGAGGATCTGGCCGGGCATGATGAAGTCGATGTACAGGTTGGCGCCAGATTTGAGGCGATATTCGACCGGGTTCATCGACAGGCGTTCGTCCACACCTTCGAACAGTGGCTGACCATCGCAGACGATGTGGAACGGTACCGGCTGCTGATGATGCAGTTCTTCCAGACCGATCAACAGACGGAAGTTGTTCAAGGCGAATTTGCGAATGCCGATTTCGTGGGCGTTGATCGAGTAGACGATCTCGTGACCAGTGTCAGCGAGCTTACGTCCGAATTCGAACGCGGCCAGGAACTGCGGGAACATGTCGACCACTTGCATGTAGTCGTACTTGAATTCTTTTTCGCGGGTCAGTTCGTGGGCAAAGTTTACAACGGCTTCTTTACGGATCATGGGTGTATTCCTTGATAGAGACTGGTGATGGCTAGGGGTGATCCCCTAGCCCTTTATGCTGGGTGTTACGCGCCAAGCTTCTCGAACAGACGGAAGCACTTGGCGGTCTCAACTTCGGTAATGTCGAGACGTTCGTTGAAGCTCAGGATCTTCTCCGGAGCGTACACCTTCCAGAACCCAGGCCCGGGAAGGTTCATGTCACGGCCAGATTTGCGGACCACGAGGACCGTCAGGTGGGGCAAGCCGGACAGCTTGCAGAATTCAAACACGTCGTACAGCACCGGCGAAATCGCAGCAGCCAACGCATTGCCACGGGATGGCATGCCCAGCATGATGGCGAGAGTCTCGTAGGTGACCGTCTGCTTACGCGTGGCCATCGTCTGCAACATGTTCAGGCAGAGCAGTGCTTTGAGCTGACGGATGCTCAGCTCGCCCAGTTGGTCTTGGATCAGTTCTTTGTGATTGGCTTCCATGGGAAGTCTCCTGCTACATGGGTAGCATTGGGGGTGGTGTTAGGCAGCGTCGGCGATAGTCGCGTTCGTTACCATTCTTTCGATTTCCGCATCGTAGTAGGTGCGGAATAGCTCGTCGTCCTTCTCACCATTGAGATGGTTGACGATGGCGTCTTGCAAGTCCTGGTCGGTGTTCCAGAACTGCCGGACATAAATGGCCAGCAACTCCACTGCAATGAAGTTGAGTGCTTTCAGATGGGTAAGGTTGCCCGTCGTCGACACTTGCTTCACCGCATTGGAGAGGGCCTTGCTTTCGATCGCCATGGCGTAAGGGTCCATGGGCGTGATCTCTCCGTCCGCCAAGAAAGCCTGTGCAGCATTCTTGCCACACAGGTTCAGGATACGCAGGAGGGTGACGATGCCATCGACCAGGTGTGCTGGCGTCATGGCACTGGGCTCCACGGCGCGGACCAGTCCGGTGTTCATCCGGAGCAAGTCTGCGGCCAGCGAAGTGAGGCGTTTCACTTTACCCATTTCCCCGTACCCTTTACGGTAGAACTGGTCGTGTAGCTCAACGCGATACTGCAACAGGTGTACAGACTTGCTCATGATAGACTCCGTTTAACGTAGGCTAGGGAGTGATACTGAATTTAACCAAATAGTAGATCCAGAGGATTGCGTAAATCAGACCTGCGGCCATGGGGAACGAGATCAGGACGGTGACAAGAGGGTTGAGCGCCTTTTGTCGGGGCCTGATCAAGTACCACACGGGTTGCAGAACAAAGTGGATCACTGCTGAAGCCAGCGCACTGGCGATGATCAACAAGTGGTTGTCGGTCATTGTCCTTCCCAGAACAGTGCATCAGCTTTACCGGTGAACACAGCCCAGGCGCACTTCCAGCGCTGCGTCCAGTGTTGGAGACCCATACCACGAGCCACCACCCACTTCTCCTTGCCGTCGACTTCGATCTTTACCTTGGTGCGATCGCGGTCCTTACCAGTGAACTCACTGACTTGGACCTTGCGAGGGTAGTTGGTCATGCGGCTACTCCTTTCAGAACGCGCCAAGCCAGAGACAGGCGAGTCTTGAGCGACTTGGGATTGCTGAAGAACAGGCCGCCAGCAGCACCGATCGCCGACAGCGGATGCCAATGCGGGATCGAGAACGCAGCGGCGTTGGCATGACCTCCACCACCGAAGCACTCGGCAATGGTGGAGACGTCGTAGCCGCCGTCCTTGTGCGACCGCAGTGAGAACACCGTGCGTTCCTTACGACGGGTGTACAACACCACGAAGTCGAAGCGCTCGGTCATGCGATCGGCGATCTCGTTGCGCAGGTGGTGCGGTGCGTTGATGATCACATACTTCTCACCGCCCGGCCCTTCGCAGTACTGGACGTACTCCCGGATCACGCTACGGATGATCTTGTCATCGTAACGCATCAAGGCATTGCCTACGGCCAGCATCTCGGCAGTGGGACCCTGGGTCATCAGTTCGTCAACCCGTGGGATGGAGAGGCCCCCGTTGATCAACCAAGCATTGATAGCCTTGGTCTCGGGGATCTCGTGTTTCCACAGGTCGTAGTCGTGGATGATCTTCAGCGGCAACGGGATGTCGGCCGGGTGGATCTCCTTGATGTTGGCGAACAGCGCCCAGGTCAGCACAGCACCCGACCATTCCTGGTCGAAGTAGATGACCGCATCGCCTTCAGCGCGGCAACGGTACTTCATGTACTCGTCGTAGGTCTTGACCGCTGGGCAACGGTAGGTCAGTTCCTTGGCCGTCTTGTGGTGGTCGATGATGAGTACCGACTTGGTACGCATGCGCATCTCGGTGAGCTGGTCTTCTTTGAGACTCAGGTCGACCATGACGACATGTCGCTCGTCGCACTCGAGTGGGATGGCCTCACCGTACTGGTAAGGGATGTAGGCTGCTTCGTTACCGAACTTACGCCACGCAGCCCAAGCCGCAGCGATGCCGTCATTGCACCCGCGGTGATACAGAACGATGGTACGGGTTTCAGTGGTGACTTTAGCGAGGTTGTCCATGATGCCCTTTAGAATTTAACCAGGTCGTAGGTGATGACGTCAGCAATCGACGCCTTGGTCACGATGCGAGCGCCGAAGGCCAGCTCTTCGGCTTGGTCACAGTCCAGGCGCTTCTTGACAGGCTGGGACTGTGGACCATGTGGAACGATGGTGCCGTAGATGTTGCCATCTTCACCCCGGCGGATGCTGGTGATCTTGGCACAGACGCGATCCGGGAGGATGGCGCGGTAACGGTCAGCGCGTTGTTGCTGGGTGGTGGTGACGCTCTTGACCAGACGAGGTGCTCCGAACTCACAGAGCAGCTCATCATTGAGGGCCTTGACTTGCAACTTCTTCAGGGTTTCATCCGTGATCTGTTGCTGACCAATGCCGAGTTTGACTTCTGCTTGTTTCATGGCCGTTCCTTAGTGCTTGGAGACGATGTGAGCGGAATTGTCCGTGACGATCCCGAGGGTGAGGTTGATGACCAGGAAGGTGCAGACGTTGATGGCGTTACCTTGCTGGTCGACCTTCAACAGGTAGAAGAACAACCGCTTCTGCCCATCATGACCCACCTCCTGGCCGTCATCATGGAAGATGAAGTCGGTCTTGGCGGTGAGCATGGAACCCAGGTAGGTGATGTTCCAGCCGTCATCGCGTTGTTTCTCGATGGAGCTGAAGATCATCTCGGTGAGTGGCTCTGCGAGAGCGGCGTTCTCTTGACGCACGACTGCAATGGCCTGTTCGATGTCATTCTTGATGGGTAGCATGGTGGTTATACTCGGGCCAGAGTCAGGCCGCGTTGTCCTTGGTATTTGCCCATCTTGTCCTTGTACGACCGCAGGCAAGCTTCGTCGCCTTGGAGGAACACGAACTGCGCGATACCTTCTTCGAGGTAGCAGCGCACAGGGCTGTTGGTGACGTTGGCCACTTCGATCACAACCTCGCCTTCGAATTCAGGCTCGATAGGGGTGACGTTGCAGATCAGGGCCGAACGGGCATAAGTGGATTTGCCCAGCACGATCACGAGCACATCACGCGGGATGCGGAAGTACTCCATGGTCGGTGCTTGGATGTAGCTGTGAGACGGGATCAGCACGTAGCGCGCACCATCTTCATCCACCCTCACCATCGGGGCCGCGAAGTTCTTCTCCGACATGCGCTTCGGATCGATCTCCGGCATGAAGACATTGGTGAACACCTTGATCTGCTCGGGGTCACCTTTAAGCCGCACGTCGTAGCCATAGGACGACGTTCCGTACGAGATGACCTTACGGGCAGTGGCAGGTGGTTCCTTGCCGTAGGCGACGTCTACGGGCTTTCCAGTGACCCTGTCGACGTAGCGGACGGGTTTGTCCACTGCGCCTTCAATCATGGGCTGCCATTCAGCCAAGATTTTGTCACCATCTAGCCATTCACCTAACGCACAGGCGATGTGGGCGCGCCGAGGCTTTGGACCATGCCGCGTACTGCGGCTATCCTCAATGGCCTGACTCTCGTACTGAGAATAAGGCGGGGAGACCAAGTAGTCCGGCCGCCCGTGTTTGCCCAGGAAGATATGCGTGGGCTTGGTGTTCTGCCGATTGATCCAACGATCAGCTTTCAGTGACATGTTCAGGTCCGTAGATGCGTTTATGGACACCTACCCGCAGTAACTCCACTGCGGACAGGATGGTCTCGATGCGTTTACCGTAGAGCCATTGTTCCGGCAGGTTGTGAGCACCACCGACAGCGTTCAGCTTGTCGATGTCGGCGAGGAAATCGCGATACACGCTTCGCACTTCCTCATCCAGGGTTTCAAACCCGTACTCCCTGACCGGTGGGATGTTGATCATGCCTTCCAGTGCTTGACCGTTTACCACGAGGTTCTTGAAGAGACGCTCGCGTTCACGTTGAGATTCCAGAATGTTCTTGATCCAACCCATGAGTCTCTCCTAGGCTACTGCCTCAAGTTTCGCATTGCTGCGCTCACGCAGTGTCAGCGACAGGTTAAACCGCCCTGTGGAGACACCGTAGTTATTCTTCACCGCGTAGTTCCTGACCAGCTTGGTGATCTGGTTACGCGTTACCTCGAACGCCCCTGGTTCGAGCTGGTTATCAAAGTAGTCCCCAGCAAAGTACACGGCCACAGCCCCGGACTTCAGGCCCTGCTCATCCTTTACCACAACCGATCCCAGCTTCCGGAAGCCGGGCAGTTCGCGCAGAGTGACGACAAGGTTCTCGTTTAGCTTGTGTACGGTTATGGCTTCCATAGTGACCCCCTAAATCCTACATATAAAGCTTACACTCCATTTTATTTTACGTTCTCATTGGTCCATGCTCCTCGATAATGTAGCGTTATATTTGCGTTCAATTTACAAAATAAATGACCCCTTGGTACATTATGCAGAGAGGACCAAACCATACATTGAACCGGTCCCGCAACATACCTAAACTAGGGCCAACACCCATGATCAAAGAGTTTATCAAACGCGACGGACGCATCGTTCCTTTCGATGCCAGTAAGGCATTGGGCTGGGGCAAATGGGGTGCCCGAGGCTTCGCCAAGCACATCGACTGGCAGGCGATCGTTGTCGCCACTGTTGCACAGATGCCTGAGCGTTGCCACGCTAAGGACTTCAACAACGGTCTGATCAACAACGCCCTGTTGCAAGACACCTGGGCAGGTCAACTGATGGCCGGTCGCATCTTCGCGGCTGAGATCCACAAAGAGGTATTCGGCGGCAAGAAGCGCCGCACCCTGCTAGACGTACAACGTGACATGCAGCGCGATGGCGTGCTGGTGCACCTGAACTACTCCGAAGAAGAGTACGCACAGATCGAGAAGTGGATCGACCACGAACGTGACTTCCACTGTGCCTGGTACCAGCTCAAGCAAGGCCGTGACAAGTACGCCCTGCGCAACCGCATCACCGGCAAGGTCTACGAGACCCGTCAACACGCGTTGGCCCGAGTGGCCATGGTCGTCTGTGAGAAGCACGATCCACTGACCCGTATGGCGCGCCTGGAGTCCTTCTACGCGGACCTGTACAGCGAGCGTCTGTCGGCTCCGACCCCGAACCACAACAACATGGGCACTGGCCACAACGGCTTCTTCTCGTGCTGTCTGTTCACTGCCGGTGACACCAAGGAATCCATCACTGCGTCGTCGGTTATCGCTGAAGTCATGACCTACATGTCGGCAGGCCTGGGCGAGAACATGCAGGTGCGTTCCCTGGGTGATCCGATCCGTGGCGGTCTGATCCGTCACAGCGGCAAGCTACCGTACTACGGCAAGCAGGCGGGTATCGTCAAGTCGAACAAGCAAGGTCCTCGCGGCGGTAGCCTCAACGAGTTCTTCAGTGCGTACGACCCTGAAGTCACCGAGATCATGGTGCTGAAGAACCCACGTACCCCGATCAACAAGCGTGACCGCCGCATCGACTACACCATGATGCTGAACCGCTTCCTGTTGATGAAGTCGGCACTGGGCGAGAACGTCTTCCTGTTCAACATCTTCACTGCGCCTGACCTGCATGAAGCCATGTACGGCAAGGACCTGCGCAAGTTCGTGGAGCTGTACGAACAGTACGACGCCGACCCGTCGTTCCCGAAAGTCTACATCTCGGCTCGTCAGCTGGTGGTCAATGCTCGTTCGGAAGGTTTCGAGACTGGCCGCTTCTACCTGGCCATGATCGACGAGATCAACTATCACACTCCCCACCGCGACCGGATCTTCTCGTCGAACCTGTGCGTTGAGATCACGCAGCCGACCTACTGGTACAACCACTTCACCGAACTGTCCAGCACTGTGTTCCTGGGCTTCATCAAGTTCGCGTCGGAACACGTGCCAGGCATCGTCATGGACTCCAACGAGCCGGTGGAGATCATGGGCACTCTGGGCCCAGTCGCTGCACTGGAACTCAAAGTGGGCGACCAGTACCGCAAGCCAGGTACCGAAGAGTGGTCCAAAGTCCTGACCGTGTTCGACAAGCGCCAGGAGCCAGAAGTCTCTCTGTGTGCCTTGGCAGCACTGATCCCGACCAACATCCACAGCGAAGAGCAGTACGCCGAGACTGCCTACAACGCGCTGTACATGATCGACTTCTGCATCGACGCCAACGACTACGCCCTGCCGCACATGGAGCTGACGGCCAAAGCGCGTCGTAACGCCGGTGTGGGCTTGATGGACATCGCGCACTACATGGCCCAGCGCAAGCTGAGCTACAACTCGCAGGAAGGCATGCAAGAGCTGCACCGCATCGCCGAGCGCCATGCGTACCACCTGATCAACGCGTCGATCCGTCTGGGTCAAGAGCGCGGCAATGCCGAATGGATTCACAAGACCAACTGGCCTCGTGGCTGGACCCCGCAAGCAACCTACAACCGCAACGTCGACAAGCTGGCACCGTTCACCAACCAGTACGACTGGGCTGACGTCTCGCGTCGCCTGATCGAACAAGGCGGTGGTCGCTTCAGCTCGTTGATCGCGCACATGCCGGGCGAGTCCTCCTCGAAGTACAGTGCTTGCACCAACAGCCTGATGGACCTGCGTGAGCTGTCGATTATCAAGACCGATGCCGACAACTCCATGTACTGGGTAGCCCCAGAGGCCGACACCCTGAAGGAATGGTACTCCATTGCGTGGAACCGTACGCGCCGTGAGCACACCAACACCTACGCGATCTTCCAGAAGTGGGCTGACCAATCGATCAGCGCCGACTGGTACGCGACCTTCGAGGGTGATGAAAAGATCAGCTCGTCTGATCTGATCGAAGAGACCAACTACGCCGCTGACATGGGCCAGAAGACCGTCTACTACACCAACTCCAACACCTCCGACCGGGAGAAGTTGCAGGCGGTGATGGTACGGGTGCGCCGTGAAGTGGAAGACGATGGTCTCGATGTATCGGGCCCAGCTTGCACCTCGGGCGGTTGCTCGGTATAACTGCCTCGGCAGGCCGGATGAATGTCCGGCCTTTCTCCCTCTTTCGGAATTTGTAATCCCATGGAAGCACTCCTCCCCGCTGCATTGATGCCGTTGAACTCAGGCGTCATCTTCAACGCCGACAAGAACGACTACGATGATCCGCGTCTGTTCCTCGGTGAGCCGAAAGGCCTGCTGGACACCGTGAACAACCCTCACCCCAAGCTCTGGGACTTCTGGCGCTACCTGCGTGGCCTGGACTGGGACACCAACGAGTTTGACTTCAGCCCGTGCCTGCTGGAGTTCAAGACCAAAGACAAAGCCGTCGCTCAAGCCATGATCCAGAACCTGGGCTGGCAATGGGAAGGCGATACCCAGGCAGCCAACTCCATCATGGCTGTGGGTAACCACTTCGTCACCAACTCGGCCCTGAAGGTCCTCTGGGACCAGATCGTGGCCAACGAGAACCTGCACGCCACCACCTACTCCGAGATCGTCCGTTACTCCTTCGATGCGCCAAACCAGGTGCTGCAAGAAGTGCTGGGCGTCAAAGAAGCCCTGGACCGCATGGACACCGTGGGCAAGGTGATGAACAAGTGCATGAACATCGGCCTGCGTGTCTCCTTGGGTATGGTCGATCGTCACAGCGACGAAGCCTACTGGGGTGCGTTCATGTTCACCGTGTGCCTGTTTATGCTCGAACGTGTGCACTTCATGGGCTCGTTCGCCGTCACCGGTGCGATCGCTCAGACGGGCGACTACATGCCGATCTGTAAGGCCGTTCAGCGTATTGCGCAGGACGAAGCTGAGATCCATGTCAACGTTGGCAAGTACGTCATTGAATACGAACTGTCCACCCCACGTGGTCAGAAGTGCTTGAAGGAAAACCGTCAGCTGATCGATGACATGGGTATGGAAGTGCTGGCCTCGGAAATGCGTTGGAGAAACTTCCAGCGTGACTCGGGCAGCCGTGTGCCAGGCGTGGGTTGGGACGAAATCGGTTCGTACATCAAGTTCAACGTGGCCGATGCTCTGGATACCCTGCAACGTCCTGTGGACTTCAAAGCTCCACTGGAAATGCCACTGGGTTACATGACCAAGTGGCTCGACGTGGCAGCGACTCAGGCGTCCCCACAAGAGCAAGACAACGGTCAGTACCGTGTCAACGTGGTGCAACATGACGACCACGGCAAGACCTTCCCGTTCAGCCTCTATCGTCAAGATGAAGGCAGTGGTTTGATCCTGCCGAGCGGCCTGTAATACATTGACCCCTCCCGGAGCCTCTTGGGGCCTCGGGAGGGGTCTTTGCCGCTATCCTATGTGTAGCCTTAACTTCGCTACCGCTTTCATCCCCAAGACGAGGATAGTCTCAATGAACAGCGCCAAAACTGGTCGCCTTGCTCTGCTGGCTGCTCTGAACGCAGCTGCCAAGGAAGGCGTCACCTTCCTGGCCTCCGATCTGGAGTTCGCCACCCCGGTCGCCTCGACCAACCCGAACCGTGACACCGAAGTCACCTACACCGCCGTCGAAGACAGCCAGTTCGAAGGCAGCGCTGTTGCCTTCTACGACCGTCTGGACCTGACCGCCTGGTTCGCTGCCGCTGGCGTCAGCGCCATCGAAGTGGTCAAACCTTACGCCACCGTCGGTGAACTGGTCGAGAAGCTGAACACCCGCTTCGACCTGGGCTTCACCGAAGACGACTTCGACTTCACCATCGCCATCGGCGAAGAAGCCACCGAAGTGGTGCTGGAAGCCCTGCCGGGTTCGTTCGCTTTCAAAGGCGAGCTGATCGTGGCGCTGAAGGACGCAAAAGTCCCTTTGGCTGATACCGCCGAGAGTGCTGAACTCGGCGGTTTGAACATCGAGATCACCGACTCTGAAGCTCAGCCGGTCGCCTAAGATCTCGCGTTAAGCGCTGGATAGAATGAGGGAAGGATCATGGCAGACCAAGACGAGGTGCCGGTACCGGCACATCCCTGGACCGCAACGATCTTCCAACTTCCCCCAATCGATCCTGAGCAGCTCTCTGGTGAGGACAGCGTTGAGATTACCGTTCGCTCTCGGGCAGACGGTGGTGTCGGTATGGAGAAGAAAACCTACCGCACCACTCTCAGCGCTATCCTTGCTATCTTTGCCGCAAGGCGGGATAACCCCAACCAGGTAACTGCCGAGCAGGTCGGCACTCTGACGGTTGCTCAGATCGAAGACCTGTTGAAGGAAAAGTTGGGCGTCGAAGATGTTGCGATCGACGCACTGAAGTTGGAAGGGAAGACGCTTCAAGAGGTACTGGATGCCGCTGCCGCGCAAGTGGACGACACCTACCTCAAGATCGACGACTTCCAATCGGTCATGCAAAACGTGACCGCTGGCATTGACGAGATCACCGACTCGCTGTTGGAGCCGGTAGCCGTCTAGCTCAGAGCCCTGGTCCGCCGGGGCTCATCATATGTGAGAGGCGAATACATCCTCTCCTGTAGACACTTTTCCGCACGAGGATGCTTCACCATGGCAATGTCCAACACCGTACTCGAAGCTGCATTGAAGGCAGCGATCCAGCGTCTGGTAACCGCGCTGGCGAACAAGGATGCTCTGAACTCTCTGAAACTCGAGGGCAAGACTCTCGCAGAGATCACCGCCGAAATCCTGGCTGGCAAAGCAGCAACTGCCGGCACCGCCGACAACGCACTGGCTCTGGGCGGCAAGGACCTCGCCACCCTGCAAGCTGACTACGCCGCAGCCATCGCTGCTGCCGTTGACGCTGCGAAGACCGAACTCGAAGGCGACATCGCCGCCATCGACAAGGAATCCATCGGCCTGGGCCTGGTAGAAAACTACGGTGTCGCCACCGAAGAAGAAGCCCTGGCTGGCGCTGCCGACAAATACGTCACTGCCTTCTTGGCCGACAAGATCGCCCAGGCGAAGATCGACGCCTTGGTCAATGGTGCCCCAGAAACCCTGGACACCATCAAGGAAATCGCCGACGCCCTGAACAACGATCCGGACATCATCAACACCCTGATGAGCCAGATCGGCACCAAGGAAACCCCGGAAGGCGCGCAAGCCAAAGCTGACGCTGCTCAGCAGGCTGCTACCGCTGCCGCGGCCACCGACGCCACCACCAAAGCCGATGCAGCTCTGGCTGACGCCAAGGCCTACACCGACGAATCGCTCGAAGGCGTGGCCAACGACATCGACGCCCTGGCTCAGGCGCTGATCGATGCGTTCGACGCTGAAAGCGACAAGCTCGAAGGCGTGGAAGAAGAACCAGAAACCCCACCGGTCTAAGACTCGGCGTTTCGGCATACAGGGCGGGGTGATCCCCGCCCTGTATGCTGTCTGTCATGATTCGAGTTCTACGAAGCGGATCTGACCGTCTTCCGTGATACGCAGTTTGTCTTCATCGGTGACACGTCGCAGGCCTTCCGACCAGAAGAGGTGAATCTTCTTGTCCCCGATGTAGATCAGGGATGTAGGGGTAGCGAACATGTCAACGTCCATGAACTCGAACAGGGAGTTGAATGGATCATTGATGTCGATGTCGAACTCACCATCCACCAAGTTGAACTTACCATCAAGGTACGCCACCAATGCCGCCTTGTCAGCAATGTTGGCCACGTCTTTCAAGTCCACTTCGAAGATTGGGTAGTGCGTGTTGATGTCAGCACGAGCGTAGTACAGATCCTCTTCACCTTTGAAGGGACCGTTAGGCTTAGCTTTGACCAGAATGACAGTGTTGTCACCGTCGTCGTCTTCACCTTCCTCCAATGTCCGAGGCAGTTCCACCTCGACCATCTTGGGGTTAAGCTTGACGCGGTTGGTCCGATAGATCAAAGCGAAGAGGTTCTCCAGCGCTGTCTTATCGGGGTCGAACTTGAAGTTATCCGTTTTGCATGCCATGCGAGTGCCTCAATAGGAAAGCCCTGGGGTCATAGTATTTCCCCACGCAGGAACAGGGTGTACCCATTGTCCTCAGCCAAGTCCTGCATGAATGATGCAAAGATGTGCCGGTGACAGAACTTCCCTGCCCGACAGTAACAAGCGACTGCTACTGGACCTTCCTGCTCGAGGAACTCCTGGAAGGGCTCGTATTGGCCCCTGAGCTGCGTTCTAAGGCGTTCTAAGTACAACTCGGTATATTGGTCGTCACTGACTTCGTTTCGCTTGTAGGCCCACAGCACAGACGGTTCTGGTGCAAAGACCAAGAGACCCGACTTGACGGTGATATCGATCAACGGGATTTGCCTCTCCTTGGCCTTACGCCACTGGGAGAGTGCGATAGTGTAGAGTTCCATGCTACCCTCCTTATCTATACAGTGACACGGCAAAATAAAATAGTACATCCCCCTGTGATCTCCCCCAATTGAACAGGAGGGGATCACAGGAGGCTGCACTATTCGCAGGCGACGTCAAGGTGAGGAGTGGCACCTCGCGCCACCGGACAACCATCCCTATAGCCGGGTCAGGATGGTCACCCAGGCAGCACTGTGGAGCTGACGCTACTACACAGCATCGTTTACCGTAATGCACCATGGGTAGCGTGGACATGGGACTACGGAACAAGCTCAACTCTCAGGTATCACGACGAGTTTCCTGAGAGGCAACGAAATAGAGCTGGAGGGCCGAAGCCCTCCAGCGGTGTGGCCCACCCGATGGGGGAGTGGGTGGGTACCACGAGTGGGAGCATGAAGCTCCCCTTATGTACGCAATCAAGCGCATCAGGGCGGACGGTTCGATGTTAAAGAACAGGTCCTACATACTATACCGGGTTTTCCGGTTTAGAATCCCATCAGCACCGACAGAGCACGGGTGTTGCACTCGCCGTCACGGATGCAACCGGCGATCCAGGTGTCGTAATGACGGACCAGGACATCACCAGCGGCAGTCACGACCATGGAGGTGTCGAACTTGAACGACTCGTTGATCGCACCGCCCATGGCTGCTTTACCTTCAGCAGTCAGCAGGCCGTTGGAGTCGAGCCAGTTGAACAGCTGCGAGGTGTAGGCCACCACGGTGTCGACATCTTGCACACGGGCGCTGATGTCTTCGATGACGATCGGGTCGGATTGGGATTCGGTCGAAGGAGCACCTTCTTCCTCTTCTTCCTCGTTCTCCTCTTCTTCGGCGGCAGCAGCGGCAGCTGCCTCGGCTTCAGCGTCGGCGGAGTCGTTGGCAGCATCGACAGTGGAGGCTTCGTCGCCCAGACCGTCGGTACCGTCGCCAGCGTCAGTGCCATCGCCCAGGTCGCCATCGGTACCATCACCCAGACCAGCGTCCAGATTACCATCAGTACCATCGCCAAGGCCGTCAGTGCCGTCACCGAGGTCGCCATCGGTACCGTCACCCAAGCCATCTGCGCCTGCATCGGTACCGTCACCGGCGTCACCGCCTGCACCGCCGTTGTCCTGGTCGATGCCAGAGGCCTCGATGCCTTCTTCGGTCACCAGTGGATCACCGCCATCGAGGTTCGGAGCCGACTGTGGAGTGTCGCTTTCGATGGTAGTGGCATTGGTGCCTTCATCGAGCTTCACGCCGGACGGATTGTCGCTGCGGTGCTGTTCGATCAGGTCGCCGATGCGGTCGGTCCCTTCGCCACCCAGGCTCTCGGCTTCGGAACGTGCAGCCTGCGCACTTTCTTCAGCTTGCTCACGGGCAGTGTTGACCAGTTGCTCGATACGGTCCACGGCGTCAGCCATGTCGCCCAGCACTTGGGTCTGCTCCAGCTCTTCCATGGAGATAGCCAACGCAGGCAGAGCATCGTCCACGCGGCGGGCTACGTTCATCACCAGTGGGCGCACGGCGTCAACCGAGATACCTTCCATCGAGCAGACGGTTTTCAGCGTCTGGATGTTTTCCTGGAACAGGCCGAGGGCTTCGACCTTGAAGTTGGCCGACTCGAGCGAAGCAGAGGTCTCGGTGTCACGCGTGGTGAACGGGACGGGTTCAGCGGAGTCTGCCTTTTCTTGCAACGCCGTTTCGATCTGCTCGACTTCGGTCAGACGCGGGGTGAGGACATCCTGCATGATCAGTTCGACCTGTGCAGCTGGTTCCTCGACGCCATCGACGACCTGCAAGTCGGCTTGATGATCAGCTTGCTCGAGCACGTTTTCTGCCAACACCTTGAACGATGCTGCACCGTCGCTTTCGAGCGATGGATTCAGAAGCAGTACCTTGCCAACCGACATCAGTGCTTCGAGACTGGTGCGGTAGCCTTGAGTCTCGTGAAGCATCTGGGCCGCAGTGGGCCGTGCGGTGGTATTGTGCGTCATGTTATGACCCTCTTCTCAGTTATACTCCCCTCGAGGAATATAGGAATGTACGCCAGCTTTTCGCGCATGTTGGGGATAATCTCTGTCAAAGAGACCGATTCTCACATTATTATCAACGGAATACCCGGCCTGCGTTTTACCAAAGACGTCTACAACTTTTGGAAAACCAGCAAGATTGCTAACAACCTCTTTACTTCGGTGTCTCGTTCCCAGGTAAAGTTCCCGAAGTTCTTTGCCATCGAAGTGCTGTATATCCTGGAGCAACTCCAGGAGTCCCGGCGAACCTTCTGCGGACGGCGTACGCTGTCCAAGGTCGCTGAGGAGCTGGTGAAGTCCACATGGCTGCGCAACGTCGGTGTCACTGGGTTCGCTCCACGTCTGAATTACCAGGCGTTGAATGACCTCAATGTCACATTATTCCCGCACCAACTTAAATTTTTACAGGAGTACGACCGCACGACCTTCGAGTATGCCTTGCAAGGGATGCTCATGGACGTGGCTGCTGGCGGCGGCAAAACCATCACCAACTTCGCATTGGGTCATGCGTTGGGGGCGGACACCCAAGTGTTCATCGTACCGAAGAACGCGGTACTGGACGTGTGGGTCAAGACCATCAAGATGCTCTTCAAGAAGGGTGTCCCAGACTTCTGGCATAGCTTGAGTGGTGAAGAGCCGATCCCGGGTAAGCCGTACTACATCGTCCACTACGACTACCTCGAGAAGTTCTTGGCTTTCGTCAAGAGCCAACGCGGTGGCTTCGGCAAGGTGTTCGTGGCGATCGATGAGTCACACAACTTCAACGAACAGTCCAACCGGACCGACTTCCTGATCAACATCTGCCATGGGATGAATGCTCGTGACGTAGTGCATGCGTCAGGTACGCCGTTCAAGGCCATGGGTTCGGAAGCGATCACGCTGCTGAAGACCGTGTGCCGTGACTTCACTGGCGAAGTGGAAGGTGCCTTCCGTAAGATCTTCGGTAAGGAAGCCAAGAAGGCCTTGGAGATCCTTGCCAACCGGATCGGTATCGTCTCGTTCAAGGTCGTCAAGGCTGAGATCCAGACCCCGGGTGTGGACTACCATGAAGTCAAGGTGCAGCTCAAGCACGCCAGCGAGTACACCTTGGTCAACGTCCGGGAGAAGATGTCCAAGTTCATCGAGGACCGGCTCAAGTACTACAAGGACGGGATGCCGGAGTACGAAGGTCTGTACGGAAAGTGCATGGTCATGCACGAGAATACCCTGCGTTCCCCTGCGGACCGTCAGGCGTTCACCCAGTACCGCAACTACGTCCAACAGATTCGCCGGGGCTACGACCCGGTGACCATGAAGGACATGGTGATGTACTGCAACCGGTACGAACTCAAGCAGATCACGCCGTCGCTGCCTGAACCGTTCCGTAAGCCATTCCTGAACGTGCGGGCGATCATCAAGTACGTCGAACTGAAGGTGATGGGTGAGGCCCTGTCGCAAGTGCTGGGGCGTCTGCGCATCCAGTGCCACATCGACATGCTGCCCAACATGCCGCTGGACCAGATCATCGACAACGCCCTGTCGAAGACGGTGATCTTCACCAGTTACGTGGAGGTGGTCAAGGAACTGGAGATCCTGTTGACGGATGCGGGCTACAAGCCGCTGCTGGTCTACGGGGAAACCAACAAGGACCTGACCAATATCGTCAAGAAGTTCGAACAGGACCCGGATGCCAACCCGCTGGTGGCGACCTTCAAGTCCCTGTCGACCGCGGTGCCGCTGACGATGGCCAGCACCGAGATCTTCACCAACTCCCCTTACCGGGATTACGAGCGCACCCAGGCGATTGCTCGTGTCGATCGTATCGGCCAGAAGTTCCGTTGCTCGCTACATGAGACCTTCCTTGATACCGGGAACGAGCCGAACATCTCTACCCGCTCCAAGGACATCATGCAGTGGTCTAAGCAGCAGGTTGAGGCGATCCTTGGGGTGCAAACTCCGGACGACCTGGAAGCCTCGCTGGAGGCCTTGGTGGAAGATCCTCAGGCCAACATCGACGATGGCGAACAGTTCATCGACCGGCTGCGTCACATGCTCCCGGCTGACACCCTCCCTCAAGAGGAAGTCTCGATGGAAGGTCTGTTCAGCAAAGCCCCGACGGGCAACATCTACAAGCCACAAGAACTCCTGAAGACCCTGAAGGACACCTACCTGAACTCTGGGTGGATGGCCAAGCAGAAGTTCAAGGATGGTACGGTGCGCTTGGAAAATGGTCACCTGGCGAACCTCAAGAACGCCGGGGAAACCAAGCGGGTGCTGGACAAGTACCTGACTGAAGGTAAGAACCGGGCGACCACCTTGGAGCGCATTGCCAAGGACTTCCTGGCCGGCTGGAAAGATCCGACCAAAGTCGCGAAGTGGTTGGCATCGGCCAAGACGGACTACATGTACGGCAAGTACAGCAAGTCCGAGGTCGAGGTGATTGCCAAGTTCGGTGAACTGCCCGGCATGACCAACTACACCATCGGCGGTGTGACCACGGTGCAACGTCTGGGTGAGGCCTCCAACGTCACTGCCTTGGCGAAGTCGCTGGAGAGCATCCTGTCGAACGACGCCCTGAGCCTGTACTGGATCGTGGAAGGACAGTTCACCGAGAAGCGCTTCGGTGCATTCCACTCGCAGTCGGATGACGACATCGAGCTGCTCCATGACATCGAGACCAGTGGTCTAGATCATGCCAAAGACGCCATCAAGGTGTTCAAGCTGATCAAGAAGACCATCGAGAAGACCGAAGCCGATTTCATGAACTCGGCCAAGGCTGCCACTTTCGAAGGTCATGTCCAGGCGACTTACCGCGCCATGTGGAAACTGCTGACCGTCTCCACCAAATAACCTCGGGGCCTTCGGGCCCCACTTCTTTAAGGATAGCCGCCGTGCACCGTAACCTGCTCAACCAATACATCGAATCGGATTCGCGTCAAGCGGCACGCATCCTGTTGGCGTCCTTGGAAAGCATCGAGGCCACCGAGACCCAAGAAGACCGCACCCGACAGGCTGTCGAAGAAGCCACTACCCTGGCTGATCGCTTGGCCCGTCAACATCCTGACAACGTCGAACTCCATCAGAGCATGGTGGCTGTACTGGAGAACATGGGTGCCACTCAGGGCATCAATGTGTCTAACGAAAGTCTGCTGAGCATTGCCAGCAAGCTCTCGGGGTTCTGGCGTAAGCGCAAGCCTGACAGCAAGAACCTACCTGATGAAGAGAAGGTCAGCGGGCGTGACATGGATCGCGTGATCCGTGAGTTCTTGACCGAGATGGAGAAGACCTATCTCAACCCGTCGTGGGTGAGCAAGCAGAAGTTCGTGGAAGGCAGCATCCCTGCCAAAGACTTCTCGGGCAAGTTCCAGATCGACGGCAAGCCGGTGACCGACCCACTGGCCAACATCGAACAACACCGCAAGTCGATGAGTAACTTCATCTCCAGCTGGAATGGCGTGCTCAAGGCACTGGACAGCCAAGTCCAAGCCATCGACAAGCGCGTCACCTCTGAAGCCAAGCGATTGGCCAGCAGCGACGAGGAAGCTGCTCTCAATGTGGTGCGTAACGCCATCGGGGAATTGAACTCCTTGCCTGATCCACTGAAGAAGTTCCCAAGCTTCAATGGTACGGCCATGGGTAATCTGATCCCATACGTCAGCAACGAGCACAAGATGGAGTACGTCGAAGTCAAGGCCAAGATGCCCGTGACTCCGAGCGACACGCTGCCTGCGCTGGACAAAGACGGTATCCTCAAGGTAGCCGGAGTAATCCGCGATGCCATGAAGAACCCTGACTACTTCCCGTCCATGCCATGGTTGTCGTGGCTGGACTTCAAAGATGGTAGCTGGTTCAGTCACTGGATCTACGACGCGGACTACAGCCTCTACGAAGACTACTACGACCTGTTCTACTTCCAGAGTGCCTGCCAATTGTGGTCGGACGGTATTTGGGACCTGAACAACAAGTTCGGTGTCTTGGTCGGTCTGATCAAGTGGATGGACCGCTCGATCAAATAAAAGAAAAAAGAAAGGGAGAGGGGCATCGGCCCCTCTCCTATTCCGTCAGTGACCCCAAGGCGGGTCTTTCTTGTCAGTGTCTTTCAGTACACGGATTTCTTGTTGCAGGTCTTTGATGTGGTAACGTTTCTCGATGTTGCGTTTGACGGACTCAGCGTGAAGTGGGGAATCGTAGCGGTGGACGTTGTTGTCGATCCAGTCCAGTTCCCATTGCAATGCGGCTGACATCAGTGCACCTGCCGAAGGGATTCAATGCCGTTGGTCTTGAGCATGAAGAGGGTCTGGCGGACCCAGCTTTCACGCGGTGGTTTACGGTGGTGCTTCTGAGCGACTTCCTTGCGGTCATCGCGGGTGGCGAACAGCAGGCTCAGCGGGTAGTAGCCACACTGGCCGGTGAAGGGGTTACCATGACGCACAAGGAGCCCTTTGACAGGTTCCTCCTTGACGTCTTCGATCGGGACCGACAGGTAACTGATACCGGTGTCCGCTTCGAACTTACGGAATACCAGGCCTTGCTCTTCGTGATAGACTTGTGTGGTCATTTGTCAAGCTCTCCAAGCAGGTTGAGGAGTTCTTTGTTCTTCTCAGCCCATTCTTCGTAGCCGATGCGATCGTTGAAGCTGACCGCGACGTCGATGTCGTTGAACAGACGAGACAGTGGTTGGTACACGTAGCGATTATTGATGACGAACCTCACCATGTAGGCATCCGGGATGAAGACCCCAGTGCCTCGCTTGACGAAGCGTTCATTGATGATCTGCAACGTGCTGTCGTTGACCGCGGCATAGGTGTCACCTGCGCGGGTAAATACTACGCCATGGGTTTCATGGCGCAGGACTCGACCACCCAAGATCGACTCGTTGAAGTACACGCCGTTGGGCGCATTCACCAGGACTTCAACGCGGTGGATCTTGTTGCCCAGCTTGATCTTGGTGACCCCGTAGTGCAGTTGCAGGATCACGCCGAACACACGTGGCATGTGGTCATGAAGCTCGTACGGGAGTTGAGCGCCGATGTTCAGACGGCCCTCTTCGTTCTCCTCGTACTTAACGATCAGGGTATCGCCCGCACGCTCGTATCCAACTTCTTCCATGGTGGAAGGAAGCCGAGTGATGAACAGGTCGGTGAACGGCTCACGGGTGTTGGCTTGAGCTTCAGCGACTTCACGGGAATCAACGATAATGGTGTACATGGACTGCTCCTAATAGCAAAAGGTTAGAGTGGGGCCACATGGCCCCTGGGTACTGCGGTGGATCAGAAATCATCAACGCCGGTGTTGACGGTTCCTTTGTCCGTGTCGAAGCAGAAGCAATCGCCTCGGACACGGGTGTAGCCCAGCGCATGCAGCGCCGCGCTGTCGTCACGAGAGAAGCCATGGGTCTCGATGTGGTCGAGGATGGCCTTCAGGGTCGACGGGTACTCATCAGGATCACCGTCGGTAATGAAGTCAACGGATTTCACCGTCTCGTCCGCTTCCAAGGCTTTGATGAGGTCCAGCAACTCAGGGTGTACTTGTTTCATGGTGATCTCCTCAGATCGGGTTAACGCGATGGTTTCGAATAGCCAGGGACGTCTTTGATGAGGTTCGCCACTTTGTGACGGACATCCTTCATCATTTGTTTTTCAGCTTGGCGCTTCTTGTGACGCTGGTAGAAAGAGACGCCTACCAGAGCACAGATGCCCAAGCCAATGCCAGCAGCAATTGCACTTTCAGTGTTGTTCGACATGACGCATTCCTTAATACAGGTTAGTGGTTGATACACCGCAATCATGTATGGTTGAAATAAATTCGAATCGACTCGGCATAAGGCCCAGGGCACTTGCCCTGGGCCTATGGTCACTTGACAGTGGCTTTGTTGGCAGCATTGACCAGCCGGATGTCCGCATTGCAGTTGGCAACGGACTTCACTTGGTTGGTGTATGCCGAAGTCATCAAGACCAGTCGTTCGTCAGGGTTAGCCTGCTCAAACTGAGCACCTTTCGGTGGAGGGGTCACAGCACACTCAGGGGCGGGCTTGTAGTCCACCTGAGCACAGCCATGGAGGAACAACACCATCGCCAAGACGGCGAGGAGTAGGAAGCTACTGGCGGGTGGGTACTTGGGACCGCCCGTCATCGAAAGGGAGCGCATGACTCGTCCTCGTTGTTGGTCGCCAAACAGTAGGCCTTCCACGAGTTGTTCAGTGCCGTGATGGCAATGCCTTCGTTGACAGGACGCAGTTCAGCAATAGTGGGGTCAAAGGTTTCTGCCTTGGTGACATCGGTGGTCGGGCACTGAGAGAGCCGATCGCGATACACTGTCACTTCCTTGATGGCCGGTTCAGAAGGGGCAGGCAATGGTGCAGGGGCGTTGTAACGTGCGGCACACAGCAGGTCAACTTGGCTGTCGTCGATCTTGGAGAATTCCACAGCAAGCTTCTTCTTGCCCGTGGTCCAGTCCTCGATGTCATCTCGCAGTTCTTTGATCGTCTTATTGCGCTCTTCGATGGTGGTGTTCTGCGTGGTGACTGTGTTGCTCATGTCGAACGACCAGTTGATCCAATAGATCAAACCAGCCACAACCAAGCCCACAGCGACGAGCCATTTCAACCCGGTGAGAGATAACAACTTGTCCATCATACATCCTCATAGGGGGGTTAGACTCACAGAGATACGGCACAAAAGGAGGGGGTCACCCCACCTCCTTCAATGTGAACAAATGACAGGCCATGTACTCAGTACTGTACGTGACCGGTTGGATAGTTGGATCACCCTTCTCACCGATCAGGTCGAACATGATGTCGGCCATTTCCAGCTGCACGCCGGGGTGCTTGGTCAGGTTGTTGAACAGGATGTCACCGACCTGGATGTACATGCGTTCAGCCCGAATGCCCTGCTCATGGATGAAGACAAACTTCTCTCGATGGGCAGTCGGACAGTACACGTTCAGGAACTTGATGTTATCCATCCAATCCTGAAGGGGTTTAGACATGTCCTGGTAGAAGGCCATCTCCATGCCCTTGGACTTGTACATCTCACGCATCAAGTCGTACATGGAGTCCCAGAGCATCATCTTGGCGTACTGTTCAGTCATGCCTGTCTTGATGCTGTAGAACACGTAGTACGTCTCACGGCCCAGCAGGGTGACCATGAGGCTATGTCTTAGCGTCTCCCTGTACTTCCGCTTCCGCCGTGGCAGCATGCAGAGATCCCAGAACGCTCTCAGGTATTTCATAGGTGTACTTCCCATCTTTGAAGCTGTCTAGGCGGAGCTTGAGGTCCATCTCCATGATCTCGGACATGACTTTGCTCAGGCGATAAATGACCACCATGGAGTTCTTCTTGTGTGACACTGCGGTGCATTGCAGGTGGGCAAGGTTATTCCATTTCTTGTCGAAGAAGCCCAGCAGGGCTACGAAGGGTGGTTCGGTGAACCCGTACGAGTCACTGCTCTCGCAGATGAGGTGCCAGTAATCGTACTTGTCGTTGTCCTTGAACACGACATCCCAACTGGAACTATGGATCGCCAACGTGCCGTGCTGGACGTTCAGTTCCTTGGCCGCAGGCATGTCGATGAAATCACTGCGAATCACTTCGCTATCGTATAGGTAGTCATCCAGCTCCCGAGGGTCAGGATGTAAGCCCTCGCGGAAAACCAACAACTTCTTCATGGTGGTAGATCCTTGACAATTCTACACCATGTCTGCGCTTTTTATTTATTAACGGGGATCGCCATGAAGCACCTGTACCACGGATCTGGTTTCAAGCACGACGAACTCAAACCCGGGATCATGCACTCGGGTGAGTTACAGAAGTGGGACAAGACAGAGTCCAATGAATGGCTCTACGCGACCACGTTGATGGAAGAAGCGATCGCTCAAGGCTTTGCCTCGGCCATTGAGAAGCACTGGCAACTGGCACGCTTCCAGTCCCATGAGGACAAGATCACCATCATCGTGGATGGGCGTCTTCCGACCATGCGGGACCTGGAGAGTCTGATCCTGTACCTGTACAAGATCGACTGGATCGCCGACCTGTGGGTCAAGGTCGACAACCTGCACAACGGCATGAACAACGAGTACAAGACCAAGTCGGTGGTCACGGCTAAGATGATCGACTCCTGCGAGCAAGTGGACCTACGTTCTTGGCTCAACGGCAAGAAGATCACCATCACGGCCAAGAGTGCTTCCATGCGGTGGTAACAAAGAAAAAAAAGAAGGTAGAAGAGAGGAGCCCTAGGGCTCCTCTCCTTTTGCCGTTAGGACTTCAACCAGATTGGCTTGATGTCTTTGAGCGAGTAGGACGTACCATCAACCACGATCATGACCGTGTCGACGTTGTCCTTGCTGGCATAATGAACACCCTGGATGGCTCCCATCCCATCAGGAGTCTTCACCAACATGCCAGTCGATGGGTTCCACAGGACGCCCTCACCTTCGACTTCCACGGTGCCGTCAGTCTGTTCCCCGTTGTCGAGGGACTTCTTCAGGCGAGCGATAATCTCGCTGTTCATGGAACGGTGACTCTCTTTCGCAACTTCAGCGATTTGTTCACGCATGCCATCAGGCAGACGTACAACGAACTTGTCAGCAGTACGAGAAGAGTAGATCGCTTGGGTAGTAGGACGCATTGTAAAGCCTCATTTCAAAAGCGGCCCCTTGGCCGCGGGTTATGGAAAGGTACAGCGTGTGGTCTTAGCGACCGTTGAGGAAGTTCTTGGCTTGCTCGGTCGTGAGTTTACCCAAGCCCTTGCCACCGAACCGGCTGACAGAGGTCGAGATCCCCACGAACGATTCACCACCGATGTGCATCACTGCCGAGACATTGGACTTGGTCACATGAAGCACCCCAGCCACACCGTCAACAGTGCACTTGTGGTACCCCTTGGCCAATCCCGCATCCTTGGCGTCGAAGTCCTTTGAAGTCAGGATCACGACATCAGGGCGGCGGACCTTGCTCAGGAAGCTGCTCCAGAACAGCGGGGTCTGGTCAGGTTGCACCTGTTCCCGAACCCGTGGACGGGAGACCGACACAATCGGCTCTCCGGTACTTCCTCTCACCGTTTCCACCCGATCGCTCTTCACGACCGAGAGGATTGGGCGTGCTGGCATTGTACCATCACCAGATGCCCGTTGCAACACCTGAGGTTCTTCCACCACCGGCTCGGCGATAAATACCTCAGGTTCCGACTCCACCATCGTGTCAGCAATCGCCGACAGGACTGTGTCGCCACTCGCCCGGAGGTTCTCCGGGGTGAGTTCCTTTTCCACCACAGTCGGCATAACTGCCGCTACCTCACGGGCAGCGGCAGCTTGACGTTGGGCGGCTTGTTCCACCAGGCTGGCTTTACGCTCTACCTGGACTTGTGCTTGATGTTCCCGGCGATGCTTCAGAGCTTTCCAGCCCAGACCACCGACAAGTGCAGCGCCGAGGGTACCGACACCGATGATGATTGCAGTTTGCTTTTCCATGGTGAACTCCAGATATTCAGGTTAGTGGTTATTGATCTTTGTCGAAGAAGCCGACAATCAACAGGCTGCCGACGAAGATCAGCGCGAAGCCAACGGCGTGTTTGTTCATGGTGATCTCCTTAGGCGAAACGCAGCAGGGAAGCTTCTTGCGCTTTAGCAATGGCTTCGTCCATGATAGCGTTGACGGCATCTTTGTCTTTCATGCCGATGGTGGAATTGATCAGGCGATCCGACTCCGCTTCGAGTTCATCAGCGCGCTGAGCATTGGTTTTGACTTGCAGGGCTTTCTCTTCACGCTTGGCTTGCTTGAGGGCTTCGTACGCCTTCTTGCCTTTACGCTTGCGGAAGTACGCTTTGATGCGAGCCAGCAGCGATGGCTTTGGCTTGGCGGCATCTTGAGCGGCTTTCAATTCTACAGCTTTCTTGAGCAGGTTCATTGCATGATCTCCAACGATCGAGGGTAGTGGTTGTTACTCACCGCAATCATGTATGGTTGAAATAAATTCGAATCGAATAAGAAGGCTGGGGAAACCCCCAGCCCGAGATCAACACTTGGCACAGCACATCTTGTAATACTCATCATTGATCTCGATGAGTTGGTCAATCGAGGTCGCGGTGTGCAACGCATCGAGGAAGATACCGGCTGCACCTTGGATCGTGGTCATCAGGTGCTTGGCAGACTCGAACTCATCCCCACGCAAGGCCGACATGTCAGAACGACGGATCAGCATCAGCATGGTGTTCATGTGACTGGCAGTGATGCGAGCAGCCACCCAGCGTTCCCGGTTGTCAAGGAAGCCAGGTGGCGAAGAATTGGCGGAGGAAATAGAAATCATGGACATGAGGAGGACACCGTGGAGTCAGGACTATAGGATTGGTATCCCGGCAAAACAAAAAAGAAAAGGTCTGGGGACACGATTCGTCATCATTCGCCTCAGGGTGATCAATCCCCTACTACGATTCCGAGTCGACCGTGTCCCGTCACCTGTGTAGCGCTTGTCGTCCTCATCCCCCGAGCCCTTTCACCAGGCGCGACCCGCATTGTGCGGAGCCCTGCGTTAATCAGTCGTAGGTTTGGTTCAGACTGGAGGCCATTGCCATCCAATTATGCCGAATTCAATCGGTATCAATAGTCTTCAATGTAGTTCACTGAACTCAGACCATTGATCAGCAGACGTGCACCTTCGGCACGCGCTGGATAGTCCTATCAGTGCCCGCATTGGGCTTCCCGGTCGTCTCTGTCGCAATGTAATGCTGCGACACACGTGCCATGAAGGGAACCCCCTCAAGCCGAGCCACGGATGGCACAGCCCTCAGCAGACCTAACGCTGAGTAGTGAGGGGACGCCTTCTCGGTCGTCGCAACAGTACCCTTATCCTGGCGGCTCTCGTCAAGAGAAGCCTGTGCCGATAGGGCGACTGACAGGGAAAGCAAAGCCAACGCGGCGGCGCCACGAAGGGATCTGATCTTGTAGCTCCTTAGAGTGCGGAGTTAGATGGGCGCTCAGTAAGTTTTAGGTCTCCGGTGCTCGCGGCGCACCTACCGATCCACCCGCCTTGAGGGTGTGGTAGGGAACCGTGGTCACCGGTGTCGGAACTGCAATCTCTGTAAGGCTCGGCCAGCCCCAGTCTTCATCAGGGAGCGAGATGGAGGACACCACCTTTTGAAGACAATGGAACGGGAAGGGCGAACGGCGGAGCAAGAGACCAATCACAGAAGCGAATGGCATTGCGATCCTTAACTGATGTCACAGTGCTACTACATACATCTCGTCTGGATTGTATTTAATTCCCGGTGCGACCAATGGGCCTTGCTGAAAGCACGATTTTGCCTTCGTTATTGAAGGTCACGACCGCGGGTTGGGGCTTGGGTGGAGGTGGCGTTACCTTCACTGGAATCTTTCGCATTGGCTTCTTGCTCCTTGTCGTAGAGACCTTGTAGTTTGGCTTTGATCTCGTCCATACTAAACCAATGGATCTTTCTGTTTTCCGCCAGCAGCATGGCGTCCGTATCCGCCTGGAACTTCTCCTCGGTGGTGAAGGCTACAAGCGCCCCTGTGAAGGCTTGACGTGCTGCACAGTTCTTGCCTGCCACCCAGACCATGTCGTCGGCATTGGGCATCTCGTGCAGGTCAAACATGTAGCCTGCTTCCTGCGCCGTCTTGATGATGTCGAACTGGTGGATGTGGCCCCATCGGTCGATCATGATGTACGACGGGGTGGTGCTGAGCTTGGCGAAGATCTTCGGGTTGACTTCCTCGCGAATCACGGCCACGGGAGAAGGTCCAGTGCCAGCCAATGGATAGAAGAAACCTTCCGAGGAGAAGAAGCGGTCGATGTTCTCCTTGAAGATCTTGCGATGCACCCCTTCGACCATCTCAGGGGCTTCAGGGATACCTACGCGCCCATGGCGGAAGAAGAGGTAGTTCATTTGGCAGCTCCTTGGATCACGAAGGGTTTGAGTTTCTGGCTGTCGATGATGTCGTACTTGTCACCGCTGAGGTAGTCCAAGACGCTGGTGGCCTTAGCAGCCTCTGTGACGCTCATACCGCAACGCAACATCGAAACCATGTAGATGCCGCCGGTACCCATGCCATGAGGCTGTCCGTCGAGCTTACGCAGGTTCTCGCCACCGTAATGGGTCATCCACTGCTGATCCCGGGTGATGATGACACCACTGGAGAACATGTCGATTTCCTTGGTGCCTTCCAGGATGTCTGCCACCTTTGCACCGTCTTTACCAGACGCCACCATGTGCTCCAGGCACTTGCGCAGCAGGGCTTCCATCTTGGGCTTGTTCTGCGGCTCAAGGATGTAACCCGCAATGCCATAGGCGAACTGCTTGTCCTTGCTGATGTGGATCTTGGTCCCGTCAGAGAAGCTCATGGGAGAACCGAAGGACGACAACTTACGGTCGCCGTAGAGTTTGCCTTCAAAGACAACGATCGAGGTCATGCCTGACTCCAAAAATAAAGAGAGGACCCGAAGGTCCTCTCGATGGGTGGATTAACCGCGACGCAGTTCGTCGAATTCCGCTTGCGATGCGCAGCCGCGACGAGGCGACTTCTTCTCGCTGAACGGCGAATCGGGTTGCTTGGCCTTGTTCTTCAGCACAGCGATCACGCCAGTCTCGACGTTGACGCTGATCTGGTTACCGGCTTTCAGTTCCAGGCCGTCACCTTCGACTTCTACCGCCATCTGGATGGAGCTGTCCACCTGGAAGACCACCTTGTTGCCTTCGACCTTGTCGATGTATGCTTCGAAGGAGGTGGCTTCTTTGGCGAGGATTTGCAGGATAGGCTGGTGGTGAGCGAGGTCTTTGATGTTCATGCTGCGTTCCTTGTGCGGGGGGTTAGTTGAGTTGCTGACCGGTGTGTTTGGTGCTGAGCATGCTATTGCCAATGACTGGGACATCGTCAACGACGGACTCACCATGAACGCGGCCCATCCCACGGGGCTGGGCTTGTTCGTTTCCCTTGCTGTAGGTCGCCGTAGCTTCACGGGTGGCCGACGAGCAGTGCGTTTCAAACCCATAGGCCAAGGTAATTCGGAAAGACCGATGACCTTCGTACTCGAAGCTGAAAGTGCCTTTCTCCGTGTCGAGATCTTCGATGACTTTGCGACTTTCCAGTTGCAGCGGATCGCCTTCGCTGCGGAAGGCATACAGCATGCCGCTGGTTTCGGCGTTGCGCTTCTCCATGATGCGCACCGTCGCTTCTTTGGCGCTGTGGTGATGCGCCTGGACAGCGAAACCAAAACCTGCGAACTCCTCAGCACCTTCGTTCAGCACTTCGACCTTCTTGAGGTACCAGGTCATGCGCGGGAAGTTCGGTACGTTGAGGATCTCGCACAGTTCTGCGATTTCCACCGAGTCCTTGCATCCTGCTGATTCACGGATGACACACAACAGCGAGTCAAAGTTCAGTTTGCCGGCCTGGGTGTTGGCGTACGCATGGAACGCCTTGTGCAGATGCGGCGCTACCTGCATTTTGGTCAGGATGTCATCCATCGTGTCCTTGTCGATGGCAGCGCTGAACCCGATGTTGTAGCGGAAGCGCTGCGGACGGAAGACCAGGTAGTCGGAGAACTCGTCCGACTCGTTACCCGTGACCACGAACATGACGCCTTGGAACGAGGTGTCGCTGAACAAGGGCAGCAGACCTTCGCGGGCTTCCTTCTCATGGTAGATCTTGCCGAACTCGTCGAAGTACACCATGCACGGACCCACGGCCCGGATGATGACGCTCAGTTCCGAGGCGCTCATGGGGTTGGTGACCATGATGACCGGCAGGTCTTGGGTGATCATCCAGTTGCCCAGTTCTTCAGCCATCAGGCTCTTGCCGGACCCCTTCATCCCGTGCAGCAAGACACCATTGCTCTTGCCATGGCGGTCATAGCTGGCGGTGATCTGCTTGATACGGGCGTTGTGCTTGCCGAAGCGCAGCTGTGGCAGGCTGAAGTTCGGGCGGTCTTTGACCATGATGATCGTACCGCGCAAGATACCGGTTTTGTAAACCATCGCCGGGACGTGGTCGATGAGGTTGGACTCGTCGTTCACGTTGATGGTCAGGTGATTGTCGAAGTTGTTGATGGAGATAGAAGACTTGCGATCCATGGATGATGTTCCTTAGGTGAGTACTGGGTGAATGTGCGGGTTAGTTGAGTTCAATGTAATGACGGACGAGGCCAGCTTGGTCCATTGCGGTCTCGCAGAACTTGGGATCAGCTGTCCATTCACCGGAGTTCAGCATTTGGATGCCTTTGTCCAGTTCGATGGCAGCAGCCAAGGCTTGTTCCTTGGTGGGAATCTCGAGGTCGATTTCTTCTTCCTCTTCAGCTGGCGCTTCTTCAGTAGCTTTCTCGAAGCGCTTGACCGATTCGGCGATCAGCATGGCCAACAGCGAGCCATTGAATTGCAACCAGCCGTGACGGATGCCCGAGCCGTGTTCAGTGAAGCCAGCAGCGTCGAGCACGTAGGCGATGAACCAGAACGCCTTGCCGAGCATGTCATCACGGTAGACGGTGTCTTCCAGATGGCCCTTGCGGACAGCGCCTTCTTCTTCAGGGATGTGCGGGTGGTTCATCTGCGTGCGCAGGAACTTGTCCAGTGCCTGCACAGCCGAGTAGTTGGAACCGCAACCACAGGCGTTGCCAGTCTTCGGCATCACCAGGTTCAGGATCACGGAATCGATGTCACCGTACCAGCATTCGTCTTCGACTGGAGTCCAGTTGTCGGATTCACCTTCGCAGCCAGGATAGCCTTCACCGTCCATGCCGATCATGGTCCAGCCCAATATCAGACCGAAGAAGTGGGCTGCGGTAGGCTTGGCGTAGAAACGCGAGGCCTTGTCACGGGTGATGGTGCGGTACTCGTCGTCAATGAACCCAGAGCGCTTCTCGAAGAAGGGCGAGTACAGGACGACAAAGTCATTCGTGGAGGTGGCGAGGAACTGCTCGTACACTTCCGGCTTGACGTAGCCCAACTCCCAGTCGCCAGAGGCCGGGATGAAGGTGTAGTTGTCGGCTACGATCTTGAGCATCTTGTCATTGGACGCATGACGGATGAAGAACAGGGGGTCTTTCAGGGTGAGTTGGGTACGAGACGATTCCAACGACATGGTGAATTTCCTTGTGACTGTAGGTTAGGGGCTTGCTAATCTTCCTAGTGTCCCCTAGGTAGGTGTATACACTTGCATGATGTACTGCTGTGCAAAATTTGAATCGACATAAGTGGAGGGGCCGAAGCCCCTCCCTTTGCCGTTACTCGGCTACGGCTTCTTCTTCAGCTGGAGCGAACGACCAGCTTTCAGCCAGCGACTTGGCCAGGTCCTGGGTGACCGCATGACCAGCACCGTCCACGACTTCGATGGCAGTGTTGACAGTGGTCAGGGTGCCCTGGATGGCGTAGTCGATAGCCGCTTGTTTGTCTTCGATAGCATTCGCATCACGGCGCACATCGTTGATGCACGAGACAGCTTGGGCACGAGATTCAGCAGCAGAGATCAGGTTGGACATGATGAAACTCCTAACGATAAGGACGGGTGGTTAAACGGCAGGTGCCGCGGCTTCGACAGGCTCGGCAGCGGTCGGTTCAGGCAGTTCGGTGGTGCACTGTTCGCGCAGCACTTTCTCCAGGCCGTCGATCTGCTCGAACGCCAGCTTGGTCCAGGCTTCGCAGCGTGGCAGCAGGTCAGCCAGTTCTTCCTTGGTCTTCCAGCCGATGGTGGAGTACTTCTCCTCCAGCACCTTGAAGTCCATGTCGTCGCCGACGCGGAAGACGGCCAGTACAGCCAGGTGGGTGTTGCCGACATGGCCCACGCGGTCGGTGTCACGGTCGGAGATGAAGCCGCACGGCACGACGTTGCTGTTCAGGTTGGCACCGGTGGTTTCGGTCACTGGCTTGTCACCGGTCAGTTGCTCGAAGACTTCTTCGATGGCCACGCCCTGTTCCAGCAGGTACAGGTGACCGGCAGCCGGGTTCTGCTCGTCACGACGCAGGATGAAGCGGGTGTCGGCCAGCATGGCGTCGGTTTGCAGCTCAGGGGTGAACAGCTCGACCTTGTGCATGGTCAGGCCAGCCATCAGGCCGAAGCCCAGGGCCAGGATTTCCAGCTGCTCTTCCGGACGCAGTTCACGCGCCTTGGTGGCATCGGAGAAGAACATCACTTCTTCGGACAGCTCACGCACGCCGGAGGCCAGGGTGCTGTAGAAGCTGGACGGCACTTCTTCGACCGGAGCGAACTGGCCAGTCTGCTCGTCTTTGGCGTAGTGTGGTTGCAGGTCCTTGCGCTCAACGTGACCGCCAAAGCCGAAGGAGAAGCCGTCTTTCAGTTGAGCTTCGGAACCGGCAGCGCGCTGGTACACCGCCCAGTACACGGTGTCGTCAACGATCTTGCCAGCCAGCGTGTAGAGGATCAGCTGGCGCAGGTTGCCACGCTCGTCGATGACAGAACGACGCATGCCGACGAAACCGGCATCCATGTCCATCATGATGTTGTGGACTTCAGTGGAGCTGTACAGGCGGCAGTCGCCCTTCATGTTGCCGACCAGGTCCAGCGGGACGAAGTCTGGCAGAATACCAAAGGTCATCTCATCGCGCTTGGTACGGACGAATGGGCGTTGCTGTACTTGCTGGCTCATGGAGCACTCCTTCTTGAGAATTCGGGGATGGGGCAGGACATCCTGCCCCGAAGTGGATCAGACCAGCGAAGCTGCCGGCGCAGCAGCCGCTGGGGTCTTGGCCGGTTCTGGCGTATCGACCGGGGTACGCTCGGTGATGACCGGCGCTTCTTCGACCAGCGGACGGATCTTGAAGCCAGTACCGTCGAAGTAGAACATCACGTCATTGGCACCGTACAGGACCTTACCGGCGTCGTTCAAACGAACGTGCAGGTTGATCTTGATCATGCCTTGTTGCTGCGGATGACGCGAGTTGACCATCAGACCGATCGCTTGCTGGATCTCAGCGCGCGGAATGGTGGTGGACTTCGAGTAATCTTGCAGCGCACGACGGTGCTCGTAGAACTCGCCCTTCAGGCCTTCGGCCATCAGTGCTGGTGCTGGCTCGATCGGCATTTCCAGACCGTGGAACGCGAACATCAGACCGGCTTCACCTGCACCCGCACGGCCGGTGTAACCCAGCAGGTTCGAGGAGGTGATCGACAGCACCGGCACCAGGTAGCGACCGTTGTTGTTGACCGACTGGTCCTTGACCAAATCCCGCACGCGGAAGTTCTGGTCGTAGGAGTACGGGATGTACGGGAAGCGCTTCTCTTCGGTGTCCCACTTGAAGATCGGCTTGGCGTTCATGTCGGCCATGATGTTGATCAGGCACGGCTTCCAGGTCAGGTCAGTCAGATCAACCGCCAGCGCGTCAGCGTGCTTCAGTACTTCGTTGAAGAAGTAACCGAGGTCGATTTCCACCGCTTGCTTGACTTCCGCAACCTTGGCGCCTTGACGGGCAGCGAAGTCTGCGAAGGACTGCTGAGCCGACAGCTCTTGACCTTGGATGGGCGTCCAGAGCTTCTTGGCTTCCCAGTGCACCGGCAGATCACGTTCGTCAGCTTGACGCTGGTTGAGCGATGGCAGCCAGCCACCTTGTTCCAGGAACTCGGCAGTCTTCTCGGTCTGGGACTTCGAAGAAGGACGAGTGGTCTGCATGTACTTGGTGGTGCTGGTCTGCTCTTTCCAGAACGACACCAGACCCGCCTTCTGAGCCACCGACGAACGCTGACCGCCCTTGACCAGCTCGGCTGCACGGAGCAGCAGCTTGCCGAGGATGGAACCGCGCAGCGAGGTCAGGCCCGACATGCGGAACGCGTTCAGCCAGATGTGGTTGACCAGGATGGTCTGCTGGCCGTATTCGTCGGCCACGGTGTAGCCGGTGAGCGACTTCTGGATGGCCAGGTTCGACAGCAGGTTGATGAAGTTCTTCAGGTTCTCTTCCGAGTGATCGAGGTGGGCGATGGCCTTCTCCTGGAAGAGTTGCTCCACCCACATCGCCGTCTGAAGGTCGATCTCGCCGGTCAACTTGATCAGCGAGTTGACGCGGTCGAACTGCTTGTTGAACTCGTCGAACACGATCTCCTTCTTGAAGGCCGGGATGACGTGGCGCAGCAGCGACGGGTTGATGTACAGGTGGTGCCAGACGGTACCGTTCTGCGAGGTGGTGGTGCCTTCGTACTTCGAGTACGACCCGTTGGGGTTGTACAGAGTGACGATGCGCGAGGCCTCGACGTACACCTTCATCTGGGCGACGACTTCCTTGAAGATCGGGTCTTCAACGACGGTCGGGTCCCAGAACAGCGAGGTGATGCCGTGCTCACCGCCGTAGACCAGGTGGCCGGCACGGGACAGGAAGCGGTTGCAGTGCGAGCAGTTGAAGTGCTGGCGGATGTCACGGACTACGTCAGGACGATCCGGGTAAGCCGCTTCAGCAGCGGTGACGATGGCCTGTGCGTAACGGATGGCCATCTTCTTGCGGCACTGGGTAACGAACAGTGCGCCCACGCCCTGGGTAAGCTTGGCTTCAGCCGCTTGTTGCAGCTGGGTCAGGACGTCGTGGTATTTGATATCTACGGTGAGGGTCATTCTTTTATTCCCTGGTGATTACTTGGTGAGGTCGATGAGGGCGTCAGTGCTGCCCTTGAAGTCGATGTCCGGGATGATCTGCTGAGGTTTGAACTCCACCTTGTAGTGGTAGACGTTCACGTCTGCTGGCTTGAGCTGCTCGACGAAGTAGGTCACGTTGTCGGACAGGCCGAGCAAGTGCTTCTTGAACTCACGGTCAGCCACCTTGCAGGTGACGGTGATCGAGCGGGCGCTGGTGCCACTACCCAGGGCGCAACGGCCCTCGATGTTGAGCATGTAGTCGCCCGTGAAGCCGTTGTAGAACACGATACGACGTTCGATCTTGAAGTTGTCGGCGTCCTTCGAGAGGTTCTGCGAAGCGACATCGGCTTCAGTGTTACAACCAGTGAGGAGCAGTGTAGCCAGCAGAGCGAGAGCGTATTTCATTCCATTCCCTTATTGAGCAGACTTGGCGCGGTAGGATTTCAGGACACTTTCGACTGTCTCGGCGATACCAAGATTCTCTGGAGTGCCACGTTTGGTGAGGACTTCGATGGTGTGCTTCTTGATGTTGCCCCAGAACTTGCCATCCCGTTTGGTAGTGGGGTCACTGGCGATATCGCGAGAGGCGATCAGATTGTACGCCTGCTGGCGCAGTTCTTCGTCAGTGGTGGCAGCTTTGGTACGAGCGGTAGTGGTCATGATATTCCCCTGATGCGTTAATTTGTACGTTCGAAGTATTTCTCGAGTTTGTCGTACAGCTTCTGTTTACGAGGGGTCAGCTGTTTGAGAACCCCCTCAGGGTTGTTGTTCTGAGGGTTCCAGAAGACATCGCGAAGATAGCAATGATCATTCAACAAGCGAACCCTGTAGCTGTCGCACAATCGGCGCCATGGGGCACGGATCATGCGTTCTTTCTTCTGGCGTTCCAGTCCTTCAGTGCCAACGTACTGGAAGTGCTTCTTACCCAGTCGTCTGCACATCAGTCGCTCCTCAAGGAAGTCAGGCTGTCGGTCGGACTGAGCTTGGCGTACACCTTGTCCATGTAGTTCTGGAACGGCAAGAACAGAGGCTTTGGTAAGTCCTCCAGATCGTACCAGTCCCAGCCCTCACACTTCTCAGGCTCTTTGTTCTCAGCCTCGCCGGTGCTGAAGCGAGAGACTACGAAGAGCGTGGCGTAATGCTTCTGCTCTTCATGGAAAATGTCATTGGTGAACCCGCCTTGCATCAACGGGTCGTGCAGGACGATACCGGTTTCTTCCAGTACCTCACGTTTGGCACAGGTACCGACGGTTTCCCCGAACTCCAGATGACCGCCCGGGATGGAGTAAGTGCCGGCACCGTGGCTGCCCTTGCGCTTACCCATCAAGATCTTGCTGCCACGCATGATGATGACACCCACCCCTACACGAACTTGCAAGGGAGTCTCACCCAAAACCACATTTGCCTGTTCCAACATTGTTACGTCCTTTTAATGTAAGCAGCGCCGTCGAGGAAGCTTTTGCAAACCAAGCCATGAACCTTGATACCGCGAGAGTTCTTGGCCGTGAACTTGGTGCGGTAGAAGTTTTGATCGCAGCCATTGAACTGACGGCCTTGGATCTGGATGTCGGTGTAGCCTTCATCCATCAGCACCTTTTCAGTCCCACTGGGGTCGGCAAAACCCCAACTGGACGCAATGATAAGCGCAACCGCCGATAGCGTGATGATCTCGGACAGTGTGAAGCTTTTACGTTTGGCAATGGCCATCTTTCTTACTCGGGCTTGGTGATATTACGGAGTTGTTTCTTGGGAACTTGTGCCTGAGGCTTGAACTCGAACGCAACCAGACCCACTGCTTCGCCTTTCAGACCAAGGCGGACACGCTCACGGGTCAGTTCGATGGTGCCGTCAGCATCCTTCTTGAGGCGACCACTGACGTCGATCGCTTGCTTCTTGAAGAAGCCGCGCCATTCGTCAGGCAGTTGGTGACGGTTGATTTGCAGATCGAAGGTCTGGTCATCAGCGGCCACTTTCCAGAAGGTCTCGTACGGGTACTTCAGCGACAGCTCTTTGTCCGGGGTCTTGAGGATCAGCTCAAAGCCCCAGTAGAAGGTGGCCACCGAGGAAGGACGTGGTGCGAAGTACTGCTCTTCCGGCTTTGGTGGATCACGGTAGGCTTCCACAGTCAAGTGGTAGGCCAAGTCCGCACGATCAGCCTTGGTCATGTGACCTTCTTTCTTGCGGAACCAGTCCGGCAGGTGCTCGGCTTGCCACGTGCGCATCGACAGACGCTCACGCAGATCCGCCGCACTGTGACTGTCCCAGACGTCGACATAATGCAGCACGCCACGGGACGCGTCGATCATGTCTTCAGTCATGTGGGCCGAATGCGGGACGATCAGGTGAGTGTTGCCGACCTTGTCCAGATCCTTCAGGCAGCCTGGTAGCGAGTCGATCAGAACCAAGATGTTCGGATCGTCATTGGCTGCATGGCGCAATTGGTCCAGCCACTCTTCCGCGTTGAGAGGCGGTTGAGCGACTTCCAGACATTGCTTGGCAAGCCGTTCAGCAGCTTCACGATCCCCACAGGTGTCAGGCCAGCTCTCGATGGTCTCGTCGAGTGGGTAGGTCATCATGCCGACCAGTACCTTATTCATACGGACCAACTGCTTCGACCCATGACCATCTGCGTGCATCAGGATCTGGATGGTGTTGCGATCAGGTGCAACGCTCAACCCTTCGCTGACGCGGATCGCTTCCAGCAGCGACTCCATGTCATTCTTGGGCAGACGGACCCCTTCGGCAAAGGAGGCCTTGGTATCCCCAACCGAGACGGCAGGGAAGAAGAGGTTCTGCAACATAGGTGAGTTCCTTGTGGTTGACATACTTGGTGATGGGTTCGTTTCTTTTGACTTGCGGCATAAACGGCGCCCCGAAGGACGCCGTCGGTCTTACCGGAAGGTGTCATAGCTCGGATGCGTGAAGGACACACTCTTGCGAGCCAAACCACCTAGCAATTCCATTCGCTCGCTGCGTTCAAGCAAGTTGATCGCAAACCGGGCAAGTTTGAGCGGGGTCAGATCGCCCTGCTTCTCGAAGATGTACCAATTGTTGAGTTCGACTGCACGGAATGCACCGGGCAGTGTATTGTTGATGTAACCTTGCACAAGGGTAGCCTCACGCTGGGTCACAGTTTCCAGGATGGTTTCAAGAACAGAGAGTTCCTTGACTCGAGTAGGGCGAGACTTCATTGTCCCGGTCTTCTCCAGTAGGCGTTCCAACGCCTTTTCGTCGCGCAACGTGAGCCCCCGCTCAACATTGAACCTGACGAGTGCCATCCCTTGCCTTGCTGGAATCTCTCCCTTTACCAGAAACAGATCACTTCCCGGTTGCCCCATAATCACCGGGATTACATATTTGCCTTTCGACATGGAGAGTCATTCCCTTTAGCTTCAACTGCGACTCTCACTACTCATGAGTGTTTGTGTTGGCTGTCTTATGCTCGTGAATAATGTAGTGTCGTACGACGGTCGAGTGGTATACCCGATCATACCCATACCGACAAAATAAAGGAGGGCCGAAGCCCTCCGTTTATAAAACGCCGGGTTTACCGAGCGTAACAAGGTTTCCAGCGAAATCAAGGTAGTACGCGCCGTAGTCAGGGCCGTTGATGTTCTTGTACAACCGCCCCGGGGTCATCACGGCAGGGTTGCTCATCTTGCCGGCATTGACCCACTGACCCAAGGTGTTGTTCCACCGCCAGACAGTCAGATCGCGCTCGTCGATGATGTCCGTCTTGGCTGTCGGCACTTGGTAGTTGATCCAACTGGCAGCGGGCTGCGAGATGGCCAGATAGCCAATGGAGCACTTGCTCAGGAAGATCGCGGGCAGTTGAACAGTGGCGAAGACCGGGTTGGGCCAAGGTGTTCCATCGGCACGGGTGGAGGTGATCTCCAGTGTACCGGATGCGGTGCGAACAATCTTGACTCGGATACCTGCTGCAACGTCACCACCAGACCATGCACTGATCGGCACGCCCAATTCCTGACTCCACAGTACTTCCATCCCGTTGGCTGCCCCTTGCAAGGCATTGACCGTACACCAGATCCGTGCGGGACCCACTGTACCGTAAGAACCGTCCGGGTTCATGCCTCGAGGACTGGCCATCACGGTGACGGTGTACTCGCGTGAGCCGACCTTCTTGAACGCCGCACACATCCCGATTGTATCGTCGTCTCCGTTGGTCGACTTGAAGGTCGTCTCGAACGTGTACGCATCAAACCGGTCTGGGCTGATAAGGCCGATCATGGACCCCGAGTTCACCGTGGACTGTACTGAGTCAGTGTCCGCGTTGTACGACCAGCTGTTCATCTCCGTCTCGTTGTGCGGAAACTTGAGCTGGTTACTGTGACTGATCCGGTTCCACTTGTTGAACACGTCAGCGAACGAGACCGTGGCACTCTTCAGGGTGTTGATGGTCGCGTCGTCTGCTGCCATGCGGACCTGCACCAACATCTCAGCACTCTCAAGTGCCATGGGGGTGCCGTCTTCCTTGAAGAACGCCATCTCGCCTTTGCGGCCGTTGACCTGAGCCAATTGCTCCGTCACCGTCTTTGCACCGACCTGCGCCAAGGTGTTCCCTTCCAGCTTGGAAGAGTCACTGGCCTTTGCGCCTGCATCCAGCTTACCGGAGACCTTTGCGCCGATACCCTTGAGCAACCCATCGAACTTGGTTGCCAGTGTAGCAGTAGTGGCCATGGGAATCCCCTTTATGCCTGGTTGGACACACCGAGGGTAATGAAGTTGCCTTCAAAGTCCAGGTAGTACGAACCCTTCGTCCCTTCGGTATTCTTGTACAGTCGACCCGGTGGGAGAACTGCGGGGTTGTTGGCCTTACCGGCATTGACCCACTGGGCCAGCGAACTGTTCCAGCGCCAGACCGTGAGGTCACGGGTGTCGATGATGTCGCGTTTGGCCACGGGTACGGAATAGTTCTTCCAGGTCGAGTTGGCCTGCGACTGCGCCACGTAACCGATCTGGCAAGCACCCTGGAACATGGCTGGGATGTTGATGGTGGTGAACACTGGGTTCGGCCACGCAGTGCCGTCGGCCTGAGTCGCAGTGATCTCCAAGGTATTCGCCGCAGTACGGACGATCTTAACCCGGATACCGGCCTTGAGCAGGCCATCGGCGTTCCAGTTCTGTGCAGGGATGCCCAGTGCCTGAGTCCACAGGGTCTGCTGACCATTGGGAGTGCCTTGGTTGAAGTTCACGACGCAGAGGATGTTGCCCAAGCCATTGACCAATACACTGAGCGTGTACTCACGACCATTGGCTCGCTTGAACGCGGCACACATGCCGATCATGTCATCGTCAGTGGCGGTGGAAGAGAACGTGGTGTCGAAGGTGTACGCGTCGAAGCGATCCAGACTGATCATGCCAATCAGGGTCGCCGAGTTCACGGTCGACTGGATCGAGTCAGTGCCTGCATCATACGACCAGCTGTTCATCTCGGTCACGTTGGCCGGGAATTGCAGGGTCGTGCTGTGGCTGATGCGTTGCCAGGTGTTGAAGACTTGAGCGAATGTCACCACTTCGTTCTTCAGCGAGGTGATGGTGGCATCGTCGGAGGCAAAACGAATAGAGGTCAGCATCTCTGCCCCAGACAGCGCACCAGGGGTACCGTCTTGAGTGAAGAAGGCTGCTTCCCCTCTACGGCCATTGACTTGACCGAGGTTGTCGGAAACGGTCTTGGCCATTACTTGGGCAAGAGTCAGGCCCTCCAGCTTGGAGGAGTCCGCCGCTCTTGCTCCGGTGTCGAGTTTCCCATTGAGTTTGTTCTTGATCGAAACCAACAGGGCACTCAGCTTTGCAGCTAACTGAGCTGGAGTTGCCATCTATGAAGCTCCTGAATAAGGAAGACAGAGTCATAGGATGACAAAATAAAAAAGAGGGGCCGTAGCCCCTCGATTTATTTCGCTGCACTCCCGAGGTTCGAGAGGCAGTTGCGTTCGATCACTTCCTCATACGGCGTAGCTGGGTCGAAGTCATTATTGAAGAATTCGTACGCCATCTCAAGCGAGTAAGGAATGATGTCATCAAACACCACTCGATCGAGTGTGGTCAGCGTTCTACCTTCAGCAATTCGCTCACGGACATATTGGGGGTACTCGACCCCCGCAGTCTTGGCAGTGATGGCTTTTATTGCATGTTGCTTGAGCAAGGTGCAGTGCGCCTCACTCATGATGAACTCCGCCTCTCCAGCTATGGCAGGGTTCGCCAAGATTACCAACATTACCATGAGCAGAATCAATTTAGCGACTGCTCCAACTAACAACGCACGCATGAGGTCCATGATTAACTTTCTCTGGTGGTCTTCCAGGTTTCGAAGATCAGCGCACTGCCGATGGATTCGCGCTCCACGCAGACATAGTCATCCCAGATGGGATCTTCCTCGTCGTTGCGAGGGACTTTGACCACGTTTCCTGAAAGAGGATGGTTGAGGACTGTAGTCCGATAAATGGTGTCAGCCTTCTGCATCGCTTGCTTGATGACTTCTGCACCACCGACGACGAAGAGTTCCTTCTCGCGGGGATGATGCTTCATTTCTTCAAGCACAGCGTCGAGGCTGTTCAGAAACTGTACGCTGTCCATCCGACCCAGGCGAGGCAAGCCCACACGGGAAGTCAGAACATAATGAAAGCGACCCGGAAGGATTCGAGGAAGGCTGTCAAAAGTGGCAGAACCCATGCAGAGGGCTTTACCTTGAGTCAGCTTCTTGAACCGTTCCAGGTCTTCGGGGTGATGCCACGGAAGTGGACGGGGACCGGCATAGCCGATCACCCCGTCTTCGTTCTGGGCATAGATCAGAGAGATCTTCATGCCTTGTTTTCTTCTCCTTCGACGGTGACGTTCACCGTGCCTTCTTCAGTAGCTTCGACCTTGCCGTTTTCACCGGCGGCCTTGCTTTCCTTGAGCTGACGGATCAGCTTGTCGACGTTGGGCTCGATGTAGAAGTTCAGCGACCCTTCGTACACGGCAAAGGACTCGCCGTCTTGGAAGATCACCACCAGCTCCAGGCCCACGCCTTTACCACGGGCAGTCCACTGACGGACGAACGCATGAGTGCGCGGGAAGGTGGAGTAGGTGTTGAGGATCGCCTCGGCCACATCGGACGACGCTGGCAGGAACAGGTCTCGGTCGATCTGCGCAGCACGCAGGATGTCGACCAGCTTGACCTGAGTCTCACCCGGCAGCGGGGTCCAGGGTTGCTGTTGCGGGAGCAGCAGGTTGGAGATGTACTGCTTGACCGCCTCGCTGTCAGGACCCAGCTTGGTCAGGTCGTCGCGGAACAGGACCTTGGACAACAGGTTCTGACCTTTGTAGTGCACACGCACGTTACGGTTGCCTGACTTGGCATTACCGGCGACGGTCAACGAGATGTCCTCGTTCTTGAGCGGGTTGAGGGCTGCTACTACAGCGTCGAAGATGTTTTTCATGGGTGCTTAGGCCTTGAACTTGGGCAGGATGTTGTTGACGTTGATGTGGTCGCCGTACTCGCGCAGCTTGGTCAGGATGTACCCGGCCACGTTGCGCTCGTCGTCGAGGATCAGGAGCATGAGGCCCTGTTCTTCTTCTGGCGTGTATTCCTGGATGACGTGGACTTCGTGGTTGTCGAAGTGGCCGATCAGGGTATCGACCTGGACGCAGCGCACGAAGTTGTTGGGGTTGGTGATGGCGCCATCCGGCAGGTCGTACAGATACTGACCGATCGCCGGAGTCACGGCCAGAGCATAGCGGAAATGCTCCGACCGTGCGGCAGCCAGCAGCACCATGCTGCGGACCGTCTCGACCACCATGGACTGAACGCCCCAGGACAGCGCCTTTTCCATGTCAGGCGCTTTCGCTACGGCTTCCTGGACGGTAATGGGCTTGTCAAACAGGATCACTTCATTGCTCATGGATCTCTCCAGTAGATAAAACAGGTGTGAGGGAGGCAGGGTTGACGAACTGGATACCGATCTCGGTGAATCCCAGCTCTTTGGCTTTCTTGACCTTGTCAGGTCCAGCCCCGATCCCAGCGTAGAGGATGTCGGTGTTCTTGCTGACGCTCTTGGTCAGCTTGGCACCTCGACTGATGACGTCGTCTTCCATCGCCCGGCGTGTTTTGCCATCGAAGTCCGATCCGCTCACGACCACGGTCTTGCCGAGGAGGTCTTGGACTTCGGCTTTCTTGATCACGACATCGGTGTAGGTCAGGATCTTGTCCAGGGCCAACAGGTCTTTGTCGTTGCCAACGAAGGTCAGCATGATCGACTGGGCTACAGCAGGTCCCACGTCATCGACTTCTTGCAACTCTTTGGCCGAGGCCTTCCCCAATGCCTCAAAGGAGGGGAATCGCGCAGCCAAAGCACGCGCTGTACTGTCGCCCACGTCAGGAATCCCGACGGCACGCAGCGCTTTGTAGAACGGCAGCTTCTTCGAACGGTCCAGGCTGGCAATGATCTTGTCAGTCATGGCTTCACCGATGCCTGCGGCGTAGAAATCTTGTTCGCTCAGGTGGAACAACGAGCTAAAGGACCCCAATGACCCCACGGCAATCAGCGATTCGACCGCAGCTGCTCCCAAATGCTTCACGTCGATGCCATCACGGCTCACGAAGTAGGCCATCCGGTTGACGATCTGTGCCGAACAGTTGATGAGGTTGGTGCAGAACAGCTTCACCCCCTCTTCTTTGCTCACTTGGCGCTTCGTCACCGGTGCTCCGCAGCACGGACACTCGGTTGGCGTACGGATTATGCCGTGTTCGTCTACCCGCAAGGCCAAGACCACGTTCTGTACCTTGGGAATCACGTCACCTTGGCGAGAAATCACCACGGTGTCGAGGATACGCAGGTCCAGGCGCTCGATTTCATCGAAGTTATGCAAGGTCACGCTGCTGATGGTCACACCACAGAGCTTGACAGGTCGGATTTTCGCCACAGGGGTGATGACCCCAGTGCGACCGACTTGCAACTCGACGCTTTCCAGCACTGAAGTGGCCGTTTGAGCTTCGAACTTGTAAGCCACGGCCCATCGCGGGCTGGTGGACCGTTGACCGAGAGTGGCACGCTCTGCTGGGTTGATGACTTTGAGCACCAAGCCGTCAATATCGTGACCAATGTCCTTCCGACGAGCGGTCACGTCAGCGATTGCTTCGATGATCTTGTCGAATTCACCGGTCAGGCCCTTCCAGATCGGATGGGAGACGTAGAACTTGTCCTGGACAGCATCCGGGAGGTGCGACAACGGCACTGAGAAGACCCCGGCGTCGGTGTGGAGCACGGCATCGTAGGCAATGAAGCGAATGCCCATACCTTGGAGGCCTTCCCCTTCCTTTTTCCGAGCAAGGCCGGCCACCATGTTGCGCGGGTTGGCGTAAACCTTCTTGCCCTGAGCTGCTCGCAGCGCACAGACGCGATAAAAGTGACTATGCGGGATGATTGCCTCACCCCGGATCTCCACTTTGATCTTCGAGCCTGGGAGTTCCGTCGGCACACCCTCGAAATGCACAGCGTTGTCAGTGATGTCATCACCGATGTCACCATCGCCCCGAGTAGCAGCGTACTTGAGCACGCCATTGTCGTACAGAATGTCGATCGCCAAGCCATCGTGCTTGAGTTCCAGCTGCGCATGCGCGGCGTAACCCAAACCGAGGCACCAATCCAGCAGCTCGTCCTCATTGTACACGTTGCCAAGGCTCAGCATCTGCGTCAGGTGCTTAACCTTCTCGAAACCGCCATCACTGGGGGCACCGACTTGGTTCAGCGGGGAATGGGGATCGGTAGTTTCCCCTTCCAACTCACGCAACTCCGCCTTGAGGGAGTTGTATACATCGTCTTCGACGTCTGACTCCCCCTTGTTGTAGTAGAGGTCGTTCAGACGACTGATCTCTGCCCTGAGGGCTTCGATACGGTTGTCCATGGTAAGCTCCTAGACTTACTTTGGGCTCACCATCAAGCGGTCCAGGCCAATGACCTGACGCCCCTTGGTAGGGTCACCTCGTTCGATATCGGTACTGAGGACTATCAGCGTCGGCGGTGTCCAGTATTTGAACAAGGCACGGTCACCGTCACTATAGTAGACTCTCCCATGTAATACCCAGCCTTCGTTTCCTTTCACCACACGCAGCAGGGTCATGACCCCGATGATCCGTGGTTTCAAGTACTTGTAGAAGTCCCCGATATACTTCGGAAAGTGATTTCTCACCGGCCAAGTACAGTGGATCTGCATCACGTCGTTGGTGATGAGCGCTGTGGCCTCCTCCTCAGACATGTGGGCAGAGTTCGGGATCGGAATCCCATACCGTGCACCCTGAGGAGGGGCCGAGTCACCGGTGTACAGCGGCTCGACCTGTGCGTTCATTTGACCACCCTGAGCCCTGGCTTGGTTTCCTTGGCTTCAGGGGCTGGCGCTGTAAAGGCAGCCATTTCCATCGACCCTAGGGGACGGCAGGCGACGCTGCCACCTTCTGGCGAGACGATCGGCACCAGCGAAACATCGTAGATGGTGCTGTTGTCTGTGTCCGGGTCGGCCATGCCGATGATGTCACCCAGGTAGACCTTGCAGCTGAACGGTTGACCGCCATGACGCGTGTCAAAGTACAGGATGCGGTCTTCGATGGTGAGGTTACGCACTGCCGTGGAACCGATGCTCAGTACCACGTGGCCTGCGGTAGCACCCGGTGGCATGTGGACATCAGCGGCCAGGAACGGGTTGTCCTCCAGGAAGATCGGAGTGGCTTTGACGTAGATGTAGACCCGCTCTGCGTTGCCGTCGAGCAGGGAGTACATGGCCATGAAGATGGCCCGTGCAGCCGAATCAATGTCGATCATTTAAGCTTGATCTCTTTGGGATTGAGGCAGAGGTACGGCGCAGATGCTTCCTCCATGACGCTCTTCAGGAGGGCCTTACGCGCCTTCTCGGCTTTGATAGGGTACTCGTACACCCGGATGATCGAATCGCGTGCATACAGCTCGTTGAGGAGCTTACACGGATGCTTTCCGATGGCGAGCTGGGTTAGTTGTTTATCGACGGTCTCACTGACCCGATCCGCCACGCCCAAGTAGAAGCGCCCAGTCGCATCGTGCTCCAGCATGAAACAGCCTTTGACGATGACAGCTTTGCGCTTGCTCCTGGCCGAAGGCGAATGGAGCCAGTTAATCGGCGAGTCCTTCTTGTCGGACACTGTCGCTCCCTGTAGGAATCAGAACGGTGGTGAGACGAGGCTTTCCGTCGACGGTTTCAGCCATGACGTTGGTATGGTCAATGCTGTCGTCGAAGTTCTCACTGCCCTTGGCTGGCCGGAACTTGCGCATGGTGTCCAAGAGCATCAGGTTGACCAGGCCCGAGACCGCTACGTGGTAGCAGTCAAAGTCAGGACCGGGACCCATCCAGCCCACATGTGGGCGGAACAGCTTCGCCTCGTTGAGGTCAGTGGTGTATTCCATACCTTCAGCATCGAAGCGCTTGAGGTATTTCTTCTCACCGTTTTTGGGTTTGAAGCCAACGACGGTGTCGTAGCACGATGGCAGAGTGGTTCTGCGCATAGCTATCCCCTCCAGGCGACGCCATTTGTCGGTAACGTGCACGAGGTTCTTTCGAGACAGAACTTCGTTGCGAGTATCGTTACCACGGATTTTGGAAACAGCGTTACCGATGTCCTCCAGATCCAGGAGGAACAGGGCTTCCTCCCGTGACAGAACTTGTCCACGTTCAGCACGCTCTGCCATTTCCTCGAGAGCTTGTTTGATCACTTTGATCGTGCGAGTGCCGATGATGCCTGCCATGATAATCCTTGGATATAAGTGGTGATGGTGCTTGTTGTCTGTACGGTGTTACTTGCAGAACTCGGCGTAGGGGATGGGGAACCCTACCTTCTTGGTGGAGATGACGTAGACATCAGCGGCCTTGACTGGCAGCGCGCCACGCTCACCCATGTCGCTGTACTTGCTCCACCATTTGCCTTCGGACATGCCAACGACAGTCATGGGCTCGCCACGAACGTCGATGGTGGTCTTGTCTTCCAAGTCACTGATTTCACGCAGATGGAAGCCGAAGATGTTCTTATCGCGGTAGAAGTACTCACGCTTGCCGGTGATCTCAATCCCCGACTGCTCATTAGTGTACGAGCAATTGCGGTAGTACGATTGCAGCTTGCCTGGCTTCTGGTACTCCTGGTAGATCAACCAGCCAGCAGCCCCCAATGCGATCAAGATCAGCAGGGTGAGGCCGACGTAGAGTCGTACCATTGCCTGCTTTATTTTTTGTGCACGGGATCTGACCATGAGTTTATCCTTGGCCAGCAACCCTTTGTCTTTCGTGTGATCCCGAGGTGGCGCCAACCGTGCAAGATCGGATGACGTCATTTCCAGTTCACTGGTGAGCGGTGCTCCTACGTGTTCAGCCTGGGCTTCGTTCGCGCTTTGTTCGCGGCGATCCAGAAACTGCTGCTCTTCTGCTGATACGTCATGTGCCAGGTTACGCATTACAATCCCCTTAATGGATTTATGGTTTTGGTTCTTCCATGGTTATAATGTATTGTCCTGCGATTTTTAATTACAATTTGGCAAGACGGCATAAGGGCGGGATCACCCCGCCCCATGCTCAACGACGATAACCGAGGTCTTCGTACGGATCATCCTTCTCTTCCAGCTGTGCGAATCCTTCGCCCAAGACACGTGGTGCTGGTTGCGCTTCTGCTGGCGCTGATTGAGTCTTTTCCTGAGTCTCGAACAGGTTACCGGTGATACCCTTTTCATTGCTCATGTGGATGCTCCCAAGGTGTGTATCGGCATAAATGGGCAGCATGAGTGTGAGCCCATGCTGCCCGTGTACAGGCGCCGTTGAAACGTATGCTACTGGCTTCCCGCCGTTGCTAAACCGTTTCGGGTTTAACGCTCGTGCTGGATCACCCCCTCACTAGACAGAATCATCTGCCTGTACATACAATACACTTCCTCTGGTTATTTTCTAACCAGATGGTTGAGTTAAGGAATAAGTTATTTGTCATTCGTTTTCAATGACGGATCATTCTGATGATTTGAGACTAATCAAATCCACTATAAACAGGGGATACAGGCCTTAGGCCTGTATCCCTTCCTTATTGCTTTTTCAGATACCGTAGGTATCCCTAGCCAGCCAAATGATGTGTAGCTGGCTTCTTTAATTCTTTACGATTGGAGAGGTCAGACTTCATCACTGACTCCGTTATGGGTGCTCCGACATGTCTGACATTTCCTTGCTTTCCAAGGATCAGGTACTTGCGCTGGTCAACAGCCAGAACCCTGGTCTGAACCTGACTCATGAGAAGGTTACCTTCGGTGAGCCAGTCGCTGCTTCCGGTGAGGCGCCTGAGCGTGACACCGAGTTGGTCCTGACCGGTATCCCGGGTAAGGGCTTCAAGAACACCGCCACCATCCTCTACAACCGTATCGACCTCGCTGAATTCGAAGTCCAGGTACCGTCGCAGATCCAGGTGGAAGGTGACGTGACCTTGCAGAACATCCTGGATGGCTTCAACGCCTTCTACGGTGCCAACCTGCAACTGGACGATGTCCGTAGCGACATCACCCTGCCGCCGGATCTGACCAGCGAGCCGACTCAGTTCACCCTGATCGCTGCTGCCAAGTCCTTCGCTTACCGCGGCCAAGTGGTCCTGTCGGTACAAGCGGCTGACCAAGATCTGGGCGTGGCTGTTCAGAAGAAAGTCCTCGACGGTCTGACCCTGAGTCTTTCCTGAGTGAGCCGTGGTTGACAGAAACTTCATCGGGGCCTCCGGGCCTCGGTGATACACCACCCATGAGGACCTACCATGCCGATCTACAGTCTCTCGCCTGATGAGATGGTGCGTGATCTGATCAACCGCAAGAACGAGACTGCTCTTGTTGCGTTCGATCCCAGCAACCTGATCTTCGGCAAAGCTGCTGTGCTTTCGAACGATCCCACTGCCAACACCAAGGTGCAGGTGCGGGGCGTTCAGAATGAAGTTTATGCCGGCCAGCTCCAAGTGACGTACAACCGTCTGGATCTGGGCGTGCTGTTCCAGGGCGATTACCGGGCTGCCTTCACGGCGCTGGGTCAGTCGACCTTGTACAAGTTGCTGCCTGACCTGAACCGGGGTCTGGGCCTCAACCTGACCGAGAAAGATGTCCAAGACATCGACCTCAAGTTGCTCGAACAAGGTGATCAAGTCACCCTCGAGATCCGGGCTAAGCCGGGTTCGGTGGCTTACATCGGGCTCATGCGTGTCTTGTTCAACCGCCGTCAAGTCCTGTTGACTGACGTGGTCACCACCGACACATTGCCAGCCTTCATGCACCCGGACCCCGTCTTGGAAGGGTACCAGAGTGCGGGCTTGCTGACGTGGGGCCAAGACTTCACCCTGATCCAGCAGCACCTGAAAGTGAACCGCTACGGTAACAACTACAAGGGCAGCTGGCAGACTGAAGCGAACCTGCGTGCAGCCTTGACAGAGTTCTACGGCATTGAAAGCTGGCCGACCCTAGACACCAGCGTCACCAGTAAGATGACCGTACGCGATTACGCCACCAAGGATCACCCGGATGCCAACCGTGATTTCCAGCGTGTAGCGGTGCAAACCAGCCTGCGCAGCAACGGCTACTCCGGTACCGCTTTCTTCCACTACAACCCCTAACGGAGATGGCCAATGTCTCTTTATAAGGACCCGGTCACGACCCTGCTTGCAGTGGTGGGTGCTGCCAACGGCAACATCGCCCTCGATGCAGAGGACTACGACTTCATCAGTCCGGCGGCCAACTCGTCGGGCAAATATCCCACCCAGAACTCCCAAGTCATCATCAAGGCCAACAATGCCTTTGCGTCCTACCAGGGCGAAGTGATGGTGTTCTACAACCGCCTGAGTTTCGTCGATCTGGCCAGACTGGTCGACCTGACCCTCAAGGCTCCATCGGTCACCACGTCGCATGACCTGCTGCCGTTCCTGAACGACCGCTTCGGCACCCTGATCGGTGAAGACGATGTCGAGCTGGTTGACGCTGTGGACATGGGTGGGTACAAGACCGTTGAACTGACGGCTAAAGCTGACAGCCTTGGCTGGATCGGCAACTGCTCGGTCTCCGTGTCCCAAGGCGAGATCCAACTGGGCGATTACCTGACAGTCACGGCCTTGGATGGTCTGGACTACCCGACCCCGTACGCGACCCTGCCGTTTGCGCAGATGTACAGCTACTGGCGCGACTTCAGTGAGTTCACCTCGTACCTGAAGACTGTTGAGGCTGGCGGAGCCATCACCCAAGAACTGGCGACTATCATGTCGACTGTGACGGGCGATACCTGGGCGCTGTCGGGCTACAGTCAGTACAGCTTGGGTGGTGCGACCATCATCTGGGCCGGCGTACCAGCGGACAATGGACTCTTCAATGAATCCTACGACCATGGCATTCAGATTCGTCTGAACCACGACGATGCGTTCGGGATCACGGGTGATCTGTTCATCCACTTCAACGATCCGTACGATCCAATGGACCAGCCGTAAGGGGTGATGTATGGACGGACGGTTGCAAGTCCTCCAGCTGATCAACGAGCAGAATACCCTCTCTCGACCGCTCAGTCTGGATAACGTAGCCCTGGCGCTACCCGTGAAGAAGGGCGTCAATGACCCGCGTAACACCGGGGTCCAGGTCGCCGGCATTCACGGTAAAGGTTACCGGGGTCAGATCGAGATCTTCTACAACCGGCATGACCTGCCGGAGTTGTTCGCAGAGGCAGGGATCGTGCCCTCGCTGCGTAACAACGTAGTGGCCAACATCACCCCCGCCTGGATCATCGCTCAACTGAATGCCAAACACGGCCTTTACCTCGAAGCGGCGGATCTGGAAACGATTGACATCCCAGTGTTCACGGACCTGGAAGAAACCCACGACATCGAGATTGCCGTCAAAGACAACTCGTGGAACTGGGTCGGGACCATCACGCTCCAGATGACCTACGGCAACCCGTTGCTGGAAACCGTGGTCTTGGTGCAGTTGTTGCCCGTGCTGGTGCACCCTGAAGACTTGACGCAACTCCGTGGGCGTCGGTCGGGTCAGATGAGCACCTACAACTTCGACTTCACCGCCTACAAGGACGACCTCCAGATTGACCCGAAACGGCGTCGCTGGTTGAACTTCGACCGGGTGATGGAGATCGGGGCCAAGGCTGGCATGCCTGCGTGGTCCAACAACATCGTTGGCGATTACCCCACCAGTGCCATTCCTTCTGCGAACCCCAAGTTCCAGCGAGTGATGGTGCAGAACGTCTCTGCCGGTGGTGTGGTCGGGCCTATCTATTTCCACTATGACCTGGACTGGTGAATTCGTCCCTTTCTTGAGAAGGTTTCCTCATGGCTATCTATAGCAAAACGTCCAAGCAGATGGTCGTTGACCTGATCAATGCAGGCAACCCCAATCTGCCATTCCCGATCAACGCGACTGACTTCGAGTTCTCGACGCCAGAAGTGATTACTGATCCGGGTAATGGCCACAACACCCGCATCCGGGTAATGGCCAAACCGAACACCAACTACGTCGGCAACGTGGTAGTCACCTACCGCCGTCTGACCATGAGCTACGTGTTCCGCAATATGACGCTTCAGGTGCAGAACTGGATCGCCAACACGGGGGCCAACGGCACCGTGCTGACCACCGTCCGTAGCCTGCTGCCGTTGTACAAGGATAAGTACGGGTTCAACTTCGTCCCGGAAGAGTTTACTGACGGCAACCTGACTGGCTACCACGGTATCCGCGGAGATGCGTTCAATATTACCCCATTGGCAACCAACTTGGCGTTCATCGGTAGCGTTAATGCCAGGTGGGACATCGGCGAACGTACGCTGGAATCCCTGCTGCCAGTGGATCAGGTTCAAGGTCGCCGCTACCCAGGCGGTAACGACTTCTCCGGTGCGCACAAGTACTGGGTCACTCCAGACGGCTTCGACGTCGACTTCACGTCGGATGCGGCCTTCCTGGACGCCTTCACTGTTGGTCGAGCGTTTGGTGTTTCACACAGCACATACTCTCTTCAGATGCAGCAGCTGGGCGCGCTGATCGCAGCCCGCTGTCCTGTGCGTCCTGGAGCACCGTTCGCAGCCTACCTGCACCGCTCGGTGAACAGCAACGACCTCAGCAGCCCTGATGACGCGACGTACGGCTACCGTGCCGTGACTGGTGGTCTGAACGGCCTCACGACGGTGCGAGTCACTCTGCCTCACGCCAACTTCCCAGAAGCCAACTCTGAGTTCTACAACCGCGCGATCATCGTGACGCTGCCTGATGACTGCCCATGGGGCGCAGGGCGCATCTTCCTCCACTACAACATCTAAGGGCTGATCCATGTCGATTCATTACAGCTCCAAGCAGAGCCTGGTGAACTACATCAACTCTGCGAACGGCTCTCCCTTGACAGTGGATGAGCTGAACTTCGGCTTGCCGACTCCAGTGGCAGGTACATGGCGTGAAGGCCTGGTGGCAGGTAACACTGTCATCAAGATCACCGCCAAGCCTGAGTCGACGTTCCAAGGTGCACGAGTGATCAACTACGATCGCCTGAACCTGAACGACTTCAACAAGCTGGCCACCCTGTCGGTCAAGGTTTACCAGCCGACCAAGCTGTCGGACTTCTTCCCAGCGCTCAAGCGCAAGTACGGCATCGTGCTGGAAGTCGTGGACTTCGTCGACCAGCCGTTCACGTACACTGGCAGCAGTCAGGAAGAAGTCTCGCTTGTGGCCAAGTCCGATTCCGTCGGCTGGACCGGGACCCTGAAGTTCTTGGTGCAGGAAGGTCAAGCGGTTCTGTCGCAACACCTGACCACCATCCAGCTGCCGGGTTTGAACTACCCAGTGACCGGTGACGGTACCACGGGTTCGGCACTGACCTACATGTACGGTTATGACTTCACGGCGTACAAGGCAATTGTCGAGGACTACGATCCAGGTACCATCCTGGGTGCGTCTGACACCGCACTGCTGGATGCGATCAAGGCCATCGACACCAACGCCGGTAAGGCACTGTGGAACCTGACTGAGGGTTCGACCACCTGGTCGCTGGCTGGCGCTGAAGTCGTGTACAACGGCATCAACAGCGCATTACTGCCGACCAACAGCTCGTACAAGTACGCCATCGGCATCAAGCTGCGTGACGACGTCCTCACCCCTCCAGGCGTGTTCTACCTCCACTACAACGACCCGATCGACCCGAACGCGGTCTGAGTAACCGGCCCTGGGCAACCGGGGCCATAACCAAGGTGGAATGAACATGCCGACACCCTTCTCGAGACCTCAAACCGAGGTGCTCTTGTCGCTCATCAACGAGGCCAACCCTGGCCTGATGGAGTTGCGCGACCTGGTGAACTCTCGGTTCGGACCGGCGACTGTCTACGCTACCCAAGCGGGTGAGATCGCCGACACCTCCCTGGAAATTTACGCCCAGCCTGGGTCTTTTTATCTGGGCAAGCGTATCGTGTATTACCGGCGTCAGGACATGGCGAAGCTGTTTGCCAACATGATCTTGGACGTGGACGAATGGCAGGCATCGGGTACCTGTACCCTGCCCAACTATGTCCGTCTGTTGAATGCCAAGTACGGCCTGGCACTGATCGACTCGGACTTGGCCCCACACGGCACTGCGGGCAACGGCGTCACGTACACCCTGACCATCAACAATACGTCGCTGGCGTATAAAGGCTCCTTCAGGTTCCGTTGGAGTCAGGGTAAGCGTGAGTTGCGTCAGATCCTGACCCTAGACAGTTACGCAGGCCTGTACTGGGATGCGAACTACATCGCGGGCAAACCACTGATGAACCTGGTGGGCATGGCCATTGACTTCACGCGCTTCACTGGCGCCAAGGCAATTGCCACAGGTTCGACCATCACAGTGAGTTCTGGTGACGTGCGAACCATGGCTGAGTGGTTTGGTGAATACACAGGGCAGACATTGGACATCTTCAAGGACCACACGGTCCAAGGCGGTATCCAGGGTTTGACCATCACCCGATTCACGTTACCGAACGCCAACGTGCCAGAGGCTAACAGTGACAAGTTCAACCGCTGCCTTGTGATTTCGCCGAAGACCGACAGTTGGTTTGCCGGTAAGATCATTTGGCATTACAACGAATGAGGACGCCTCATGGCCCTGGTACAAGATGCAAAGGTCGATCTCGTATCGGCTTTGAACCGGGAAGCGGCGACCGCCCTTGCAGACACGGGCCTGACGTTCAGTCAGGTTCAGCCGGGTGAAGGCGATCTGGCCAAGATCCGCCTGACTGCCAAATCGGACTACACGTTCCGTGGCACCCGTGTCGTGCAATACCACCGTCGTAACTTGGCTGACTTAGTCACCATGTTCCCGGTCTACCCTCGGATGCAGCCGTTGGCCACGCTCTACGCGATGCTGACGTCCATCCGGGATGCGGGCGTACGCTTCACCACGGATGACCTCGAGGATGCTCCTGTGGTCACCCGGCAGGACGGGATGTTTGAAATCCAGCTGACCGCCAAGGCAGGCTCCATTGCCTGGTACGGTTCGGCCAAGTTCATCTTCCAGAACCTCCCTCCCATTTCCTTGGCGTACAAGGAAAACAACCTCACCTGGAGTTGAGTGATGATCCAGAATTGGACGAACTACTTCTTCCGCACCAATTTCTCTGCCCATGCCCAAGCGCTGGCAGCGATCGAGGCTGCCGAAGAGATCCCTGCCGATCAGCGTCTGGCGCTGGTCAGCATCCTCAGCGAGACTGATCGCGGTGAGGGCAAAGAGCTGTGGCTGACTGGCGGTCCTGACAAGGAATGGAACCTCGATGTGGCTTCCGTTACCTACAATGGTCCGAACAGTCCTGACTTCGCGACCAACTCCAAGTACAGCCACGTGCTGATCCTGTCCTTCTCGGAAGAGTCGGTGAAACCGATCGGTAAGCTGTACCTCCAATACAACCTGGAGGCCTGATCATGACTGTGGTAAACATGATGAGCACCGACCATCTTCCATTAGGTCGTGTCTGGAACACCCAGGCCGGTCTCAATCTGGAAGGGTTGGATCTGATGGACAAGGTCACGTTAACCGCCGCGCAGTTCACGGCAGTCGAGGCCAATGGTCGGACGTGGTTGGCGGCATGGCACCTAGTGGCGGGACCTTACGGGAACCAGGCACAGCGGTCTGCACCACTGATTACCAGTAAGACGTTCCGTGAGGTCTTCGGTAACCCCGAGGTCATTACCAAGGGCGTCTTGGCCAAGCGGATCTACATCGACGCCACCATGGCGTCTCGCTGGGGCAACGCTGCGTCGTATAACAACTGTTGCCTCTGGGTGAACAGCACCCCATGCGACGGGTATGTGATGACCGCTATCCCGGTAGGCGAACACTTCTTGGAATTCACGATTGACTTCGTGAACAAGGAGGTCCGCACTTACCTGAACGGTAACCTGTTCAACACTTACGCCAATGCCAATCTGACACTAGACAGTACGGTCAGCTGGGGCATGTACGCACTACACGCACAGACCAGCTCGTCGATGATCGTGGCACTGATCAATGACGTCTACGTCACCTATGACAACCAAGACGGCAAGATTTCTGGTCGCCTGGGCGCCGTGAAATGCTTACCAATGCCGGTGGATCAGATTGATCTCCCAGCAGGCTGGACTGTCGAAGATGACCCCGCACAGTTCTATCCGTATCCTCTCACTGAGGGTGGCACGTGGAACGCACATCAGATCATGCCTCGCACCCCGAGCGAGATGACCATTAAGGGTCAGTGGTCACACAGTTCGGTCCCTGTGATGTCGGCCGGTACCTTGCAAACCATGTTTGTTGAGAACGGCCAGTACGGGTACTGGAACAGCATCGTGGCCACCACGCAGATCGTGATCAATACCGCGTTCGAGCGAGCGAAGAAGGTCAGTGGCTACGCCATCCAGAGTTACCTTGCTCAGTATGGTGTCTTCAACAACTGGACCTTTGAGGCCTCCAACGACGGCACGAGCTGGACGGTGCTCGACACCCGTAACAACCAAGGTAATGCACTGAACGTCACGTACGCGATCTTTGCGTACAAGATCCCGGTGGACAAAGTGGGTTCGTACAAGTTCTATCGCTTGAATGTGACCAACATCCTGATCGGCAGCGCAGCTCCTCAGCGTTGCAGCCTGCGTCACTACACCCTGCTGGGAGACCCAGCTGACGTGAAACTGAACCTGCTGGCTGATCTTCCATCGCGTCCATCCAACGCCGATGGCACTGACCTGGACTACCCATTGCTGCGCGGTGCTCTCAATAGCTCCGATGCCGTGGTGAGTTTCAAAGTTCCAGACATTGGCACGGCCGACATCTTGGCGGTACGGGTGTCGGCTACTCAACGTCGTGACCAAGGTGCCAACGAGATCCTGACCGTCCGTCCGCGAGTGGGTGCTGATGAAGGGGCTCCTCGTGAAGTGGCTCTGAAAGCGCATGCCGAGAACTTTGCCCGATTGGTCACCTACCGCCAGAGTGCGGACGGGTCCGACTGGACCAAAGAGAAACTGGCCAACTTCCGCCTTGTTGTAAATTCCAAACGTGGAGCCTGAGCATGATCACTGAAATCCTCGGCGCCGACGACTTCCCTGCGGGAGCGCGTTACGCCACCTTCCAGCTCTTGGGCAAGGGCGTCCTTCCGGGCGTCAACCCAGGCGCTACGTCGGCCAACACCAGTGTGAAGGCTATCAATAACCGTAACTGGATGCGGATCACTGGCACGGCTAACCCGTATCTGATCAGCTCGTTGCTCTCGGCCAAGATCACCCTTGATCAACTGAAGACTCGCAAGATCTACGGCGGCTTCCGTTACGTGGTGCCAAACAACGCTGCTGCGGCTGCCGCTAACAGCATCCTACGTCTCCGGTTCACGGGTCCCAGCAGCGCGGTTGTGGACGGCCTGTTCGAGAACGACATGCAGAAGACCACAGACGAGGTGTACATCAAGTACCTCCTCGACGTGGCCAACCTGACGTTCACGGTCTGGATTGACGGTACCTTCATCCGCACTGTGACCCTGACCACTGCGCAGGTGCAGTCTGGCAGCCTGACCAACGTCGAAGTGATGTACGGGCAGATCGTAGGCGCTGTGACTTCGGAAGAGCACTGCTACAACGACTTCTACTGGGAAGCCGACACCAACGCCGAAGATGGCACGGTGGCTGGCAAACTGGGCCCAGTCAAGATCCGCACCACCAAGACCGCAGGTTCTGTCCTGCCGTCGGACTGGGCGGTCAGCGACGGCTCCAGTCCCGATGCAGTGTTCGATGGTCAGACCATGGCCCCGTCGACTGAACTGACTCCGTACGTGCGTACTTCGTCAGCTGAGACTGTGGCGTCGATCGGTATTGCCAAACCTGCGGCAGAACTGGCTATCAAAGCAGTCTCGATCGAAGTGTTCGCGTACCGTGATTCGGGCACCATGCCGACCCTGCAAGCGCAGGTCAAGCAAGGCAGTCAGTTGACCACCAAGAAGACTCTGAGCCTTCCGGTCAACGACTTCAACCGCGGTGCTTCGAGTGATCGCCTGGGTTGCTTCAATACCGACCTCAATGGGGCGGCCTGGACCAACGACAGCATCGACTCTCTCGAAGTCCTCCTCAACTCCAAAACCGGGAGCTGATCCATGGCTGATACGGTAAACGTAAGGGACGTGCGTGTTCAACACCTCGCCCTCGACGATTCACCGGCTAAGCTACGAGACGTACGCCTTCAGTTCGCTGAAGACACTGCGCAGCCTGGCGGTCTCCGCCGGCTGCACGGTCAAGTGCTGGTCATTGCGAAGGATTCTGCTCGGGTACGGGATGTCCGTGTCCAATCGGTAGAAGACTACGCAAAGGCCGCGGGGTTCCGTCGCATGACCGGCATGGTCTTGACACGACTCCGCGGTGAGGCGTCGGTGCGGGATGTTCGGGTCCAGTACCTGGAAATCGACAACTCGCACCCGAACTTCGCCAACGATGCGTGGACACGTCTGCTTTATGTAGCCAATGCCCAGAACGGCTGGAACTTCACCAAGGAACAGATCACGCCCGCTACCCCTGAAGCGCACAATGTCGCAGGGATGTGGAACACCCGGGTCAAGATCACAGCACAACCGTCGTCTGGTTTCTCCGGTGACATGTACCTGTACTACCAGCGCTATCCGATTAACACCCGGTTCAAGGAGATCGGACACCCGTTCCTGAACCTGACCGGGAAGACGTCGGTCAAAGATGTGCTGCCAGACCTCAACAGCTGGTTCAGCATGTCCCTGTCGCTGAATGACGTTGAGGACAGTCCGATCGTGGACGGTAAGTTCACGCTGACGGCCAAAGAGGGCTCGTGGTACTTCTTGCCAGGCACGACCTTCAAGTTCGTCAACCTGCCAGACCTGACCACCATGTACCCGAAGACCAAGCTCAACGGCTGGGACGGAGCCACTCAACCGGGTGGTATCTTGTTCAACACCGTGGGTTCGGAGAAGGCGCAGAGCGGCATCTACAAGATCATGGCCGATGACGGATCGTTCTTCGATGCGTACGTCGACATGCAGACTGATGGTGGCTACTGGATTCAGGTAGGTGATTGGGCTGGCGCTGTTAGCCGGGTCGTAGCGTTCAACGATACGATCGTCGAAGGCATGCCAATCAAGGGTCTGACCACCGATGCTGTTAATCGTCCAGTTATTCCGCCTGGCAAGCTGAACGCCAACAAGTCCAAACAATGGATGCTTCAGAGTGCCCACCCTGGCTGGGTTGCGCTGTTTGGCAGTTGGATCAGAGGCAAGATACTCCAGGGCACGTCGATTGCGTGGAACGTGGCTATTCCCGTGCAGTCGGAACTGGGGGCTAAAGCCGTGTACGGTTGGCGCACTGGTTGGACTGACACCACGTACTTCACCTCGCAGTTCGCCCTGTGGCCCGTTACCGGTAACGGTGGGCCGTGCGGTGGTGCTAACGTGGGTAAATCGGGGGCACCGTGCCCGGTATTCGACAGCGGTGGTGGCCTTGCTGCTCACACCGACTACGTCTACCGCAAACGACTGTTCATCCGTGCTACCAACTTCCCAGGTTGATGATTGGGGTCATGGAGAGGGGCAATTGCCCCTCTCTTATTTTGCATGTCAGGCCGGGAATTTATTACGACGTATCCTATGGGACTCTACAAATGAGTTCTTTTCACAGTCAGCATCGGAGAACGTCATGCTTCTGAATCCTGCTAAATCGGCTCTGGAAAACCTGTTCGACCTGTTCAACGGTCAAAACAGCCAGACCTACACCTCCGCCGATCTGGACGTCTCTGCTCCAGCCGTGCGTGAGCCCGACGAGGACAACGCTCGTAACACCACCGTGACCATCACCGCCAAAGAAGGCAGTGAAGTCGTGAAGGGCACCCAGACCTTCACCTTCACCCGTCTGAACCTGGCGCAGATCGGCACCATCAAGAACCAAGGCGAGTACCAACTCGTTGAAGGCGATGACCTGGCCAGCGTCAAAGCTGCTCTGGTTGCCAGCCTGGGCCTGATCCCAGCCGAAGTTGATTTCGTCGAGACCGAGTTCCCGACTTTCAACGACGACGTCAACGAGCACGAAACTGCCGTCCTGACCCTGCGCGCCAAGTCCGGCTCGTACGCCTACCTGGGCGACCTGGTCGTGACCGTGGTTGAGCCTGTCGATGGCCGTGCACGTCTGAGCGAAGCCTACGCTTCGAACGACCTGGACGGTTTCGAATACCCGACTGCCTAAGTCGGCGGCGCGGCATAGGGGAGGGGCTCAGCCCCTCCCCTATGTTTATTTTGCCGGAAGTTCGAGGGTGAGACCGTCGAGCCGCTTGTTGGCAATGGCTGTATTCAAGTCAATGTCACCGCCATTGGAATCCCACGGGACCCAGACGCCATTGATCTTGGTAAAGCCTTCCAGTACCTCTTCGTAAACGCCATCAACTCTGACGCTCAGCAGTTCGGTGTCCGGATACTGTTGAGATTCCTTGATCCGCATGGTGCACCTCTTACTGTTGAGGCGCGCGGATGGTCACCCAGATGTCACCGTCTTCACCGATTGCGTTGTCCGGCTGATCTGTGCTGACATGGATGTCGCGCATGGCCATGGACTTGACACCGGTGAGTTTGGTTTTCTCGTCAGTGGTGTAATCCTCGGTCGAGAGCTGCTTGCCCTCTTCCTTGTCTACTTTGCCGCCAAGGAGGCGGGTGATGTTGCCGGCATAGCGAGCAAACGCTGCCTTGACCGCTGTAATGTCCATCGTCGAATACCTTCAGAGGGCAGTGAGAGTAAAGCCACATAAAATACGAGAGGGGCTGAGCCCCTCCCTATGCCGTCAGTCCGGCGTGGACGCGAACTGAACGCGAGCCGTGAAGGCTTTGTCCAGGTCGTCATCGTCCTGCGTTTCTTTGGCGTGGCTTGGCTTGATCTTGAACCCAAACACGGCGTTGTACACCGTGCCTTCCAAGGACTTCTTCTCCTTGGTGAACAAGTTCGAGATGGCAATCGACAATTTGGCCAAGGTCAGACGGAAGCCCTTGTTCCGATCGTTCGCCACCACGTAGCGATAACCGTAGTAAGAACGCCCGGTGGTCTTGTCTACTGCACGGACGAAGTACCAGCCGTCTTTGATCGGTGCTTTGTCCGAGACGTCACCGGTGCCCCACCAGTCGATGGTGCAGTCGTTCACGTAGCAGGCGAAGAACCGACTGGTCCGCTTGCCCCAGTTGAAGGGGTTACGGCACAGCCATTGGTAAATCGCCCAGAACGTGCGCTCCTGACCATGCACCCGTGCACTGTGTTTGCCCGACGACTCACCCAACAGGCCGTCTTCGTAGTTGTTCCAGTTCTTCAGCCATTTGATTGGCGAAGCCCAGTACTCCCAGATGCCGGACGAACCCTGCGCAATGTACTTGTCATCGTGCTTGGTCAAGCCTTCACCGAACGGGCTCTTGGCCGCTTCTGCCGTGTAGGCAATGATGAAACCAATGGGGAAGTAGGTCAGGAGGACGCACACACCGTACACCAGCCCTACAATGAACCACTGCCACAAGGCAGCTAACACATACTTCAATGGAGGTCGAATCATCGCACTTTCCTTGAGAATTAACTGGCGCTGTATTCCTGCGTCTTCCAGACCCCGGGTTCAGGACGAATGGTGACCGCACCAGTGGTGGTATCGACCATAGCAAACGTCCAGTACGAAGGGGTGTTGGCAGGGGTGTTGATGTTGGAGACTTTAACCGCATAGTAACGACTTTCAGTCACGGTAACTACGGTCTCACCACGACCAGACTTGTTAGCCACCTGGGTCCCGTCGAGGTACATCTCGAAGACGTCATCGGCTTGACTGAACACCCGGTACGTTCCTTTCGGAATATACAAGTTGGCATAGTAGTCGAGCTTGTAGTTCCCTGGAACCGACTCCGTTCCGTAGACCGGAGAGAACAACAGGTAACCGAAGTCGATTAGACCGCCTGTGACGGGGTTTACAGGCTGCCAGAAGGCGAAGCTACCCGTTGCTGCCCATGGGCGCGCATTCGTCGTATAGGCCTTCGTAGCGGCGTTAGGGAGCACTTGTGCAGCGAGTCCTTGGTCGACGAAGTAGTCCGACAGCAACTTGAGGTTGATCGGAAGATTCACCTCTTGTTTCAGACCCAGCCACGGCACACCCTGAGCAATCTCACCGATGATGGTCCCGACCCGTTTGATGTCGGTCAACGTTGGCAAGTACGTGCGCAGGATACCCATGATCTCCGCGAGATTGGTCTTGGTGCGAATGTCCGGTGCAAAGCGCTTGATGGCGACTTCGGTGGTCATGGCGAACGGGGTCGTCAGTGTCACCTTGAACTTATCGCCATTCTTTACCTTGACCGGTCCTACTCCGGCCCCATCCCAGGTCTGCACCACACCGCCTGCTGGCGTGTACGACACAGTCCCAACCCGGACATCGTTCTTGTAGACGATCCCAGCCCCGTTGTCATTCAACGTACCTGACATGGTTGCCTGAATCAACGACTGGTTCTTCGCCCCGACATCGAGGGTCTGCCCGTTGTCCTTTACGACCGTACCGTCCGAGATGGAGATCTTGAACGTGACCACGTTGTACGTGATCTTGTACGACACCGCAGAACCGTCATTGAGGATCGCCACCACTTGAATGATGGTCCGCCCGAACGGGATATTGAACGGAGGCACATTGCCCGGAAGGACATCAGGATATTCCTGCACCTGCACACGGCTTTCCGATGCCCCGGCGTTGATGGACTCAGTGTCCGCCATGCCAGAGTAGAGCGCATGGTCGCCGTAGGTGGAACGCAGGAAGCCGACATTCACTGGTTGGCGATCGTAGTTGCCCGTGAAGTAGGTACCAAAGCGAACCGCCACCTTGTTAGCCGTCCAGAAGAACGCACCAGCCGTGGTAGGAGGGTACGCACCACTGATGTCACTGATCACAGGACCATGGTCGGTGATCATGATGACCCCGCTACCCGCTTCTCGGTACGCCACCAGTGCATCGGCACCCGCATCGGTAACCCACGCCACAGCACCAGAACGGGAAGACATGATCAGTACGCATGAGTACTGTTCAAGTTCTGCCAACGTCGGGTTGAGGTAACCGCCTGCGTAATCGTTGCTGTCTTTGAACGTCGGGGTGAAACCAACAGCTGCACACAGCCGAGAGAGGCTGTAATAGAACCCGTTGTTGTCAGTGCCTTTGACCCAGTAACTACCCCCGCTGACCTGGTCACCCAGGATCAAGATCTTGCGGTTACCCGCAACCACTTTGCTTTCGTTGGCTGCCCAGTTGATGGCGTTGTACAGGTACTTGAAGGAAGCTGTCAGCTGCGACCGTGGGTCGTAGACCACCTTGCTCAGGTTGGTGTAACCCGACGCCCCGAACTCGGTGTTGGAGTTGCCTGGCATCTTCAGCACATCCTTGAACAAGGTTGCTTTGATCTTGCCAGTCTTGTCAACGATGTACACATCCCGGTAACGCGCCGAGAAATCACCTGCAACGTCAGCCTCGTGGGCCATGGTCCATTTGCGGAAGGTCTTACCTGCACATGGAGTCAGGTCGAACTCACGGTGGTACCACTTGTTCAGGGCAACCGCACTGAGGTCGGTAGCCGGATGACTCGCAAGGCCATTCTGGTCCTTGATGCCCCGCGGGGAGTTGGGGTCAGTGTAGATCACACCCCAGTCCCGCAGCGAGTAATCGGGCGAGTTTGGCTGAGCGTTGGTCAGCGCGTCGATACCGGTGCGGACGTTGACGTGGTTGGTCATCACGTCGTAAACCAACTTATCACCGATGGCAATGGTCACGATGTCTGCTGCAAACTGGTTGTAGTAGTAGCAGTTACCGTTTTCAAGCCCAGTAACACCGGTACAGGTGGCGTTGAACTCTACTGAGACCGAGTCCTTGATGCCTTCAGGTGGTGTGTAGGCATTGTAGAACTTGGGGAACCCGCCGTCGTACACCACGTTGCCTCGGCCATCCTGCGTCACCGCGATGAACGGGTTAGGTGGCGTCAATTGGTCGTACGCAATGTACTTGGAGATTGCAGGCGGACCTGCGTTGACACTGTACTGGAGGCTCTTGACGTTGGCGCTCAAGATCATCCGGGCGATAAACGTCGAGAGGTAGTAACCCTCTGCAACGTCGAAAGAAATGTCGGCCATGATTCAGTCCTTACTTGGGATGAACAAGGACTTTGACGTACAAGTTCAGCAGGCTGTTCGATTGGTTCGCAATGACGATGTAACGCTCATCCTTGATGCCATAAGACACAAGGCCTTCAGCGTTGGCGTAGGCGCCGTACATTGGCGAGCTGCCGTTGTTGTCTTTGGCCCGCACGCAGATTTCTGCGGTCTTCAGGTCAAAGTTGGTGTAGCCCGAACCCAACAGGGTACGCAAGTCGTACTGTACTGGAGTGTTGGCTGCGAGGTCCACGTAGGAACTGATCGCAATCGCAGTCTGGGCTTTGATGTCCACCAACTCAATGGCGGTGACACGACCCTTGGCATCCACGGTCAACTTAGGGATCTGCGTAGCAGCTCCGTACGCGCCCGCAGTGACACCAGAGTTGGCCAATGTGAATGTACCACTGACGTTGGTGCTCAGGTCGCCAGAAGCGCTCCAGGAGCCGTCTCCGGTCATGGAGAAGGTACGCGAGGCAGCCAACTTGGTCGGCAATGGGATACGGGCAGCGTTGAAGACACCGGTGGTGACTTTGGCTGCATCGAGTGCAGGAATGTCCGCAGGCAGCAGCAGGTCGCCACTGAGCACTTGACCCTTGGCATTGACCGTGACCTTCGGATAAGTACCTGCCGTCCCCACGTTAGGGAAGGTGACAGCGATACCGACGTTGGTCGAGCCGTTGAGGCTGGCGCTACCTTGCGCATCGCCCGTCAGGGACAGGGTGAAGTTCTTCGACAGCTTGTCGGCACTGACTGCCGCAGCAGTTTTGTCCAGCTTGGTATCCAGCTTGCTAGCGATAGCAACCAAGAGCGCCGACAACTTCGTTTTAAGCGTATCAAGACTGGGCGGCATGATAAACTACCTTGATGGAAAGGGCCTAAGCGGCCTATTGAAAAGAAGCGGTACATAGGGATACCTTGGAAAAAATAAAAGGGGAGAGACGGCATAGAGGCGGCCCTAGGGCCGCCTCGGGTCAGTGCCTGCGGCTGTCCATCCAGCCAACGATTGACGACTTATGCCAATACGGGGTTCGACCGCGGAAACGGTCAGGATTAGGGAAGGGATCGGCATCACCTGGGACTTGCCCACTGCGATAACGATTGAGGGTGGTGTGAGAGATGGCCAACAAGTCTTGCACCTGAGCCGGACTCAGGAAGTTGGTCCACGACTCTTCCAGATTGCGCGAGTAGAACCTACCTAGCTCTTCCAGTTCGATGCGGATTGCTTCACTGAACTGGCGGTGCAGGGAATCACGGAACTGCAACGGCAGTGAGCGGATGTAGTGCTCTTTACGCGACTCCATGGAAGCCACGAAGTTACGGAACGTCACGACTGTCCCTTTGCGGATCAGGGTACCGTCCATGCAGATGCCGATAGTGTTACTGTCCAACGCCATGAGCATGGCTTGGTTGGCCACCCGCAGCGCTACACACATCTCACCATTGCCGGTCACCAGGATGAACTCCTGTTCCTTACGTGGTCCGAAGACCTCTTCGTTGCAGCCATGATGCTCTACCAGACGGTGCATCTCGCGCACCATCTTGACGAATGCCTTCAACCCAAACAACTCGCGGTTCCAGTTGTAGAGGTTGTCGTGGATACGGACTTCTTCGAGCTTATTCTGACCTACGAGCCGCAAGGACTTGCCGGTCATGAACTCCTCCACTTGGTAATGGAGGTCCTCGATGTCCGGTACACGAATGACTCGGATCAGTTCGACCCGGTCATTGGGCCGGTTGTACTGGAGGACACCTTCTCTGCTTCCTGGCATGATAAACTCACATGGTGAGGGAGAGGGGACGTGGGTCCCCTCTCGTTACTTGGTGTAGATCGGGTATTGGCCTTGCGCGGTAATCGAGTAGATGTGGCGCGGGTCAACACCCTGATCGCGGGCAAACTCTTTCAACTGACGAACCGTCCAGTCGTTGGAGAACACGGCACGGGCCTTGAACCAGAAGCTGGCCTGCACCATCAAGACGTGATCGTCACTGCGGATGGTGTAATCAGACCGAGCGTTGGCAACAGGCACGACCAATTCAAGATCGGCCATGGTGGCACCTTTAGAAGTAGATTTCACCACCCAGGCGGTGCAGCTCGTAGCAGGCTGGCTTCATCTCACCAGGCGTGCACAGGAAGCCGAACCCCATGGGGAGCGCAGTGGTCGGATGGAACCCGATCTCGTTGATGAAGAACGCGCCATCGACCACATCGTCGGTGCGGTAGGCATGGCCAGCTTTGAACTGGTCGACCTTGGTCTCACGCAGCTTCTTGGCTGCCTTGAGTTGCACCTTGATTTGCGTGCCCTTGCCAAAGGAGGCTTGGGTCAGGTCGATGGTGGCGTAGTCGCGCAGCTCGTCTGGCGACAGTTCAGGATCACGCATCGTCATCGTCCCCATCGAGTTCTTTGTCGAGCTGACGTTGCTCTTCTTCCTCGATGGCACGGATCGAGTCAGCTGCGTCAGCATCGTCTTCAGCCTGGATGGCTTCGTCGAGGTAGACCTGACGGATCTGCTCAGGGGTCTTGTTGGCAAACTCGCCAGACTTAACCCGGGCATCGAAATCGGACATGGCATCGACTTGAAAGTCTTCGCCTTGGTCGATGATTTGTTGCGACAGCGGTTTGTTTTCTTCAGACATGTTGTCTCCAGTTAGCGGCGTTTAAAGCCACCGCGTTTGAGGTGAGGGATACGCTGGCTGCGCGGAAGGCGCTTAGGCTCCGGCGTAGGGATACGGTGAAGTGCGCTGACCTTGTAGCTGACGGTCACGTTGTCACCGGGTGCAACACCCTCGGGCATCACCACATGACCCGGTTCTTCAACCGTGGCGTAGTAGTATTTGCCCGTGGGGTCTATTACGTGTTCGCCTGCGAGGTACTCGAAGTCCCTCGGGTTGGCTATGACGTGCTTGATGCTGGCGCTGGACATCGCAACTCCTTGACCAACGCTTCCGCCTTGGCCTCCAGTTCGTCCGAGATGTCAGGACACACGTACTGTGCATAGTCACGCCACGATTGTGTATCCTCGTCGAAGTCTTCCAGCCGACGTTCGACGTCCTCACGGAACGGCTCGTAGATGGCCAGGATCGGAGCGAACTGCTCCTTGGTGATCCCGGGCCGAGGTTTGATGCTGCCCAGCAGTTCAGCGAGACCGAGACTCATGTTGTTCTCGGCTTCACCGTCCACGCGCAGGTTCCAGTTCCAAGCGACGTAGTCTTCGAGCTTATAGCCCGGCAGGCTACTCACTTGTCGAAGCCCACGGTCAACATCAGATTTTCCATGCGTGATTTCATATCAAATCCCCAAGTTGAGTACGAGTTTCAGGTCGAGAGTCGTCACGAACCCGAGGTTGTGACGGATGGTTTTCACATCTTCGCCGGTGATGGCAATGCCACCGCAGTAGCGTTGGATGTACTGGTGAAGGGGATCGCTGGTGAGGTGTGGTTGTTTACGCAGCCCCCAAACAGAACCCTTGGCATGACGACCATTACGAGACCGGAGGTTGTGGTAGATCTCGTCACGCAACGGACCACCGAAAGTCATCTTGCCTTCGAAGCGCGCCCGCTCGTGGTAATCCATGGTGCTTTCGCAGTCGCCCTGCGTAGTCCACCAGATGTATTGGGCACCTGGGATGATCTCGCCTTCTGGCTTGACCACATCGTCAGGCTTGATGCCTTGGACGACCTGCATGTACTGCTCGAAGCGGACCATGTCGATGTCGTTCTGCACTAAGGCGTTGAACGTACGGATCTGGTTGGAGTACCAGATGAACTCGACCTGCTGCTGAGCCAGTTCATCCTTGTCGCCTTCCAGCCAGTACTTCGAGAAACGACGATCCAGCAGACGGCGTGTACCGAAGTCCAGACGGCTGATCAACAGTTCTGCTTCACGGTTCTGAGTGAAGTTGAAATCATGAGAGTACTTCTTCGCCACGTCCTGGAACGCAATCATTTCGTCAATGCGCTCGCAGGTGTCGGCGTCCATGACCTCGATCACCTTCAGCTCGATGTCCGGCAGCTGCTTATAGACGAACTCGTTGAGCAGGTGCAAGTCGGCTTCCAGCACGGCCTTGTCAGTGACTGGTTCAGTCGACAGGCCACGGAAGTACTCGATGACGAACGTCATGGCATCGCCGAGCACTTGGTGCTTGTGCTTGTGGTACGAACGGAAGTCTTCGTGGACGTCCTGCCCGACACGCAGGTGATAGATAGCGTACGACATCAGTTGGCTTCCTTGTTGTCTTTAGCGAGGGTGATGAAGCGCATCGATTGATGCAGGGTGTGGTAGGCTTCGATCGCATGTGCCAACATTGCCCGGCAATCTTCCGGGTTGTTTGCGAACATTGGTGACACACAACGCACCGCTGCCTTCTTGACGTCATGGATCTTGCCCACGAGGTCAGCCACCGACTTGAACGGGTTGCTGGCACGGGCTAGGGCCTGAGTGACGTGCATGTCCCTGACGATCTCAAGTGCCTCGTCCACCATGTGCTCCGTCTCTTCGTCGAGGATATAGATGATCTCAAGACGGACATCGTGAAACGCCCGAGCCAGTTCGGTATGCTCGTTGTCCATGATGACGTTCAGGACACCGATTTGCTCGTTCTGGAAACCTTCCGGCACCTTGATACCATCGAACAGCTTGACTTCGTGGTTGTACATCAGCTCGAGGTCATCCGGGATACGACTGTCGAGCATCTCCTTACGAGCCTTGGCGATGAACGCGTAAAGATCCATCTGGACGTCATGGGGTTCTTTGCCGAAGGAATGGAAACGCCCGTCAAAGACCAGCTGCGGATCGTAATCGGCGACCAGGCGCGGATCGAATTCGGCAATATCGCCCAAAGGGGCGTTGATCCCCAGCGCGGACAGGTTATTGGTCTGGATGCGGTAGACGGCATAAGGCATGGTGATTTACTCTGGTAAGTCCATAGGTGGGATGTCTGGGTCTTCGGTTTTGGCACCGCGACGGTTCAGACGCTCGACTTGTTCGTTCAGTTGTTGCAGCAACGTGATGCAGTGGTTGGCATCAAACGTCATGACCATGCGTTCTGTCAGCGCATCGACAGTCATGGTGATGACGTTATTCTCCACGCTGTGCGAGTGGTACTTAAAGCCCATGTCTTTCCGGGCAAAGAACAACACGCACATGGGGGCTAGCGTGGGGTTACCGGCTCCTTCATCAGGGAGGTTCTTGATCACGTTGTCCAGGATGGTGAGGTAGTTCTCATCGGTGACAGGTTCGTTGCGGACCTTGGCAAAGATCGCAATGGAGCAGATCGTGGGGGCTGGCTCATCATCCGGTCGAGGGGCTCGACCATTGAGGAAATCCACCCGCACCCCTTTCCCAGTCTGTCCAGGACCATGGAAGACAGGGACCATGACCGGCCACCACCAGCGTGTGGTCTGCGGCATGTCAAGGTATCCTTGCCAGCCTGCACAGAGGCACTGAAGCCCCAACGGTTCACTGACCCCGGGTTGGAACGAGAGGTCAGCAATCCGCTTGGCAAAGCCAAAGAGATGGTCACGCAACGGGGCCGAGTTCTCATCAGCCTTCTTGCTCAGCCAACTGTCAATCTCAGTCACGTTGTTCATGATTACTCCGGGGTTTCAGCGTATTCCTGGACGAAGCCGGTGTCGTAACCTTCTTCAGTCGGCAGGATGTTGTTGGCGTCAGCGATGAAGATCTGAACCGCACGGGTCATGCCTTGGTTCTTCGCACCGAGCATGGCCTGGGCCAATGGACTTACCATGTCCAGTTCAGTGGCGACGGCCTTGAGCACAGACGGCGGATTGCCTACGGTGTAACCCGGCACTTCGAAGGGCATGTCGAGCATGAACCCACCGGTGTCGATGGCCCACTTGGTGATCTGAGCGAGGATAGCGCCACTGCGAGGACCCGCATTGACGATGGCCACTTCGTAACCCAGCTTGTCCTGCGCCCCGTAGGTGTAGGAGAACGAACTCCACTTGTCCTTCGGGTTGTTGGACGCGACGTTCTGGACAGCGAAGCCTTGCTGTTCGGCAGCCATGCGTTGGTTACGCTCGAACCAACTGCGGAAGAGCGCCATCTTCTTCTCTTCCAGGGTACCGGCCTTCGGATCGATCAGCCATTCGAAGTACATGGCAGGCAACATGCCCGCTGCCACCATCAGGTCAGACTTATACCCGGTGGCGAACAGCTCGCGAGTGTACACGTCCATGGCATGGTAGGCTTCGCAGCCTAGCTTGCGGTGCAGCGTTGCCATTTCGTCAGGCGAAGGCACCAACTCGGCTTTGGGGTCGGACTTCATGAAGAACCATTCGAAGTAGTTCTCGTACTTCTCCGGCAGGACTTCTGCGTCGGTCACCGGGTTGACCAGACCTTTGCGCATGAGGATCTCGATGAAGATCTCCTTGCGCTCACTCAAGTCTTCCTCACGGGCAACGCCATGGCGCTGGAAACTGGCCCACTGCTCGTAGACGTTCAGGTCATCGGCCAAGACCATGACCACGTAACCCCAGATGGAAATGTAGGTGCCTTTCATGCTGATCTCACTTATAGGTGATGGACTGTTGGTCCAAGAACGTGGTGAACTCGGACAGGTCAGCGATGAACTGGGCCTTGTCCGGATAGGTGTCAGGGAACTCTTGCAGCTTGCCAATGGCAAACCCATGCAAACGATCGTACAGCTCTTTCGCCGTCGTGAACTCGCTCGAATCCGGGATGATGCCTTTGGTCTGCGCCACACGGCAATCGCCAACGCCCTCCAGTACGACAATGACCGGGCCTTCCCAGCCAAGGTCGATCCACGAGAGGTCCTCGAAGATCTTGAGCAATGGAACGACCTTATTATTCCAGATCATGAGCTTAGGTTCTTCTGCCTTGGGATGCGCGCGGAAGAACGCGCGCATGCAGTTGAAGAAGCACTTCATCTCCCAGCCGAGGTTGTGCAGCGTCTCGATGCTGTCGATCCAGTCGGACGGGCGTTCCACATCAGACTCGACCTCTGGCCAGTATTCCTGGGGCAAGTCATCCGGTTCACCACCGGTCCAGCCTTCACTCATGTGGACGAGCTTGAACGGCGTATATAGCTTGCCGTCACTGCGATAGGCTGCTTCATGAGCGGGTGCGGCACGGACGTAGCCGAACAGCTTGCCCTTGAGCATGACCTGCCTGCCTGCCTGACGAGCATTTACCAACTTCTCGACTTCTTGAGGGTCGAGGTACTTGGGCTTCGGTTCATCGATGACCTCAGGCGCATCGCGGTGAACCTCCACCCTTACATCGTCAGCCTTGTTCACAACGTCCACACGGACAGACAAGCCGAGCTTCGCCATAAGGCGATTAAACCAATTACTTTCCATCGCAAGTCCTTGCTGGTTAATGTACAACTCGATAATGTAGCGTTACGAAAAGGTTCATTAACGCTGATTACCGACAAAGTCCTTGGTGAGACTGATGACATCACTGACACCGTAGATGTCGTAACGACGGTGCAAGTGCAGGTAACGCTCTGTGGCCTCCTTCTGCATGGTGAAGCGTTTGAACACAGGGTCGCCTTCCGTGGTTTTCTCCAGAATGCCTTGGTAGTACTTGATGTCCTCCTCGCAATCGAAGACCGACTGGCCTTTGAGTGGATGACGCAGGTACTCGTCATGTTGTTCCTTGGTCAGAGGACCAAAGTCTTCCGGGTTATCGCTCACGGTATCCTCCTTACGGACGGTATAAAGCCCGAGGGAGATCCCTCGGGATGGATCAGTTATTCTCACATATCCAGTCACGGATCATGATGCCTCCGAGAACTGCTTGATGAAGAGCGACTCCGCAATCACCCAGACCTCATTGGCAGGGCGATCATGGGTCGGCTCGAGGTTGGTGTAGATGACCATCGGCCAGGAACAGTCCTGACCGTGTTTACCCAAATGCAGCACCTTGAACCGCAAGCCTGATGGAGACAGGTACTCGCGATCCTCCTCGACGTTTTCCAGCATCAGGACACGGCCAGCTGGTTGATCATTTGTTTGACCATGCGCGGTGTGATGAACTTGCCCGATTCAGTCCCGGTACAGGCTTCTTCAGCCGTGGTCAACTGACCAGACCTGAGACGGTCCATCATGTCACGCTCAACGTGAGCATGGTAAAGCTTCTCGAGCCCTTCGATCGGGATCTCTGGCTCTGGCAACTTGGCTAATACAGGAGCAGCAACAGCCGCCCCTGCACCGATGCCAATCAGCCGTAGGAAACTACGCCTGGACTTCAGCATCGTCAGTCTCCTTCACGGGGGCCTCACTATCCACGATCGGGATGTTGAGGGTGACTTCCTGTTTGGCTGCATCTTTCTCAGCCTGCTTGGCCAAGGCCTCGTGAGTGAAATGTACCCCCGCTTCGTGCTGGCCGAACTTGGTCAGCATGTTCCAACCTTCACGGGCCGGGTCCTTCTTGGCCAGACCCAGTTCGACCAGTTGGCCCATGCCGACTTTCGACGGCAGGTCACCGTCTTCTTGAGGGCCCTGGAAGTACAGCTGGTGCAGAACGTCGAACGCAGCTCCGGTGAGGGTGAACGAACGGACTTGATGCTCAGACATTGTTGATTCCCTTTGCTTGCGCGTAGGCCTCAAGAGACCGGTTGTAGCGCTTGGAATAAAGAGCCCAGGCAAGTTGCCCGGCATGAGTGTAGAACTTAGCTTCGGCCATGAACTTCAACTGACCGTCAAGCATCTCCCCGTAGGTGATGTCTCGCTTGGCCGCCACCATGATCTCCGCACGCAGATGCTCCATAACCAGCTTGGGGTCCATGGACATGCTGGCGTACAGCATATCTGCATCCCGCAAGACCATCTCTACCTTGGTTTTGGGTTCGATGGTGAAGGGGAACTCGGTGCAGGCAATGGCTTCGTCGATAGCCACGATGACGCGTCGAGGCAAACTATACCCATGACGGTTTATCAACAACTCGACGAACTCACGGGTACGCAGGACGTTGTAATGGTCATTATCTTTGCCAGCTGAGTGATCGTAATCATGCAGCAGCGAAGCAAACATAAGGACCACCATCGACCAGTCGGGATCACCCAGGCCTACGTCCTCCTTCTCGGAGTCCCACAGGTCTTGAGCGATCTGCCAGACGGTGCGCATGTGCTCGTTGTTGTGGTAGGGTGCCTCAGCACTAGGGTTGGTCTCCAGCACGTCAAGCAGCTTGCCTTCGAGCCGACTGAGGAAGTGGTTCAGTGGTCGAGTGCGGTGTGTGATGTGCTGGATCTGGTGTTCCTGCTCAGGTGTAAGTTTCATCAGTAACGACTCATCTTCCCGTTGCGGCCGCGGTGATAGAAAGGTTGGACACGAAGCTTGCGGTTGGTGCGCTCGCCTTGATCGCTCGGATGGTCACTGTTGAAGCGATCATCGCAGACGGGATCAGCCGAGTAGTCGTAAATATCAAGCAGCTCGCTGGTGGTGCGAGACTTGCCACGAAGATGACCAATGTGAATATCGCTGAACATCCGTTGTCCCTCAATGATTGGTATAAATGACCCGCTCGACACCGATGGCCTTCAGACGCTCGAACCACATGCGGTACGCCGGCTTCAAGTGCTCGGTCCACGTGACTTTCTCGTGGTCGGTGTAGCCAGTGTCAACCAGCTCTTTATCGAAGTCGTACGCGAGCAGTTCATCGAGCATGACCCAGGACGCGTCGCTGTGGTAAGCGCCTTCGAAGATCTCCTTGACTTCATCGTCGATGTCATCAGGATAACCTCGCTTAGCCCACGGAGCATATTCGTCCTTCTCGCAGTACTCGCCGGGAGACTGGAAGTCCTGCCGCCTGGAGTGAATGCGCTGTCTGCCATCCACGTTAAACCCGAGGGATTTGTCGATGTCGTGCATCATGTCCAGCTTGCCGTACGAGTGCGGAATCTCAGGATTGTACCCGAGACCTTCTGGAAGGACGATGACCCATTTGTCACCGACTCGCTTCTGACAAACGATGGTGGTGTAAGTACCCATGATTTCTCCTAGTGCAGCTTACCGGTCTTCTTGAGCCGATGAGCCTCAATGATGTCCTTGGCTTGTTCAAGGTCACGCTCGAGGGAGCGGTTAGACTCCCTCCAACGCGCCCACCGCTCTTCAACGGTGGGTGGTTTCTTGGCAGTAGTCATTAACCCTGCATGAACTGGTCACGACGTGGCAGGATCTCGCCCGACGGCTTGATGCCTTCAGGGTTCTCGGTGTAGCCTTCGAACCACGGGCCGTTGTTCGGCATGGACAGGCGCACGAACTGACGCTTGGTGACTTCTTCGACTGGCAAGGATTCGTGGATGCACGCCCCGTCGACCCAGTAGACATCACCGGCACCGAAGATGATCGAACCGCACTGGCTCAGGTCCAGTTGGTCAGCTTCACCTTCATCGCCGATCTGCCCCTTGGCCATACCGAGGTACGCCTTGCAGTGAGCAGTGGACGACACGGTCAGCATGCCGTTACCCACGGAACCCCAACCGCCACCGCCACCCCAGGCACCGCAGCGACCTTGGTAGTAGCCATCCACGTGCAGACCGGAACGACGCAGGGTCTCACCCGGTTGCAGTTCACGCTCGTCGATGGTGAGGTAACCGATTTCACCGTGGAAGCGCTCTTCGGTCATGCCATAGAGCAGTTCCATGAAGCGCCAGTAGTTCTCCGGCACACCGTCGAGGCTACCGATCTTCACCGGCATCATCATGATGCGTTTGCCACTGAACGGCGGGAAGTGCATCGGAGTGTGGTTCCACAGCTTGCGGAAGGTGGAGAGGACTACGGGCTGTTCTGCTTGACTCATTGCGGCGTTCCTTGTGCAGGGCGGTTGTAAACAACGACGTTTTCGGAATCGAGGCCGAACTTGATACGCATCTCGGCATCGTTGAATTGCTTGAAGGTGAGGGACCACATGGCGAGGAAGGAGAAGTCCTTCAACTGCAACACGATGGTCTTGCCACGGACGCGGACGTCATGTGACGCATGGACCACTTCTGGATGAGCGACTTCGGGATGGAGCCACAGGCTTTGTGCTTGAGAGCAGACCACCACCGTACGATCACCGATAGCCGGAATGACTTCGTTCAGCTCGAGGGTCTTCTCGACGCCAAACTTGGCTGCCTCTTCCAGGGCGGCCTGGATGATCTGGTTGTTCAGGAACAGACTGGCTGCCGTGGAGATCTGCTGACGCACGGCTTCCGGGGTTGCGCCGAAAGTCTTCGGCACTGAGAACTTCTCAGTGACATCTGGGTCTTCAACCAACTTGACGCCATAGGTCTTCATGAAGCACATGGTGGGATCTCGCCTTGTTGAACTAGCACGTCCTTGAGGGCATTCAAGTGCATGCTGTAAATGTTGATGTACTCGTAACCACAATAGCCCATGCCAATGGTTACCAGTGCAGGGTACTTCTTCGGTCGACCGTTGACACTGTAAGCTTTCCAATCATCGAAACGGTGCTTCAGTGCCTGACGCAGACCCGCCTGGGTACGCACGATATACATCGCACCGCCCAGGTGAGTCCAGTTCGACAGATCTTTCACATCACGTCGAAGGTAGGTCATGTCACGCCTGTTTTGCCAGTTTGTACCGCTGAGACTTGGACATTTGCAGCAGGATTTTGCCCAGCTCAGCCCCTTCGGTATCGCCCGTCTGCTCAGCGTGTTCGATACACCATTGGACATGACTGTCCTCTACGTTGAAATCGTCGAGCACGATATGGAGTGAACCCCATACAGGATTGAGCAGGTGGTAATCTTTGAACCGGTCGATCACGTCCGGTACAGTGATGGTTGCCGATGGGGCAGTCATGGTCGTCTCCTTAGACGGCAGGTGGCATCTGGCTGGTCAGTGGCTCATGGCTCTGGTAGTCAATGATCTCGATGTCCTCGATGGTGAAGTCATCCAGTTCCTTGATGTCAGGGTTCAAGCCGAGGCGTGGGATGCAGCTCTTCGAGTCCAGCGTCAGCTGATGACGCAGGGCGTCGACGTGGTTGGCGTACACGTGAGCATCCACGGCAGTCCACACCAGTTCCAGCGCTTCCATGTCGGTCACTTGAGCGACCATGTGGGTGAGCGCAGCGTACTGGGCTACGTTGAATGGCTGACCCAAGCCAAGGTCATTCGAACGCAGCAGCAGGAAGCAGTACAGGCCACGACGCTTGATACCGAGGTCGTCCAACTGAGCATGGATCTGCTCGTCGTTCTCGGTGGTCAGGCGGGCTTGCTCGAGGTCGAAGTTCTCGCCCTTGATGTTGACCGGGACGGACTGGTGGAAGTCCGACTCACGCCAGTGACGATCGAGATCGTAGGCTTCCAGCTCGACACGGTCAGCCAGGATCATGGCACGTTGTTCCACGGTCAGTTCATGGGAGATGAACTGGAAGTACAAGTGACATGGTGGCAAAGCTGCTTTCCAGATCAGTGCAGGGTTCCAGGCCGAGACGATGATGCGACGGCTGTCCGGGTTGGTGCGCAGCAGGTTGGCCGCATTGGCCAGCTGGTCGATCTCACGATGAACGACAATGCGCGGGATGTCCAGTGCGACCATGTAAGCTTTGGTCAGGGCTTCTTCGTTGAGGTACAGGACGTGAACGCCGTGTTCCTTGTCGCCTACCATCTCGTAGCCACACGCGGGGACCATAACAGGGTCGGCACTGCCAATGCTGGCGTACTTGTAACCCTTGTCGAGGAAGAAAGTCTCCAGCGCAGCCTTGATGGCCTCTTCGCCTTTAATGTCGATGACCGGGTCGATCACACCGAGGCGTTTGTAGCCCTGCTCCATGTAGGACTCGAACTCGCTAGCACGGATGAGCTGGGTGTCTTTCCAGTGACGCCACTGCGGGCCGTAACCACCATCGCCGATGTCACCGTCGATCAGGACGTTGTCAGGCAGACCCAAGACGCGGCAGACGTAGGCAAAGGCACGCTCACGGAACGTCTTGTGAGCTGGACCATCGTCGTCGTTCTCCAGTCGGGCGAAAGTGTCTGGGTGCAGGTAGACCTGGCCTTGCGGGGTCTTGAACCGGTCATTGATCTCCATGTGCATCTTGCCGTCTTCCGTCTCTTTCGACGGGTAGAACTCGAAGCTGGCGAAGCTGGACTTTACGTCCCTGGCTTTCAGGATTCGACGGATCATTTCCCGCTCAGTGGCCGGACGGTACTTGGCAGAACCCGGGGTCAGCCAGCTGTTCCAGATCCCGATGTTTTGGTCACGCAGTTCCTTGATGCTGGAGCTGCCATTACGGAACCACAGCATCTCGCGCTCAGGGTTGTCGGTGACCTTCTTGGTGGTCGGCCGAGGAGAGCGACGGTTCAGGAGACTGTAGCGAGCCAGACGACCCACGACAGCAATGGTGCCAGTGCCAGTACGGTCACCCTTGAGGTTACCGTTCTCCAGCACGTCCGAGATGACCTCGTTGTACTGATGGTCAGTGGGGGTCAAACGGCTACCGTCAACGAATGGATTCATGAATTGCTCCTAGTGGTCTTTGTGCAGTGCGCAACGGTTGTATTTGGATTCGTACGGGAAGAAGGCGTCAATGACGACCGCTACCCGGCTACAGAGTCGACAGAACGGGAGGTATTGCATCCTAGCCTCGGGGTTTCATGGTTCCTTCCAAGATCCGTTGATCTGGAATCTTCAGTGCCCACACCACGCTGCCAATGAACCCATGGCCAGGGGTGGCGACTAAGGTGTAGACGGCGTAGTTGCCGATGACCAAGGCCTCAGCGTCTTCCACAGCAGCCTTGGGCAGGTTCATGGTGGTGTTACGGACGATCCGGTCGATGCCTGTCTCCAGCAGCTTGTGGACAGTGTCAGGCCAGCCTTCCATCGGGACATGGTCCATGGTGAAGTCAGGCTGCTTGCTGAGGATTTGGCGCAGGTGCTCAGCCCGCTTCATTTCCTCAATCAGATGCGTGCCATCAATCATGAACAGTTTCATGGCTTTCTTAAACGGATTCATAGCCCTCTCCGAATCATGTCAGCCAAGATGTCCACAGATGACTGCGGCTCTTTCTTGACCCCACTGCGGGAATCGTTGGGATGATAGATCGGCTCTTCACCCTCATGGACAGTGACTTCAATGAGTGCGAACTTCCCGACCCAACTTTCCAGTTCGGCAATGATGTCATGCCCGCCCACCATCAACTCTTCGGTGGTGTAGAGGTAGCCAGTGATGTCCGAGCCATGGTGAATACACTTGGCATGGGTAGCGCCTTGACCGAACGCCTCTTCGAGAGTCTTCTCGATCGCCTGCTCTACTGACTCCAGTGCCCGGTCGTTGACCCAGTAGCGCAGAGTGACGCACTTGCCCACGAACTTCTGGAACCATTCGGCCAGGACTTCGTCATGGACATGCAGGCAGCAGTAGTCCGCGTACTGGTCACGGATCTTACCGCCCAGCAAATGGACGTTGCCATTAACCTTTTCCATCTCACTTTCCTGTCAAGAAGACGTGCTTGTAGTTGTCACCCGCTGGCTTGAGTTCTTGCGCCTCTTCCGGGGTGGTTTCTTTGCAGTAGCGGAAGTACGAGAGGATCGGACAGTACCGGGACTGAATCTCCTCCAAGTTCTGACAGTCTTGTTGCCAGAGTTTGGCCTTCTCGAACTCTTCTTTGGTGCATTTGGTCAGCAATGGTGTCGCTACCGTGGTACCTTCGCTAGCACTAGCCCCACTGCCATGCAAGAACAATGGGACGTAGAGCGGCATCGGTACCGGCATGGACGACGTCCCACTGGACCCATTCATGCTGCGGTAGCTGCTGGATGCCTTAGGAGGCACAGAGACGCGCACCGGAGGCGATACCCGCACCGTTGAGGCAGTGGACACGACAGGCCGGGAAATGACCACAGGGCGTGCCACGATGACCGGAGCCGCATGGGACTTCTGAGGGAATAGACCAATTGCAATGGCCAGAAGCAGCAATACCGCCATGCCTTTCAGTACATTGAATTGACGCTCGCGCATCTTGCGCAGTTTCTTCATCTTCTTACGCTGCGGTGTTGCCACTTACGGTCCCCTTATTTAAGAAAGTTACGAATGCCTTCGCCCAAGGCATCCATGTCATCGAACCCAGAGGGCTCGTTAGCGAATTCGCGGGCCTTCTCCAACGCCTTGAAGGAGTCCATCTTGAGGGTCTCCATGTCGTCAAAGCCAGCCAGTTGCAGGACGCAGACTTCGCCCTTGATCCGCATCGTGTGAGTAGCCGAAATCTCTTCACCGCCAGGGTATTTGAGCTTGTTCTTCTCACTGGTGAGGTACAACATCTTCGGGCCCTGCATGATCATCATCGTTTGCATGACATAGTCCTCTGATTAACATCGGATACGCAAGGTTTGTTCAAAAACACAAGCGACACGGCATAAGGAGGGGGCGAACCCCCTCCTGTCAGCGTACAACCACGACGAAGCCTTCAAGAATCGGGAGATCTCCCATGAACTTCTTGACTTCTTCCAGGCAAGCCGGGTGATCATCCCGGAACCCTACCAACTGCTCAGCCACCGCGACCATGGTGTACTCGACACCATCACCGTCACGCAGGCCCACCGTGAAGTAGTTTTCATTGCCCTTGTTTTCGGTTTGGACTTGGTGCAGTTGCAGCTCGTGCTCAATATCCTTGAACACGAAGACCCGATTCTCTTCGGAGTACTTCAACGACAGGTAAGCAGACATCTGATACTCCTAAGCGACGTGGCCGATAGTGCCTACGTTTACATTGGGCTTGCACTTCTGGTACGTGGGCCCGAAGTTCGGGTCAGTATAGAAGGGCGCAGCCTTGTACGAATTTTCCACGCTGGTGACGCAATGGAACGGTCGGGTGAACCGACTGAACTCAAACGACGTCAGTTTAAACCGCTGGTCGACATCGAGGTCCTTGTACGCGAGAGGCGTAAGGACCGACGGCATCAAACGCAGCGCCAACTCGATCGCATCATCGGCCTCCTCCCCGAGGTCGATGGTGTCGAGCCAGTACATCTCCCGGCAAGTGATGTTGTTCACCGCCCGGTGGCGGTTCAATGCTGAAGAGATCTCATGGGCACTGACCAACGAGATGAACATCAAGTCGGTGTGCTCGGCGTAGCCTTCTCCGGCATCCCGGATACCGTCTACGTCACCCATGGCCCTGAACAGGTTATTCCATGCACCGGATACCCGGATGCGGAACGATCGCACACGCTTCTCCTGGAAGAGCGTCTGGATCGGTGTTGGCACTTTCCGCACGTTGTCACCAATCACGAAAAACTCACCGTAGTTGCTATTACGGTTGATCAAGTCCGCGGCCTCCTCGTACGAGGTGACAAATGCAATGCGGTGACCAAGGAGTGTTCTCGGGTTGGCGTTATCTTGAGTCTTCATGGATTTTCCCTAACTACTGGTGAAGTATTCAATGGTGCGGGAAACTATTCGTCTCCCAATGAAACCGGATCGATCGAGCACGATAGGCTGAGGTTGTGCATCAGGCTGATAGCCGTCTTCTCATCCCAAGCACTGGCAGAGACATCCCGTATTTCTAACCGGTCTATCATCTTGTCCAAGCGTGGAGTGAGATCCTCAGGGAGGGTCGGTAGGTATTTCAGCTGGATGGACTTCATGATACGCCACAGCGGCTTCATGTCCTGAAGCGCCACGTAGGACTTCTCCTTCTCCAACTCAAGCGTAAACCGCTCAAGCTTGGTGAAGGTGCCTTTCCAGATTTGATCGATCATTGTGTCCTCATGACCTTCTTCGTGCTACAAGCTGCAAGTCATCTTGTTCGGGTTGAGCCTGCATCTCAGCTTGAACCGCTTCACGCGCGGAATCAGCCAAGTCAGTCTCTGTTCGGTAACGGGACGCAGGCGGGTAAACCACAGGCGGCACCGTAATGATGTTCATGTGCCCATCTTCCGTCAGCACACCGCCACTGTTGGCGGCTATGACAGCTTTGATGGCGTTGTACGGGACGCACATGACGTGGGTGTAGTTGTCGAACTTCACCGCAATCGTGAGATCAAGCTCGCCGAAATCCAAGAGAGTCGTGAACCCCGGCGCAATACAAACGATGAAGTCGTCACCACTGTCCTTCTTGAGGGATGTCAGGACACCATCTTTGAGGATAGTGTTGTCGATAATCAGGCTAGCCTTTACCGACCGCTCGTTGAAGTAGTCAACGGCCGCTCGGATCAGGTGTTTAGCCCATAGCGACAAGGGTGTACGATCCATAGACAAAGTACCTGTGATGTAACCATTCGGATATTGCCATAAGATCATACACCGGACCTACTTACTGCTCATCGACCTCGACGCAGAGCACCAACTCGGGCTCACGCTCAGCAGTCGGACCCACCACGAAGGTGACGTCCTTGTTCTGCGGGTAGTTTTGCAGGAATAGGCGAGCAGCCAACCCGACCAAGTCAACGGTCTCGCTCTCAGGGTCGGTCAGGTTGAGATGATGACCCGGGAGGATGGCGTACAGGTGGCCGTTGACGAAGACATCCTTCTTCTCTGGCAGGAAGTCCAGCGGCAAGGCTGCCATGTGCACCCAGTCTGGGCTGTAGTTGTCGTTGAACACGAACCGCCACATGCCTTGGACGAACGGAGCCATCAGCGCAGGGACTGGCACGAACATGCCGAGGTCGATGTCGGTGAACTCCAGGCCCTTCTTCTCGAGGTTGAGGTACTGCGGGAAGTCCATGTCTTTGCTGTTGGCCATGGTGACGCCACGGACGATCACGTTGGTCTGCACGAGCGACATGTCAAAGGCGCGGTCGAACTGCAACGTGAACTCCAGGCTCACTTGAGGAGTGCCCTTCACGTTAAAGCGCTGGGTGATGAACAACTGCTGAGATTCCACAGCGACGTTAGTGGCTTTCACCTCGGCCTCGTGCAAGCGCCACGCAGCCATCAAAGCGGCATGGTGGTCTTGAGGGGTCGGGGCTTCACAGTCCAGGATTTCCAGCTCGACTTTGAGGTCGATGGCCATGTTGGTCAGGAGGGTGGACAGATCCAGGGTATGCTTACGGTTGAACATGGTTACTCCGGTTATTTGGCGTTGGTGACAATGCGCTTGAGAGACCACTCTCCGTGCATGAAGACGTACTCATGTGACCCGTGCTCGAAGTTCTGCAAGTGCGCATGCACGTTGGCAGTAGCGAAGTCAGACTTCACAGAGAAGCAGTGGGTGTAGTCCGGGGTGTGCCAGGTATGGCGGACAATGCCGTCCTTGAGCACCAGAGGGGGATGGATGAAGTGATTCTCTCCGTCGATGCGGACCAGATCAACGACATACTCCACCTTGACGACGGGCACTTTCCCATGGAGGAGTTTCTGCTTCGGGTCGTACAGCGATCCTACCTCGGCTACCCCTAAGAGATAACGAGGTTCACCACTGGTGAGTTGGGCGATTGCTAGCGCCAAGGAATTAGCCTTCATTGTGGCCTCTTGCTAGTGGGTTAGTCATAAGGGATCGTCAAGGAGTTTTAAAGTCCCCTCTTATTCCGTCTGACTAAACACTTCATCAAAACGCGCAAAGACCTCTTCGTTCAGGCCTCCGTCCTCACCCCAGCGACGACTGCTCATGTCACGCAGGTTGATCAGCTTGCCGTCAGCGATGACAAACACATCCTCGGCCAAGAAGGTCGCTTTGGCTGGCAAGCACATGATGGCTTCGCCAGGTGTTTGGGCTTCGAGGAAGACGAGCCTATCGCGGTCTGGGAAGCTCTCTGGAGCATGCTGGAAGTCAGCCAGTGCAATGGGAGGTTCTTGGGAGATCTTGCCTCCTAGGAGCTTCTGGAGGGCCCTGACGTGACGTTCCGATGGCAAAGCGGCTACGAGACGACCAGTGATGGCAGGCAGAGAAGGAACCTTGGAAGTAGGAACGGCTTTGTTCAACATTTTGGATCTCCGGAATAGAGGGCCAGGAGAATGTGTCTCCTGGCCAGTGGGCTTTTCCCATACAAGATGTACAGCGTGTTTCTTTTTTTACCGCGTGCTTGCCATCAGTCCATCCATGGCGGTGTAGATGATCGCCGTGTAGAAGGCACAGTGGAAGAACTTCAGGGTGACATTGTTGACCCATTCGGTCTTGAGACTGCCGACTGAGATGGCCAAGAAGACCAGCGCCATCGTGATGATGGACTTCAGGTAGTGGACTTCCAGATGCGGGTCCATACACGCCTCCAAGCAAAAGAATAAAGGTCCAGGGAGGGTTGGCTCCCTGGACGATCATTCGATTAGCTCAGAATGTGATCCAGACCAACCCACACATAAATGGTCACTGCCGGATACAAGAGTCCGCAGTCCATCAGGTGGGCGAGGTAGGATTTACGTTTCTCCAACTGCGCAGCCTCTCCGTTAACCAGCAACGAGAGTTGGACACGCGGGTAGAGGAACGAATGAATCACTTCGGCGATGAGCAGGGTGATTCCGATTGCTGCCAGTGCAATGGCCGCTTGGGCGGTCATGATGTTGCTTACTCCTAGATGGTGAGGTTATCGGCCGGAGCCTTGTATTTGACAGCGGCCTTGGACAGGGCGTTGACTTCGATATCGTCATGGAGGACTTGGTGCCGAGTGATACGCCCCAGGACCGTCCCGAGTTGCCCCACCAGCTCATCCACCGTGTGGTGATCGTCGCCTTTGACTTCCATCGCCCATATGAATTCACCTTCGATGACTGCCGGGAACAGGAAGCGACTCATGTCCACGTTCAGGTCAATGGCAGGGGCATCCAGGGTACGGACGATCTTGCCCACGATGGTGCGGCAGAACGACAGGTACGGCGCGGTCTTGTCCGTGGAGACGAAGTCTTCAGGCGTGATCTGGAAGCTCACGTACAGCGTCGGCGCACCCAGGCTGTTGAACGCGTAGTAGATGATCTCGCCTTCCACCACTGTGTACGGCAGGATGTGCACGGCCACAGGACGATGATCCTCAGGGCATTCTTCCTGGATGTCCAGGTGCTCCATGATGCGGTCGTCTAGCTTGTACGAACCGTCCTTATGCGTCTTGAACTGCAAGTTGTTCAAGAGCTTGGTGACACGCTCTGCCGAACTGATGAAGAGTTTTTGACCCATGGTGATGTCCTATTTGACAACGCTGAGGTTAGGCTTGGATTGCTCACGGAAATCGGAGAAGGACCAGTTCCCGGTATTGCGTGCTTGCTCGTGGAACTTGGACATCTCGGCCATAGTGGCATCACCGTAGGTAATGACCACCCGCAGGAAGATACGGTCGCCATGCTTCTCCACGACAGACCAACCGTCCTTGAGCAGGTACTCGCGCAGCTGCTCGAACAACCCACGGCCTCGGACACCTTCTTTGAACGTTTCACGCAGAAGATGCCGGGACTGAGTCTTGGTTAACAGGATAGAGCATTCCGAGATGGAACGCTCACGCCAGTCTGCGTACTTCGGGAGTTTCAATTGCATGGCAGTTCCTTATACACCGTGGGTCAGGTTGAACAGTGAGCGGATCTCAGCCTTGCCGTTACCGGCCTTGATCTGAGCGCCCATCTCTTCGTGCAGCACGCGCATGTCATGGACAGCCTGCGGCTTGACGTAGTAGTTGGTGCCAGGATATTTGACCATGCCTTCCGTGTCCCCACAGGCCATCTCGATGATACGTGGCTCGCCGGAGAATCCGAATTTGGGGAACAGAACAACCTTGCCGTAGAAGTACCCTTTGTCGTGCTCCTTCATCCAGTTGTTGGCGCAGTCGTGGGCGATGATCATCTCCTGCTCTTCATCCCAGCGCTTACCGTCTTTCAGCCAGTTGGTTTCGATACGGGTGGTCAGCATGACCGGCCAGACGTCAACACCGTTTGCACCGGTAAAGATCATGCCGTGACAACCGTCTTCGATGAACTGTTCCACCAAGATCGCGCAGTCACGGATCTTGCTGATGCAGGACTTCATGTACTTGACCGGGTCGTCAGCACGGTAGATGTCTCGGCACAGGCGCTTCTGGATTTCCAGCGTGCACTCGTTGTACATCCGGGCTGCAAACTTCTTGACCTTCTTGGCGTTAGGGTTCTTGATCGCTTCGAACTGATCGAGGATCGCCGACTCCTGAGCCAGTGTGTCGTATTCAGTGTTTTCGGTTTTGGTAGTTTCGTCCACGGGTGAAAATCCTTGTGTCTATGCGAGGTGAATGGAGGGGATGGACCCCTCCAGTTATGTTTGTTACTCGTCGGAAGCGGCGTTAGAGTGCTTCTCGACCACAGCACGACCTTCTTCGAGGACGTCCTGAGTACTACTGCGTGCTTGCGCCACGCCCTTCAGATGCACTTCTTTCACGGCAGTAGCATCGAACGGAACAGCGTCCTTCTCGAAGCCCGTCTGGCTCAACATACGGTTGAGCTTTTGACGGTTGGTTTCTTGCGGAAGGATATCCTCAGGACGCAGCGGCATGATGGTCGGGATCTCGCACTCGATGCGGATCGGACGCGGGTTGTGGAAGAAGTGAATCGCTGGACATTCCAGTTCTTCACCGGCTGCCAAGCGAGCACGGATATCTGCCACTGTCTTCTCGTAGCCTTCTGGCAGGTCTGGGCAGTGACCACTCGGCTCCAACGGCAGAGCGAACCAGGCCAGGTAGAACTGCTGCTCTTCGGTAACCCGGCTCATCCACCCCTTCGGCTCGAAGTTGCGGAAGTCATCCAAGGTCGGAGCCCGTTTCCTTCTGTCCAGTACCACCGGTGGGACGAAGAGGTACTCATCCTTCATCTTCAGCCCCGACAGGTTGACCAGCGGTTTCTCAAGGATGCCGAAGTGGCGCAACCAGGCGTCTTGCACGCTGTTCATCAGGTCACGCTCGTTGATCCCGTCCATGGCAAACATGGCGAAGTTCAGGATGAAGTAGTCACCCATTTCACTTGGCTTGTGTTTGCGCAGGGTCTCGACCACAGTGTCCACACGGTCAGGCACCAGGTACGGAGCCAGCGTGGAGAAGTACTGCGTGGTGAACATCGTGCCGCCGGAGTTGGCCCCGAAGACAGAACCGGTACTGAAGATCGCCCACTGCTCGTAAATTGCCTCGATCTCGTAGCCTTTCGACAGGACGTTGATCAGATCGAACAGTTCAGGACTGGTGATGTCACAGGTGGGTTCGCAGGTGGCAGCGTTGGCTGGGTCCCAGAGGTGCGAATGCGGAGCCACGTTGTACTCCATGGCCAAGCGACACAGACCACCGAGCAAGTACTTGAAATCAATGCTCCAGCGGTCCTCTGGGTGGTCAAACATGATGTCCGGGGCCACCGATCGAACGGCGTCTTCCAGGGTCAGCGTATCGCCCTCACTCATGCCGAGGTCGTACACATGGCGTTCGGAATCGACAGTCTCTAGACCCAGAGCAAAGACCAGATTCTTCAGGGCAGACTGGTCGGTGACATTGTTGAAGAAGAGACGCAGATGGCTGTTCTTGGAAGTGTGCATGGTGTTCCCCTTAGTTGATGGCGAGGCTGACATGGTGACCGGCAGTTTCACGGGCATGTGCCCAGTCATCGCTGATGTGGAAGAGCACGAGGCGGTCATCACTCATGCCAATGAACTGGTGATCGGCGTCAACGAACCGCTTGACCTGGAAGTTGGTACCCATGAGAGTGGTGAACTCTTCCAACTCCATCAGGTTCTTCGTGTCGAACCGGATAGCGTCGAAGTCGTTCGCCACTTCTTCCAAGGTGCTGGCACAATACCGTGGATCAGGACGATCGCCGTGGAACACACCGTGCCAGCCTTCCATCCGGTGTTGTTCCTTGCTGATGGCGATCTCCAGATAACCGCCATCTGGGTTAGCGATGTTCAGGAGCATGACCCCAAAGGTCTCTTCCGTCTTCAATCGCTCGATGGCATCGTTGAGGAGGACGTGGTATTGATCTTGACCAACCATGCTGCCTCCTAGAACCCGTGCTTGAGGTAAGCGTCGACCACGTCACGGGCTTCAGCGACCTGGAACGAATGCTGACCTACGTGTTTGATCAGTTCAGCGATGGCTTTTACCCGTTGACCGGATTTAGCCAGACCACGCCAATCCACTGGGATGGGCCTGATGGACTCGATCTCACGCACGTACAGGACGTTCGCCAGACTGTCCAGCTTGCCTTGCATGCGGCGAACCAGAGCCACGGTAATGGCCCCAGATTCGGCCAAGGTAGCCCCACGGTTGTCGCGGTATTGATCCACGAAGCTGAAGTCCGCCGACGCGTAGGCGTGTTCTACCAGACCTTCGATGGTGTTGATGCTGGTTTCGATAGCAGTGACCGCTTCGGCCAACTGTTCGGCATTGGTGCGAGACATTTCTATCTCTCCTAGGTGAGTGTATACAGGTGGATAATGTATCTTCAGGACTCGTTTGAATCATCGAACAATTGTTGAGACAATTGGTGAGCACGTTCGTAAGACTCATCGTTCACGTACGACAGGTCGCCGTAGCCACTGACGCTGTAACCAATCAGCTGGGCCACTTGACGGTGTTCTGCCTTCGTGTAACGACGAGTAGCAATCTCGTTCAGACCGAAACCACGAGGCTGGGCAAAGTCCAGCAGGTCACGGACGATACGATTCTCGAGGAACCGGTGAATGCCATGTGGGTCAACGCCCACGGGTTGCATGGGCTCTTCTTCGCCTGCAAGGACGGTGGTGAAGTTAAGGGACATAATGCCTCCGGGCATAAAGTGGTGGCCGAAGCCACCACCGTAAGGTCAGGCCGAAGCCGGACGTTTGCGCATGTGTGCGTCGATCTGCATCAGGTACGGGATCAATTGAGCCTGCACCTGTTCGAACGCTACTTCTGCATTGACGAGCACGTAACGATCCGGCTCGGCTTCTGCACACTGACGGTAGACAGCACGAGTTGCATGGTGGAACGCCGGCGGTTTACGGTCGTAGTAGTTGTCCGCTTCACCGTCTTCTCGAGCACGTTCTACCATGCGCAGACGGAAGACTTCGGGGTCACCGTCCAACACGATGGTCAGGTCTGGCTGGAAGCCATCGAAGCACACATCGTGCATGGCCTTGAGCTTGGCCAGATCCATGCCCTCTTCGCTCTGGTACGCAAAGGTACTGTCGCAGAAGCGGTCGGTGATGATCAAGTCGCCTTGTTCCAACCGTGGCCAGATCATGTTCTCGAGGTGCAATGCACGCGCGGTCATGAACATCATGGTCTTGGCCAACGGATTCACCGTCTCTTCAAGACCTGGGCGACGATCCATGAGAATGCGCTCACGCACGATCTCGGCTTCCGGGGTACCGCCCGGCTCACGAGTGAGTACCGGGTTGAGACCGTGGTCAGCAAACCATTTCGACAACCAGGTGCGCAGGGTAGATTTCCCCGCACCATCTGGTCCTTCAATTCCCAGGAGAAACCCTTTATATCCAGACTGCATTGACTCGCTCCGTTTGGTTTATGCGGCATGAGGCAGTTCGAGGGCAGGAACCCCGATGCCTTCTTTAATGAGCTGTTTGGTGATCCATTCGATGCACTTGTTGCGCTGATCGACGTCCCACAAGTTGATGTACGGGATACCGTGCATGATGGACAACTGAACAGCAGTGTTCGTACCACCCTTCCAAGCCTTCGCAGGCTTCTTCTTGGTGGTAGGGACAGCCCAGAAGATGGTGATCCACCGAGGCTTGTCCAGGTCCTCAGACAGGACCTGAAAGGCGTTGCGGGTATGCAGGGCTATCCCGGATGGGAACAGGCCTTCAAACGAACCTCTCGCCCGATGAGCCAACATCTTGGCTTCTTCGAACGTACCGTACCACTCGGCTTCATGATGCCCTTTGCAGTGGTCCTGCTTGAGGTTGCGCATGTTCTTGAGCTTGGTGAAGTAGATCTGAGCGGGTGGCATGGTGACTGCCTTCCCACGCTCGTAGCCTTCAAGGAATACGGAGTCTGAGCCCGGCGCATCACCGGTACACAGGACTCCGCCCAAGAGGGCCATACACTGACCTACCCAACGTAACAGGGGTTCGTACTCAGGCGGAAGGTCGTGACGACTGCCTACACCACACCAGGTGAAGCGCCACTTCCAACCTATCGCCCGCCAGAAGTCCAATCCAGCATCCCTGCGGAGACCGCATTGATTTCACGGGTGGTGATGATGCCCGGGTACTGCTTGACGGTGTTCAGGTGCACGGACTCGAACGGGATGCCGATGCAGTTACGCGACAGGATCTGCCCAAGGTCGGTGTTGAGGAAGTTCGGGCTGTTGTGCAGGTAGTCCCGATCCATGTAGTCGAGGGTCACCGGTGGGACCAGTTGACCTCGGTACTCTTGACCGCTGGCATGACGCAGGGCCAGTTTGAGGTGACCAGCCAACACAGGCGTGTTCAGGTTCGCACGCTCTGCTTCTTCCAGGACCATGTCAGCCGCCATGCGGTGCCACTTGTCCAACCACCAGATGAAAATCTCTTCCATGCTTGCCTCACTGATTATTGATTTCGTAGAACCCACCGCGGCAATGACTCAGCCGGTAAGTGGTGTTCTTGTTCTTCACGTAGTAGTTAACCCCACGACGAAGCTTGCCAGCGTGATACGCCTTTTCCAGCTCGTCGCGGTCTTCAAACTCCTCGCGTTCGGGTTTGTTTTCTGCCATGTTGGCATGCTCCTCAATTACACACCATTCAGTGTGTTTGTTTGTTTTTACTGGCAACCTCCGCCAGTTTGTTGGTGACCAGGTGTCCGGCAATAGCTAGCATTGCACGGGCTTGATCAATAGCGCTAGCCCCAGTCTGGTAGAGGTCGACACCTGCTTTCTCCGCCTCTTTGACCAAGTCAAAGTTTCCGAGGGCACGGTAACGATCCTTTTCACCGGGTCTCTTATCGCACGAGAGGCTGAAGACCTGACCGGATTTGATCGGGACGGCAGAACCACGCACAGCGACATATGTTTGCGACATAACTACCTCAAGAAGGGAGAAAGGGCATAGAGGAGGGCCGAAGCCCTCCCCGGAGCGAACGTCAGGCCTGCTTGTAGAACTTCATGAACTTGGCCAGCGACATGCTCTGCGTGTGCTTGTCTTCGACCTTGTCCTTGAAGATCGCATTGTCCTTGCGGATCTCGACCAGGTAGATCGAATGGGTCGCGCCATTACGCTTGGTGGAGTACCAGGCGTTGACCGGGCCTTCGAACTTCAGGGGTTCGGGCTGGACATGGACCTTCTTCGGCACGACAGCTGCAATCTCGCGCAGAGCGCTCAGGCTGTTGCCGCTGGACTCGTAACGAGGCTTGCGCTCATCACGGTTGTAGCGGTCATTGCCAGGACGTGCGCCTTGTGGGCGCGGCTTCCAGTTGGGGTTGGACGGACGAGTGGAACGCTCGTTACCAGTACGCTGATTCATTCAATACACCTCGAAAGGGATTCTTTAGGAAGGGGTTCAATAGAGGGAAGGTGACGCTTGAAACTACTGCAACCAAAGTCAGGGTTGGATGTCATCTCGACTCGTTCCACCATGACACTGATTTCTTCTACGTGCATCGTGATGTCGGCTTGAAGGGCCAGACGGATTCGTTCGATGTCCTCATCACTGATGAGGGTGTGGGGTTGATCAGGTAACACAGACAGGCGCAGGTGCCCTAGGTACTCTCCTTGCATGTCCACGATACTGGCGTGGGCGGTGAAAGGGGAATCCACCTCCATCATCAGCATCAGTGAATGACCTTGGTGATTGAAGACGTTGAACGAGCCGGTCTTGTAGCGATTGATCAGCTTGTCCTCCCAGAACGATTCAGGGTTGATCCTGAATTTGTATTCGTTCATTAGCCGTGCCGCAGGCCTGAAGCGATTGCCAACATGCACAGTCACCTCTCGCCCGACGTGGAGCATGCCTTGCTTCGCCAGATGTTCAATCAAAGCGGGTAAGGCATTCTCCGTGTAGATGTCTCGGCCAGACCGATTAGTCGCCTCACAGAACAACGCCATCTCTCGACTCAGATCGAGGTCTTGGATGGCGACGACTGTGAGGTGCTTTTCGTGTTCTGACTCTGACCCGTCGAACGTGAAGGTAATGATTTCTCCTGCCCGAACTGTGACCCTCCCCAGCGTATGATTTTGCTGCATAGCTGTGGACCTCAGTGGATGAGATTACCACCACGATAATGTAGGGTTACGATTGAGTGGATTGTTCTTCCTGTTCGTCCAAGAATTGCTTGTACGCAGGCGAAGTCCGGTCAACCATTAACACCACTTCCGTGGTTACCTGGTGTGTCTTCTGGTGCAGCCCTGTACCGGCTACCGCAGAGAACGCGTGTGCGTGAACCACAACACCATTCATGAAGCAGACTTCACCGTTGGCCAGGAACCCGATCTCACTTTGCAGCCCTGGGATGATGAGGTCCGGATTGGAGTTCTCCCAGTGCATGGTGAGGTACGCCCCATTACGCGCAGCGATCTTGCTGGCTTCATGGAACGCATTCGAGGTCGCCATGTCTTCGCTGACGCGGGACATGGGATTGGCTTTTCGATTAACTGCCTCGTATTCATTGGCGTTGTTTGTTCTTTTTGCCACGGCTTTGTTTCCAGAAACCGAGACAAACCCATCCATGACCATCGAGGCATTGGCGTACCGCGTACCATTGCCTTCGTTGAGCAGGAGGGCTTCAGAAGGGTCTTGACGTGTGACCCCGCCGGTGATGAACACTGTCAGGTGCTTGTCTGACAGCCGCCACGTCCGCTCCACGCCCTTGAACTTGTTGCCCGGGGCGATGATGAACAAGGCCGTGTACTCAGCCTCGTCAAAGCGGTTGTAGTTGTACAGTGGCCAGACGTGCCAGAACCCTTTCTGCAAGTAGCACCCGATGTCTGCCGTGTAAATACCGCCGAACTGCCGTTGCAGCTTGGTGGCGACAGAGACCAATGGCGTACCGTGCGGAATGATGGTGTTGGCCCGCAAGGTCTTGTTGTTCGGTGGGACACTGTTGATCCCTTGGATGAGTTCATCCACAGGCAGGTCCATGTTCTTGATCGAGTTATCCAACAACGCAATCAAAATGTGGAACGGGTTGGAATCCCGGAAGACTCCACCCACCATCTCCGAACGACTGCGCGAGAAGGCTTCCTCTTGCAGCTGCACCTGAATGATCTTGAGTCCTGAGATGTCCGCCGCGAATTCGGTGGATGTCTCGGGGCTGTCTGCGATCATCCCGGCTTCACCTTGGACCGGCATGGTCGCGATGAAGGTCTGTACGACAATCTCTGCCGTGGCATCGTTCCCGTTGTTCAGCACCTGCGTGCGGGTCACGGTCATCTTGAGGTTTTCCTTGAACGGCAAGATGCGGTTCAAGTACTGGCCCCAAGGGACGACGACCTTCAGCAGAATCTCATCGGCTGCCGCATTGCGGTAGTCCCGAATGAAGTCAGCGCTCACCACCTGCATCACGTCCAGCTCTGTCTGTTCGGTGACAAAGGTGGCATCGTAGCGGTAGTAAGTTTCCTGCCCTTCCTGCTTGATCAGATCGTAATCGGCAGAAAGGGTCGTCTGTTCAAACTCCATGACCGGCCCTCAGGGTTACTTCTTCGGTTGATTACGTTCGGCCAAGAGCTTCTCGATCCGACCCATGACCGGTGCCGTGTCTTGCACGGTGATGCCGACACCCGTTGGGTTGAACAGCTCTTCAGCCCCATCGGTGCCACCGAACAGTGCCGAGATCCGCTTGAGCATCGGCACGTCAGCGACCTTAGGCTTGAAGCCCTGCACTTGTGCTTTGATGGTCTTGCAATAATCGGACATCAGGTACAACGACTGAAGCGGCGCGTTCTTGACGTTCGGGTCGTGGTTGACATGGCGTTGCCAGAAGCCCAGGTGAGCCACGAGGACTTCGTAGATGGTCACGATGTCTTCACGGTTCTGCATCAGTACGTCGGCACCCTTCTCGTACAGACGCAGGATGTCATCGATGGTGCCGCCGATGTTGACGTATTCGGCCAAGGCATTGGCGTTGCCTTGCTTGGACCCGGTGTCCAGGTGACCCACCTTCTCGTTGTACTCTTTCGAGTAACGGTAGTAGCCGGGAATGGCGTACAGGTAGGTCGCGTTGAAGATGTGGCTACGGACCGAGTCAATGCTGGTCAAGTCGAGCCCCGGGAACATGGTCTTGTTGCTCACTTGAATCTCCTTTTGTACACACGCAGCAGCGTGAACAGAATCGGGAAGTAATAGAACCGCTCGACGTTGTCCCACTTGACGGCGTTGGTGCAGAGGTAATCCAGCGTCCTGATGTCGAGAGGCTCACCCTTGAGGGCGTTCATCGTCAGGGCTTCCAGTTTACTCAACTTCACATCCGGCTTGTGCAGGTAGAAGTCTTTGCTCAACACGTAGTAGTCGTCGAAGGTCACACGCTTGATCTGAGGCGTGCGCTCAGGCGAGTTGACCTCGTAGATTTCCAACGTCGGGTCCATGTTCAGCGAATCCTTGAGCAAGCGATTCAGTTCACGGAACCGTGCAGCGCCCCGAACCAGCTTTTGCAGTGCTGGGTCCGAATCCCACCCACAATACCCAGCGTCCACGTCGGTACGGGACATGGCTGGATAGATCACCGCTTCCACGCCCGAGTAGTAGATACTGTTCAGGGTAGGACGACCGTTCCAGAACTGTCCGACCTCGACGATCCCTGCCTCGTGCACGCTCATGGCGAGCATGGCATGGTCCATCTGCTCCAGGCAGTTCCAGAAGGTGAACTCGTACATGACCTGCTGGCCTTGGACGTTGAACTCTTTCATGTGACGCAGGGCAGGGTGGTCCTCGGTGGTGAGGATGGTCTTCAGGTAGCGGACAATGAACGGGTCGTAGGTGGGGGTCGGTTTCCCGTCAACCCACTGGTTGGGTACCAATAGACATTGGCGCTCCCGGGAGAAAAAGTCATGGAAGTAAAGCTGGATCAACCGGCTGTAGTGTTCCTTCAGGCGGTTGGCAATCCCGGTCTCTTCTTCGGTGAGCATCGGCGAGTTGCCGGTATCTAGGAACTCCTTGTGGAAGACCTTGGTGGACACGGCACTGTAGTTGTACAGCTTATCGGCCAACTCTTGGTCGACCACCGAGATGAGGCTGTACTCGATCTCGTGGATGGTCGAGGTGTAGTGCGACAGGCGGTTCGAGGAGGTGACCCCGAACATCCCTTCACGACCATCGCCGATGTCAGCCAGGAAGATGTCGCCTTCCTTCGGAATCAGGACACCGTAGACGTTCGCAGCCCCTTTGAGGGTCATGTCCTTGGTGTCGCCCACTTGCGATGCTTGCAGTGGTTGGGTGACCTTCAGCTCGAACCCTTTATAGAGGTCGTACTGTTGGAAGATCGGGTGCGTGTCGCGCTCTTGCAAGCGGTTATCGTCATCCCGACCACGGACCAACCAGAAGTAGTCAGCGAACCAGGCTTGACCCGCGATGTAACTGGTCAGTTGGTCGAAGCGTACCTGACTGGTGTCGACCGTGGCGCCCTGATACTTCTTCGACTGCACCTGCACCGGCTCATTGACCGGCTTGGGCACCGTGGTGTCAATGTTAGGAATCGTTGGAACTGGCATTTTCGACCACCCTGTTAGTGTTCTGGGAGATAACGGTGAGGATCATCACGTATGGTGTCTCCATCCGGTATCCAAAGTTGTCGTTGTTGTCGTACCAGCTGTCGCTCGGCCAACGGCTGTTGTTGTTATCGCCGCGTGGACTCTCGTTGGAGGTCTCCGAACCGATGCGCTGGTCCTGGAGGTAACCAAAGAAGCGTTTGATGTACGAGATGCTGAGTTTCCCGTCGTCGGTCATCTCATTGGTCTGTGCATCTTCCACGTCTAGGCGGTTCACCACGGTCTGGAACAAGCGCAAGGTGTTGTAACCTTCCTCGTGCATGCCCATCAGCGCAGCTTCGGTGTACTTGGCCAGTTCAGTGCAGAAGCCCATGCGCATGTGGTAGTTCTGACGCAGGTCCGCAGGCGTCTTACAACGCACCTGGAAGGCCTTCTCGGTCACCTCAATGGTAAGGTCTCCGTCGTCAATGAACTCGTCGCCACGGAACATACTGAAGTGAATAGGACTACGGCCCAAGGTCACCATCTTGTCACCTTGCCGCTGCATCCACTGAATGAACTCCGGCAGGAAACCGACGTCGAGGATGTCCTTCTCACTCATAACCAGCGTCAGGTCCTTCGGTTCGACCACCGTCATCCAGTTGATGAAGGAGGTGGTGTACGGCATGACCGATTTCGGAATCCATTCGTCGAAGTCAGGGATCGCAATGCCCCCAATCGGCTTCTTCGGAATGCGAGCCAGGTAGTCGAAGTGGTCCAGTGCAAACCGGTAGTCGCTTTTATACGACGGCAGCTGCATCGGGTCTTCCACTTTGGGCTTGACCACGATGAAGTCGGGTTTGATGAGCTGGTTGTGCACCACCTGCGGGTACAGGACGTTCAACTCAACCGGTTTTAGGTAGCTGAACTTGTAGTTGAACTGGGCGATGTAGCTGGGACCGTCCTCGTTCTTCTCTTCGTCCACCGGCAGGTCGAAATCGAACCAGCCCTGAATGCCGATCTGGTGTTCACCGATGACCAACAGGCTGACTTTGTCGTTACCTGCTTGGTTGGTCAGCACTTTGGCTCGCTTGGTGTAGTACCGACGCAGGTATTCACCCAGATCCTCACCGTAACCCGCCACGCCTTCACGCAGTTCGTGCATGTGCATGAGCAGGATCGAGCAGAAGTCCGGCACCGGGAAGAAATACTCGGCTTCGTGCAGGTGAGACTGACGGTTATCAGCCATGCGGACCTTGATGTCGTCTTTCCACACGTTGGCTTCGGTCTTGGACTTGGCCCGGTAGGTGAAGTTCAGCTCCATCTCGGTGTTGCTGTAGATGGGCTTGATATGGATGCCGATTTCAGGGTCGGCAAAAATAGGTTGGGCATACGGGTGACGGACTTCGGAGTTGATCACCTCGGAATCCACGTAGGTTTCACGCAAGGTGACGATCACACGTCCGTCATGTTGCCAGCGGTTGATCAATTCGGTGTCGCCCAGTTCAGTACCGGGCTGCGCCGCAACGTTCGTCTCGCCACGAATCTCTACGCGAGTCTCGGGGATGCGACTGATGCGGATAACATTGTCAATCACCGACTTGGCCACACGGCGTGTGACAGAATCGTAGGTGTTTGGCAACGGGATCAGAAGGTTAGGCATGGGGTGCTCCCCGGGTGGATGATCTTTGTCATAAAATCAGGCGATTCGGCATAAGGAGGGACCGAAGTCCCTCCCCAGTGCTTAGCGGTTGACCGCAGCGTACTGCTTCATCTGCTCTTCGACCACGTACAGCAGGCCGTCAGCCACACGGTACGCCGGAGTACGGAGCATCAGGGTGTGGTTGTAGGCCTTTTCCAGGAACATGAACATCGCCGTCACGCCCACGTCCATGGCACGCCACAGTTCGTTGTTCATGTGCGGGAAGTTCATGTTGGTGACCATCTGCATCAGACGACCGTAAACCTGGTTGGCTTGCTGCCACGCGCTGCACAGCTCGTCGTAGTAGCCGCTGTCGGTCATGGCTGGGGTGTCCAGCACTTGACCTGCGACTTCCAGCAGGTCTTGCAGCTGCGGGATGTCGAGGACGGTCGATGGGATCGAACCCACCTGACGGAACTTGACCATGGCCTGGTTCATGTCGACGATCCGCACCAGCTCCATGATCCACTCGGCATCACGGTAGTTGCCACGGTAAGTCTTGGCCGGGTCAAGGAAGGTCATGCCACCTGCGATCTCACGATCACGCAGCTTGTTGCTGTTCAGGTAGTCGTCGATCGGCATCGGCTTGGTCACGGCCTTGAAGATGTTGCGCATCTTCTCTTCCGCTGCGATCTCGTCACGCGCTACCAGGATGTCAGCAATGGCATCGCCGATGGCGTCGGAACGGGTGATCGAGTCCTGGTAGATGTTCTTGGTCCCGAAGTCCATGATGGACGTGGCTTCAGCAACTGCACCCGCCAGCCCGTCTTTGGTGAACGGCACCGGTGCACCATTGGCGTACAGGGCGAACACGTAGCGCGGGTTGTAGCGCATTTGCTTGGCCGGGATGCCGTAGTCACCCGGCATGGACTGGATACGCTTCTGCACAGCTTCAGCGCGGTCCAGCAGGGTCTGGTGAGTGACCATGGCGCGGCGCTGGTTGATCGCCATGTTCTGGAACTTCTCGGTGATCCACTTCTTCATGGCACCCAGGGCTTTCTTCACCCAGTCGACCAGACCTTCCATCGACGCAGTGGTGATCACGCCGTCTTCAGCCATCAGGACTGGAGGCAGTTCTTCACCGTAGGTCTCGGAGATGTTGGTCATGGCAGTGTTGGCCATGCTCAGGGCCGAGGCATCGACGCTTTCCAGCGAGGCGATGGTGGAGAGCATTTCCATAGATTCCATGGCGACGCCGACCACTGCACGGACTTCCTGAATCTGCGCACGCATTTCAGCGTGATCGACTTGGTTGTCCTCGATGAACGCACGGCAGGTCTCGGACATGTAGTCCGGGTCCTTGTAACGCTCATCCTTCATGTGCTCGACCACGTCCTGAGCAATCTGCTCACTGGTGATCACGTTCAGGCCTTCGACCGGACCGGTCTCTTCAGCAGCAGTGCCAGTCTGGGCGCCGAGGTTCTTCAGGGAATCGCCGGAGAGCGACTCGGCCAGAATGGATTCGAGGCTGGGTTTCATGTCAGTTCCTTATTGGGCGGAAAGAGACTTGCGACCGTAGGTCAGCAGGTTACGGGAAACGGTAAGCAGGTTGGTGGTCATCTGATCCACCGGGCCGATGGCCCAGCCAGCGTAATTGCGCACGAAACGCAGCACGCTTTCATCAGCCCCACCGCCGTCAGACGAAGACGCCATGTTCTGGTAACGCTCACCAGCCCGCAGGACGTTCTTGATCTGGGATTCGATCTTGCTGAACCCAATGGTGCGTTCCTGAGCATCAATGATGTCCAGGATCTCGAGCACACGCTTGGCGATGGTCTCGACTTGCAGGCCACTGGCTGCCTTGACGGTACCGTTGGTGATGTTGCTGGCATTGACGTTGGTCAGTGCAAACTTCACCCCGGTGGTACGCACGGCCTGTGCAAAGTTCAGCGGGTTGCTGGTAGCCAGCTCTTTCTGTTCAGGTTCCAGCGTGAGGAAGAACAGGGACCATCCACCGATGATCGGCGGAGCAGTCAGGGTCAGGCGACGACCGAAGCGCGGGTCACGGTACACCATGGCACCGAGCTTCTGTGCGATCTGGTCCACTGGCATCTGCGTGAACAGGTTGGCCACCTCGGTCAACTTGGTCATGCCAGTGGTGCCTTCAGTCAGCGCACGTTCGAACTGTTTACCAATGTCCAGCATGGACGGACCATACGCGTCAGTGAACACCTTGTACTGGTTGATCGCTGCACTGATGGACCGGATGACGCTATCAGGGTCTTGGATGACCGCGTTGCCCACGACGAGCGACTTGATCTCCAAGCCGAGTTCGATCTGGGGTTTACGCACGGTGCCGTAGCGCTGCACAGCAGCGTGTTTGGCGATGTGTTCGGCAGAGAGGCGCAGACGTCCACGGTACGTGGAAATGCTGTTCCAGAAGCCTTTCAGAACCTTCAGGACCACAAGGATGGCGGACACCAGACGCTTCCACAATTCCCGCAGCTTATCCTTGAGCGACTCGGTCGATACCGTGCCGTTCTCATGGCCTTCAAGCTCAGGAATGATGTCTGCAACTGTGATGCCGTTGTTGCCGATCAGGTTCTCGAAACTGACCCGCACCGAAGCCATGTGACCGGGACCGACCACTGCGTGAGTGTTTAGGTGCTGAATCAGGGCTTCCAGCGAATCGGTGGCATTGAGCAGTGATTCCAGTTGGACTTTGGCAGACGACAGCTGACGCTCCGAATCCAAGACTTCTAGGAACCCCTCGCTCTCGTTGACCGCCATTGCTGGCGCGACTTCATCAGACATGACAAATACTCGTAATGGGAGGAGGACAATTCACCATAGAATTCGTTCAAACGGAATAAAAGATCCGCCCAGCCGAAGCCAGGCGGATCTCTCGTTCACGCAGGACTAGCCTTAGGCTTGAGCGCCTTCGGCAGCCGCGGCAGCAGCCTTGGCTTCTTTACCAGCGGCTTTGTTGCCCTGGCTCAGAATCTGCGAACCGAAGCTCACAGCGGTCTTGGCAGCGGTACCCATGAAGCTCAGGTACTGGTGCGAGCAACCGGTGGTCAGACGGGCAGCCTTGTTCAGCTTGGCCAGAACGGCCTTGGCGGAACCGACTTCGCCTTTGTCCAGGGTATCGCCTTTGGCAACCAGGCTGTTACCAGCCTTGACTGCGTCGTTGATGCCCTTTTCAGCCATGCCAGCAACGGCCTTGGAGGCGATGATCAGCTGACCCATCTTGACGACTTCGTCAGCCAGCTTGCTGATCTGATCGACGGTCAGGTCGGTCATCGGCACTTGCTTCGGAACAGCAGCACTGTCCTTGTCCAGCTTCAGGCTGGAACCGGCCAGTACGTCCAGGCCTTCGCCTTCGCCAACGGTCAGGTTGAAGAAGTAGCCGCCAGGCAGCTGACCTTTCATGTCTTCGGTCAGGCAGGCTTCCGGATTGACCGAAGCAGCAACCTGCTTCAGGCGGTCAGGATGCACTTCGCCTTTCTGGATGGCTTGGTACAGCGGGTTCAGAGCACCCAGGATCTTGCTGGTGTACTGCTTGACGCCGACGTCGTAGCCCTTGTTGATGGCAGCCAGGGCAGCAGCCGGATCGGCCTTGCCATTGACGACCATGGTGTTCAGCTGGGCTTGAGTCCAGGTGCTGACGTTGAAGTTGGTCTTCTTCGACTGCTTGGCTTCAGCGGCCTTTTTCTTCAGGCTCTGACCAGCGGCAACAACGGCCGGACCCGATTTGCCCATGGTGGCGAAGAAGTTCTTCACCGCGTTCCAGGCGCCGGTCACGGCGTTCTTGATGGCTTCCCAGATCTTGGTCAGCAGCTGCTTGGCGCCGTCGAGGGCTTCCATCGAGGCTTGCAGCTTGTCACCGGTGCCGCCGAAAGATTCGGTGGAGACGGTGTACTCGGAAGCGTCGAGCGGCAGGCGGCGGGTGGCGTTGGCCAGGGCGCGGCTGTGGATGTCAGCAGCTTGCGGGCTCAGGCCGCCGTCGGCGATGGCGCTTTCCAGCGAGGTGATCAGGCTTTCCAGGCTGTCGGCAGCGTCCGACAGTTCTTCTACGGCGTCATCGTGTTGGTCAACGACGGCGCTGTCCTGGCGAGCTTCTTCGAGCACTTCGTCAACTTGGACGATGGTCTCGGAAGTGACCGGGTTGATCTCCTGGGTGGCGTTCGGGTCGATCGCCTCCATGGACACATTCAGAGCGCTGTGCAGAATCGAGTTACGCATGAGTATAAAACTCCGTTGTTTGCAAACAGAAGGGATGAGACGCAGACGGAGCCTAGGACAGTTCCGCATCTCTGCACACCATAGGTGCTTTTTAACAACAGCGCGGTATGGCCCGCGCTATCGTGATCTTGCTGGCTCAGCTTGGAGGACGAGCCTCGGTCTGATGGAACCAGCCCGGGGGCAGACTGCCGGCAATCAGGTTCAACGACATGACCAAATCGGTCAGGCCATCTTCCTGCGCCAGCCAGCGCTGAATGATCTTGCCAGCGTCCACACCGAAGTACCAACCGAAGTTGTTTTCGCGGACGATCCGGGAACCGTCAACGGACACGAGGTCGGTCGGGTGGAAGAGCAGCAGGTCGCGGTAGTTCTCCAGTTCGATCTTGCGAGGCTGACCTTGGATGTAGGCCAGCGTCGACACCGCGAAGTTGAAGACCCAGTGCGAGCACGGGATGTTCAGCTGTTGGGCGAGGATGAAGTCGCCCTTGCGGTTGAACAGGACTTGCTTGGCAGCACGGACCACGTCCTTGACGTAATCGAAGTCGTGTTCAAAGTTCGCCTTGGTCTCCATATGATGATACAACGTATCGATCAAGGGGAGGTCCAGATAACCACGCTGACCATTGGGGTCGAGAGTGAACCCACGATGGGTCTTCAGTCCGCTCATGCGTACTTGGCCTCCATCTTCGCGATCTTCTCGGCCGTGTCGTTGAGGTAACCCTCGTACTTGGCAATGGTGCGCTCGAGTTGAGCGTCAGCCTTGCCGTCGGCCTGGAGGCGCAGTTGTTCCAGACGCAGCTGGATCGAACGGGCATCTTCTTTCAGACGCTCGTACTTGGCCACCTGCAAGGTGGAGTACCAGATGCCGATGGCCAGGGCCACGCTGGACACGCCGGGAACGAAGTTGTTCTTCAGCGGGTCCAGTTTCATCAGGCCCACCTGCGGAGCGATCACCTTGTCGTCGTCTTCACCGATCACGATGTCCGGGATGGACTCGAGCAGGTGAGCGATTTCACGGGACGGCTTCATGAAGGTGGCGAGCAAAGTGAAGTAGGCTTGCTGGTTCTGTTTCAGCCACGCCAGTTCAGGACGTGGGCGCTCGGAACCTTCGGCTTTGTCCTTGCTGATCACGGACGCTTCGGCCACGGTCAGGTAATGCAGCAGCTGCATCGAATAGGCCACGACGAAGTCCATGTAGCCCAGCGTACGCATCAGCTCAGCACGCTTGTACGTGATGCCCTCGACGACGATGTCCTTGCCGTAGCTCTTCTCGGCAATGGCCGACAGGAGTTCCAGCGTGGTGGACATGTTGCTGATGACCATGCGGATCAGCGAGATCGGGGTGAGCTTCGGCGGAACGCGCACGACCTTGTTCAGGTCTGCTTCGAACTGCTTACCGGCCTTGGACTTGAACTGACCGTTCAGGCCCGGGGTTTGCTCGGCGGTCATGAAGGTCTCGAGGGCTTTCTGGAGCCCCTGACCCAAGATCCGCAGTTTCTCTTTCAGTTCGTCCTTGGTGAAGGACGTCGCCAGTTGGCGCAGGAAATCAAGGATACGCATTGCAATCTTCCTTTGGACGGGATGGGATCAAGGACGACCTGGAGCCTTACCGAGCTGGTAGGACTTCAGGATTTCCAGCAGCTCTTTGCTGTCGGACTTGCCAGCCGAACGCAGGTCGTTCTTGCTGAACTTCGACGGCATTTCGATACCGCGGGTGTAGATGGTGACCGATTCCCAGTCCGGGTCGACCACGAGCATCAGCATCGAGTAGGTGTGACCAAAGATGCCTTGACGGGTCTTGAAGTTGCTGAGCGAACCATTGATACGGCGCTCGAGGTCTTGCGCAGTCTTGACATCCATGACCAGGATGGCGGACGCAGTGCCCAGCGATGGACCGGAGGCCAGGGTGGCGGCAGCCGAGTTCTTCGCAGCACGGGCATAGACGGTCTTGTAGTAGCCGGACTCGTCTTTCATCATGGCGGCGCGGTGGGCGTCGACACGGTCCATTTGCAGCACGAAGTCGGACCAGAAGCCGATCTCGCCTGCACGCCAGGCTCTCCAGCGCGAACGCATGGTGACGTCAGTACCACCCACAGCCAGGGTCTGCACCATGGTCGAAGAAGGCATGCCGGCGATACGCAGACGGATGGTCACCGGGATGGTGGCTTCTTTACCGTCTTCGCTGATGATCACGTCGATGACGTTACCGACGGCCAGGTTGTTGATCTTCTCAACGTACTGGGACGCCTTCATGACGCCTTGACCGTTCTTCATCTTGGCGTTGCGCTCTTCCTCTTCCTGACGCTTCTTGGCGTCGGCAGCAGAGGCAGCGTCAGCCGCTTGGGCTTTCTTCATGCCGTAGTCGGATGCACTGGCACCGGCTTTGACTTCGTCGCCGTCGTCGAGCAGGTCGGCAGCCACGTTGGCAGCCACCATGTCGCTGTTGTCCACGGCTTCCATCGACGCCTGTTGCTCTTCGGCGAGGATGTCGGCGATGAACGGCAGACCGAAGTCTTCCATGGCAGTCTGGAACGACTCCATGGAGGGGCTGACTTCATTGAGGAAGGTGATGGTCGCATCGTTCAGGTCGCGGTCGGTAGCGAACTTGTCCAGACGACGGCCAACGGACACGCCGTTGATCTTGGTGTCGAGGGAAACGGCCAGCAGCCAGTACCCGGTGAACATGTTGTACGCGGTGTGGACCACGTCCTGGATGAACGGGATGTTCACGGCGCGCTTGTCCATCAGCATAATGGGCTCAACACGCGCAGATTGTGTGAAGCGAACCAAGTCCCCTTCTTTGGCACCGGCCAGGACAGTCTTTGCACTGTCGATGACCTTACCGGCCGCCTTGTCACCCAGTTTCTGGGCAATGGCGTTGATCACCTGTGGGGTGTACTTGGCCAAAAGACCAATGCCGGCGGATACCAAAAGTCCCGTGCCGACCAGACTCTCTTGCGAGACTTGTTTGTTCATGAACATTTCCCTTTTAAGGCGTGGTAGAAATGAGCGATTATAAGGTGATGAAACAGGTGCTGGACACGATTGCCCAGCACGGAGGTTTCGACAGCGATGACGCCTTGATGCGCCGTTTGACCCGTGAGCAGGGGACCGGTGCCCTTGGCGCCCGATTCCACGATTTGCTCGGAGGTTACAACCGTACACAGCAAGGTTCAGCGGTGCCAGCAAACACTGACATGCAGGGCCTGACGTTCTTCACCCGTCCAAATTTGAACCTGTCATACGATAACATCATGGCGTACCGGCAATTGTCGGTTTTGGCCAGTGATAACCCACGATCGTACAGCCGGATCATCCGTCGGATGCTTTGGCCAGACAGCTACATTTCGGACATCAAGAACGACAACACCATCTTCGACAACAAAATGGCCTTTATGCCGTTGCTCAGCAACGCCCTGACGAACATGTCGGGTTGGCCGGATCTGACCTTGCATGCGTATAGCACATCGGAAGGCATGGCGAAGGAATCCTGGATGATGAACGACACCATTGCTGAGATCAATGGGCGTTACTCCCTGGACTGCACCTTCGAAAATACCTTAGGTGATCCTATATCATTGACGCTGTTTGCGTGGCTTCTTTACATCGGCGGCGTCTATATCGGCACGAAGATTCAGCCAGCTGGCTACTCGATCGTGCAGAACGAGATGGACTACAACACCCGCATCTACCGGTTCGTCATGGACTGGTCGGGGCGGTACATCCAGAAATGGGCTGCTTGCGGCGCGGCGTTCCCTGCGGGTCTCTCGATCGGCAGTGCGTTCAACTACTCCCGTGAGAACCCGTACAACGAATCGCAGAAGTCGATCCAGACCACTTTCGAGTGCACGGTCGCCGAGTACAACGACCCGATCACACTGTGGGAGTTCAACAAGCTCACGGTGATGTTCAACCCGGAGATGGGTGACGGCACCCGTCAGAAGAACCTGGTCAAGGTCGGTCCTGATCAGCGCAAGCTCTTCAACTACCGCGGCTATCCCTGGATCAACCTGCAAGCCAACAACGAGCTGGAATGGTGGGTCGAGAGGGCCGACTACGATGCAGTGTCTAAGGGTAACTTCGATGCGAAGCTCACCCCGATCACTGCCACCGCAGACATGGCCGATGCTGATGCGAATCAGATGATTGCCACAGCTGCCAACTCGAACGCTTCCACGACTGCATAACGGAGTACCTCATGTCCAGGTCTGACCTGAATACCATGGTTGAGTTGGCCAAGCTCAACCCGATGGCGATCCAACGGGCGGGGATCGAATACCTCGAACGTGTGCGCAATGGCGAAGTCCAAGTGGTCGACGCCAGCAACGCCTTCGTTTACTTGATGGAGTTTGCCTCCACGCTGTTTGCCAACGGGGCTCGCAAAGACGAGTTCCTGAACCGCATCCAGTACCCGGAACTGGCCAACACCCTGAGCGACCTGTACCGCCACATGAGCAACGTCGATTACATCAACGTGTTCTCGGCGCCCTCGGTCAGTAACCTCCTGCTCGTCTACAACAAAGACGAGATCCTGGAGAAGGCTGTGGAGACGGGCGATGCAGGCATGCGTAAGCTCGTTGTACCGCGCCATACGAAGCTCATGGCAGGCGATGTACCCTTTACCCTGCAATACCCCATCGAACTGCGTGTGCTGCCTCATGGGGGCCTTCAGATCGTTTACGACAACAGTCGTCCGTCGCCACTCATGGCACTGGAGACCAACAAGGTCACGGCCACGGTCGAGAACTACAACGTCGGTCACCAAGAGTACATCCAGCTCGAAGTGCCGTGCCAACAGATCGCCATCAAGAGCGTTACGGCGCCACTGAATGCGTCCAAGGCGTTCAACAAGTCGTACAAGTACGACGACCTGTTCTACTATTGCCGTGTCTATTCGAGCGACGGTAACGGGGGCTGGACTGAGATCAAGACCACGCACAGCGACCAGGTCTACGATGCGTTGACCCCGACTGCTGTGTTGCAGGTCCTCGACGACAACCAGTTGAACGTCAGCATCCCGCAGGTCTACTACAGCACTGGTCTTGTCAACAAGACCCTGCGTATCGACATCTACACCACCCGGGGTGCGCTGGAACTGGCCGTGCAAGGCTACAGCTCCGACATGTTCACGGCGACTTACGTGGACTATGACAACGACGACAACGGCAAGTACACCTCGCCAATGTCGAAGTTGGTCAGTGGCTACTTCTTGGCGGCAACGCCTGCGACCGGTGGCTCGAACGGCCTGACCTTCGAGAAACTCAAAGAGCGGATGATCAACAACGCTCTGGGCCGCATTGATGTCCCGATCACCAACGTGCAGATCCAGACCCAACTGGACTTGCTCACCGAGTCTGGCTTCAGCTGCGTGACGGACGTGGACAACACCACCAACCGCCTCTATGCTGCCAGCCGTGAGCTGCCGACCCCGGACATCAAGGAAGTCTCCACCGGGATGGGTTCGAACGTCGTGACCCTGAGCAAGACCATGGACCAGATCCTGGCTGTGGCCGATGTGTCGGATAACGGTGAGCGGATTACTGTCCTGCCGAGCACGCTGTACCAGGACATGGGCGGTTATCTGGAGGTGGTTGACAACGAGACCCGTGAAGCCCTGCTGGCTCTGACGCCAGACGTGATGGTGGAGCGTGTCACTGCGGGCAATTACTTCTACACCCCGTTCCATTACGTCTACGACGTGACGGACAACGTGTTCACCGTACGACCGTACTACTTTGGCAACCCACAGCTGACCCGTCGCTTCTTCGTGGACGACAACGGTACGCTGGGCATGGGCGTCAACTCCAACAAGCACAACTTCATCCGTCGTGACACCGGTTGGACCTTGCAGGTCATGACCGACAGTACAGACACGCTGAAGGCGCTCGATGACGATGCGGTCGTGGCACAGTTGGCGTATATTCCACCAGGTGAAGTGACCCGTGTCTACCTGAACGGCGAACTGATGGGCCGTGATCCAACCACCAAGGAATGGATCTTCGAGTTCCACTTCGATTCGTCGTGGGACGTCGACCCGGAGCACAACGTGTACCTCAATGGCTTCGAGGCCAGTGGGATTGCACCGCACGCGTACCCGGCAGGCATGACCACCGTGTTCGACATCTTCTTCGGGCTGCTCACTTCTGAGATCACCGAGAACGAATACGACTACACCGACATCGACTTGGTGATGGGCAAGTTTAAGTACGAAAATGACATCATGGGCATGTACCATGAGCAAGTCACCCTCGTACTGGGTTCATCTCTGGATGGTCTGTGGGCCCGGGCTCGTTCGACCGTGGGTGAAGAGCAGTACCTGCGTTACGAAGAAGACGTGTACGAGCTGCGCACCAGCAGCAAGCCGAAGCGCAATGCCAACGGCGGTACACTGGTTGAGACCGACGCTCAAGGGGTTTCTCGGATCGTCTACGAGTACAAGGCAGGTGACCCTGTCCTGGACGAGAGTGGCGCTCCAGTGATCCTGCATGCAGCTGGCAGCATCATGTACCAGAACGGTGCACCGATCGTCTCTGAGCCTCGTGCAGTACTGCGTCAAGTGGAGTTCGTGCTTTTCGATGGCGCGTACTACTTCGTCACCAACAGCACCGATACCGACTACAAGGACACCGTCCCGAATCAAGTGGTCGAATGGGTCAACATCACGCTGGCACCGATCCGCAAGAAGTTGCTGGAGAAGACCAAGCTGTGGTTCCACCCGAAAGCCACTGTCGGTTACATCAACGCGGTTGTGGACGACAGCCTGCAAGTCTCCATGCAAGCGGCACAGCACCTGTACGTCGAGTACTTCGTGTCGGAAACCGTTTACAAGGATGAGGCGCTCAAGGAAGAGATCCGCAAGTCCACCCGTAAGACCATCACCACGGCGTTCAAAGAGCTGCAAGTGACCACCAACGGTTTGAGCACGCTGCTGAAGAACACCATGGGTGACGATGTGACGGCAGTGAAGATCAATGGCTTGGGCGGCACCCGTGACTGGAGTGTCATCACCATGGCTAACGAATCGTCCCGCCTGTGCATCGGTAAGAAGCTGGTGACCCTGCCGAACGGTACCTTCGGTATCGCTGACAGCATCGACATCCAGTTCGTGAAGCACTCCGTGTGACGCGGCATAGGGGAGGGGCTGATGCCCCTCCCCTATGTTCGCTTTATGCCGACAGTTTATCGACAACCTGCTCCGCACTGTCCAAGGTACGCACCATGTCCAATTTGATCTGGGCCATCATGACCCGGATGCTGTTGAAGCTGTTCAGCGCCGAGGCCAGACCGTAACGGTCCATCAGGTAGGCCAGCAGCTCATTGGCACCATCTTCATCACCGGCTTCTTCCGCTTCACGCCACTTCTTGCGGTAGTCGGCCTGCTCAGTGCTGAACTGGGTCCAGACTTTCTTCCACAGGCTAAAGATCCGCATGACGTTGTAGCGACGCACGTTCTGCGCAGAAGAGTTGATGGACTTCAGGACCCGAGGGATCGCTTCATTGTCCAGCTGCACCTTCTGGTTGCGCATGTTGGTGAAGTGCTTGAGGATGTCCTGCATCTGACGCGATGCCACCGACCACTGGTCAAGGGACGGGTCCAGTGGTGACCATTCGATCCCGAACATGGCTGCGACCTTGCGGTTGGCATCGAACAGGGCATCGAGTGCACCGTCAAGGCTTTGCAGGGCCGAGTTGAGGAACGGCTCGTAGACGTAGACCGCTTCGAGCAGACGGTTGTCCGTGATCGCAGCTTCGAAGAACTGGTCCACTTCACGCCAAGCTGCCTTGGTCTCCTCAGCGTTCATCTCCATCTTCTTGGCAGCGATCTTGGCGGCACGTTTGGTCAGCTCTTGCTCGACCTTGTTTTCCATTGCCGCTTGACGGGTCTCAGCCACAGCGTTGTTGCTGAAGAACCCTTTGATCTTGGCTGCCACTGCCTTGATCGCCTCCCAGATCTTGCGCAGGATAGCGGTCAGCAGGTTTTCCATCGAGGGGTTGTAGTTGACCTTCGAGGGCAGCTCGGTGTAACTGGCCAACGGCAGCGTGGCAAAGGGATCTTGGAAGCCCTCCAACGACGCCGACATCTTCATCAGTACCGACGCATCACTGCGGGAGATGGTTCCCGAGTCACGCACGCTGTGGTAAACGTTACGCAGCGATTCCAGCGCTGGGGTCAGGATGGTT